ATTATTTAATTTTTTAATTTATTATAGATTCTTTTTAATACAGAATCCAGTTACATAAAATCGAAGACTAAGGATACCTTAACTTCATCAATTAGAGTTTGAAGTTATTAGAAGAGCAAAACGTCAACTTAAATATTCCAAATTTGGTAATATATAATATAGATTTAATAGTAAATTTTTGGTTGACACTTAAAGTGGTTCTACTAAATAAGCGAATATAATGAGAGACCCGCCTCCCCTCCAGGGAGAGCGAGGTCGTCTTATTTAGTAGGTTCACGATAGATAATAATATTAATATGGAAATGAACCTTAAAAGAGTACCGTCCACTCGGAGCCTTTGAGGGCTCCAGGGACTCTCACTAACGTTCGTACTTTTTAAGAACCATTAAAGAATATTAATTTTTTTCATTTAATCTAATATCTCTTTATTCAATTCTATTCTATATTATCTTTTTTTATTTTCTATTTATACTTCCTATAGGTTTTCTCAATATACTCTCCTATTCAATCTAGGTTCCTATGTCCTCATAAATAAGTTACCGAATTTTCATCAATTTTGAAGATAAAAAATAAAAGTGGGTTATTTTGGCTCATTTTAGGGTAAAAAGTAGTAAAAAACATCAAAAATAACCCACCTTTTGAGGGTTAAATTCAATGTAAGCCTTATACATGAAATATAAGGAGAATCTGTGTCCTTCCCTCCTTTCCAAAACGTGGTAATAATTTTGTTTTTCATACCCATATATTACTAATAGCGATTAGTTTTCTACTAAGTAAATTCTTTTTCATAGTTGTTAATAATTTGTTTATTTCTCACATATAAATGGACACAGATTCTTCCTTTTATGCTAAGAAATCGATATTATATTTTTTAAGATAATAATTGTTTTCAGGGATTAGGTTCGGCGCTAAAGTTGCTGCGGAGATGGGTTAAGTAGGTTACTTAATTTTGTATCCCGGGATTTAGCTCCGACCTCTTCTTTTTAGTTCTTTATAAAATTGATACTATGTTCATATGATAATAAAAAGAAAAACAAAAAGTGTCTCCGATCTGTTCTATATATCATCAAGACCAGACTTAGATGGAGAATATATAAAACCGAAAATTAATTTGTACCCAGATGTAGGATCAGCACTTTCAGGAATATCAGCAGTTCCGGGAGAGGATACGAACATAGAAGGAGCCACTTATTATATATACAAGCCGCTAATGGGAAGAGCCGATTCATTAATAAAACCTGGAATAATAGAATCTCCGAAGGCATTAGTTCTCCCTGATGAATATTGGTATCTACAAGAACTTCGGCTCAGATTTATAGCGGCAGTTAAAGTCTTGGGGAGAGAAAAACTTATTGGAACTTATAGAACTGGAACTAGACAAACCCCATCTAGAGTATATTCTTGGAGTTGGGAAGAAATTTTAGGGAAATATCAGAAGAAAGGTAAGTTAATAGAGACTGATAAAACAAAGAAAACGTGAATAATTTATTTTCTAATATTTTTAAGAAGAGGGAAAAAGTTATTATTCCTTTGCAAGAAGAAATAGAGAATTTAGAGTTTTTACTTAGAATAAAAGAGAATAATTCTAATATAAGAGATGAGAAGGAATATATAGATTTATTAAAAAGATTATATAATAATATAAGTACATTTGAAAATTTTTTTAATAATGAGATATTTATTAATATAAATAATCTGACTGAAACATTAAAAATATTAGATCTAGATTCTTTAAAAGAGAAGATTATTAAAGAAAATTTAATAAGAGATAAAGTTTTAAATGAATTTAGAGTTAATAGAAAACTAATATCTTCTACTCTATTAAATGAATTAGATTTGGATTTTGGAAATAGAGTAAGAGGTATTCTAGGGTTGAATTTTTATAAAAAGAATACTGAAGATTTATTAACATACTATTCTTATGTTAATATCCATGGAGTGTTTGAATTAGAATATCATTACAGCAATAATTATAGAGATACTTGCGGATTGGATTAATAGAAAGGTAAACTATGATGGATTACTTTGAAGATGTTTTTTGGTTTACTGAAGAAATATTAACAAAGGATTTAAATAGAGAGTCAGGGAATATCTACAATCTGTTCCCTAATCTTACATCAATTAGATTATTAAAAGAACAATATTTCTCAGAAGACAAGGAAAAATACTGGGAAACTATAAACAAATTAAATCAATATGAAAATACTACGAAATAAAACATATTCTGATTCTGACAATGAAACTCCAAAGAAAGTCGGAGAAGCTATCGGAACTGCACTAGTCGGAACAGCTGGAACTGTAGGAGCAACAGACTTAATAAAACGTGGGGCTAAGAAGTATATAACCAGTCAGGAATCAAAGAAAGCAAAAAAAGCATTTAAAGAAGGTATTAAGAAACTTGATTCAACCAGGAAAGCTAATAATTTTAAAGCAGAAGTAGCTCGTGGTGAAACTAATTCAGGAAGCGCTTTAGATCTAATTTTCCACAAAAGAAAAGTCAAGAAAGCAGATCAAGTATATAAAGCAGCTACCTCTAAAAATAATGAAGCCTATAAATCAGGTGTTAAAGCTCTTAAGAAAACTTTAATATCTAATAAAGATGCAAATATCGCCAAAAGAACAGGAAGAGTTGGAAAAATAGCTACGACTGCTGGTTTAATTGGAACAGGTATAGCAGCTGGAATGAAACTTAGAAAGAAAGATAAATAATAGGAACGGAGATAGTAACCTATAATGGAATAGGGACTGCCTGCTAAGCAGATCGATCGTGTTTTACGATTAGAGGTCGGAACTCTACATCTCCGCGATAAGTTAACGATATGAATCGATTCCTTATTAATTCATTTTGTGAAAGATAGAGAGCTCGACGGGGCTCTCTTTAATAGAATTAATAAGATGTATTGTTTACGATTCACTGGAAGTAACTTAGTTATTCACAAAATGAACGAAGGTAAATTAAGTAATGTAACAAAAGAAGAATTAGAGAAGTTAATCTTCGAAGAAAAGCTATCCTATGAAGAGATAGGTAGAAGATATAGTGTTTCTGGTTATGCTATTGTAAAAAGAGCTAAAAAGTTAGGGATAGAGCTACCTAAGAAAAGGAAAATAAACTCTAGTGAAACATTTAGAAAAGGAGTTTCTAAGAAGGAAAAGGCTATCTGTAAGAATTGTGGAAAAGAGTTTACTCCTAAGAAAACTTCTTATGGACTCTATTGTTGTAATAAGTGTCAACAAGAGCATCAATCTAGAGAAAAATATGAGAATTATTTGAAAGATCCAGAACCATACTATGGAAAAGAATGTATGAAGTGGACTAAAAAATATATCTTAGAAGAGCAAGATCATAAATGTGAGATTTGTGGTATGGAAGACTCTTGGAACGGTAAACCTATTACTTTTATATTAGATCATGTAGATGGACATGCTAATAACAATTGTAGAGAGAATCTTAGATTGATATGTCCTAATTGTGATTCTCAGTTGGATACTTATAAATCTAGAAACAAAAATAGTGATAGAAAAGAAAGATATCGAAAAAGTAAAAATAAAGAATAAAAATATAATCTATAGAGTTATTGGTTTAGCTCTATAGAACGACTTAGTGATTATTAGTTAATTTCCCCTTAGTTCAGCGGATAGAACCTGGGATTTCTAATCCCATAACGTGTGTTCGATTCACACAGGGGAAACAAATAAATATAAATTACAACTAAATTTAACTAATAAAAACTAAATTAATCATGACAACAATTTTTAAGAAAGTAATCTTTAACCCTCTTAAAAGAGCGGTTAAGTGGTATTTTACTCAGTCTGCTAAAACAGGAAATTATATCTGTATGACTGGAACTTTTCCTCAAGAGTACTATGAAATGATGTATGAAAAGAGGAAAGATCAACAAAAGTAAAAGACAGTAGAAATTTATGGGATATAGGAAATTCCTATATACCCTTCGTTGACTAGGAAGAAAATAATTAATAAAAAAATATATCGCAGGATGAAAGAAATGGTATCTGACAAGTTTCATAAGCTTGGGTTGTTCGTTCGAATCGAGCTCCTGCTACATACATACTAACGATGTGATATCGTAAGTTCTTTATTGAAATTATCAAGACAAAGGATAATTGGAAAGATATATTAGTTTCACTTGGATATAATAAACATGGATCTAAATTTATTAGGGATAAAATAAGAAAAAGATGTTCGAATTTGGGAATAAATTTAAATCTTAAACAAAATCAACTAGATACTGTACCAATTTTATCTGTAACTAAAGGAGATTTATTTAAAAAACGTTCTAATTGGCAGAACGCTAGATCTAATATTCAAAATTCAGCAAGAAAAATATTTTTTAAGAATTGTCTTGATCCTAAATGTATAGTTTGTGGATATACTAATCATGTGGAAGTAGCACATATAAAGGCAGTTAGTAATTTTAGTGAGGATTCATTAATATCAGAAATTAACGATATTTCTAATTTAATAGGTTTATGTCCTAATCATCATTGGGAGTATGATAATGGATTATTAGATATAAGTAAATACATAAATCATGAAAATAATAAGAAATAATATTATTCCTTTTCCAGGTTATAAAGCAGTAAATATCTTTGGAATTTTATTTGTAAGAAAGAATGCTAATATAAAACCAGAAGACTTAAATCATGAAGAGATACATACAGCACAAATGAAGGAAATGGCTTACATTGGGTTTTATGTATGGTATTTCTTAGAGTGGTTATTATGTCTCCTAGTTTCAGGATTTAGCTTTGGTTATGCTTATCATGATATTAGTCTTGAGGAAGAAGCACATCTAAATGATAAGGACCTGGAATATTTAAAAACCAGAAAACATTATTCTTGGTGGTCCTATATAAAATTAGGGAGTTGGAAGAAAAATAAAAACTAACCATATATACATAAAAAGATTATGATTATACTTAGAAATAAAACCTATTCGCATGAAGAAGAAATTGCGAATATTGCGGCAGCTCCTGGAAGTCCAGAGTATAGCCATGAAAGAGCCGAAATAGAAAAGAAACCGGCTCAAGAAGCATCAGCAGTTCAAGAAGGTTATGAAAAAGCATCTCAGGAAATTGATAAAACAGTAGAGGAAGTAGAGATAGTTCCTGAAGCAGCTGAAGAAGCAATCGAAACAGAAGCACGTGAAGCTGGAGACTCTAACTTGGACTCTAGAAATGATGCATTAAAAACTCTTAATGATTTCTTAGGTAATATTCATTAATTATGATTATCCTCAGGCAAAAGAATTATTCCGGCCGAGAAAAAGTACCTCAGGCTATAGCAGAAAAGGCACGAAAATCTGGAGTAGTTCAAAAAGATTCAAATGGTGTTTGGAGAATTATTAGCCTGAAAACTTCTCCGGCCGAATATTGGGATGCACACTATGATACCCGTGAAGATGCTGAAAAAGCTCTAGCCGCTTATCATGCAAATAAACATTAAGAGAATATTATAAAGTGTTAGAACTTTTTATCTAACACTATTTTCGGGGATGTGGTGGAATTGGTAGACACTCAAGACTTAGGATCTTGTGCTAAGAATGAAGGCGTGTGAGTTCGAGTCTCACCATCCCTACAAACGTCTAATATCTATACTAACCTCTTTTCCTCTTAATAATTCTCTCTAAACAAGGGGGAGGGGTAAAATAATTAACACTTTAAACAATTATTATGTACATAAGAAGAAAAGTATTCTCACTACTACAAGACGGTGAGACAGGAGAAGAGAAGTATTTTTCTACGACCGATGTAACTTTGGATAATCTTGAAGAAAGAATTTTTAGTATTTCAATTCCAACTGAAGAAGAGTTAGAACAGAGAGAATTCGGTGCTAGACAAAGAAAACAGAATAGAAAATTAGCTAGATCTATTCACAATGCCGAAATGCAAGCAAATAAAGCAGCTAAGGCACAAGAAAAAGCAGCTAAAATAGTTTCTAATCCAGCTAATTTAGTTGATGAGAAGAAAATGGAAGAAGCTCAGAAACTTACTCAGAAAGCACAAAAAGCAGTTGAGTCTTCTAATCGTAATGCAGGTCAAGCTTCTCAACAAGTAAAGAATATCTCTAAAACTAGAAAGTCAGTTGCGACAAATCCGGGAGGTCTTGAAATTAAAAATCAAGGTGCAGGAGATATAACTATTAAGAAAGAAGGTGGTAATGTAACTGCTCATAAAGTTGCTTCTAAAAAAAGTGGTCAAACAACAACTACTGTAAAAACAACGTCAACTAAACCCAATGTAGTAGTTGATAAGATGACATCCAAAGGTCCTAAGAAAGTTTCTACAGAGGCAGTAAAGAAATCAGCCGAGAAAACTCAAAAAGTTGCAGAAGTAGCCCAAAAACCAATAAAAGATTCAAAGAAGATCCTGAATGGGGCTAAGAAATTAATGAACACAAAGGCTGGTAAAATAGTTGGAGGTGTTGCTTTAGCTGGTGGTGCAATGATTGGAGCTAAGAAGTTATATGATCATAATAAGAAATAAAAAAAGATAATCTATAGAGGTAGTGTAATTAATCTCCTCTATAGAACTAATATAAGTATTACAGAATATGAAATTTAATAAAACTCTCGAAGCTGTAAATATTATGGTTATGGTTTCTTATCCGGCCGCTAGATTCTATGAAGCGCAAGGTATACTAATTGAAGAAAATAATAGTTTTATCCCCAAAGTTTCTGGAATGGTAATTGTTTATTCATTACCCCTCGGAAAAACGCTTCTTGTAAATGTTGCGGCCGAGTCAGAAGAAGCCTATGAATTTAAACTAATTAATGAAAACTGGCTTGAAGATAGATCTATAACTCCTTATGTAGGTATGACTTTAGAAGATGCTTTTCAAGAATTAGTTAAAGCAGAAAAGACTATTAAATCTAGAAATGTAGTTCTTAGACATCCCTTACATCCATCTTATACTCGTCCTGTTTATATATTTGGTGATGTTCGGCGAGGAGGTAATAGTGTTGATGTAATGACTGGAGAAATAAGAGAAGAATAAAAAATTTACTTTAGGTGATTTAATAATATTATGATGAAAGTTAAAAGATTTTCTCAAACTCAACCAGATATAGAGTGGCATAAAAACAATATAAACCCAAATTCAGGTAAAATTCTTGAAGATGGAAGTACTCTTTATAAAGCAAAATCTGGAGATTATCTTTATTTATATAAAGATGGTGAATGGATTATTATGAATGGTGTTAATAAATTTATGCAGGATTCTAAATTATATCAAATTTCAAAATTTGATAAAAATATTCATAATAAAATTGGAGCCGCAGGAGCAGTTATTGGCGGTTTTATTGGGAGTTTGCCTGGGTTAGCAATGGGTAATTTAAAAACAGCTGCTACAGGGGCTATGATTGGATCAACTATATCTGGATTGTATAATAGAAATAAAGCAAAGAAGCGTGCTGAAAATATAGTAAGAGATTATGAATCTAAATATGGTGAGGATGCTTATACTACATTTATGAAAAAGAAGTAAAACATACTATTTTTAATTTTAAATTATTTTATACTATGATTGAATAATACTACTCTATTTTAAGGATATAAGGAATGATATTCGATTTATATTTTTAATAAAAAAATGAGATACACTATTCTCACGAACTATGTATCTCTTGGCAAGTTACTACAAAAATTAATGTAGCAAGTTTAATCCTGATAAAAAAAGTGGTCCTATCGTCTATCGGCAAGGACGCGAGATTTTCATTCTCGAAAGAGGAGTTCGATTCTCCTTAGGACTACAAAAGTCAACGATGAGATATCGCAAAGACTTATTTAGACATGTTGATAGTGAAAAGGATAGAATTAGCTACTCTATCCTCTCACTTTAAATCTAAATAAGGTTACACAGTAATTGATATCTCGGGAAGTGATAATTAAATAACATGTCTAAAAATGATAAACTATTACCTGTACCACTGGAATATACTTATCCAATTGTTAGAAGTATTTATTTAACAAATAAATCAAATAGAATAGATAAATATTACTATATTCCAGAATTAAATAAATGGTGGAAAGTTCGTAATAAAATTTATGATAACTTTTATAGAAGAGGGTTAAATTATGAGAATTGGTTAGAAAGATGGATATATTACGATAGTCCATCAAATAAATTAGATCTTGATGAAATAGAATTAGTTATAAACAAATATTACTTTAGATGTTTTGATACTACTAAAAACTATATAAGAAATATTTTATCTAATCAACCTTCTTTTGGAAAAAGAGAAAATTTTTTAGGACTAACTGTAATGACAAAATATGATTTTATTGAGAGATATGAGAAGTCTAGACTCAAATCAGTTATTAAGGCTAATTATGATTTTTCTTATTTACCTGAATTTATATCTTCTCATAAAGAAATAGTAAAGGTTTTTGTCTTAGATATTGATCCTAAAACAAACGCAACAATTGGAGAGTGGAATACATGTTTTGATACTTAGTATCGAAACATCAAGATCATCCTATAATTGGGATTAAGAAAAATAAACAATGTACTAGATCTACGAAAGAGGAATTTATAAGAAAAGCAGAAATCGTTTATGGTAAAGGGACTTATGGATATGATAAAGTTGATTATATTAATAACTCTACTAAAGTACTTATTTATTGCCCTAGGTGTAATGAATATTTCTATCAAACTCCAGGAAGTCATCTTCAAGGACATGGATGCAATAAGTGTTCTAGAAAGAATATGGTTCAGTCTACTATCGATGAGAGAAGACAAGAGTTTATTAGAAAAGCAGAAGATAGATTTAAAGGAATTTTTGACTATTCAGAGATAGATTATGTCAATATTGATATCCCTGTTAAGATAAGGGATAAGAGAACTAATCAATGTTTTTATCAAGCGCCATCAGATCATCTAAAATCTTCTATGAAACTATTAAACGGAGATTCTGTAGGAGAACTATTTATTAGAAATTGGCTAATAGATAATAATAAATCTTTTGAGTCAAGAAAACGTATTAAAGTAAATAGTAATGAATTTAATATTAAAGTTATTATTCCTGATTTTGTATTAACTTTTAACAATAAGATAATATGGATCGAATATAATGGTAGGCAACATTATGAGTTCGTTGATTATTTTCATGGAAAAGATGGTAAAAAATTTAAAAAGCAGTTAAATAGAGATAAATTTGAAATAGATCATTGTATAGAAAATGATATAGTATTAATAAATATACCATATACATTTAATTCACAAGATAAAGTAGAACAATTATTAAATCGAGTACTCTTAAATGGGGAAGACATAAATACTATTATAGATTACTCAAAATTATATAAAATATGAAAAAATCAGAAACTATATTCCAAAAAATATTTTCAGGGATTGGTTTTGGAAATTCACGTATTCCGTTACGCTCAAATGTATTCTCTAAGGGCGGAGGAAGAGGATATTCTGTGATTGGAGGAACTGGAAATGGTAGATTTCTGGATAATGAACGAAATTCTCCCCTACTTGGCACATCTCAACCTTCTTCTAGACTATCCGGGTATTTAGATAGAATGTCTGAATTAAGATCATACTATCTTTTGGATATAACTAAAATGGCTACAAACTTTTTTTCAGATTATGTAGTTAATTTTATATCTCAAGATACTCAACAAGTAATTTCTGTATTAAATCCAGAAGATTCTACTAATAATGAAGCAGTAACTAGCCGAATAAATGAGATATTACTTAAGGATATTAAAATTATTGATTATATTCGGGATCACATAAATGATTATGTATTTTACGGAGGTTACTATAGTATGCTTCAAACACAAAGAAATGAACAAGGTCATTTAGTATTTAGAGCTGAAGAACTTAATAATCCAAATGCAGTAGTCATCAAGAAAAAAAAGAATGAAGATGGAAATATTGAAGATATATTTTTAGCTCTCGGAGATGATGGAAACTTATACGAAGTTCCTAGTACGGAAATGATGTATATAAGTAATCCAAAACTTCGACTTACAAATGATCTAGAAGAAGGATGGAAAGAAAAGTCTAAACCTGAAAAACCAAAATCATGGAAAAATAAAGGATCTGAGAATAGAAATAAAGTACTTAAAAAGGAGTCATTTATGGCTGCTGAACCTTTATTCTATTCAAGTATTCTAAAAATAAAAGAGTTAGTAATTAAAGAGCTTTTGATATCATTAATTTCGTTGAGGGATCTTTCCACCCCCCAACTTTTGGGATTGAATGCCGATTAAATTTTGTCGGATTAGAAAATAATAATATTCTAATAAAAAAACTTTGTGAATTGCTGGAAGATCTAATGATAAATCAGCAGAAAGATAAAATATCTTTTTCAACGACTAAGTACAAAGAGAGAAAATTCTCAAAGATATAGTCTAGTTTAACAAAATAATTGTTAATATTCGAAAAGTGTCCCACTAGAAACCATAAAATTTGTGGCTTAGGAAATAAACCTAAGAAAATTTCATAAAATGCTGGAAAATGTAATAATCATAAATCAGCATCATTGAGCGAAAGCGAGATGTTCAACGACTATAGATGAAACGAATGATAATATAGTCTAAATTTAATAAAGTATATTAAAACAAATTGGAATGAATTATGTGCTAGATTACAAAAGCTCGCAAATAATACAAACGAACTTGGCAGTTTCCTTTAATTATGAGAGGCTAGAGAAATAAAAATCCTAAGAAAATACCTTAAAATGCTGGAATATAGACGAGATAAATCTCTAAAAATAAATCAGCATCTCTATAAAAAGATAACTTAGAGTTCAACGACTATAGTAGGTACTAGATAATATAGTCTAAATTTAATAAAGTATATTAAAACAAAATTGTCAGCCCAGTTCGATATCACTTCATTTATAGAAAGTGCACTAACCCAAAATGTTAAGACTTTTCCTGATTATAACGGAACGATAAGCACAAGAACTTCTTTACTCCCACTTGATAAATTAACAGACAAACTTTTAGATCTTATACAAAATCTTGATTATGTAAGAAATAGTGTTCTTTCTCCTCTTGGATTACCATCTACTATCTTAGATGGAACCTCGGGTTCAAAATGGCAAGTACTTCAACAGTCAGAAAGAGCTAATTCAAGAGTAACATCATTAATTTCAGGAATAAAAGATTCAATAGTAAATCTTGTTTGTAGTATTTATAAGGTAATATATAATGAAGATTTAGATCCAAGTTTAGTTCAAATTCATATATTCCAGAAAACAACTGTAGAGTATAACAATCAGATTAATGAAGCTGAATCAGTTAGTGGTTTAGTTCAAGGTATTTCTGGAGTTTTATCTAATGCACTCCAGACTTTAGAACAAGCAACTCCATTAATTGAGCCTGAATCATATCTAAGTTATATTCAAAACTTACTTAAAGATATTGACCCAAGTACAGAATCTCTAATAAATGAAGATACGATTAAGCAGTATATAGAATTTCTTAATCAAAAACTTCAGGCACAACGAGAACAGCTTGGACTCAGTTAAAATTATTCAAAGAAGATGATAATTAAACGTAAATTATTTGCTTCTAATGATCCCACTCCAGAACAATCTCCGGAAATTGGTCTAGCTAAACAAGAAATGACTTCTAAGGACTTGCAAATAGAACAAATGAGACTTCAACGTCAAATCCTAGAAACTCAGAGAATGCGACAGAGAATGCAAGCTGAGGAAAGAATGCAAGAAATGAAGCAAGTCAATCAAACTCAGAAACTAGAACAGAAAAAGGATGAAGCTCAAAAAGATAATCAATTAAAAGTAAAGAAAATTGACGCTCAGAATAGTAGGCAGGAAGTAAATAATATAGGATTGTACAAAACAAAATCAAAGCCTACGCCAACAGTATCAATGAAAACAAACTTGTAAGATTATGATTAAAGAAAAGACATTTACAGAAGGAGTGGAAGATTCTAAAGAACAAGAAGAGAAAGGATTTGATCCACTAAGACCGTATATAAAATGAAAATTAAAAGATTTTCCGGTTATTCAGAAGCTGCCCCTGAAGGTGTAACTTATCAAAAATCAAGTCAGGTAATTACAAGATATATTCTTGATCCTCTTGATTCTAGTGTAGATACCTTAGAAGAAACAGATAAACTTGGGGTAACTAAACGAAAGAGTGATAGAATTAAGAAGGTAATAAAACCTCTTAAAAAATATTTTAAATATAAATCAAATAAAAACAGTAATTAAGTATGTATATTAGACGTAAAGTATTCTCATTACTACAAGATGAGACAGGAGAAGAGAGATACTTCTCTACTACTGATGTAACACTGGAAAATGAGGAAGAGAGAACCTTTAGTGTTGCAGAAGATGCAGAAAGTTTGGAAGAAAAGGATTTCTCTGATAAAAAAAAAAGAGGAAGATGATGAGCCAAAACTTACAACTAGTGATAAGATTAATATTAAGTTGAATAAAGCTCTGACTACTAAGAAGGATCGCGAAGCATTTGTTGAAGCTTATGAAGATGGAAAATCTCATAAATACGGAAAACAGGCAGCTAAGTATGCAGCAATTGGTAGTGGTATAAGTGGCGGTATATTAGGTGCTGCAGTTGGTGGTAAAAAGGGTGCAGCTATTGGAGCCGGAATTGGCGCTGTTTCAGGTGCAGCAGGATCTTATGCTGGTACTAGAGCAGGTGTTGCACTTAATAAGCTTGCTAGAAAACATAGTGGTAGTCTTGATACTAAAACAAAATTAGCAGTAGATCGAGTAAAAGTAGCAGATGGAAAAATGACAAAAGAAGAATTTGCTAAAAAATGGAGATCTAAGAAGTAAAAGAAATAATCTATAGAGGTAGTGTAATCAATCTCCTCTATAGAACAAACGCGCTAGATTTTTACAACCGAAGATTAATCGCACTAGGTGCAAAAAGTAAACGGTTGATAGTTGTAAAGCGCGAGAACTATAAAATAATAAATGTATGATAGGAACAGTTAACCCATTTAGTGACCCTGAATTTAAGAAACAAATTTTAGGGAAAGAAGGGAGAGCTGTTGATGACCCGGGAGATTATGAGATTTTGCAGCCGGAAGAGGATGTATCTAAAAACCTAAAAAATATTATAGGGTCAGCTCCAGTACTCCCTAAAACGGCTCGCAATATTATTATGGATGCTAGTGCTATTGCGAGTAATCAAAAAGAACAAAAAGCACTAGAATTAACTCATAAATTGAATGAAGTCTTTACTAGTTATAATAAAGAATATAATATAGATCTTCATGTTGATTTCGGAAGCCTCTCAAATACTTTAGTTAATGTGGCAGATCCGAAGTCTAGACATATCTTAGAATTATATGTTTCTGAGGTATTTCAAAGTATAAGACCTATTTTAATTCTCAATATGATTTCTAAACTTTGTCTTTGTATTGATTATATACTCGATCCAATGAGACTCTTTGATAGTTCACAAATGACTTTACAAGATTCATTTATTGCCGTTAATATATCTGCGGCTTAGTTGAAATACTAAGAAAATTATACTAAAATGCTGAAAGATAGTTAAAACATAAATCAGCAAAAAGGATTACTAATATAAATCCTTTCTCAACGACTAAATGTATAACTAAATTTGAAATATAATTTAGATGATATAGTCTAATTTAATAAAATAAATATTAAAAATAGATATGAGAAAAAATTATGCAATTTATTCAACAATTAGAAGATATGAAGAGTCAGATAATTGTTAAAGGTTCTGATCTTGAATTGAAAAAAATTGCAGAAGAATCTGGAAATGAAGAGTTGAATAGTGAAGAGTCTAAGCAAATAGTAGCAGACTTTATGAGATTATTTCAAAAAGAACATGGAATAGAATAAAAAATGAGATACACTATTCTCACGAACTATGTATCTCTACTTTAAATTATGATAATACCTACTACGACATAGGTAATTAGTACTATTTCTATATAAAAAGTGTAGTAAAGAAATAGCACTCGTTTATTCTACTACACATATATAAGGCTTTTAAGTTTTATGATATTTTCTGATTTATATTTCATAATTAAATCAGAATTGCCTCTTTAGCTCAGTTGGCCAGAGCACGTGATTTGTAATCTCGGGGTCGTTGGTTCGAATCCGACAAGAGGCTCAAAAATAATATTCTCCGTTAGCTCAGAGGCAGAGCATTTGACTGTTAATCAAAGGGTCGGTATATCGTAATTACCACGGAGAGCTGTTTTAGGAGAGGTGGCAGAGTGGTCGATTGCGGCGGTCTTGAAAACCGTTGTACTGCGAGGTACCCGGGGTTCGAATCCCTGTCTCTCCGCAATAATTTTAAAGATAAGAAAAATTATAAAAAAACAATTAATTATGGGAAAAGAGAAATATAACAAAGAAGAATTAATAAGATTATTAATTCATGAAGGAAAATCTTATAAAGAAGTTGCAGCTATGCGGGGTGATGGAAGCACTGGAGAAGCTATACGTAAAGCAGCAAATAGATACGGGATAAAAGTATCAGATAGAAAGAAACTAAGAAAATGTGAATATTGTGGTAAAGAGCATGATGGTTCTTTTGGTTCTGGAAGATTTTGTTGTTCAGATTGTGCAAAGAAATATTCACTTAGTTTCAGCAAAGGTAAAAAACCAGAAGATAAATCTACTAAAGAAGAAAAAGTAGAAGAGTCTGTAAAGATAGCTCCTCCTAAGGAATGTACCACTGAATTGTCTAGATTTGATGGAAAATTAACTTCAGATTTATTAGGATATGTAGGTGAATGTGCGACAATGTTTCAATTAGCAAGAGTTGGAATTATGTCATCTAAACCTTGTGGAGTAGATAGATATGATGTAATTGCAGATATAGGAGGAATACTTTATAAAATTCAGGTTAAATCTACTGCTGGCTATATTGATAAAGATGGAGCATTATCGTACAATCTTCAAAATAAATCTGGATTATATAAAAAAGGTGAAGTAGATTTCTTTGCCTTGTATAATTATGTACTTGATATTATACTATTAGTTCCCTTTAGTATACTTGAAGGTAAATATAAGGTGCGTATTCATTTTGGAAAAGAAAAAGATGAATCAGATTTATTCTTTTGGAAAGATTATATTTTATTTGATGTAGCGAAATCTTTATTATCCAGTTAATTAATAATAAGTTTGTGTGATACTCAAGTGGTTAACGAGGATAGACTGTAAATCTATTAGCTTTGCTTTCGGGAGTTCGAATCTCTCTCACACAACATAAAATAAAATTATAAATATGAAAGTAAAAAGATTTAGTAAATTAGATACTCTACAAGATTCTATAAAAATTGTAAGTAAGAAAACAGGAGAATCTCTCACAATAAATAGATTTAAATCTTTTGTAGATATTCTTGGAAAATTTATTAAGAGACTTAGAGAATGGAGTAATAAGAGACCGTCATTTGATATTTACTTAGGTTCTGAGAAAGTAGCAGAATTAAATCTTATAGAAAAGTCCAAAGAAGAATTAAATATAATGTGGATTGAAACTTATGAAGATTATAGAGGTAAAGGATATTCTCAGGCTATTCTAACAGAGTTGATTAGATTTGCTAAGTCTCAAGGTTATAAATATGTTACTCTTGAAGTGCCTGGTAGATCTCCTGATGCTAGACATATTTATGAGAAGCTTGGATTTAAGGATGATGGAGTCTTGACAACCCCAGAAGAAGATTTTTATTGGGGAGGTCTTACTAGAATGAAACTTAAATTGTTTGCAAATATTACTAATGTAACAAGTTTAACTCCATTGAAAAATATAATAACAACTACTACTAGAAAAGCTACCGGACTATCTAATTCTAAAATAGCAACACAAGCAAAGAATGCAGCATTAGATTTACACTCTGTAACTAAAGATGCTCAAAATTCTTTTATATCTCCTAATGGTAATGGATATGTAACTAAAAGTTATTTTACTAAAAGACGTCCTAAAGGAAAGAAAGTTGAGTTTGTAGGAGATTTATTTGGGAATCCTAATCAATTACAGAAACCGAAAGTTATTAATAGCAGCAGTAGTAATAAAGGAGGAAATTCTTCAATTAGTAGTTTAGATGCTAAAAGAATGAATTTAAAACGGTATAATTCTCATAAAACAAGATCTTTGGAAGTAACACCTACTGCACCTGGACAAAATGAGTGGGTTAAACGTGTAAAAACTAATGGACAAGCTAGGTGGGAAAATAATGGGTTATATATTCCTGGTTTTGAGAAATTATAAAAAGAGAAAGGATCAAAATTATGATTAATTTCACAGACCATTTTGATCCCACTAAAAATATAGAAAAAGATTTAGCAAAAGTAGATCTTAGGGATCAATACACATCATTAACAGAAGATGAAAAGATAATGGTATTTCTTCGTCTCAAAGGATTTACACACAGACCTCCAACGATAGAAAGATTATATTCTGATGATTATTATTTAGGTAGTCAGGAATTTTTTGATCATGGAGATGTAATATTTCCTTTTTGGAAAGATGGATTGAAGAGAATTTTTCCAAATGAAGTTACAACAGCAAAACCATTACTCTGTTTGTCAGGAGCTATTGGTATAGGTAAGTCTACGGTATCTAAATTAGCTATGACAAATACACTAGCTAGGTTAAGTTGTATGGCTAATCCGTGGAGAACATTTAAATTAGGTAAAAAACCACTTAGTTTTATCATCTTTCATAGAGATGAAGATGTAGCAAATGCTGAATTTCGAAGATGGATGCTAGATGATGTATTAAAGCAGAGTCCATTTTTTAGAAATTTACCACACAGACATAATATAAGAATATTAACTTCTGGTCCTAGGGGTAATGTAGTATAAAAAGTTGCCCTCCATATTAAGAAATTATATGGTAATAAAGTAAGTAAATTCGGTGAAAGGATAATCCCAATACCGAGTCAAGGATCTTAGATAAATCTAAGTAATCTTTGATGTAACGAATAAAGACTTACTAACTTATATAATTATATAAGTTAAATTTATATTCTAAACTATAATAGAGTATTATAGAAATAGATTGGCAGGTGGACTAGGAACTGACTTGATTTTTGCAATCATGTCTGAGGTCAATTTTTGGCCTAACGAAGAAAAAGCCATGGAACGTGTAAATAGTACGTATATTCGTATTACATCTCGTTTTGATGTAAAAGAAAGTTTAACATTAGCCGGAAATCTAATAATTGATAGTTCTAGTAGAGGTGCAGGTGGTCCAACTGAAATATTTCTTGAGAATGCAGAACCTCAATTTACTTGGGATTGTAGACCTTCTCATTATGAAGTTAGAAAAAATCTGTACGAACGTTCAAGGGGAATGACTTTCTCAGTTTATACTGGAGATGGTAAATATCCTCCAAGAATATTAAATAAAAATGATAAAGAAGAGAACTATAAATTAGAAGATGATCAAGACCCTGATAGAGTGGAACATGTACCTATTCAATTATTTGGAGAATTTAAATCTGATTTGATTAAAGCTCTTCAAGATAAATCTGGTATTAATACAGGATCATCAGATAGTTTTTTTGGAGGTACTATAGAACACTTATCTAAATGTTCAACAATAAAGAATAGAATTCCTGAAATTATTACAGTTGATTTTTATGATAAAGAAGATAGGATTATTAATCATGTAGAAAAAATGATTAATCTTATTCCAAGAGGTACTCCTATATGGCTAGGTCTTGACTTAGGTGTAGTAGATGATACAACTGGAATAGCAGCAGTTAGTTTTGATCATTGGGAAAATATAAATGGTACTTTAGTTCCTAAAATTAAGTGTCATTTTGTTTTAGGTGTATCTAGGTTAGAAGGACAAGAGACGAGTTTATTTCACATAGAGCAGTTTATAGAAGATCTTAACAAGAAATTTAATATTATAGTTAGTGCTGACCAAGCTTTTTCTAAACAAATACTTCAATATTGTGAAAGAGAAGGAATTAGAAATAATGGGAGAATTTCTACAGATAATACTCCTTGTGAACCGGCTCTTTATTTGAAGTATATAATAAACAATGAACTTCTTGAAATTCCTGAATATAAAAGATTACAAAGAGAGGCATATGATTTAAGATATGTTGGTCCAAAACGTAAAGTAGATCATCCTAAAAAAGCATCAATATCTCCATTATTTGATAATCCTGATGGTTCTAAGCCAGGAAGCAAGGATTTATGGGATGCTTTAGCTTCTAGTGTTTATTCTTTAAAATTATCTATTGATGAAGGAGAAGAGATGGGATATTCTTCAGGAATAGCTAAACAACTCGAATCTCTTACTAAAATAACAGCGGATCCAAGAGAAGAGTCACAAAAAGAACTTCAAAACATGTTGGAAAATATATTTTAAGATTCTTTTTCCATAATATATAATCAATTCCTAGGATGGCCAGAGGAAAGTGGTCTATTGTTCGATCAAGTCCTAGGAACAGAAAAAAAGAAAAGAGATATATTTCAATCTCTTTCTTCCATACGTTTTACAAATTCCCATTCTTCTGGAGTAACATAATCCAGAACGCTTTTTGGAATTTCTACTTCTCTATCGTTTAACATTAATTTAACTTTAACAAATAATTTATTAGGAGTAATATCTACATCAGTTACTACTCCATAAAATCCTGTTTTACGAGATTTAACTTTATCTCCTACTTTTAAATTTTTCATAATTTTCTATATTTATTATTACACATATAAGGTTTTTAGAGCTTATGATAATACTACGAAAACAAAAATATAAAGAACTTCCCTGGACCAAAGAAAATATAGAAAAATATAAGTCACAGGAGAATATGTTAAAGCACGCAAGAAATACACCAGGAAAAACGGCTGGAAAATTATTAATAAACCCAGCCAAAGATGAGTTGGTGGGATATATAGCGTGCGAAGAAGATACTATTATTGCTCTAGAAGTTTCTCCGGGGTATAGAGGAAAAGGAATAGCAACTGATTTGATAAATTCTTCTGGGACTAATAAACTTACAGTATCAAAGAAAAATATAAATGCGATAAATTTATATAAGAAACTTGGATTTGAAATTATATCAGAAACTCCAAAAATATATTTTATGGAGAAATGATTGAACTATAGTATAATTGGCAATACACCAGATTTTGGTTCTGGGATTTCCTGTTCGAGTCAGGATAGTTCAACGAAAGAAAATAATAATAACTAATAAAAACTATGTTGAGAGTTAAAAGATTTAGTAAAGTTACTGATAAAGTTAAAGAAATAGGAAAATCTATTGAACATACAGTAACTCATCCTAAAGAAACTGGTAAGAAGGTGGTGGAGTATGTAAAGAAACACCCAGATGAAGCTATAATTCTTGGAACATCTGATATTGTTCCTGGAGTTGTTGCTGCCAAACTTGCAAAAGCTGGAAAAACAAAACAAGCAGCTATCGCAGGAACTATTGCAGCACTTCCTATTGGTGGTGCATATGTATCAGGGAAAATAGCTATTCGAAAATGGAATGAAAAAAGAAAGAAGAATAAATAGAATAGATTCGAGATGTAGTTCAGTAGATAGAACGCTTGGTTTGGGACCAAGAAGTCGCACGTTTGAGCCGTGTCATCTCGACCTAGATAAATAGACGATGAGATATCGTGGAATTACTAACATGAATTATAAACCTTTAGGAAGAGTAAAAGTCGCGAGTTACTCTTCCACTACTAAGGATGACATGTTAATAATACAAGGATAGTTTGATATCTCGGGAAGCTATAAAATTTAATTCATGATAGATACTAAATTATTACCAGTACCTTTAGAGTATTCTTGTCCAATAGTAATGAGAGTAAAACTTCCCAGAAGAAATGATAGTGGGAGATTAAACTATTATACGTATGTTCCAGAATTAGGTACTTGGGTATTAGAAAAGATGAGAAATTCAGTTTTTAAGAAATTACAAAAATTAAATATAACTTTTAGGGACTGGGAAAATAGATGGTTACTTAAATTACAACCATCTGATATGTATTCAGAACTTTGGGTAGATAAAATAATAGAAGTTTATTATAAAAATAAATTACCAAATACAAAAAGTTATATAAAAGATCAATTATTGTTAGATAATGATTATGTATTTACGGGTGTTATGGTTAAAGAGGATTTAATGGATATATTTATTAAATCTCGGGAGGGTAGTTTTATAGACATAGTATATAATTATGATTTAGTACCTAAAATAATCGAAAAACTTACAGATGAAATATGTTTACAGTATTTAAATGATAATAATGAATATGAAAAATACTATACTACGTATTCAGATTTTATTTCAAGAGGGCTAAATTGTAGGTATTATGCTGCTAAACTTAGAAAAATAACGCTTAGTAATAAAGAATATCATTCGAGTAGATTAAAGACAACAGAAACTTATATTACAGAATCAAAAGCTAAGTTTGGAGAAAATTCCTTTGAATATTTATCTGAATATACTGGAAGAATTGATAAAATGACTTTTAAATGTAATAAGTGCGGAACAACTTTTTCAGTTTTAGCAAAAACACATTTAGAAAGTTCTCATGGTGGGTGTCCAGTTTGTAATACTAATTCTATAAAAGAAGATAGAAAGTTTTCTAATCAAGACTTTCAAAATAGGTTGGATAATATTTATGGAATTGGAAAGTATAAGTTAATATCTAACTTTATCAATTGCAAGACTACTGTGGAAATTTTAGATCTGGAAACAAATACTATATTTAAACAAGATCCAGAGAATTTATTATATCATGGACTTACAGATCCTAGTACTGTTACTAAATCAAAGGGAGAACGATTAGTAGAGCTTTGTATTAATAAAAATTCAGATAAAATATTGGATTATAAGTGGAATACTAAAGTAAGTGGAATAGAGGGCAGATGTAGAGATTATGTTATGATTGATTTTATTATTAACTATGGTGGGAAAACCATATGGATTGAATATAATGGAATTCAGCATTATACATATTTTTCACTATATCACAAATATGATAAAAATCTTTTTGATGACCAAAAAAGAAGAGATGAAAATGTAAGAATTTATTGCAAACAGAATAATATAATGTTGGTAGAAATTCCTTACACTATAAGTTCTTTTAAAAGAGTTTCTGAATTTTTAAATAAAGTAGTTTTTGAAAATATTGATCCAAGTACTTTAGTAGATTATAATCTTTTATATGAAACTACAAAAGGAAAATAATATAAAATTTAAATTGAAATATGAAATTTATTGCAAAATTGTTTTCGACAATGCTACCTGCATCTGACAGTAGTATGATACCTCGAGATGTTGCGGAATCTTTCTTTAGTAGCCAAGAGTTTAAACAAGCCTTAGAGGATAGAAAGCTCTTTGGAACATTAACACACTTAGCCAGAAATCTATCATCTGCCAAAAATGGTGGTCCTGCAGTATCTAAGACTATAGGGAAAGATGATCTCCTTTATTGCTAATAATGAGAGGCATAGATAAAAAGTTTATGAAAATGTTTTTAATTGCTGGAAAAAATAATAAATTAAATCAGCAAAAATAGATAATAAAATCTATTTCTCAACGACTAGAGTAAACACTAAGAATACCGATTAATTCTTAGATAATATAGTCTATTATTGATTTTAAAATCAATTAGGTTAAGTTATTAATTGGCGAAAGTTCACCTACACATGTGTTAACTAAAGTTTGGTTCGAAAATGACGGCTGGTGCTATGGGGAGTTTGAGGTTCTCTCCGAAGATGGCCTAGACGATGAAGCTATACAAAGAATCAGAAGAGTAAAGGGCCTTCTTAAAAATGGTTGCAAAATTGGAATTTCCTGTGTCGTTCTTTAATTAACTGAGACTTAAGAAATTCATAAGTTCTTAAGAAAATTTCATAAAATGCTGGAAAGGTTAGAATCAAATCAGCATCATCTAGCAGATAGCGAGATGTTCAACGACTAAAGATGGAACCTAGATTTTTAGGATAATATAGTCTAAATTTAATAGCAAGCAATATATTAAAAAAAAAATTGGGATATTGGGAAAATTCTAGCGGAAGTGACTATTTAAAGCGTATGGTTGCGCTAAAAGGGGCTGACCTTACATTAAACCCTTCTTGGAAAAATGCGGGTATAGTTTCAATTGATGGTTCTGAGAGCGAAAAAACATTCTCTGAACTTGATATAGAGTATGATCCTGAAGCTTATAAGGATACAAAAATAAAAGTTAAGCAATTTTCTAACTTCGATTCGGGAGATTTATTAAAGTCTTCTAAGATTAATGGAAAGTTTACGCAATTAAAAGCTAAATCATTTTCATTTAATTCTGAAATAAATTCAATAGAAGATACTATCGTTAGTGAATCTGTAATAGAAGAACCTGTTCAAAAAGATTTCTCAGTAATTGCATTAAGAGATAGAATTCGTGAATCAAAGTATTCAACTCGTCAAAGATTTCGTGTATTGATTCTATCTTACAAACAACTTCTAAAACAGCAAGGCGGCCCAGAGAAAATAGATCCAGAAACACTTAAAATCATGAAGTCTTTGTTTACTACAGATCTTTTGGATATTATGAAGTCGATTACACCAGAAATCATGAATGGAAAAAATCCAGGAACATTACTTGGTGCTTCTAGTTTAGGTAAGAATGTACGTAAATAATATGCGTTTTTTATATGAATTGCTGGAAATATCTAAATGAGATAAATCAGCATCAAATCATACTTAGATAAATCTAAAGAAGTGATTTGTTCAACGACTATGTATATAAACTGTCAAAATAGACAGAAGATATAGTCTAAATTATAAATAAATTTTATAAATACATTGATAAGTGTACAAAAATTGTTCTTACCATATAAGATGGCTATGTCTGAGGTATCTAAAACTAATGCAATATCTAAGGCAAGATATCAAAAAATTCAAGCTGCTTATTCTGACTTTGTTAATGCAATGTTAGAGGAAATATTCGCGCCGAAGAATGGTACGAAGAAAGAAGAGCCAGTAGAAGAAGAAAACCCTGAAGAAAACAGTTAAAAGATTATGAAAGTAGAAAGACGTAAATTATTCTCTTCTTCGATTTCTCCACGGCGCAAGTTATTTTCAGGTGGAGTAACTCAGGCAGAATATAAGAAAATTCAGTGTAGAGATTGTGGTTATATTATGGATACTTTAGCCACTACAACTAACTTCTTATGTCCTAAATGTGGAGCTGTAAATAGATTTAATGTTTTAGAAGTTACACCAAGTCCTGAAAATACTCCTGAAGCTGTACAAGTCGAAGTATCAAAAATTGAAGAAGTAGAAAAAGGATTCTCAAGACGTTCGTTATTCGGCGGAGATAATAATGCCGCTGTACAAAAAGAATTTTCAGAACCGTTGAACGAATTTGAGGTAAAATTAAAAGAATTTTCTGGCAAAACTTTAAATGAATCAGAAGTTGTTAAGGCATTTGGTATTTCCGCCGAAGATTTAGTTGAAAAAGGTTTTGCTAGTATTGATGAAGATAATAAAGTTACTATTCCTGAAACTGCATTCTTACAATCTAAATTATTCTCTAAGTTAATCGTATCAGTGACTAAGATTTTGGATTTAGACCCAATAGAAGGACCTAAGGAAGACATAATTAATATGTTAGAATCTAAAGGATCTTTAGGACCGAAAGGTATAATGCTAATTAAAAAAGCTCATTCTCTTCCACTTGAAGAAATGAAAGAAGTTGAGTTCTCTAGCACTGAAGAAGTAGAGGATTGGATTAAAGATTCTGGAATTATTGGAGACTTAAAGATAGAGTTTGGTAATTCTGCAATGGGAATTAAAGAATTTACAAAGATCCTAGAAGAGAGATATGATGATGCTCCAGATAATATAATAGATATATTAATTGATCGTGGAGTAATCAAAATTCAAGGAAATCAAGTTGATATAATGAAATAAAATATTTATAAAACTCAGTATGAAAAATACAAGATTTATGGAAGTCCTATTCTCGGCTGTAGAGGATAAGGATGAAGAATTAGCAAAGCAAGTAGCCAAAGATATTGAAGATGCTAAGGCTAATGGCTCTGTTGATACTGAAGAAGTAAAATATGAAAATATCGGTGACGGTAAAGTTTCAGTAACAGACAAGGAAAATGGCGAAGTTACTATCGTTGAAAAGGCTTCTGATGAGGATGATACTTATGATATGTATCCAGCTGAACAATCTGAACAAATCGAGGGATATCTTCATCCGGAAGGGGATGGAGTAACTCCGGGTAATCAGGTAGGTGCAGTTGACGAGGAAGTTGAAAGTCATATGGATGGTAGTGCTGTTATTGCACCGAATCTTCCTGATGGTGGTTTAAATCCAGCAGCTGGTCATGAAGAAAGTGTAGAAATTACTGCACAAGAAGGTCCTGAAGCTGTAGAAGAATGCGAAGAAAAAGAATTCTCTGTAAGTACTGATAATAGCGTAGTTCTTAGAATTTTCTCAGATCAAGAATTTTGTGAAAGATTATTCTCAGAAGTTATTGAATCAGAAGAAACAGCTAAAGTAGGTGATCTTAAAGTAGAGAAAACTGGTGAAAATGAAGTAGTTGTTACATCAGAATCTACAGGTGATCAAGCAAAGGTAGAGTTTAATGGTGAAGATATGGATGTTACTGAGCTAGAATCTAAGAATTTTAGTGAAGCAGAACAGTTTGATCCGTTGTTTGTAGTAGGAGTAGATCCAGTAAATCATGTTATTGTAGATGCTCCAGAGTATGACGAAGCATCAGCTCAAGAATTAGTTCAGAGTTTAACAGAAAAAGGAGTAGCAGGAGTTAGAATTTTTGATAACCCCGAAGACGCTCGTGAATATGCTATCGATCTCTTGAATGGTCTTGGTGTAACCGAAGATGAACAACTTGGAGAACCTGAACAAGCAGAATTTTCAGATCATACTATTTACTTAACTGAATTCCAAGCTGATAATACAGACTTTATGTGTCGTTCCCTCTCTGAATCTGTAGATAGTATTAGTGCAACTCAGGATGCTATTGAAGATGCTATTGAAAATGGTGATGAGATTGAAACAGATTCTGAAGTTATTACACCTATCGATTCTAAGACTGCAGTTATACAGGATAAAAATAAAGATGAATTTACTAAAGTTAGTTTAGAAGGTGAAGAAATGGAGCTTGAAAAGATAAGCGAAGATCAAGCAGAAGAGTTGACAGATCATATCGTTGTTTCTGAAGAAGAGGAAGACGAAGATGAGGAAGAAGAAAAAGAATTCTCTGATGTTTGGTGTGACGAAGCAGAAACTAAATTTTTCTCAGAAAATGAAGAACTTACTCAGTATATGATTCGTTTGTTCTCTGAAGAGGCTGATTCTGCTGAAATTGAAAGCGCAATCCAAACTGGCGAACAAGTAGAAACAGATAAAGAAATTATTACGCCTATCGATTCTAAGACTGCAGTTATACAGGATAAAGAAAATGGCGAATTTACTAAAGCTGAGATGGATGAAGAAGTTCTTGATGTTAATCCTATCTCAGAAGCAGAAGCCGATAATCTAACAAACAGTATTGCAGTAGAAGATAAAGTTGAAAATCATGAAGAAAAAGAATTTTCTGAAGATATCTACTGTAATGAGGCAGAAACTAAATTCTTCTCTGAAGGTGAGGAATTTACTGAATATATGGTTCGTCTATTCTCTGAAGAAGATGGTCATTGTCCAGTAGAAAAAGCTATTGAAACTGGTAAGAAAGTAGAAACAGATAAAGAAATCATTACTCCAATTTCAGCTACAGAAGCAATTATAGAAGATAAGGAAAATGGTGAATTTACTAAGGCTACTATGAGTGAAGATGATATTGAATGTCATCCATTATCAGAAGAAGAAGCTGACAAACTTGAAGAACATTCTATTGATAAAGAAGAAAAGAAATTCTCAGGAGATTATGAAGATCCTATTCTTAATAAATTCTTCTCAGATGTTGTAGGTGCAGTTCCTGTTCCTGCTGGAGAAGTAGATCCTAATACTCCTGTAATTCCTTTAGCTGATCCTAATGCTGTAGCTCCTCAGGAAGTAGCAGTTCCGGCAGGTGTTGCTCCTGCACAAGGTGGTGCTACTAGTGTTGAAGCTATTGAAGATAAAGCACTTCAGGCAGTTCAAAGTATCCAAGCAGTAGCAGAAGAAGCAGCTCAGCAAATTATGGAAGCAAAACAAGCTCCTGCACAGGCTCAAGAACAAGATCTTCAGGAAGCTCAGTTCTCAGAAAAGAAATTCAGTGATACAAATGATACTCTAGTATCATGGTTGACTGGAAATAGTTTTCGTAAGTAATTGAACATAAATAGATAAGATAGGTTTATGGTTATCCTTAAAAACCATTTTACATAAACCAAAAATAATAAAAACATTATATACATTATGAATACACAGTATTTGCAAATGATGCAGACTCCTTCAATGATGGAGGCTCTTATTAATAGCTCAGTATCAGCAGAAGATGCTAACCTTCGTTCTCGTGAATATGCTAAGATGTTCTCTCGTAACGATGAAATGAAAGATTTGTTTGGTCTAGGTAATGCAGGTAATTTGCTGCAGAAGACTTTCTCTGGTTATGCAGAAACTCCGTTGCTGTCTACTCAGTATTTCAATGCTTCTGTAGCTTCTTATGTAAGCTCATTCGCAGGTTATATGTCTATCGAACGTGACTTTGATCAGCCTAATGGTTTGTTCTATTGGTTCGACGTTTTGGGTGTAACTGATATGCGTTCTGTTATTCCTAACTTAGGTCCGGATAACTATCAGGATATTCAAGCTATGGGTAACTTTACTTTGAATATTACTCCGACTACTAATGCTGACTACTCTTCTTTGATTGGTCGTAAGATTATCCCTGGTACAGTACGTGTTAAGATTGCTACTGCAACTGAAAAATTCGAATTGATCGATAATGGTCAGGGTGCTTTCATGGCTGTTGCTGGTAAGATTTCTAACGGTACTATCAACTATTTGAATGGTCGTGTAGAATTTACTTTGGCTACTGCTTTGGCTGGTGATGCTGCTACAGAAACTATCACTATTGTAGGTAAGGAAGATGTTACTGGTACTCCTTGTAATACTATTGGTGCTTCTAATGCACATGCTAATGATAAGAGATTTATCGCTAAGATGCAACAGCTTGGTTTGGCTACTGTACCTGATATGTTGGTAGCTGAATATAACATTGCTGCTTTAGGTGCTATGAAGAAAGCAACTGGTTCTGATATGGCTACTTTCTTGTTCACTAAGCTTCGTGAATTGTATACTAAGGTAATTAACTATAAATTGGTTTCTACTTTGGAAGAAGGTTATAATGGTAACGTTATGGCTGACTTGGATTTGACTCAGGGTGCTATGACTGGTCAGTTCATGGATTATCGTTCTAGAGTTGACTTGTTCGATGCTTACTTGATTAATGTTGAAAGTGCATTGGCAACTAAAGCTGTTAAGGGTGTTGATGTTACTGCCTATGTAGCTGGTAATATGGCATCTAATCAATTCCAGAAGGGTGGAATGATTGGTAAATGGGAACGTAATACTAAGATGACTTATATCAATGACCTGTTGGGTTGGTATAATGGTATTCCTGTACTTCGTTCTACTGATATTGCTGAAGCTCCGGGTGAAGGTACTTTCTATGCAATTCACAAAACAAAAGATGGTCAGATGGCTCCGCTTGCACGTGGTATCTATATGCCTTTGACTGATACTCCGACTATTGGTAACTACAATAACCCAACTCAGATGGCTTCTGGTATCTACTATCAGGAAGGTACTAAGTATATGGCTCCTGAATTGGTACAGAAGGTTACTTTCAAATTCGGTATCTAATTAAACCATAAAAATCATTTGGATCGTTAAACTCTCAGATCCCTAAAGAATAAAATGATTTTAAACAAAGAGAGGGATTCCCTAGGTCTTATAGACTTAAGGTTCCTTCTCTTTTTAATTTTTACAATTATGGCAAGTACATTTAGATTAAAGAGAAAATTATATTCTGATGATAAAGGCGGAATGAGTACTGGGAAAAAATTAGCTTTAGGTGGCCTCGCAGCAGGTGCAGCCATTCTTGGGGCTAAAAAAGGTGCATTTGGTGCTAACATAATGGCTAAAACTAATACTGGACTAATGAAAGCTGGTAAAGCTGTTGGAGGAAAAGTTGGAGATAGAATGATGATGTCTGGAGCTAAGGATTTTGGAGTTGCACGAGCTAAACAAATTGATAATGCACTTTTAAAGAAAACAGGATCTCAGATGACAAAACAAGCTTTTAATGCAAAAGCTGATCAAAAAGGTATGCAGGCACTTGGAAAAATTATGAAATAATTATGGCAACTTATAAGCTTAAAAGAAAAAATTTTGGATTATTTTCTCCATTCGCCAAAACAGCGGCAAATTGGACTGCAGCAAAAGGAGCTTTTAAAGCAGGAGAAAATGCCAAAGGTTTTAAGAATTTAGCTTCTACTGTGGGAAGAGGCACTATTGGAATAGGTAAAGGATTAGGTGTTGCTGCCGCCGGAACTGCTGCATTAGGTGCTGGTACATTTTTAGCAGCAGAAAATAAAGCTAATAGTTAAGGAAGAAGTTAATCCCTGAAAATTAATTTTAAAATATTAAAATAAGTTTTATGAGTGATGTAATTTACAGAGGTCTTAAACTCTCTTCTAATAAATGTAGGTATTTTCAAGTAAAAGAAGGACAAATAAGCTCTATAGTAGAGGATACTTCAAGATCTACTCTCACTCTAACTTATTCTCCAGGAAGTACTTCTGGAAGTTTATCAGATCTTTTAGGAATACCGTGTACTGAAAAAAGAATCGACATGCTCCCTACAGGACTTCCTAAATTATTTAAAAATACTTATGTTACATTAAATGGACTTAAGTTAAGAAAATTAACTTATGATCCACATACTATTAATATAGTTATTGTAAATGACTCAGAATCTAGAGTTATCCAAAACTATAATTATACAACAATAGTAGTTTCGGAAGGAGATTATAAAAATCCTGAGTTTATAAATTTCTTGTTTTACTCTGGAAATCTTATATATCTTCAACCTATTGGACCTAGACCAAGCTGTTATGAGATAAGAAATTTTCCTAAAATTATAATTAGTTCAGATGATGTTACACTTGAATCTGAATCTGAAACAATATTTACATTAAGAAGGAAATATAATGATTATGTTATAAGAGCTGTAGATTATCAAGATCAATTTATTCTAGAATTACGTAAAATTTTAGATGATTATGGTTTAGAGTTAGTTAGAATTAATAAAGAAACTACATTAACTAAAACATCACATGTTGTTTATCAATTTCTTCAGACTCCAGTGAAAGATAATCATCCTAAGTATTCTGATGATAAAGTAATGCAGCATAAAATACCAGTTGAATTTTATCTAAGAAGTACTGATATGCCATTATTCTTTGACTTTAAAAATAGATATATGAATGTCACATTACTTACTAATTTCTGTGAATTCAAAACATCAGATAGATATGGACAAAGATGGACAGCTGCAATAAAATGGGGAGGAATAACTGAAGATTTTAACCAGACATATCAACAAGATGATAATTCAAATTTCTCTTATCAATGTCAATTCAGATGTGAACTATTTTTCTATGAAGTAATTGATGATAGATATAAATTCCTAGAAGAAATAGTTCAGAATATAGAGTTTGAACGAAATAATCCAGATTATCATTATGAAGTTCCGGTTGATACTGAAACAACAATTATAAACAAAGGGTTATGATAAATTTTAGAAAGAAGAAATACCTTATCCAAAATTTAATGCCGGATGCTATTGAATATTTAAAGAAACAAGGATTACGGCCTAATATTATAACTCCAGAGCAAGCAGATAGCGTTAGTAGAGTTAATTCTAAGGCTATGGTTTTAGTTTCATTTATAAAAAATGAGTCTGGATATTATCAAATTCAAGTACAGGATAAGGAATTATACAATTATACTCAAAAATTAATCAAAGATATTTTTAGAATGAGAATAACTGATATTAATAAAGAAACCAGAGTAATCACAGCAGAAACTGATCACTTAGGAATAGCTTTTGATATTATAGAAATTCTCGCTACAAAATATAATTTATCAGTTGTGGCATGATTAAATTTAGACAGAAAGAATTTACAGAATATGATGCAATGAGAAGTCTTTATGTAAAACTTATGCGATATTCTGATAGAAATAAATTCGGAGTAATAGATACTAGTGCATTAATTCCTGTTCTTAGAGGAAATAATGTAGTAATCGAAAGATTTGTAATTAGTACTTCTATGTTTGGAAAAGATAAATATAGAATGTATCTAAAAATTGGTGCCAAAGCAAAGTTACCAGATGAGGTTAGACTTCCAGGTAAAACATATGATAAACGTCTTGGAAATATGCAATTAAACATAAGTCATTCTATATTTGCGCCAAAAGATAGTGATCCAAATTGGAATAATAACAATAATGGAGGAAATAATAATACTTCTTTAGGAGACACTTCTGGACCTAGGAATGATAATCCTGAAGAAAGAAGAGGTGGAAAAAAGAAAGAAAAGAAGTATTCAGAATTTCCAGGATCAATTTTAGAGCAAAGAGAATTTAAGAGTAAAGGCGGTGATAAACAATATCCCTATCTATCTGGTTCATTCTCTCCTTCCTTTGATCTATCTTATGAAGTTTCTGAATTGCTTGGAGAGGCTATCAAATATGATAAAAAATCAAGATCATTGGTCTTAGAATTCAAATCTATCGAAGATGCTATTAATGCATTGAATATATTACCCTTCGGATTAGGTTATAAAATATATTTACTTAATGCATGATGATTGTAAAGAGATTTTCTCAAACCAAGATATTAAATACTAATAACCCAGCTCTTGGTTTCACTAAAGGGAGAAAATATGATACAGATATGGATAGACTGGGTAGAATGAATACTTCTCAACGTGAATTAGCTGGAATCGGTAATTTAGGAAAAGAAATGAGAAAATTAAATCAAGAATTAAATCGTGGAGGAAGAGGTAAATGGCAAGATACAGATTAAAAAGAAAATGTTACAATGCACTAACTGAAGCTGCCGGAAATACACTTGGAGGAGTTACAGAAGGAGTTGGTAAAGCTCTTGATAATAAAGTAGCCGGAATCGCTGGTGGTGTTTTAGGAGCTACTAAATTAGGAGGAACTATTGGAACAATGATAGGGGGACCATTTGGAAGTATTTTAGGTATGGGAGCTGGTTATCTCTTAGGTTCTGCAGCTACTAGAGGTCTTGGAAAAGGTCTTAAAACTGCCGGTCAAGATATGCAGACTTAATTATAGGAGGATTTAGATTATGATTAAGTTTAGACAAAAAGAATTTTTTTGGGGAATGGCTTTAAATGCTGCAGGGGCTATTGGTACAGGTCTTTCTCTAAAACAAGGCTCTGATCAAATGAAACAAGCTGAGGAACAAGCAGCACAGGCAGAGGAGCAAAATAGAAAGATGACCAAAGCTTTAAATAAAATTGCAGAAAACGCAAAAAATAATCCACAAGCAGCACAACAAGCAGCAGATGTAATGGGACAAAAACAGTTTGCTCAAATAAATTTTGCAAAACTTACAGCAACTCTTAAGAATAATAAAACTTTAGGAAATGCTAAAGGTCTCGCTAAAGATGTTGGTAAAATTGTGTGGAAAGGAAAAAATAAGCTGATTGGTGGAACTATGATGGGAGCTACAATGGCAGGAGCTTCATATCTTACTGATAAAGCAATTCAAAAAGATATGAAGAAAAATGGAATGCCTCTTGAAAAAACCTATTCTGCTGGATCTATAATGAAAGCAGTAAAAGGTACTGGAAAAGTTTTAGGAGAAGCTGCAAAAAAAAATAAAGGAACGTTAATAACGATGGCTGCTCTAGGTTCTGCTCCCATGGCTCTCGGATACTCTGCTGAAAAAGCTCAATATAAAGATCAGATGGCATTAACTCAGAGAAACTATGCAGTCCCTGGAGTAATGGCAGTTAAAAGATTACTTACTGGCGCTTCTAAATCTGTAAGAAATTCACAGATATTTAAAACTCCTGGACAAACAATTTTAGGTGGACTTTCTAATTTATCTGGCGGAGGTGGTCGAAAAGGTGTATACAAATTCGGTCATCAGTTAAATAGATATGGAAAACACTCAGGTTCAGTATGGTCTCAAAAAGCAGGTAAATTCATTATGGATAACCCCAAAACAGCCTTAGCAGGTAGTATTCCAGTCGGTGCTGCAGTTTTAGGAGCAACATGGGGAACTGGAGAGAAAATAGTAAATAAAACAGCTCGGGCTCTAGATAAAGATGCTTTCAAATATCAAGATTCTAAAAATCAAGAAATACAATGATTATAAAAAGAAAATTATTCACTAAATACGATGATACTGATAATCTTAAAAGAATGAAGGATTCAGATATTCTTGCTGAAAAACCAAAACAGGCTCCTGGATATGGTTCTGTAGCTGGGGCTGCTCTTGGTGGGGCTGCTCTTGGTGGAACAGTTGGTTCTGTAGCTGGAGCTTTTGGAAAGAATAAGGCAGGTCGTAGTTTACTCGGAAGAATGGGTAAAGGTGGAAAAACTGGATTAGTTGTTGGTGGTCTTCTAGCAGGTGGAATGGCTCTTCGAAATAGAAATAAACAAGCTGAAAATAATGAATGGTATAATAAAAGACTTAATTATGCTCAGAGACAGGCTAGACGAAGAGAAAAACAGGATTGGAAGACAAATATGACTCAAAGAGATGGTTATTCCTATTAAAATTAATAAAAAATTATGGCAAAATTTAAACCAAAGAAAATAATCAGAGATGTAAAGGAGTTTTATAAAAATAACCCTACGGCAAAAATTACTACTGCCACTGCTGGATTTTCTGGAACTAATCTTGCTATTAATGCTACTAGAAAAAATTCTGATAAAAAATATCAAGATGAACAGCTAGAAGCAATGGATAGATTAACTAAAGCACTTGGAGGAGTTAATAAAACTTTAAAAGAGGTAGAAGTAAAAGAACCTAAAAAGACAACCTCTTATAAATTTAAAAAAATCTTTTCCGAGAAAAATGATAATAATATGATTACATTTAGAAGAAAAGACTTTAGTATATTATCTGATACTGTTAAAGGAGCTATAATTGGTGGAAACGTAGCTACTCTAAGTTTACCATTATCCGGAAAAGATGCTAAAAATATTAAATATGAAGGAAGTAACCCTACTTTCCGAAAATTAAATGCTCTAAGTCCATTTGCTAAACGACTTGGAGTAGTAGCCGCCGGAACATTAGTCGGAGCAGCTCTTGGAGCCTTAGTTGGTACTATAAAAAAAGGTGATGAGGCTATTTCCAGAAAGTTAACAGTTGACAATAGATTAATGGATAGAGTAGTAGAGGATCTTAAGAAAACAGGTTTTAAAGAAGGCTCCGATTTTACAAGAGATCCTAAAACGGCGGATTCTCTTAAATCAGCAATAAGTGTAGCTATAACAAGAAATTCTGGTGAACTTAGACTTCTAGTAAATACAATAGCAGATAATAAACTAAAAGATATAACAAAAAACATAATACGAAATCTACCAAACTCAAGTGCAGTAACAGAAGAAAGTAAAAGTAGATATAATGAGATTTCTATAACTACTATATCTGATGGAACCGCTGATGTTGGTTTAATAGCTGGAATATGTGAAAAATTTATAAGAAATAAATATCCAGTATATCTCGTAGAAGTTGGTTAAATAAAACAATTAATTATTATATTTAAATTATGGCACAATGGACTGAAACTCTCGAACCGTATGTAAAAGTTATAGAGAGAGTACATACCGCAGCTCTTAATCCTACTGCAGGTGAAAGTTTAATTATCGGAGTGACTTTAATTTCTGATGCAGGCCCAGCAGTTCCTACACTGATCTCTAGTCAATCTGAATTCTTAAAAACTTATGCTTCAGGGGACTTAACAGAAGATTATATGGCATCCTTGAATAATCTTTATCATGATGCTAATAATACAGGAGATAAAAATGTAGCTGCAACAATGTGGATGAATGCTTATAGATTGGCTGGCTCTAATGTTATGCTGGTTTGTAGAGCATCTAAAGCTAACGATATCTACTACGCTAAACCCATGACTAAAACTGATTATAGTACATATATCCTTAGAGATGGTGCTTTAATGAAGGGATTTAGAGATGCTGATAAAGGTGTCGTTAAGTTTGTTCTTGATATTGATGGTGATGATGCAGAACATGATCAAGATGGATGGTCAATTAATTTGAATGGAGTAGGTATTCTTGGTAATCGTACCACCGATGATGGTCCTCAATATGATTACTATGTAAGAACTCTCCCCGACTTAGTAAATCAAATGAATGAAACTAATAAATTCTTCTCTCCATCTTATAAATTCTTCACAGATCCTAATAATATCATCTCTGAAAATGAAACAACTGATCCCGATAAAGCAAAGGCAGTTGTATTCTATGAACTTTATCTAGGACAGGATATGCTAGATACTTCAGACTCTAGATGTCCACTAGGAAAGCAGTATATCGTGATTTGTGAACCTGATTGGACTAGTGATAATCCTAATCAAAAACTTATAGATATTAATGCTTCTGCTTGGTCTGGTTTCGAAGAACAAAAATATTATGCAGTTAATCAATATAACTCTAATACTGATCTGAGAGTTAGAATTAGACGTTTTAATCATGATGCAGTAGTTACCAAAGAATTAACTAACCCTGCTTTGAATGAAAACTCTGATTCTCCTTATATGGTACTATCGGCCGTTCTAGATACCTATACCAAGAAAGGAACAGTAGAACCGTCAGAAAGTATCCTACAGCGAGATTTTTACGAAGTCGCTGTTCTTGATCCTAATATTTCTGACGAAGTGCAGTTCTTTAATATAGGTAAAGTAACCGGCCGTGGAGATATGGAAGTATCAGAACTCAATGAACTCCTAAGTATGATTCAACTTCAACTCCCTGACGATATGAGAGAGCTTGGATTGAACTACTATGGATACGGAGCTGATGATAAAGTATGGGTAGAACTTGATCCTAATGACCCAAATGCAGGTTCTTATAAACAAACAGTTTCTTCAATGACTGATCTTTACAACTCAAAAGGTATGTCAGTTGGAGATGTTTACCGAGTTGGATCTGGAAGTTCATATAAGTACTATGAATATCAAGAAAATGGTGGAGATCAAGTTTATGCAAAATTAGGCGTAGATCCAACTGAAACAGATATTCTTGATGTATCTGAATCGGATCTTAAGAAAGCACTTGACGAAATCAACATTCAGGAAATCTATGTGGTTGAAGGATTATGTGACCTTGGAAATACATCACTAAGTTTCCAGAATTACTTGGCTAATATGGCTATCAACTCTAACTATTTCTATCCAATATCAACAGTTCAGAGCACAAATTATATGACTATCGCTAATAATGCAACTAAGATAGCACAAGATTCATATAAACTCTATCTATCTGCACCTTGGGATATCGACTCTGGTACATTTGGATGGAAATATTATTGCTCACCTGCTGTTGTTTATTGGGAAGCTGTAGCTAGAAACCGTAGAAATAATGCAGAATTTGCTCCTGTGCTTGGACAAACTAATGGTATTGTTCAGTATCAAAGACCTATGACAGAGTTTAATAAGAAAACTCGTCAACTTCTGCTATCAAAACGAGTAAATACTGTACTCTGGAATTATCAAACTAACGCTTGGAATATGAATGATAACTATACTAAGCAAAGTGTAGATAATATTGTTTCAGATGAAGGTAATTCTCGTTTAGCTATTCGTATCTCAAAGGCTATGCCTGTACTACTTAAACAGTATATAGGCTGGAGAATTGCACCAAAACTATGGGAAAGTGCGATTGGAACTATCGATTAATTATGTAGTCGCCTATTTACAATATTATAAATAGGAAAATTATACTAAAATGCTGGAAAGAATCTTATTATCAGTTAAGATAATCAAATCAGCAAAATATCTAAACGAAATAGATGTTCTCAACGACTAAATGTATAACTAAGTTTGAAATATAATTTAGATGATATAGTCTGCTTATTAATAATTACTAATAATTTAAAAGTACTGGTTCAAATCAACTATTCTCCCAATGTCTTATAATATTGATGATTACCGTATTATCATTGATGAGACAAATAACCCTGTTCAAATCCAACGACAAAATAAGATGGTAGTTAACGTTCTTGTCCGTTAAACAAATAGCGGCTTATAAAATTAATAAGAAAAGTAAGAAACTGCTGGAAATTTATAATTAAATATCAGCAAAAGGTAGTAAAAACTATCTTCTCAACGACTAAATACTTACACCAATAAAAGGTATGATATAGTCTGAACTTTAATAAAACTTATTAAGAAAATTATTAACAAATTGTATCAAAGAGCGTTAAAATATGTAATTGTCTACCATGATATCTTTAAACAGTTGAAGCATAGAAAATTAAATTCTATGAAAATGTTTTTAATTGCTGGAAAAAATAATAAATTAAATCAGCAAAAACTATTAAAAAAAAATAGTTTCTCAACGACTAGAGTAAACACTAAGAAATTTTCTTAGATAATATAGTCTCCTTTTAATAAAAATTAAAAAATTTGGGGACGTTGGTATGCAACTTGCAGTCTCAGAGTATGAAGATACAAGAGGAGCAACCCTTGAATAACAAAAGGCAAATTAAAATAAAATCAATAATAGATAGTATGTTGGAGAAATCTGACATACTATCCTTTATAAAATACTAAACCATGAAAAGAGGAATAAAAAAAGATATATTAATTGAAGAAATAACAAACATATTAGAACAAACGAATAAAAAATTTAATAAGAAAATAGAATTTCTAGGTTTTAAAGAAGAAAATGACTATATTTCTAAAGATAATACTCATATAATCTTACACTGTAGAGAACATAATATAACTTGGGATAATTATACGGTAAGATATTTTCTAATTAGATTTAAAGATATAGAACACTCTCCTGAATGTAATAGGTGTAGATCTATAGTATACTCTCCAGAAGATGCTTTATTGAAAGTTTTAGAGCTTCATAAAAACGATGGAAGAGATTATGACTATTCTAATATATTAACTCAATTTAAAGATATAAACAGTATTATTACAGTAATATGTCCTATTCATGGTAAATTTAATATTAAATATACAGCTTTAATTAGAAAACCAAGAAATGATAGTCATAAATCACTTGGAGGAATATGTCCTAAATGTAGAATCGAAAAACATATAGAGTCTAAAAAACATACAGATGAAGAAGCAATTAAAATAATTCATGAATTTTTAGAAAAAAGAAATAAAATTTTTGGAAATAATATAGAGTTTCTTGGTTTTGTTGGAGGAAAGTATGTAAATACAAAAACAAAATTAATTTTAAAATGTAATAAACATAATCTTATCTGGGATACTGTTTGTTTTAATACTTTAGCATGTAATAGCTCTATAAGAGGTCCTTTATGCCCAAGTTGTGATCAAGAAATTAGAAGTGGAATATCTGATCATGAAAAATATTGCTTTAAACAAGTAATTGAATTAATCAAAGGAACTAACTATTTAGCAATACAACAATTTTCAATTTCTTTGATCGACTCGTACACAGAAAAGAAAAAATCATTATTTCTAGATATAGCTATTGTAGATAAAAATAATAATTTAATATCGATAATAGAATATGATGGAAAGCAACATTATGAATTTACTTCTTTCTTTCAATCTACGTATCAAAATTTCGTAAATCAAGTCAACCGAGATAGATGTTTAGAACAATATTGCAAAGAAAATAATATAAAACTTCTTCGAATTTCCTATAAAGACAATAATAGAATCCCTGAAATCATAAAGATATTTTTCGAAGAAGGAAAAGATATAACAACAAAAGTAGAACCTAAATTATTACCAGTATTATATCATGGATAAAACATTATTAATAGATCTTAAGAAGAAGTTATTTATACGAGCAGCATTAGTCAATTTAACTTCTCTTGACGAAATTTTAGATTTAAATGACTACCTTAGTGCAGATGAAATACTACTGGAAATAATTAAGGAGTCATTAAGAGAATTTGAAAATACTCTACCATTAGTTCTGGAGATGAAAATGAACCGTTCTCAGATGTGTAGTTGTGAGAACATGGGACTTGAAGGATATTGTGAGATTAAGAGTAATTTTACATTATTTCTTGATTGTAAAATATCGGAAGATCAGATTATATTAGTTCCAAATTCTATTCCTATGTACAGAATAGGTTCTATATCTTATCCAGCTCCAGGAAACTATACTTATTTTACGGATTATAGACGTCCATATGTTTTTATGATGGATATGCCTAGCTATGATCAATTTTATGTTAGGGGAATATGTAGTCGACCAATAATTCCTGACTTTCTTCCTGATAAAACGTTTAATCCAGGATCATCTAAAGCAGCTATTTATTGGCTGAATATAGAAGAAGGATCAAGGGGTACATTTTTCATGGACCTTACATTATGTCATTTATTGAATTACATCAGAAATCTCAAAGCTTCTTTATTGCTCCCTGGTGTTTCTATTGACGTTTTATCTAATATCGACCCTGCATATCAAGAGCTTAGATCTAGGTGTGATAATTATATACTCCAATCTGGATGGTATGGAGATTTACTTGTTTAATATATAAAATTATGATAATAAAAAGAAAGTTGTATTCTCTTACAGGAACTAGAGTATTGGCTGGATTTAATAAAAAAGTTCTTAGAAAGACTCCAATGGCTGCAAAAAGATCCGCCATAAAAACACAAAATAAAGTCTTAGAAGCTACAGCAAGAGGTTTAAATAAGATAGAAGGAGTAAAAATGGCGGCAAATCAAGCAGCCATTAATCCAGGAAGAGTTGTAAATACTAAAGTAATTCAACCATCTATAGAAGCACCTATAACTTCTGTAGCTATGAAAACAGTACCTATTCCTGGAACATCTGCTTTAGTTAGTGTAGTAGGAAAACCAGAGAAAACTATATGGAAAAAGATTGGAGTTGGTGATAAAATGTCTAAGGCTGCATCTAAGTATGTAGATAGTAAAGGAGGTAGAGTTGTAGAAGATATAGTAAATAGCTCGACTAATTATTTTAAAAATCTTATGGTATGACAAAATTTAGACAAAAACAATATACAATTCCGGAGGGTCACTATACAGGTCCTAAGGATATGGATAAGGTTCCAGGAGCTATAGAAGTAATCGGAAAATCTGCCTTAGCTGGTGCTGGTATTGGAGGAGTTACAGGTAGTCTCCTAAAAGATGCTAGTATTACCAGTGGTGCTATAACTGGAGGTAAATATGGAACTATAGCAGGTGTAGTATTAAAATTCTTCTTAAACTATTTACACAATCCAATGTCATCTATTAAATTTCAAGAAGTAGATAAATTAATTCGTCGTGAGTTTGGTATTTATAGAGCTTCTGGAGTAACTATAGGAGATTCATTAGATAAAAGAGCAAAAATAGATGAGAAGTTTAGTTTTAATGATCGAAATGTAACAGCTTATAAATTAAATTTTTCAATACAAGATAATTCCATTACCATGTATACTTTTGGAATGACCTCTAAGGAATTGGAAAAGACTTCAGATAGTTTAGACTATTACTGTAAGAAGTATACAGGGATGGAATATAGTAGTTATGCAATCAATTCTAGAAATAATTCTTATTCAGTGGCTATTGTATTTACAAATTATCAAGTTATAGCCAACTTTATAATGGAACTCAGTAATACTCTTGGAGTAAAAATAAATCTTCTTGATAACAAAGCTTTAGTTGAAAATAGAATTAAGGAAGTTGAACAGAAGGATTTTTCGGTTAAGTCTTTAAATAAATATGATTTAAAGAAATTTATTGGGAAAACGGGAAAATTTCTATTTTCCGGTAAATCTGAAGATCTTATCGGTTTAATTTATAGTGCTGCAGTAACTTTTTCTAATGATCCTGATATAATTCCTACATATCGAGGAGACTTTGGAAATAAGTACTTAGAAAATAGCCTTAAAAGACTTCGTTATGTTGAAGGTCTAGATTATACTGTTGGAGAATTTGGTGGAGATATAGGTATTAATATGTCAATGATCTCTGGAATATTCGTAATAACAGTAAATAAAGAGGATACCAACGAACTTAAGAAGATTGATTCTATTTTCTGGAATCACTTAAAAACGATAGTAAATAGGGTAGATACTGGAAAAGTAGTTGTATATAACTACACAATTAAAACAAGAAATGAATTTGATTTTATCTTAAAAAAATTCATGTCAACTGATGTAAAACCTAATATATTTGAAAAATGATAGTACCTAGAATTCGATATTTTTCAGATTTACAAGCTAGAAAGATGATAACGAAATTAACAGAGAAATTGGATAAAGATCGTATCGGGGATTATGAAGTTTCTAGTAAAATTCCCAAAGATGTAATTAGTATATATCCTGATCCATCTTCAATTAAAATATATATTCCAAAAGATCTTGAATATAGTCAGTACGAAATTGATGATTTCATTAGATCTATGGCAGCTCATATTAGAACAATTACGATCCTAGAGAGAGATATATATGTAATGAAACTATCAGGATCTCTTACTTTTGAACAGATATATAAATTAATACGTGAGATAATTGATACAGAAGAATTTTGTACTATTATTGACTGTGATTAATCTTTAAACTAAATATATACTATTATGGCGGATATGATTTCAAAAAACTTAGATAAGGCAAATAGGCTTTATTCTATTGGAATGAAAAATATAAAATTACAATTAAAACTTCTTGGGACTGAATTTGTAGTACTCAGACCAAAGAGTAATTCAAAATGGAAAAATGTTTTTGGAGGTACATATTCATCAAGTAGTACATTAGAGAACGATTATGATCAATTTACTACAATATTGATATTAAATCAGAATGAACTAAGAGATGTATGGAATCGAAACAGAGATAATCTAGAAGTATATACAGATGATGGATCTCTTGAAGTAGGGGATGAATTACAATATACTCGTGGAAAATATACATTCAGATTTAAAATATCTCTTAAAATGGGTTACTCTGAAGTAGCTGAAGTATTCTATGTTTATACATTGAATAGTATTATTGAAACTTTAGATATGTAATTATGAGAGAAAGAAATATAGAAAATGAGATTCTGAAGCAAAATAAAATTCCTGGATGTGATCAACTTACTAGACCTGAGGAAGTAAAAGCTCTTAGTAAATATCTTAAAAGTATTAGAACAACTCAAGAAAATCATACTTCCCTAGAGAAAGATAATCTAGAACTCCCTGGAAGAACAACAGGGAGGATTCCAGAAATTAATTCTCTCGAAGATTATATAGAGGGATTAGATGGGGTTCGTGGTATTAAAAGTCTATATAAAGAATCATCACGAGAACCACTTTCTGATAATAGAAACTCTGACTCGGCGGAAAATCATGGGTTGTATACAGAAAAGACACGTGAAAATCTGTATGATCCTAGGAAAACAGAACTAGAGAAACATCGTGAGGATATAGTAAATAAAAAAAATATCCTTGAACCAACCCTAGAAGACCGCCGAGAAGAATTAACTGAGGAACCAAAAGAATTAAAATCTCTAGGTACAGAAAAGTTAAATCTAGAAGGAGTTAGAGATGTAAGAAATCTTTATATAAATACAAAAGAAAATCTTAAGGTTCCAGAAAAAGATCTAGAGTTAGGAAAAGAAAGAGAATCTCTTATTGATAATCACAACCTAGAATTAGATCTAACAAGAATAGACCTTGAAGGATTTAAAGATTTATCATACAAAGAACAGCTCGAAGTAGATTCTAAAAATGAATTAGAAACTACTCGAATATCTTTAGAAAAAACAATTGAAACTTCTGAATTATCTAGTTATAGAGAAGATCTTAAAGAAACGCCGGAGGAATTAGATAAGTTAGAAGATCACAGAGAAAAATTAAATAGTGGAAAAGATAATCTAAAAGAACTTGAAGATACTAAAGTTAAACTCAGAAATCCAGTAGATGATGCTGAACTTTCTAAAACCAAAGTATCTTTAGAGAGAACCGTAGAAGATAAAGAGTTAGAAACTTATAGGGAAAATCTTAGGAAAACGCCGGAGGAGTTAGATGAATTAGAGAATCATAAAGAGTCTCTTAGAAGTGGGGAAGAATTAAAGAGTTTACCTGAAGATAAAATAACTCTTGGAGGTACTGTAAAGGTATTAGAAGAACTTGGAAACACTAAAATAGATTTGGAAGGTACTGAAGAATCTGAGATATCTACTTTAGAGGATTATAGAGAAAACTTAAGTGTAGAAGATAATAATTCTCTTGAAGATACTAGGGTAGATCTGAAAGGTACTGTAGAATACGAAGCTTCTGAGTTAGAAGATGCCAGAATCAACTTAACCGGAACAGAAGAATCCGAACCTAAAAGTCTCGAAGATAAAAGGATAGACCTAGAAGATACAAAGGAGTCTGAACCTAAAGCTCTAGAGAATGAAAGAATTGATCTAGAAAATACTGAAGAGTCTGAGATATCTACTTTAGAGGATTATAGAGAAAACTTAAGTGTAGAAGATAATAATTCTCTTGAAGATACTAGAATAGACTTAACTGGAACTAAAGAAGCTGAGATGTCTGAACTTGAGGATTATCTTGATGATCTAGAAAATACGAAGGATTATGAGGCTTCTGAGTTAGAGGACACTAGAATAGATTTAACCGGAACTAAAGAATTCGAACCTAAATCTTTAGAAGACGAGAGAATAAACTTAGAGGGTACTAAAGAATATGAATCAAGTTCTTTAGAAGATGAAAGGATAGATTTAAAAGGTACAGAGGAAGCTGAACCTGAAAGTCTTGAAGATTTTATAGATAAACTTGAAGATACTAGAGATTTTGAGTTAGAAGATGAAAAACTCGAACTCCCTGAAACTTCTGGAGATGGATATGAAGGTTATACTCCATTAGGTCCGGAAGAATTAGATAGTCTTGGTGGAAATATCAATAATTTCTATGATTCTCTCCTTGAAGTTCCAGAAATAGCTGATGCTCCTAGACAATCTGGAGATTATACTCCTCTTGGCCCAGAAGAGTTAGATAGTCTTGGTGGAGATCTTGGAAATTTTTACGATTCTATTCTAGAAGTTCCAGAAACAGATAATGAAAATTATCTTTCTCCAGAAGAAGTAGAAAAAATCATAGAAAATCCAGAACAACAATATAATTATAAAGATAAGTTACCTGAAGTAGCTAAAGGAAATTCAGCTCCTAGAGTAGAAACAGAAGGATCATATAATTATCTTTCTCCAGAAGAAGTAGAAAAAATCATAGAAAATCCTACTTATTTCTATAACCAACAAAAAGAAATTCCAGAAACAGATAATGAAAATTATCTTTCTCCAGAAGAAGTAGAAAAAATCATAGAAAATCCTACTTATTTCTATAACCAACAAAAAGAAATTCCAGATGCACAAGCTCCTGATGGACAAGAAATTTATAAATATTCAGAAAATCCTGAACTATCTTCTGAACAAGTAGAAGGTCCTCCTATGAAATTACCTAAATTTGGATTAGAATCTCTTAATTTAAGTAATTATCTTAGATGGACTGCTGAAAAAGCCGTGGGCTGGACTGGAGTACATGGAGAGGCAAGACAACTTCTTGTTAATGAAACACTAGCTGGTTTGGTAGTAGCTAGAGACGAGCTTGAAAAAGTAACTAAATCAAATCGATATAGACTCCCTGGAAATGATGGCGGTTTATTGGGTGATTTAGTATCTGGAGGAGTTTCTGGTGCACTTGACAACCTAGGAGACAAGCTCGGAGATGCTGTTAATAGTATCGTTGGAAGCAAATCAGTAGATATATCTAATCCTTTGAATAGACCAGATGAAAATAAATTTAAATATAATGGATTTGAAGAAGCGAATACACGATCAACTAGTAGTAATGCTTCTAATCCTATAAAAAGTCAATCTGTATTTTCTTATGATGAAATCGAACTCTTAAGTAAAATAACTAATGAAGGAGCAAAGAAAAATTCATCATCATCCTTTTGGAAAAAAGCAGGTAGTGCTTTAAAAGATATGGCTTTAGGATCTTCTGGAGGAGAAAGAACATACAGTTTTAAAAATAATTATATTTCAGGTAAAGGTATATTAATTACTCTAGAGGAATTATGTGGGATATCTAGCGATACTGACGATACTAATACTGTAGAAGGTTTATATAATGTATTAAAATCTAGCCCATTTATTACAACTCCAGATAAATTTACCTCAACAGGGTATTCAAATTATAATATTCAAACATTAGATACTAATGCTTTCTGGGAAATTGCTCTTGAACCTTATGCAGGGCCTGAAAATGGAGATCTTAATTATCTTCCTGGAATCCACGAAATAAATATAAGAAATATCGTAATGCATGGAGTAAATACAGCTTATAATAAATGGATTCCATTTACTAGTTTTGATCTTCAAAAATCTAAAATGACATCAAAAACACTGAGCTTGTATGATGGTGAAATTAGTTATCCTGTTTCAATGGAATTTACTAATGAACTTCGAATAACTATCGCCGACGATCAATATAAATCTTGGAGACGATACTTTGAAGAATGTGCTAAAGCTGCAATTTATAATAGCGAAGGACATACATCTGATTATTATATACTGCCCCCGGATAAATATTCACTTACAGCAATAGATACTAATAATGTGTGTATTGCTATGTATAAAAATATATGCTTCAGATGTAGAATATATGTTATGACACCACAATATAGTACAATTCAAAAATTTGATTTGCTTTTAGTAATGAAAGATTTCTCTGAAGAGTATACAGGGGATATTGGAGACGGTGCAGGAGATCTTACGGTATCATTTAGTATCGTAGGAGAGAATCCAAATGAAGGAAAAATTCCAGAAGTTAAGGTAATACAACATAAAGCTCCCGATAATTCTTCAAAAACAGATTACGGTTCTATAGTAGAAAGTGGAGTAAATTCAGTAATGAAACTAATTAAATAATATAAAGCTATGTATTTAAGATTAGGAACAACTAATATAAAGTACTCCACTGAACAAGATGATTTTACAGTATTTTCTGAAGTTGTAGATTCTAAGATGTCATATGAGAAACCAATACTTGTGAGAACTCCTGATGAACTTGATATTTGGTTTGGATCAGATTTTCCAGGGAAAGATTATTATGATGAACTTTTAGAATCTGGAGTTACTTTATTCTTATATAGACCAATTAAGGTTGAACAAAATACTAATGCTCCTGACTATGTTGACCTAAAAGAGTATTCTATAGATCAAAAATTATACTATAACTTAACAGAACTTCCAGAAATCGGAGAAGATAAAGTTTTGTATAAGGTAGTAACAGGAGAAGGCGAATATAAAGAGGGAAATTTGTGGTATACTCTTTATATATATTATCTAGGAGAATATATGAAAATCCTAGAATTACCACAAAATCTTGACACTAATAATACGAGTTCTCTAGAAAATAGGGATGTATTAAACATAAATTATCCAGGTTTTATTGGACCTGAATATTGTTATCCGAAATATATAGAGGAAGGAGATGTTGATTATACTGAAAAAATTGATAAAGAAGTATTATTATCTCATCTTCCTGATCTGCTAAGAGTATCAAAAGGGTATGAAACTTTAGCTTATTCCTTAGTATATAACCCTGAGATAGATTTTTACCCGGTAGACGAGGGATTAACTTCTAAATATATAATCCTGAAAAAACTTAAAAATGACTCTTATGAAAATATAATGATTTGGTTTAAAGAGGAAATTAACAGTATCCCTAATATTCCAAGTCAATATTATGATGAAGCAATTGAGGTTGAAATTAAAGCAAAAGAAAGTAATAAGGAAATTTTCAAGAGGTTAGTAGAAGTTATAATTCCAAGTCAATTAGGTTATACTATCGAAGGAAATATCTCGGAGGGTTACAAAATATACACATCATATTCTATTCAAGTTACCTATTTTACTAATATTACTGGTCTATTATTCGAACCAGATTTTAACACTACACACAATATACTATCAAAAATCTCGAGTGGAAGTACTAGAATGAGATTTATATCGAAAACAACTGGTACTGAAGGTGGAGATTCCGAATATTTAGATAGTGATATTAGTGTAAATATTGAGAAACTGAAGGGAGATGATAAATATAGAGTAACAATCGAGAGGTATAAATATCAAGAAATTTATGAAGGTGGTTTATTTACTATTGGACAGGAAAGGCTTGATACTATAATTACTTCAGAGTCTAAGTTAGTTAGATGTATTCTTTCAACATCTTACGTAAATCGAGAGACAGATGAAGAGGTAGAGTATAAAAAAGGTTCTAAAGAATCTGAATTACCCTCTGGAACATGGTATCTTAAACGAGCCTGGAAAGAAACGGCCGAAGATATAAATGGGGAATATTGGAAAGCGGCAGAGGCTATTTTTGGATCTGACAACGCTGGAATTATTGATTATTTCTTAGTCCCTGATATCTATAAATACTCGGCCGGAATGAAGACAGGCTCGGAGACTAGTTATTATCCAGAATATGAGAGATTTTTAGGATATGCGAAGAGTTTAGGTTTTCAAGTATTATTCCAAAATTCTGATAATGGATGGACCTACGTAGAAACTCAAGAACTTCCATCGGCCGAAGATATAACCTCAGGAACAATTTATATAGTATCACAACCTACTGGAGGAGTAAAATTCTATAAAGTAGAGAATGGAAACTTAATAGAAACAACTGACCCTGAGGAAACTAATACGGCCGGAAATAACTACGTCTTTAATTATACCTCTGATGCTGATAATCGACTCTTATATTTTTATCGAGGGCAGACAATTTTTGGGCAAGATAGACCTGGATATTACTTACATATTAGAGGGCTCTTACAAGATATTTACTCAATAACTAGCGATCAAATCTTATATCAAACACCTACAACAGATCCTTACACCTTTGAATCACCAGAAGATAAACTTGAGGAATACAAAAGTAATTATCTAGTATTCAATAACCAGATATATTACTATAAAAAATATCAAAATGGACAAGACTTCAATACTTCAGGGTGGATGAGATTCTGTATAGGAAAAGTAGCGAGAGAATTGGAAAAGAATAAATGGAAAATTCTTAGTACTAAATCAGCCGGAGATATAAGAGCTAGAATAGAACAGATCTTAAATAGAATATCAACTGGGTACTCATATATAGATTCATTAGTTATTACTGGATTTTACCTAGACTTACCAAATAATAGACTAGGACTTGAAGTGGAATCTAGAATGAGTGACTTAGTAGATAATAATATGACGATCGATATAACTTTAAATTACGATAAAAAATAATAAAAACTATGGCAAGCGTAGCAAGTTTAGTCCGTGGAAGCGACGGATACATGAAGTTTATTGACTATCAAAGTACATATAAAGATAATAATAAAGAATTCCTTCGTGGTGACATGTGGGAACTTCAATTCATTAATGTACCTAAGATAAATAATTGTCTTAGTAAAACTTTGTAAATTGCTGGAAGATCAACAGAATAAATTCTTATAGATAAATCAGCAAAAATAGATAATAAAATCTATTTCTCAACGACTATTAGCAAAGAAGAGAAATAGCCATAGATTTCTTTTATGATATAGTCTAAACATAGAACAAATGTTTGAGTTTATTTCCCTGGTACTGATATTTTCAATGCTAGATTAAATGCCGTTCAGGTAGGTATTGATTATAGTGTATCAGGTTTTGAAAAGAGAATGCGTGGTAATTATACTATCATTCAGAAGACAGGTCAAAACACAGCTGGAACCCTATCATTGGCTTTTGTAGATAAGGAAGATCAAGCAATTACTTACTGGTTTGATAATTTAAAAGTTGTCCATTAAGAAATTAAAAGTCCCTTAATGAATCTTTGTGAACTGCTGGAAATTTTAATCGCTCAAGAATAATAAAAACTAAGAGCGGAAAAATAATCAGCAGAAATAGATATGATTCTATTTTTCAACGACTAAGTACAAAGAAAGAGGATAAGCCATAGTTCCTCTTATGATATAGTCTAGTATGATTTAAAACAAAAACCATAAGGACTATCGCCAGAAAATTGCAGATCGTGATACTAAATATTCTTTCAGAAAGGATGACTTAGTATGCGACCTTAGATTAATCTTAACTAACTCAAGCCGTATCAAAGTTCGTACTCTTAATTTCTATAACTGTATTCTTCAGGATGCACCGATTGATGAAAATGGGCAGACTGAGGACGGAACCGATTAATAGCTTAGTCGCTTAAATAATAAAATTTAAGAAAATTATACTAAAATGCTGGAAAAATCTTGGTTATACCAAGTATAAATCAGCAAAAACTATTAAAAATAGTTTCTCAACGACTAAATGTATAACTTAAGAAGTATTAATTCTTAAGATGATATAGTCTATAATATATTAATGTATATTAACAAATGCGAGCAGATATCCAAGTCAGCTTTTTCAAATGAAGAAGCATAAAGTAATATAAACTTTATGAAAAATTCTATTAAAATGCTGGAATATCAAATAGATAATCAGCAAAAATTAGAAAAGATCTAATTTCTCAACGACTAAATATAGAACTAAGTTTGAAATATAATTTAGATGATATAGTCTATTCATTGATAAAAATAATTAATGACTTTAAAGCAATTTGAACATTTTGGAAAATTTCATGGTGTTTTCTACAAGAATTGCTGGAAAATTTGTATCTTTGTATACAAATAATCAGCATCCTAGATATTAACATAAATCTAGGTTCAACGACTATGTATGTAGACTGAGGAAATTCCTTAGGTGATATAGTCTGTCATGAGGTGAAATTCATTGATTAACGTATGAAAGAACTTTTGATAATATTTAAAAAAAAATAACTTAATAAACTAGAAGTATCTAATTTATTATTTCTTATGATTGCAAGGAAGGGTGGATCTGATCAATCTGCCCTTCTTCATAAGAAATATATTAGATATTTCCTTAAAAAAATTGCAATCAATATGAAACTTAGAGCAAAAGATACTGAAAGTTTTATTCAAAAAAGTAAAGATAAATATGGTGAAGATGCTTTAGATTATTCTGAAGTAAACTATATTGATAAATTAACTCCTGTAAAACTAATATGTAAGAAATGTGGGAATATATTTTATCAATCACCAGCAGAACATTTAAGAGATAGAAAGAAAATATCTTGTCCTAAATGTGCAGTAATAGATTCCAGAGAAAGAAGGTCTATTAAACAGAAAGAAGTTTGGTTAAGGAAATGTAAAGATAAGTTTGGAGATAAATTTGATTACTCTAAAGTTAATTACATAAATAATAAATTAGATGTATGGATTTATTGTAATAGTTGTAAAAAATGGTTTAAACAATCTCCACATCATCATATTAGAAATATTCATGGATGTCCTTTCTGTGCAATGAAAGAGAAATCTGGATATGAATTTATGGTTGAGAGTTATCTTGAATATTTAGTAAAAAAATGATAAAATGTTATCATATAATTCAGAATACAGTATTTTAAATAGGATAGCGGGAAGGAATTCTAACAAAATAATGATAGATTTTAAATTAAATATAAATAACTTAGAATATTGGATAGAAGTTAATGGTCAGCAACATTACAAATTTATAAATTTCTTTCATAAAACAAAAGAAGATTTCCAAAAACAATTAAAAAGGGATGAAAATGTTAGAGAATACTGTAAAGAAAATAATATAATTCTCATAGAAATTCCATATACTTACAATACATATGAGAAAATATCTGAAGTTCTAAGAAGAATTTTAATTGGTGGTGAATCTCCAAATATAATAGTTCAGCCAAAAATAATACAACCATAAACAATAAAGGAGAGTAACTTTGATCGGTTACTCTTCTACTAAAACAATTATTTATTATGAACCTACTAGATATATTACTCCCACTCCCTAGACGAAGAAGAGAAAAGGAAGAATTGAAAAAACTAGAGCCAGAAATAAAAAATCTTGAAGAAAAACTTGGATTAATTGGAAGAACTGGAACAGAAGTTTATTATGATCCACTCTATGAACGAAATAGAGGAAGAAAATATGATCTTAAAGGCCGAAAGGAATACCTAGAAGACCTCAGAAAACGATTAAACAATGGGTATAAGAGTTCGAATGTAATACGAGCTAGTGGATATTTTAGTCCAGGTAATTCTAATGAAAAAGATACTTTTAACCCAATCATAAAAGAATTACCTAAACCAAGTAAGGTAGTGTATGTAGTATTAATAAGAAAAACTATTGATATCCCAAAAACGATAAAAATAGAGAACAGTACTGAATATAAAATAAAAAGTACAAACTCTGAATGTGATAATATAGAGGATTACTATATTATAAAAGAATTGGATGAAAACGCTAAAAAATTTATTAAATCTCTAATATGATCATATTAAGAAAATACCCAGAGGAACAGAAAGAATTTAGTATACTTTCAGAAATATCTCAATTGGGTTTAAGGAAAGGAACGAAAAATTATATCAGGAAACAAAAAAGAGATGTGGTGAACAAATTAATTCAAAATAAACGAGAGTTTCTTGCAAAAACAAAGAAAACAGAAAGAAAATTGACTAATCTTCGAAAAGAAACAAAAGAGAATGAATTAATAGCCGATAATCTGAAAAAAGAAGCTAATAAAGTAAACGCTGATATAATACCTAATAACAAATTTTCTAAACTGATATATCAACCTAAAGGAGACAAATCCTATATTCTCAATAAAGAAAAGAAAAATCTACTCGAGGAAATGTCTAATGATAAAAGTTTGGATAAAGCTAGTAGAGAATTGGCCAAATCAAGTTCGACCAAAGATGCAATTATAAATCTCAACGCTGATGCAATAGGAAAAGACACCCCATTTGCTGCTCATGAACTAGGTCATATAAAAGGAGAAAAAGATAGCATTAAAAATAGAATAGCAAACTCTGATTCTATTAGAGGTAGTTTTAATAAAGCAGATAAAAGAGATGGCGATACATATTTTGAAAGTGATAGTAATAACTCAAAATTTCCTAAGTTAAAATCTTGGAAACGAAAATTAATTGACAAAAGATTAATCCTGAGTAATGAAAAAGACGCTTCAGACAGAGCATTAGCGAAAAAATATAATCTTCCCAGAAAAATGCAAAAAGCAGGAAATAAAAGTCTAGATTATTCCTTTAGAACTTATGAATCCAATGCAGCTAATAAAATGATGACTGATGATACTGTAAGATTACTCGGAAAATATAAAAATAAATAAAGAGATTTGGAAATTAATCCAAATCTCTATCAATAGCATAATAACCTTCAGGAATATTCCATACCCCTGGATCTAATGCATCTGTAGGTATTTCTGTATTTTCATTAATAGGATACAGGTCTACTCTTTTATGATCAAGCCAATCTGAACAAGGAGTTTTTGATGTATTATGATAATCCTTTAAAAAGATTAACTCATTTCTTTTTACTCTCATACTTTTATTAGATTTATTAAGATTTTCTACTATTTTTTCAAATCTTAGCATAGGATCATCCTCTGTTGAGTCAATTTTCATATTATCTAACATAGAAGATGTACTCTCTATAGTAGAGTCTATCTCTTCTAATTCTTGATGGGATAAAGGACAAGGATCTTCAAAAATAAATGAATCCTTCTCAATAATTTCTTTTATTAATTTATCTCTTTTCATAATTTTATTCTTATTTCATATGGAAGAATTGAAGGTATATAAAACTATCATTCAATCTCAATAGCATAATAACCCTCTGGAATATTCCATATCTCAGAGGGTAATGCATTTTTAGGTACTTCTGTATTTTCGTTAATAGGATATAACATTACTATTTTATAATTACATTCTAAATGAGATCTTATTATATCTTTCTCTTCATCAGTAAGTTTTTTCTCAATTACCGCTTCTTTGACTATTCTTTTCATGATTCTACGTATTTAAAGTTTATATTACATATACTAGTCTTTCAAATTGATAAAAGGGAGGTTTTATATAGGTTTGTCCCTTATTTATGAGGACAAAGGAGTTTCCCTTATCCTACACCTCTAACCGCTACCGCTAGAGGTGTCTTAGAAAAGAAACATTGAATAAGATATATAGGAAATTTTAATATAATATCATTTTAATTAAGTTGACACCCCTTTGGCCTCTGGGGGCCAGGGGTGGTGTTTCTAGATTAAAAGCTCATAGAAATCCTAAACATAAATATTCCATGTCTCCGACATAATCTTATGTTCTTTATCTATATGAGCAAGTGTCGCAAATTCTTTAGATAATATCTTTTATAGTGGAGAGTCAAAAATAATAAATTAAATCGACAAAATGCGTATAATATCCTTTCAATCCCTTATGATTGAAAAGGGAATCCTCCTATGTCTTCAATTTAAAGAGACATAGAAATTCTTTTAACTGGATTCTCTATTAGATTATAATAAATTTAATAAAAAATTATACGTATATGTCAATACTAAAATTACCTAATATCGTAGTACCAAGAGGTATTAGATATATTTCAGAAATGGATAGTTTATTTAGATTTTATAAACTACCTGTAAAGTGTATAATAAATAAGCAACTACCTGGATGTGGTTTTACAGAATACTGTATTAATGGACCAGAAAATGTTATTCTGTGTAGTCCTAGAAAAATGCTCTTAAAGAATAAGAAGGATCAACATGGTAGAGATGTTTATTTGGTTGTAAATGAACTTGAGAAGGAAATAGAGGTTGATAAAGATCTCTCCAAGATAGATAAAATTAGATCTCAAGTATTTATGGATACTCTTAAAGAAGTAGTTCATGGAAAGGATACAGTTTATAATAAATTAATGAATGAAATTAAAGATTATCTAAATGAGAGGAAGTACTTAGGGGATAAGCCCGCTAAGATCTTAGTTACATATGATTCATATAGAATAGTAAAAGATATTCTAGAAAGTCTTGGAATATTTCAGAGTTTCTATACAGTAATAGATGAATTTCAAACTATCCTACATGATTCTAAATTTAAATCAGATACTGAATTAGAATTCTTAGATATTCTTAAGCAATCTCATAGTGCATTATTTGTATCAGCTACTCCTATGTTAGAGGAATATCTTAATATGTTAGATGAGTTTGATGGTTTACCTTATATTAATATGGATTGGGGTAAGGAGGATTCAACACGAATTATTAAACCAAATCTTAAGGTTTTATCTATGAAATCTACTGGATCTAAAGCAGAAGAGATCATAAAAACATATAAAGAGGGTAACTTTGAAAAATTTATCAAAATGGTTAATGGATATCCTAGGGAAATAATATCAGATGAAGCAGTGCTTTATGTAAACAGTGTGAATCATATTATATCTATCATCAAGAAATGTGATTTACAACCTGAAGAAGTAAATATCCTCTGTTCTAATACTCCAGACAATCTAAAAAGAATACAAAAGAAATTAGGAAAGAAGTTTGTAATAGGGGAAGTTCCATTGAAAGGAGTAAAATCTAAAATGTTTACATTTTGTACAAGAACGGTTTACCTAGGCGCGGATTTCTATAGTTTATGTGCTAGATCTTTTATCTTTAGTGATAGTAATATAGATAGTCTAGCCGTAGATATCTCAGAAGACTTGCCTCAGATATTAGGACGTCAGAGATTGTTTGATAATCCTTGGAAAAATAATGCAATATTTTATTATAGACCTACATGTGACTATAGGAAGGTTAGTCAAGAGGAATTTGATAGAGAGATTGAGAGAAAGAAAAAAGCTACTAATGATTTACTACTGTCATATAGTTCAACTCCTGATGAGGCAAAATTAACGTTGGCTGAGAGATATCAAAAAATGGCAAAGTCATTTAATTATAAAGATGACTATGTAGCAGTAAATGAACACTCCAGGTCTACTCTAATTCCTGTTATTAATAACCTAGTTCTGGTAAATGAAATTAGAGCCTTCAGGATACAACAATATGACTATAAGGATAGATTTACAGTATTTAGTTCAGTACATAATACACTAGATACAAATGATCTAATAAATCGAGAGGTTTCTGAATTTTTAAGTATGTATCAAGAATTAAAAACATACTATGATAAAATAAAATTACTATGTGAATATAACTTATCTGAGCAGGGGGTTAGAATAATATTAGATCAGTTAGGAGGAGATGAGATAGCATCTCACTATATAGCATTGGGTCCTGATAGATTAAGGAAACTTTATTATAATAAAACTAACATTAAGAAGGAACTAGGTATAGTAACCTTCAGTAGGGAACTCTTAGTTAATACAGTTCTCTCCAAGTTTTCTATTGGAGATAGAATAGGTCAAGCAAGGATAAAAGAAATTCTTAAAAGTCTATATAATTCTATTGGATATTCTGCTATTCCAAAGGCTACTGATTTGGAAGAATTCTTTAATATAAAAAGAGCAAAAGTTAGTGAAGTTCTTTTAGATGGTACAAAAAAAAGAATAGATGCATTAGAGATAATAGGAGTTAAGCCAGAGTATCAAGGAATATATAATAACCTGAAAAAACAATAAAACAATATTTTATGAGGTAAGTGTTCGATCTTACCTGAGACATAATAATTCTCATTCGCCAGTAAAGGTGAGTGGGAATTTTATTTTGAATAAAATTAGTACAAGATATGATAATAAAACGTAAACTAATTTTTGATAGTCCTGAACAAAGAGAGTTTGGGATTCCTTGGAAAAAGTATGCGAAATATGGAATGAGGTCTGTTAAAGACCACGGGTTAAGAAAAGGAATAAGAAAACTTCGATTTAAGATTTCTGATGATATTGATAAATCAATTAAAGCAAATGAAAAGGCTCATAAGGCTCTTGATGAATATACTAATAATACTGAATTTCCCAAACGATCAGAAGTAATGGAAGCTTTAGGTCAAGAAGCAAAGAAAAGAGGAATAGTTGTAATAAAAGGTAAAAAAGAATATAAACAGATATTGAAAGGTGGAGAAAAAATAAAACGCTCTTCTTATGATAGAAGTGAACCTTGGGCAGTTCCTAAAGAATATATAAAAAAGAAAGATATAATTAAGTATACTAAATCTAATTTTCCAGAGGATAGAGAACTTGGAAAAGCATTATCTAAAGGAAAAGCTGTAATAAATCAAAAAGGAAGTCAGGCAGTACTTGCTCATGATATTGGACATATTATGAATCGAAGTAAGACAAAAACAGGGATTGTATCTAAAGTAAATGATGTAACAAAATCGATTTATCAAGATAGTAGAAATAAAAAGGGATTAGGAAATTATTTACTAACTTCTGCAACAGGAAAGATTTTATTAAAAGAAGAAAAGAATGCTACTAAAAATGCAATGAGTCTTTTAAAATCAGCTAATGCAACTCCAAATGAAATGATTGCAGCCAGAAAAGAATTAGGAGCAGATTTTGGAACATATATGCATGGTTATAAAGCAAGTAAGGGAAGAATATTAAAGGGAGTAGTAAAACCGAATAGAATAAAGAAGAAAAATAAAAAGAGACGTTAGGCCTCTTTTTCTTGAATTTTAGAAATTAAACTATTAATATATTTTTCAGCTAATTCTTTTGTCTTAAATTTATTATTGAAAGATCCAATAATATAATATTTCTCTGGATCTTCTAGATTTATATTATATAATAGTTTAAAAGTTTCTAAATCTTCTTTCTTAATATTTAATATTTTCATATCTTTAGGAACATCGTATTCTTCTTTAGATACTTGAATTAATGTAATAAACGAAATCCCTTGTTCAAAAACTTTAGCTGTAGTGAACATTTTAGATATCTGTTTATTAGGTTTTACAATTTTAATAATATCTTTTTTCATATTCTTATATATTTATCATTACATATATAAGGCTTTTAGTTTATTATATTCCGTTCTTTATTTATGATCGGAAAAGTAAAAAATCATATTCTCTAAAGGGGGGGGGTATGAAGTTTAATATTCCCCTTAAATAGTATATAAATAGTATGATAATAAAAAGAAAATTATTCTCTAAGAAATTAACAGCCGAAGAGAGAAAACAGAGAGCTGCAGATCAGATTGATAAAACTCGTAAAGGAGTATCTACTGCGCATGGAATTTTAGCTGGTGGTACTGTAGCTGGGGTAGGTCTTTTAGGTTCTGATATTGTCAGAAATGAAGCTATGTATAAAGTAACTAAACAAACTAATAAACATGTAGATAAAATTAGCGAAAATTATGGTAATAAACTAGATAAGATAAGAAATACTGGAGATAAAGTTCGAGAATTGGCTAAGAAGAGATTGAAGAAAACTGGAAATCCTATAAAAGATCTTGCTAATGAACTTGATATTGATAGAAAGGTTGATTATGTCGAAAATGTCTATAAAACAGGAGCTGGAGAAGAATATAATGCTAAAATCGAAACTCTTAAAAAAGCTTCTAATAGATTAAAGGATAGAATTTCAAAGAAAGCTTCAAAGAGAAATAAGAAGATCTTGGTAGGAGCAGCTTTATTAGGAACAGCGGCGGGATTAGCTTCAAACCATTCAATGAAGAAACGTGCAGAAAAACTTAGAGAGAATAAATTTTCTAAGGCTGATAATGATTTAGATGAAGAAACATATCTTGGGATGTCAGAAGAATTTGATGATTCTAAATTCTCTCGAAAGTCAGATAAATGGCTTAAAGAAAGAGCTAGATATAATGAAGGTTTGACTGATAGAGAGAAAAAGAATATAAAGAAGACTGCTGCTAAAGCGATGATAGGTTTAGGTGTGACAGGAGCTTCAATTGGATTAGCTAAGAAATTATCTTTAAAAAGAGGTTTAATAGGAGCTGGAATCGGTGCTGCTACAGGTGCCGGAATTGCTGCAGCTGCACATCTTCATCATAAATCAGAAGCAAGAAAGGCTCGTAAAGAATTAGAGCGTAGAGAAAAAGAAGATTAATTAATAAAAAAATGAGAGTTTAACGATTATGAATATTTTAACATCACAATTACCATCAGGAGGATATGAATATAAATTCCCAAGTGTTAAGGTTAGTCCTATGACATTCTTAGAGATAACGAGATATCTTGAGAATCTTCCTTCTGATGATCCACTAGAAAAATACTTATATGATATCAACTTACTTATCCAGGAAGATGAAACTATCCTAGATTGTTATTTAATGGATGTAGATTTCTTGATATTTTATAAAAAGCTTTGTACGGTTTCTGGAGAATTATCTTATGAAATTGAGGTAACATGTCCAGAATGTGGAAAGAAAATGAAAAAAACTATATCCTTCGAGAAAGATATACACTTTAAACAGATCGATCAAAAGATTATGAATGGTGCTTTTATTGAACTCGGTGGACATAGATACGAGACTATAGTTCCGACAGTTAGAGAATTTATGAAGGTTTTTCAAACTTACCTTAGATATCGAACTGTAACTGATCTTAAGATGATTAAAACTATAGCACTGATTAAAGATTTTGATTATCAGGGAACACAGATTGAAAAAGATGTCCTTGGGGCTACTCACTCTGATGTTACACTTCTCTTAGCTTTACGTGACTTATATTATGATCGTCTTGAGCCAGTTCAATTGTTTTGTTCAGAATGTAATAAAGGTAAAAAACCGAAGGAAAGGAGGAGTGTGGCAGTAAGTGTAGAATCTCTTACTGTCGACTTCTTTCGAGACATCTGTAACAATTCCCCAATTGATGGATCTAAAATTTTATTTAAATAAATTTCTTAAGGCAGATGGAATAGAGAATTATACATTGAGTTCTCTTAAAGCTCTTAGGGAATGTTATGAGAATTTTCTTGATACTACTGAAGGAACTGATCCAGACTTCCCATTACTTAATTTTGGTGGTAAGAAGGGACAGAGGCTTAAGGGTATATCAGCAGCACAGCGCCAAGCCTACTATGAATCTGAAGCTGAGAGAAAAGAAATGATGGGTGAGGGAGGAATAATAAATGTAAACATTTTAGACTTATGATTATAAAACGTAAATTATTTAGTCAGAAAAAAAAAAGAATCTGATGACAAACTTAAGAGGGCCGCATCAATAGCCGGAGGAGCGGTAGTTACTAAAGAAGGATTGAATATACTAGATAATGTACATCAATCTGGAGAAGTATCTGGTAGGGTTAGATTATATCATGGAACTACTAAGAAAAATAAGAAGAAAATACTAGAAGAAGGTTTGAAAGGTGAAAAAGCTCTTACTAGTGATGCTATTACTAATCAAAGAATAGGTGATGTTGGTAAAAAGTTTGGGAAGAAGATAGTATATACTGGAAAAAAGAGAGCGCCAGCGATTGACATGATAGTATCTCACGCAATGAATGCTGAAACACCTTCTATGGTTAGGATGTCAATTCCCTACAAAGAGTATCAGAACATGAGGTCTAGGAGAGTATATGAGAATCCTGAATTTACTATCGCTCACAATGCAAAAACTAAAAAAGAGTTTGCTGAGGATATAAAGAATAATATATTTCATCCAATGACTAAGAGAGAAGCTAATAAATATTATGATAAGTTTTCTGGTGCTAAAGGAACTTCTGGAACAAGAATTTTTGAAGGTGATATTGAATCTAAATATATAAAAGGAGGAAAAGGTTATCAAAAAAATTCTATCAAAGAGGTTGGAAAATATATTAAAAAGAATCCTAAACGTTTTGCTAAGGGTCTTGGAAAAGCTTCTCTTGGTGCTGGATTAATTGCAGGAGGAGCGGCATTAGCTATCAAAGGTGGAAAAAAGAAAGATAATACTGAATAAATTAATCTATAATAAAAACTTCTATCTTCCTGTAAACGGGGGGGGGTATGAAGTTTAATAATTCCCCTATATAATATTTTATGATTATTAAGAGAAAATTATTTTCTAAAAAAGAAGATAATAAGAAATTAAAAGAAGGAGTAGGATTATCTTCTATTATAGGAGGTGGATATTTAATTTCTAAATCAAATAATAAAGGAGATTTAACAGGAAGGCATAAATTCTATCATTCAACTGAAAAGAAGAATGTTAAATCTATTTTAGAAAGTGGTCTTAAAGGTTCTAAAGCATTAGAGGATGGAAACTTTACAAATTCATTTCTTCATGGTGCCGGAAAAGATGATGGAAGGGAGTTAGTATATTTAGCAAAAAATAAAAAATCAGCTAGGAATGTTTCGGATGCTAGGATTGAAGCTGGTAGAGGAAAATCAAAGACTCTAAAAGTAGAAATACCACATGAAGACTATAAAAAAATGAAAATAGCTAATGGAAATCCAGAACTAGAAGGAGCCAAAACATATAAAGAATTTCTAAATAATAGAAGTTATAGAGAGGATAATAAATATAATAGATCTCTTTGGAAAGATTTAGGAGGAGATAGGAATTCTAACACTAGAATGATTGAAGGAAATATAGATTCTAAACATATCGTTGGTGGGAAAGGATATAAAAAATTAAGTACTAAAGAGTTAAGAGGTTATATCAAGAAAAATCCCAAAAAATTTTTAAGAGGGGCTGGAAAATTATCTTTAGGTGTCTCCGGAGTTTATATAGGAGGAAAATTACTTCGGAATAATGCAGAAAATTCTAAATCTAACAGTATCGATAATTCAGAAAAATTTTAGTAAGTGCTGGAGCAATTGGATCTGGAATTAAAACTGCTAGGACTGAATTAAAGAAAGTTAAACAAAATGATGTTATTGGTAGATCTAAAATTGACCAATTTTCTTCTGGATCTTTCAGAAAAAAAAAGCAAAAATCGTAAAAGATCTTGTTAAAAAGAAGGAGTAAGTAACTTTGATGATATTTATAAGAGAGCGGGAGAAGCTGTAGAAAATGATATTAATATTGAAAGAAAAGCACAAGAGAAAGGAATGAATATATTAAAAAAAGCAAAGAAATTAGGAAAACAGAAATCTATAGCAAAAGGAGCTTTAGTAACTTCTTCCTTATTAGGTGCTTATGCTGGATATAGAAAATATAGAAAAGATAGGGAGGAATAATTATGAGAGTATTAAGACAAAAAGTATTTTCTTTACTAACTGAACGAATTAGAGAAGAATACTTAATAAAACCTGGAGATTTCGATAAATTTCCAAAAATCGTTCAAAATTATTACTTACAGGGAATTAATAAGGATTTTTATGATTTAATTAATCTCCAAGGATGTCATGGATTTAATCCATTTCCAACTCCAATATTAGATAAAAAACCTAATAAAGATGGATATATTCCTTTATTTGCAGAAAATCAAGATTATGCTGACTTAGATAATCCTACAGTTTACTATAAAGATGGAGTATTATTCAAGAAGACTGGGATATTTTTCAAAAAGATAGTTCCTATGAGTGACTTGGAATTTAAGAGTTTTCTTCTCAATAGTATGATTAATGAAGATGATTTAGGTCAGGAGTGGAAACAACATCCTAATGGAAATAGGATAATAGCTCTTGAAGAAAAGATGGAGAGGAAAATTAATAGATTATAGAAAATTAATCCTCCTTAAAAACATACAATCCTGGGAAAGTTTGGGATATAACTGCCCAGGAACTAAATTAAAAATAAAGAGCTATGATTATACTATTGAAAAATAAATCATTAACAGGGAGAGAAAAATCTATAGTAGAACAGAAAGAATTTAGCTTGCCAAGTAGTATAATGAAATCTATAAGAAATTTTATTGCTCCTATTAATAAAAGAGATGGATCTAATAAAATAAAGAATCCATTAGTATTGTACGCTAGAGATCAGAAAGCTAGAAGAATTAGAGCAAATAGAAAACTAGGAATTGATTTAAAAACAAATGTTCCCAAGAATCCTAAGTTAAATCAGAGTCTAACAAAAGAGATAATAAAGGATGGAGAAAATTGGGTATTGGATAATAATGGCTGGTATAAATTTCAAAATAACGTTGCGAGAGAATCAGCTGCTCCAGTAAATAGAGTTACATTAGGGATAAATAATCTTAAATATACAAAAATTTCTCCAAAAGACTGTATAGATCTTTCAGAATCAAAAGCACTACTAGCTGCTAAAACAAAGAAAAATATAATAAACCTTGAAGGAAGTTTGTTAGATTCTACAACTCCTATGTCTCATGAATATGGACATATATTAAATTCTAAAAATCCAAGAACTAGAAAGGTAGGGATGAGAATTAGAAGATTACAGAATCAAGAAAACAAAACGACCTCTAATAGATTCTTTGGAAAAGCAAAATCTACATGGAATATTGCTAGATTAAATAACTCTATTGTTTCTGAAGAGAAGAATGCTTGGAAGAACGGAATAAATGCATTGAAAAGAAATGGTGCTACTTCAGAAGATCTAAAGTATACTAATAAATATAAAAATGCAGCTTTAGATACATATAAGAGTAGTAGAAATTTAAAAATTGTATCGAAAGTATATGACATGTTTAAATCAAAAAATTCGGTTAATCCAATAGAATCATTAATGAAAGATAGAAAATATAAATGGAATGCAGTAGATCTAGGGTCTAATTTGTAAAAAAAAAATAAAAAGTAGAAATCTTTGTTAATCTCTACTTTTTACAAATCATACTTACTTAAATAATCCTTTATTATTTTTAGATCCCCATTATCAAATTCAATTATATTATTAGGTATATCGAATTGCCATTCTCCTGGCGCAGTATAAACGTAATTACACTCTTTACCATCATCTTCTATAATTTGAATATCTGAGGTATTACCTTTATACTCTACCATTGGTCTAAGTCTAATTATTCTTTTATCACTACTAATAGGATTTTTAGTAAATATGAATAGTTCTACTGATTTAGGTTTATCTTCTTCATCCCTAAATGTTAATTCAGCGTCTTCGGTAAATTCAAATTGACATGAAGACACATCTAATTCACTTTTTTTAATAAATCTTATTCCTATTTTCATATTTCTTTGGTTTTATATTACATATATAAGGCTTTGAAGTTATATGAAGATTAAAGAGAGATAAAAAAATAAGGAGGCTATATTATGTTTGGATTTATCAGAAGATATGTAAAGAGAAAGAAGTTTAGGTCTAAGGTAGAAGTAGAACTACATGATATATTAAGAAACTTTTTTGATTTTAACGGAAATATATATATTTATTTAGATGAGTATAGTACGGAGAGATTATTGGATTGTGTAGAAGGTCTAAAAAGTCTTCATAACAAGTATTTAGGGAAAGATATCCAATTTTTTCATAATTGCGAAGATATTCAATATATCTTATATTCTAATATTGATCAATTAAGTAATATTATAGAAACCGATTTGGAGTCTCGAGAGTATTTATATAATTTTCTGAAAGATTATATATCTAAAAGAGTTTCTCTTAATGAATTAGATCTAAGTAGGGAATATAATAAAGAATTTTTTAATATTTTCTCAACTATCGTAAATATAATAGATGATGGCGGTATAGGTATTAATTATAAAAATTTTATTAATTCTTATCTATATTCATCTAGTATATTATTTAATGAAATGAATGATATATTGAATGAGTATATAAAATTATATCCACTAAGTAATAAGGATATAGTTCGGGAAAAAGTGACTGTACATGAACCAAAAATGATAAAAGTTTCGGGTGATTATATACCAACAAGTGAATTCGTAGATTATTCAGTATTATATGTAAAAACTCCAAAAGATAGATATGAATTATTATCTCCTTATTCTTTAGAGGATGAAAAATATTATATCAATGAGTTTCGCAAAGAAGATGATACTAAGAAAGATTTTAACTTGGATAATATACTTTCTATAGAACACTTTATAAGAAACTATATAAAACAAAAATAAACAATGGCTGCAGAAGATATAGAAAATAAAGTAAGAAAAATGTCTTCCCAGAAACCAGAGGATGGGAAAGACTTACAACAACTCCAAGAAGCACAAAACCAGATTGTTCAGATAAATGCAGAACGTCAGAGGAACTTACAAACAGCTAGACTCGAAAATAATGCTGATGCGGCTAATAATGAAACTATGAGTCAAGCTGTAGAGATGGCTGCTCTTGGAGGATTAGGTGGTGGAGCAGTAGTACAACAACAAGTACAGGCAATGAATCCACAAACTCAGGCTGTCTTAGGAAAATATGGTCTTGGACAACCTAAAGTACAGCGAACATCTTCAAGGAGTGTACAAGTAACTCCACAGAAGATAACAATAAATAATAACACTACGAACACGACGACTAATAACGTTGCTGTTCCCGCTGCTAATATTGGTGGTCCTGTCCAAGGGAGAACATTAGCAGTAAAACAAAATCCAGATGAAGGACAGGCTCGATTTAAAACTTGGATATCTAATGCCTTTGCTAAACAGAATCAACAAGCAGCGGCCAGAGAAAAAGAATATCAACGTCGTGAATGGTCCTTGACAAGAAGTACTAATAAATTAATGAAACACTTATCTGACTTAGGGAAGAGTGTTTCAGAGAGATTAGACCCTAAAAGAATGGCTAGTACTGTAGGTGGACAATTTAAAACTATTCTCTTCCTCTTTGGTACTATGTTCTTAGCTAAACATTGGAAGAAGGTTATCAGTATAGGTGCTAGTATTGAACGATTTTTCTTAGGGGCAAGAAATAAGAATGGTGGTAGAAGTAGATCTGGACTTGCAAAAATGTTAATATCTGCTTTTGGTGGAGATCCTGAAGGTAAAGATGGTATTGTTGATTCTTTAGGCAAACTTTTCTGGAATAAAGAAAAAAATGGTATTCTTCAACTTTTAGGAGATAAAATTAATAATTTTTTTAAAGAACGAGGTGATGCAATAAAAGCAATTAAAGTTCCTGAGTTAGATTTAGGTAATCTTCCAGATACTGTAACAAAACTAATAGAATATTTAGGAAATATTCTTAAGGCTGGTTTTGGAGGTGCTGATGCTATAAAAGATATAGTTAGTTCTAATATTAAACAAGTTGGAAAAGAAAATTCTATGGTTAGTGAAGCTATGGAAGGAAGAGCTTTTAAATCTGCTAAAGGAGTTAATGTTAAAAATACTTCATGGGGAGACGCTACCACTGTTTCTAAACCCGGATCAAATGGATATTTAAATTCTTGGGATATTTCTAGTGATAATAAGATAACAAATACTGCCGGAGAGATAAGACAAGCAGGAACTATTTCTAGAATGCTTAATGACAAAACTAGTAATACTGTAAATGTTGCTGGTGTAATGTCAGGAATGGAGAGGCTAAAGAATACTGCAGATACTAAAGGTGGAGTATTAATTAGTGAAGATTTTATATCAGGACTTCGAAATTTAATAGATACTAAAGGATTATTTAACAATGAAGATTTAAGCATTAAGAGATTTAAATTTGTTAAAAGAGAAAAAACCGATGATGACTACTATAGAGAAGGAGCTGATTGGAAAAGAAGAGGGGTTGAAGGATTTGCAAAAAGATCTGCCATAAATGCTGGGAGAAATGTTGTTGGTGCAGATGGATACTTGGCTGATATAGGTGATGCAATTGCTACTGGAGATATTATTCAAGATCCTGCATGGAAAGCTGTATCTGAAGGAGTTAAAGGATTGTGGAATAAAGCTTGGGCTGATAAGTATACTTTAGATATGGTTCCTTTAGATGATCCTAGACAAGGAGAAGTATTAGAAGTAGAAGAATATGATGGTCCTGAGTATAATGTAAATTCTCATACTGGAGCTAGAAAAACAAAGAAAGTTAATAAATCTGTTTTTGAATTTTATGAAGCTACTCCTAGTTTCTTTGAAAAAGTGAGAGCTAGATTAGGAGAGAAATTAAATAATAAGAATTTTAATTTCAATACATCTGATGAAGCATCTTTGAAACAGATGGAAGGTCTTATGACTCAGTTAAAAAAGAAACAATTAGAGGATAACAGGAAATATTTTGAAGCAAATCATATTTCTTTTGATCCAGTTATTAAAAATATTCATAGCGATATAGATATTAATAAGCAGTTTGAAGGTTATTATAACGCTATTAGTGAATCAGAAAGAAGAGATAAAGAATTTGATAAAAAATATGAAAGTTCTCCTATGAAAAAAAGTGGTGAATTTATTTCTAACTCTATTAGTAATATGGTAGGTAATTTGAAAGATCGTTTTGGAGGAGTTAAGGCAAATAATTCAGTAGGGATAAAAACAAAATATATTTCTAAGGCAGAGTCTGAACAGAATTCAAGGAAAGCATTTGAATTTTTTAAGAAAAAAGGATTTACTGATGAACAAGCATCAGGCATGTCTGGAGTACTTCATTTTGAGAGTGGAGGTATGAATCCTAGAGCAATAAATGAATGGGAAAAGAATAGAAACCTTAAACCTACTGAAGAAGGATTTGATAATTATGGACGAGGTATTGCTCAGTGGTCTAATGAGAGAATAGACCAGTTTGCCAAATGGCATGAGAGTAAATATGGTAAAAAACTACCACCTAATGAAGTAGAACTTGAAAAACAATTAGAGTATGTTTGGAAAGAAATGCAAGAAAGACCTGCATTTATGAAAGCTATGAAAGATTCAACAACTGTTTTTGATGCTACTGATGTTATGATGAGGGGATTTGAAAATGGTGGTCCAAAGAGTTTAGCTTCAGAGGAATTAATAAATGAAACTTACCCAAAAGATCCATATAATAATCAGATGAAGAATAGATTGCCTAGAGCTTTAGCGATTTTTGAGAAATTTGGTAATCCTTCACCTCAAGAAAATACAACTATTTCTCCTGATACGTCTGGAACTTATCTGGCAGATAATAATAATTCTTCTACAACTCCAGATAATTACGTAGAACAGAAGACAGATAAAGGATCTAGTATACCTACTTATGATTGGAGTACTGCAGGTGTTAATTCTTTTGGGAGTGATTCTGGATTGATAATGGCTCAGAATAGTGTTCTTTCCCCAGAAAAGATTACTCCGAATACACCAACTTCAGAAGGGGCTATTCCTGGTAATACTTCAGAATCTGCTGGACGAGAATTAATAGCTGATTTAGGAAAAGATAAGACTGAAGATATTTATGCCAAAGTTTCTGATGTTAATGAGAATATAAAACTTCTTCAACAAGGACAGTTAGCTCAAGCAGAGGCAATTAATAATATTGCATCTGGATTAGGAAATATGACGATTAATGTAAATACTTCTAGCAATCAGAAAACTTCAGTAAACACATGGACTAATAAACCTAATAAAGTATAATATATGGAAGATACTAGTCAAGATACAGTAGTAAGTGCTGCAAAATTAAATACTCCATTTTATTATGATAAACAAATAACTAATCGATTAACTTCAGTATATCTTCATGCTAATAGAATATTAGATGGTGATAAGTGGAAAGAACCAGATGAACCTGTTGATGATGATGGATATATGATACGTCCATTGTGTAGAGCTATATTAGATGAAGATTATCAAGTAGCTGTTTCTAATTCATGGTCTCAATTTGGTGAAGATGAAATAGGATCTTTATTTAATTCACTTAAACCTTATGCTCCTTATGCTGCTCACTTAGCTAATGCAGCTAGTAGTATGTTAGGAACAATGGAAAATATGGAAATCTCAAAAGATCCAAATGTTAACTCAAGTTTTTCAACTGTAATGAAAAAATTAATTACTGGTGTTAAGGATGTATCTGAAAAAGGGGCAAAAATATTAAATAAATCTTTAGTTGCACAAGGAGCTAGATTTTCTTACTATTCAGGTACTGGAGTAGGTTTTGGTAATTTAACAATGAAATTTACTGTTTTTGCAGGATATTTACAAAACTATAAAACTGGTAAATTTGAGTGGAAAACTACTGAAGAACAGTTAAGCGAACTTTATCCATATATCATGGGAAAATATACTAATGGGATATTAGACAGTAAAACAGGAGAAATTCAAGGAACAGGAATAAATTCTGGAGTTAAAGGAGAAACTGCTGAATTAATAAATGAATTCTTTTCTTGGCAATTACCTCCAGGAGGATATGAACCGGATACTATTAATATAGATAAAGTTCAGGTTGGTACTCTTAAGCTTAGATTTGGTGTATTTTATTCATTACCATCTCTTGTATGTACTAATGCTCAATTTCAATCTTCAAAACAAATGGTAAAACATTGGAATGGTACGCTAAATAAATTAAGTCCATTATTTTGTGATGTAGTACTTACTTTTCAACCTGCTACTAAATATTCTGATGATGCATTAAAAAGATTTATAAGTGGAGAGAATGAGAAAGATGCTGTTACTAGTACTAAAACTGGATTAAATAATAAATTAATTGAAGAGAAAAATAAACTCAAGACGTTATTAGGAGGTTAAAATATGAGTAATGTTTCAGCAACTGAATTTTTCAAATTTGGAGAAGGAATTAATAATTCTTCTAAATATCCATTTTATTATGATAGGAATTTAGTAAATGAATTAATTTCTGTATCTCTTCATGCTAATACTTATACATCTGATGGAGGTATTACATGGCAAAAAGTACTTCCACCAGTAGAAACTAGTGGAGATGAATATCCTTACTCTCTTGAACCATTAATTAGATCTGTTTTAAGTGAAGATTATCAAGTAGCTGTTTCTAATACTTTCTCAGAATTTGGATATGATTTTTTAGGTAACCTATTTAATCAATTCAAACCTTATGCTCCTTATGCTGCTCACTTAGCAAAAATGTTAAAACAAGCTAATGAAAAAGAGGAGGAAATGAAAACAGGAACAGAACAAGAAAAAAGAGATATAAATTCTACAGTAGGACAAGTATTGGATAAGTTTACGGATAAAGTATATGAAGTAGTAGAAAAAGCACCAAGTTTATTGAATCGACACTTAGTTGCACAAGGGGCTAGATTTTCTTACTATTCAGGTACTGGAGTAGGTTTTGGTAATTTAACTATGAAATTTACTGTTTTCGCTAATTGGATAGATGGAGAATTTAAATCAACTCATGATCAATTACAAAAATTATATCCATATTGTTTTGGAAAATTTGTACAAGCATTAGATGATAGTGGAAATATAACTGGAACAGATGTAAATTCAGGAACCTTTATTTCAAACAATAAAGATTTAGTAAATAGATATTTTGGTTGGCAGTTACCTCCAGGAGGATATTTAGCATCAGTTAAAGAGATTGATGAAATTCAGTTTGGTACCCTTAAATTGAAATTTGGAGCTTTCTATTCATTACCAAATTTAGTGGTCGAGAGTGCTCAATTTCAGTTCTCGAAGCAAATGATAAAAGTAAGAAAACCTGGACAAACTATTAATGATATTACCCCTTTATCTTGCGATGTAACACTTACATTCAAGCCAGCTACTAAATTTACTGATAATGCTCTTCGTAATTTTGTTAGTGGAAAATCAATGGAGAAAGAGAGAGAAGTTATAGAGTCAGTTCTAAGTACCAAACTTACTGATGAAATGATAAAAAATGCATTACTATTAAAATAAGAAATAATGTATACTAAAAAAGATGTAATAATTAGTAATAAGGAAAATCTTTCAAATTATATAGATGGAATTGATGTATATAACTCTAGCATTTTGATATATTTAAATAATCCAAATATTGAAAGAGAATCTTATGAAATAACAGCATATGAATATAGACCAGATCTTATTGCAGAAGATTATTATGGTTCTGTTTCATATGCTGGCCTCCTAATGTTACAAGCTGCTAGAGGACTTGAAACTTATAAGCAAGGAGCAATTTTAAAATTAATTCCAAAAAGGATATTAGATAATATATTAAGTAATATTTAAGATATGAAATATACAAATTCTTATAAAGTTTCCATTAATTTCACTCCATGGTTTGATTCTGGGTATAGATTTGATAATATCCATATGTATGAAGAACTTGGTGGAACGATAGCTAGTGGAGAAATTAGTATGTCACATGATGGTTCTGGAGAAGCTCTTAAATTAATTACAGATCAATATACTGGACAGATAACTTTGGAGAAAGAAGGTGGAAATGTTTATAGTATTGATATTTTCATAATTAATAAAAAATATTTTAAAAATTTCTTAACTCTAAATTTTATCTGTATAAAAGATAAGAAATTTTATACAGAACTTATACAAGCTGAATGGGATGATATTACTTCAGCTATTGAATCTTTATATCCAGGAAAAAAGGATATAAGATGTAAATGTGATATTAATAATAAACTTACAATTTTTCAGAACTCAGAAACAAATCAATCATTATGTTCTAAGTTATCATATGGATTTAAGAAAAAGTCTATATTTGCTTATGGGTGGGAAGGATATTTAATAAAAGAAATTATAGGTATAGATTCTGGAGGTCATCAGGAACCATATTATCAAATTACAGGAAATGCTGAATTCCATCAGTTAGATTCTTATAATTTAAATTATAATCAGAAGATATATTATACTCCAACTAATCCATGGGAACCAGTTAAAGGAGATGAGAATAATGGAGAGCAAGCAAATAATAGTACAGATGATTATACAGATCTTCAACCTAAAAATTCTAGAACTCTTCAGTTTTATGAAGACTATACGATTGTAGGAAAAGATTTCGAACAACTTATGCATAATTATTGGAGAAACTTGGGATATATGAATTCTGATTTCTTCACTGCATTTAGAATAAAAGACTTTAATATGCCTAAATATAAACTTGGTGATATTTTGAAGTATAAACGTGAGGAGCAAGAATCAGAATTACCATTTAAATTATTCCTAGTTCGATCTAATGAATTGTTTATGGCTATTGAAGGTTCTGATTTTGTAGGCCCTGATGGAGAGAATTTTTCTTGGACTTCATTATTATCAGGTGTAGAAGAGAAAGAAGAAATATTACCAATTGTAGATCCAACAAATTAAATAGAAAAATATGAAAGAAGCAGATTTATACTATACTGGAACAATTGTAGAAGTTTTAGATAAAGTATTGTATGAAATAAAGGTGGATATCCCAGGAATAAAATCGGAAGTTAAGGCATTTCCATTTAGAGGAGAAATAGATGAGCCAAGAGTAGGTGATTTCGTATTTCTTAAGTGTCTTGATCCAGTATTTCAGAGTTATTACTTATATCAAAAAATAAAAGAAAATGATTATATAGGTTTTAGAAGTAATGGAAAAATGGTAGATATTACACCTGATTATATAAGGGTTGCTATTTTTGATCCAGGAACTGAGTATAATGATCCAGATAATAATCCTAGACCTGAACCAACCGATTGGGTGACTATAGATAAAGATGGAAACATGGATATTAATATGAGATCTAATGTAACTATCAATATAGGAAAAAATTGTGATGTTACTATAAATGGGAAAACAAATGTAGAATTAGTTGGATCTGCAGTAGTTAAAGGATCTGATATTACACTTAAAGGTCCTGGAACATTAACAGTAAAGGGTAAAGTAGTAGCGGGAGGACATACAGCTCTCGGACCTTTTGTATTATCACCTACTTTCTTAACTCCAGGATCTCCTATACCTACATCAGATACTATATTATTAGAGAGTTGATATATTATGAAAAATTTATTAAGTGCATTGTCTGCTAAAGCAGCTCAATCAATATCATTAAAGAAATATCAAGATTCTCTTCCTGAGTTTAAGGATGAATCTAATGAAATAAAAGATCCTGAAGCAAAAAAGAAATATAAAGAAACTTTAGATAATGCTAAAGAGGATATGAAGAAGAGAGGGGAGGAAATGCTGGATAAAGCTAATGAAAAACTTGGTCAGATGTATAATCAAATGATAGAAGATTTTAATGAGCTTGGACAAGATTTAGGTCATCTTTCAGTAGGAACAGCTCAATTTGCTGCGAGAATTGCAATGGTTCCTCCAGCATTGATTTCTGTAACTCCTATGGGTCCTGGCGTTTCTGCTCAATTAGCTCCTCCATTACTTCAACAACTTAAAGCTGAAGGAGATAATCTTAGTGCAGTTTATGATAGAGTTGATGCTAAGGTAAGTAAACTAGGATTAAAATCTCTTATGGGAACTATACCGGTCGTTGGATCTGTAATGAGTATTGTAGAAACTACACAGGCAGTTGCTAAACCATTAATTGCACTAGTTGGAGCTAATGTTGGTGATATCATTGATGATCTTCCTATTCCTGAAATAGAAATACCAATACCTATTCCTGACTTAAGTGCAGCAAATTGTTCTGCTTTTTCTCCAAAAGATTTAGATCTTACGAATATATCAGCATCTAACTGTAGTAAATTTGTAGCTCTCAATGATAATGATCCTACAGTTAAATGTAATAATTGTAAAAATTATAAATCAAGATTATGAATTACCTACTTTCAACAGGTCAAATAACAAATCAAGTAGAGTATTATATTATAGATCTTTTCAAACTTTACTTAAATATCTGGCCAAAGGATATTCCGGGAGCATCTAAGATTGGGTTTAACTTTATTTTTACTAATACCAAGAAAAAAGATTTAGCATCTGAAATTACTGGTAGAGTAGAACAGTTAATAACAAAAATAAAAGAGAAATTTACAAAAACACTTGATATAAAAATTGTTTCACTCGACTTAATAGATGAAACAAAAGTAAAACTAGTAATAAGTGTTAATCAGGTAGAGTCTGATGATATACTAGTTGATATAAATGAAACAACAGGATAATTATTATGAAATCATTACAAGATTATATAGATATTTATAGAGGAATAGCTAATAAACTTAATATTACCGGAGATTCTGTAGAGATTTTGTCTCAGATGTTAGCTAATGCATCTTTTATTAGTGAAGTAGAAAACATAGCCTATGCACAAGAAGCATCTCTTGAGAAATCTACACTTATCAATTCAAAGATTCAACATTGTGTAGATGATATGTATTCGGTATTTCGTGGTAGTTGTCCTCGCGTAATTCTTAATATAAAACCCACTAAGTATTTAAGTTTTAATATCTATGATGAAATTATAAGTTCTAATAGTTTTAAAGCTTATTACTTAGGGTATTATGATAAAAATTATACACGGCCGGGAGGTTATGGAGATGATAAAGATATAGCTGGAGACGAAGGTTTTGTATACTCTCCAATTACAATGTCTCCGGCTGTGAATGATACTGATACTTATACTATTATATGTCTAATTGCAAAAGAAACTGTTTCTAGGAAGTGGGTCTTAAATCAAAACAATACTTATTATGTTAATTGTCTAGAAAATGATCTCTCTGATGATTTTTGGGTTAAAGTTAATGATAATTTCTTCTCAACAACTAGATTATTTTCAGGACATATATTAGATGGTAGTATTTTTGATCTTACTCTCCCTGGATTTGGTTCTAGACTTTATGTAGCAGATATCTTTAGAACAGTGATGGAAAGAGAAGAAACACAGACTCCAGCAAATACAGTAGTAGAAGCTCTTTATTATAAATTTTCAACACTCTTGGGGTATAATACTTCAGAATTAAAAAAGCTTAATATTCGTGGAGCTGAGATGGTAGAATTTGATCCTTCTTGGTTGAGTGGACGAAATTATGAAATTTTAGGAACTGGTCTTGCTAGTATGTCTGAAGTTGATAGAGATAACTTAATTACTATCCATTACAAAGCTAATCGTGATAGATATGTGAATTCAATTTTACGTAGTAATTCTGATATTGGTACTGTACTTGAAGAGACTTATCCAAATAAAATCATTTCAGGTGGAACAACTTATAGATTTAGTAGTTCAGCACAAAGTAATTCTATCACTATCTACTATGTTCCATACTCTAATTCTACAATTTTAACAGAAGATGAAAAAACTAATTTTATTGAAACTAAAGGAGCTTACTATATAACTGATAAAATTACTATAGAAAGAGGATATCAATATACAGCTATTTTTAACTTAGATGTAGAGATATATCAAAATAGTAGTATAGATTCAGAAGTTGGTGATATCTTGGATAATTATAGTAATAAGTTCAATATTAAATTTCCAGAGTTAACAGAAGAAATAAAATCTCTTATAAGTAAAATATCTAACGTAAAGAGAATAATTGACATGGAAATAACTTATACTAATGAAGATGGTTCTGTAGTTTCTCCTGAGATTGTATATGGAGAAGGGAATGTTGTATATTTCTCAATTAACTACATTATTAATTCAGTTATAGAATCATGAAAATATATATACCTAAACACTTAAGAAATATAGAAATCATAGATCAGCTTTATAGAATGATTGAAGATTACGAGGAACAATATTCTTCAGTAGTTTCAACTCAACAAGGTTCATTTGATGATTATTATATTTATTCTGGAAGTGATCCGGTGAAAAATTTCTTGAGATTATGTATTCCAAAATCAAGTCTCCCAGATAATCAAGATTACGAAGAGGTTATAAACTATCTTAGTAAATTATTTTATAGTGTAAAAGGAACTATTCAAGTATTTAATTATATGATACAGTATCTTCCTTTAGATTTCGATGGAGAGATTATATATGACTCAGGAGAAATAACAGTAAACTTTGAGAACTTAAGTGTAGAAAATGAAAGCTTATTTTACGAACTTCTTAAGAAATTTTTAGATGCACTTATATATTATACCAGACTTAATACTAATATAGGTTCTGGAAGTATAGATCTAACTATTCAAAGTAAGTTTCAGAATTATATTGGAGCAAACTTAAGAAGCTATAACAAAATGACAGTAACGCCCTATGAAATTGATTATCAATAATAACAATTTTACGGATATCGGAACAGTAGTGTTTTACAGTCAAGATGACCTAGATAACCGTGAATACAGTAAAGTTCAGTACAGATCTAACAGTTCTTTACTTTACAATAGAGACTTTAGTGAGTATGACTTTTCGTATAACATCACTAAAGATAAGTTTAATGATAAATTTTTAGTAAATTATCTAGGAGAAAAAACCCTGAAAGAAATCGGAGAAACATCAAATTCCCTAGAAAAAATAGAATCAATAATATTCCCAACATCCTCTAGAGAAAATTTAACAGAGGAAAATGATAGATATTTCGGAACTACTATAATATCCAATCAGGTATTCGCTCTTTTTAAAGCCGCCGCTGGAATTAAACGTCTGGAGTTATATGAGGGAATAATCGATAAAAATAATAACAACTCTAGAGGTAGTGACTTTATAGATACTGATTCAATGGCCGCCGCTGGAATTAAACCTACTTCTATTCCTAACTTTATATTAATTTTAGGACAACCAGACGAGACTACAAGCGGCGAGGATTTAGTAAGCGAGAAAGAACTCCTCGATGAAGTTACTGGAGAGAAGATGATTTGGATGCTAATTTCTAATAACTCCGAGGTGGAAAGTGTAAATCTATCTTATAAATCATGGGTAGATAGTACGAATCCTAACAGAAATATGAATAAATATCTTCTTAGAAACGATGAATATTGGTCTACGATAGATTCAGTTGGGATAATAGAGACTGTTGAAGATGTTCCAGAGATTCTAATTGATGCAAATTCTAGTACTCTCTTAGGAAATGAGAAAATAGAAGATAGTAGATTATTAATTCTAGGTAATAAACGAGGATTAATTGAAATGTATAAAGGCGCCGAAGATTACCCCAAGTATTTTCCTTTTACTACATACAAGATTGGAGATAAGGTAATTCTAGGTGGAAAAGTTTGGGAATCAGTATCAGATAACAACTTTAATAATAATCCGGCGCTTTCATCTAAATGGATTCTTTCAGAGTTTCTAAATATAAATAAACCAATTAGAGTGGTTGTATCAGTAACTCCAGAGATTGGAGGAACTTGTAACCCTATCGGAATAATATCTATCCCTTCTGTCAAAACTCCTATTGATTTTAAGATATACCCTAATCCTGGATATGTTTTGAATGAAGATGTACCGTGTTTACTTGATGTGAAAGATTTAATTCCATTTCCACCAAGTAATAACTTTAATTATAATATTCCAAATAACCTAATAACAGTAACTAATTGGGAAGAAGTTCTAAAAACAAATCACCTAATTTTCAATCTAAAATATACAGGTTCTTATATAATTCTGAAAGCTAAAATATCAGGAGAAAGTGATGTATACGATTATGGTGAATGGAAAAGAAAATTTGGAGAAAATAATTTTATAGTATCTGAATTAATTATAGGTGATGAAACTAAATATGATCCCTTTATACAAGAGGATGGTAAAATAGATGTCCTAATTAATCAGAGAGCAGAAATTAGAATACCAGAACTTTCAGGGTATATTATTTCAAGAGTCTTAGCAAAATATGAAAATGGAGATCCAGATGCGCCAGAAATATATTATCCGGAACAAATCAATACTACTAACAGTATTGTAATTCCCGAAGTTAATTTCTCGGCAGCTACTCTTACATTAGAACTTAGCAGTAAACGAGTAACTATTAGTATTATAGAGTTCTCTGGGTTTGAAGTATCTAATAATTCATTAAAGATAAATTCTGGAGGTAACGCTGTATTTAAGTTTATTTCTGAAGATTATCCAAATAGTAACTTAGAAAAAGTTATTATAGAAGACTCTCAAGGAAATTCATTAACTATTAATAAGTTTACAGCAAACGGAAGTATTCAAAGTTTCGGTACGTCTCAAGTATCACTTAGGGCTGCAAATATAAATACTCCAGAAGAAGGAGAGTATACCTTGAAGTTAATGAATATATATTATAATACAACTATAAAACTTATAAAGAGATAATATGATACTAAATAATACGCACGTTCAAGGAATGTTTTTGTATTCAGAAGAAACTGAATATGAGAAAGGGGATTTTGTTGTCCATGGAAATACTATCTATATTTGTACAGCTAAAAATCCAACTAATAAAACAAATAATACTGTTTCTGGTGTTATTCCTGAAGAAAGTTCAGATAATTACTCACCATATTTAGGAGATAAATTAAATAATATAGAAGAGTATTTTAATTATATAAATCATTCTGAAGAAGAGCAAGGAAAGGAAGATAAATTAATTACTGCACATCTTTTATCTCAAATTTTATCTACATATATGATAGGATTTGATGAAAAGGGTATAATTTCTGAATACGTCTATCTTAATTCAGGGAACGATTCATTATCCATTTCATCTGAGTTATCTGATTTTTTAAATGGAACTGGAATTGATTCTAAAAACGTCTTGTCAATGATCTTAATCTCTCCGGAAATTAATAATGCTGTATTTAAGATATCGAGAAATCTTCCGGAAATAAGTGAAGTTATATTTAATGATGCTTCTAGTATTTATCCAGAAGATGCTAATTATGTAATTCTACGACAATATACTTATACTAATGAACCTAATTCAGATTCTATTTACAGACTTCAGGAATTAATAGATCCTATGGGTTCAGTTGTTAGGTATAGGTACGGAAAAGGTTATAATAACGGAGATCAGAATACTTTTGATAGTGTTACTTCTTGGTTGCCTAGTAGTATTGATAAAGAATGGATGGAGAATATAAAAAAACTTGAAAAACTTTACTTGGATAAAATCGAAGAATTAAATAACTTAGAAAAATCATTAGTAAATAATTTCCGTTTTAAAGAATATCCAATTCCAGAAACAGCTAATGTAATAGAATTTCAATGTACTGATAATACAAAAGATAATTACCTTCCTGTATCTGGATTTGATAAGGAGTCATTTATTCTTACAGTAATTACACAGGAGAATAATATAAATACAACGATTTCCATAGATCTTCTTGACGCTTATATTAGTCATGATGCAATTTCTAGTTATTATTTAACAGATAGTAGTGCTCTTGTTATAGTTCCTGGAAAGACAGAAGGAAATAAAGGAGAAATTGTTAGGCTTTATGTAACTAGTGGAAACATAGTGAATATATTTTATAGAGATAAGTACAAGAAATGAAAAAGATAGAATTAATAACCACTACTTCCGATAATATTTCTATATCACAAGTAACAGGTCAAGAAGATGAGAAAGAATATTACTTAACTGGAAATAATCGAGCATTAGTATGTAATGATTCAAATTACAGAATGACTAGAATATCTGAGCTAAGTAATAAATTAAAACTCAGAGATTGGAATGTAACTAATCGGAGGTTTGTTATCCCAGGTGAAGATGGCTCAGAAGGGAATTTACGAGTATGTATTGATGATTATTCTAAAGGTTCTGGAATAATAAATGAGGTTGATGAAAATACGAAAAGTATTGAAATTGATAAATATGAATTAACTGAAAAAGAAAAATCTCAATTTAATTCATATCTAGATTACCTCAAGAATAATAAAAATAATTACTTAAAAGAAATATATAACTTATATAATAGTATGAATAATAACGAAATTTATTTGTATAGTACTTCAAAAAATGTGGTTGATATTCTAAACAATTCTATTACTATCGATGTTATACCATTCAATTCTGATATCTATACCAATACAGTAGATTTAACAGAACTAATGAATTACTCTGTTAGTCCTGGAGTTTCTACTAAAATTGATCTTGGTATTCAATATTCTAAGTATGAAACTAGATATGTTGAAGATCCTGAAGACAAAGAAAAATTAATCTTAGTAGGTAACGAAAAACTATACTCTAAAGAAACAACATTCTCCGGACCTAGATATAATAAACAAGGAGAATTAATTTCCAAAGATTATATAGAAGAAATTGGATCAGATATTGTAATTGAATGTGTTAATAATATTATTAGAGTTGTATCTAAATCAACTGACATAGATGAATGTATTATTAGTAATTGTACAATAACTTATGGAAAATTATAATACAGGATATAGTACTTACGTTATTGGAAATTCTAGTAATATATCCAATAGCTTAGAAGTAATACTATATAATAAAAATGATAATTGGGATCCTAAGTTACCAAAAATATCTCTCTATAATATCGAACAAGTTTACTCAGGACTACTTACTTCCTCTGGCGGTAATTATATCAGATTAAATCGAACTACCCCAGAGGAACCCTTTAAATATGAAAATAATCTTCCTTCTGGATTTACTGTAATAATTTATATGAGTGTAATAGATAACACTCCTATTGGTTATACAGAGTTTCTAAATTCTCAGGGAAAAGGTAGTAATATAAATATTTATATATCTTTAGACTCTAGTATATCTAGCCAAATCCAGATAAATCTTAGTAATTCCTTAGATCAACTAAAGAATAACTCAACAACTGGGAAAAACTTCTTAGATAATGTAAATTTGTATAACTACTCTGGAGCACAAACTATAAAGCAAGACCTAGGAGCTGATAATTATCCAAGATATACTTCTCACGTATACCATATTCAAGATAATGAACAAATGAATCTCCTCTTAGATTATGGTATTGGGAATAGTACTGGTTTTCATAAAATTAATTTGAATCATGATGTTAATATAGATCCATACTCACATAATTATGAAAATCATCAAATTGGATTTTATGGAAAGGATATTGTATTATATTCTTGGACAGGTAATAAGTATTCTATCAAATCTTTAGTGAAAAAAACAAGATTTGGTAATCCTGAGGTATATACAACTTCATCGGGGGCAGACTATTCTATTTTCGAGGATATGAGAAGTAATCAAGAAATATTCTATTTTTCAGGAAGATTTATAATTACTATTGGAACTAATTATCCTAGTACTCTTGAATTATATGATATAGAGAAAAGTCAGTGGATTTCAACAGACTATCAAAACTTTTTCTTAGATACTCTTGATCCTAGAAGTAGAATTATATCTACTCCTGGAAATATCTCTAATAAAAGTATTACTAATTACATTCCAAGTATTAATAGTACTTTTCTAAATTTAACTGATTATACTAAATATACGAACATTAATATTATCAAAAAAGTTGGAGATTGGTATGTTTTTAAAAATAAACAATCCTCACAAAAAGATTTTCATATTTATAGTTGTATTGATAGATTAGTATATACAGTAAATACAGATGAAAGTCCAATACTGATTAATAACAGTCTCTTAATGATTCATACAGTAGATGAAGATCTGGGGTTAGATTATTATACTATCTATTATGAACCAGGGATTAGTTATTATACAGAAAAAGCTAGGGCAACATCAAGAAATTCAGAATTAGAATATTCAGAAGAACTCGGGATATTAGTTAGTAAGGATGAAGAGTTTGAAAAGTATAAGGGGTATTATAATGAGGGAAAAATATTGGTAATTCATCGAAATAATCCAACAGGTATATTTGGAACTATTCTTACGGGATTTAGAAGAAGCTATTTCAAAGCATCTCTTAAAACAGAAGTACCGAAAATTATAGCATCTATCTCTGGACTACTTTATTATATCGATGAAGATGGGTATTTAAATTATATATAAAATTATGAGAGTTATTTTTGAAAAAGAATTCTTAGAGAGTATAAGGAGGATAGATAACACACTAAAAATAACCAAATATGTAATAGGAACAATTTATAATTCATATACAGTTGGAGAAGAATTCATGGAGAAATTATTTTCAGGATCTTATCTGTATAATGATGTTAGAAAAACCTCAGAATATCCTCTAAATTCAATCTGGGATAGTAATAAAAAACTCTTAAAGATTAATATTGATATCCCAGAAGAAGAAAAAGCTGCCTTAGTTGAACCTAGCTCAGAGTATTGTTTTATTTATTGTTATGGTATATATCCAGATCGATCGGAAAGAATAGCATTTATAATAACTGAGCTAGAGGCTGCTGAAAGAAAAATAATTAAGTTCAATAGATTAGATTTAAATATATCATCTAATCTTTTTGAATTATCTTTTCCAGAATATACAGAAGCAAACATTGAAACAATAGCTGATAGTGATACTGTATTTTTGGAAGGTATAGGAATTGATTATGGAGTTAATATCTTTACCTCACTGGAAGAAAAAATAGTAACAAAAAAATCTTACTATAAGTATATAAGAAACAAGAAAACAAGTGGATATAGTAGTTCGTTCTTATACAATAATATATCTGGTGAGAAAATATATAATAACTCTGTGATTAGACAAATTACATCTATTCTATCGTTTTCAGCATTAGAAGATACTAGTAGTCTTAAAAAATCTGGAGGGTATATAAATCTATTAGGAACATTAGAATGTGATATGTATAGATTGATAAATGATTATAATATTTCAAAAATAAAGGAAAAGGTTAAAATAGATATAACATCTCTGCCTGTAATTGAAATCTTGGTGAAAGAAAGTAATGGACTGGAGTTTAAAGTAGATCAGGTGAATAAAAGATTAATATATTCTGCTAATACTACTGGAAAAGAGTTAAATTTAGTGATAGTCTTAAAAATTACTAATCTAGATCCAATAACAAAAAAGACGAGTACTATAGAATCAGGAGAGATTAGGTTAACTCAATTTGCAATATAATAAATCATGAAACTATCTTTAAAAGAGTTCGTTGAGGCTATAACAGAGATAGATAAAAACATAGGATTTTCGAAGTTCGTGAAGTATATTTTTATCTTCTGTTTAGTCTTAGCTGTATTTAATTACAGAACTATAATAAAGGATACTATAGAAATATATTCTGAAATTTCTGATAAGATACATTCTGAGAAGATGGAACTTAGAGATCAGTTATTAGTAGAATTAAAACCTCTCCTTACAGAGTTCAGAAGCAATTCTAGAGCTGATAGAATACTATACTTCGAATATCATAATTCTAAAGAAAATCTAGTATCTATTCCCTTCAAATACGTAGAACTTCTCCAACAAGATAACGGTTTTGCTGTACCTTCCATAGATCCAGAACAGTATAAAAGTATAAATACTGGATTGATTACTAGTATCTATGAAGATATTAAGTTTGGAGAAATTGTATACTGTGATGGTCCAAGGGATAGCGTATTTATGGAAAAATACCCTGGGATATACGAATTAGTAAATAGTAGAGATGGTTCTAAAAGACAAATATTTATTAGTATTCCTGGAATAAATCAACCTATTGGATTAATCATTCTGGAGTGGATAAATGAATCTAATATAGAGTTGAATGTAGAAGAAATTAAGAAAACTGCTACTTATAATTATATACCACGAATAAATGCCTTAATTCTATCAAAGTCGCCCGATAGAAACAAGTGGTTATAATTATGAATAAAATAAATAACAATAAAAACAAAAATTTATGAACGAAGAAGTTAAAATTTATGAAGATGCTACTTGGGGTAAGTATGGAAAAGATATTATTCCTAGTAGATTTTATCAGGTCTATAAAATTGAAGGTCCTTGGTTAGGAGATGATGAAAGTACTTGGTATGAATTCGATAGCGAAAATAAGAGTGCTGCAGTTTTAGAACCTGTATATCCTAATTACGAAGTCAATAAATATGGTTTGACTGGTGATAAAGAAGTGGTTAAAGTTACTATTACTCCTAGTGAAGAACTTAAATCACAATATCCAGATGCTTTAGTAAGTATTGATGGTAAATTCTATGATCTAGGTATTCTTAATAATCCTATTGAATTTTATATGGATAAAGATCATAAAGTTTCTATTATTTGGTCTACTGCAGAATTAGTTGAATCTTTCCGAATTATCAAAATTAAATAACAGAAATTCTCTTCTGAAAGCTTCAAAACCTAAATTATGAGAATAGACTTAGAAAAATTATAAAACTAAGTCTATTCTTTTATTATTTTATTCAATTATAAATAAATAATTATGAGTAGTTTAAATTCTTTTCAAATACAAATTTCCAGAAGCAAATACATAGAACGAGATAGAAGTATAGCAAGATTAAGGTTAAATCAACATGAATTCTTAGTCGGAGAGCCTGTTATGGTTAGATATTATTCTAACTCCGAACAAACAGAAACAGATACTATATTCGCTCTAGGTATTAAAAATGGAATAGGAGAAGACTGTTATCAAGTTGTTACACTTGGCGGATTAGATTTAGTTCGAGATGTAGTAACTGAGCTCCCAGACGTATCTCTTCTTGTACATGGAGAACTATATCTTTACAAGGATGAAGATGGGATTTGGAATTATGTATACGAAACTGGTGGGGTTAGACAAATAGAACCTATAACTGGTGGTCCTTTCATTTTTAGTAATATAGAAGATAAATACAGATGGTTTTATCGTGATGGAGTATTAAAACGGGAAGACGATTTCTATGCTAAGTCAGAAATTAATGAAATGATCTCTGGTTGGGATGTTAATATTCAAGATGCTCTTAAAAGTCTAGAAGAAATTAAGAAGTTAACTTATAAAAACCATTCAGCTACATTTCCATTAAGAGTTAGTTTTTATGACTCTAACAGACAAGATGATGGTACTACTCCTCTTTATCAAACAGGAATTAGAACCGCTGTTAACTTCTTAATCAGAGTAACTATTCCTGATATAGATACAAAAACTGGAGAAACAAATACATACGAAGTTACTAATGATTGTATCTTAGAGCTAAATGGCACACAAATAACTCTCCCTGAAAGTAATAGATATACAGTCTTAGGTCTTACAAATACAACAGAATATAGATTATCTGTTAAATATACGGATCCAGATACAGGAATTATAAGAACTGCAACTTCATATTATACAGTTAAGTTTGGTTACAATTTCTACTATGGACAAATTCCTGAAAGTGGGTGGAATATAACAGAAGCTGCTTTAAATTCTCTTGAAAACACTGTAGTTGGAAATGAGAAATCAATTGTTACTTTCCAAGGAGATCTTAACTCACAGAAAATAGCTTTTGCATATCCAAAACTGTACGGAAATCTTATGAGTATTTATGATACAACTTCTGGAATGAATCATATAACTGATTATTCAATAGAGTCTTGTAAAGTAAATGATATTGATTACAATGTTTATGTAAAAGATGTTGCATTAAATTATAATAATTTTCAACAAGTTTTTTCATTCTCATTACCAACATTCTTCGAAGGAATATCTACAGAAAATTCTAGTGTAAATGCAACTGACTTAGAAAATCTGAGACAGGAGATTTTAGGTGGAGCTAGCATAAATTATAATACTCTTGGAAAACTTGAACAAATTATTAAAGGATTATCAATACGTGAAGGCTTTATTGGTGGTCCTGGAATTAATTTAGTACAACTTGAAGATGGTAGTACAGAAATTAGAGTCAATATTGATAATTCTAGTATTGTAACTGATTCTAATATGTCTATAGCTGCTAAGAATATAAGCGGTGGAAAATATTAATAAATAAAATAAATTATGGCAAATAAAATAGGTTCAAATTTTTTATTACCCGCTAAAGTATTCCTAGATAAAAGACAAGGTATAGTTAGTGGAATAGGAGAATTAGGAACATGGGATTATGATAAATACCCTATTCCTGATGGATTTGAAGTATTTGTAGATGGAAAATGGTATACTTACTATAAGGATATAGAAAAAGATTCAATTACAGGCTTTTTCAGAATTCGAGGTGGTATTAATGTACTTCAAACCGCAGGTTCATCTGAGGATGATGTTATGTCTCAGAATGCTGTAACTAATGCATTAAACGGATTAAATGAGAGAATTCAAGATATTATACACAGTCTTGGAACAGTTCTAGAGATACGATTACTTCCAGATTATACAATTTCGGGTAATCCAACAGTAGATGGAGGGCTTTATGAAAATGGAACTAGAATACAACCCTCTTTTGCTTGGGAAGTTTGGTATAATGGAATGAAATTAAAAAGAAAAGATGTTAGTGTAAGTATATATATAAACGGAAGTTTTTATTCTGGAGGAATGAATAATCCTAGCGAAGATGAAGATGAGTATACTTGGGTATGGATTTATAATCAAAATATTTCAAGAGATACTGTAATTACTCTATCTGTTTTATACGGTAATGGTAGTTCATCAGACTCTATTGGATCTGTTAGTATCTCTAAAAACATTACCTATGAATTTATTAATTCTAGAATTTGGGGTAAATCTAAAACAAACGATATTAGTAAGATTGTAATTGACGGAAAAACTTACGGAAATAGAAGTCTATCTAAAGAACGTTCAATTGTTTTAAATAATGTAGATTGTAGCGTAGATGATGAAGGTAATGATTATACTTCAGGATTATACATATATTACATGATTCCTACTGAAATTTATGGAGAAGTTAATGAAAGTGAAGATCCTATAAGACTTTTAACAGGAAATATGGAAAATAATGCTTTCTCTTGTAAATTTGGTGAAGAAGATTATTCTGTAATAGTATTTGATTATCCTCAAACAGGAGTTTTAAATATAGAATTTAAATAATATGGAAAAAAATAAAAAAGGTATAAATGTTTCAGCTCCTATAGTTCCTTATACTGATCAAGATACATACCCTACCCATGAAGCAATTTATGGAAAAGGTGGTTGGAAAAGTGTTAGAACAATAGAAGATCTTAAAGCTATTCCAAAAGAAAGACTTGAAGATGGCTGTATAGTAAGAGTTGTGGAATCAAGTAGCTCTTCAGGATCTGCAGTTGAATTTTATTACGATAGTAGTATAAAAGATGGAGCTTCAATACCTAGTTCTATCACTGATCCAATTGAGAGAGAAGTTTATCCATATAAGTTCAGAAAATGGGCTCCTGGATATCTTCCTACAAAATTGAGTGATCTTGAGAACGATATGGCTTTTATTGCAGAAGTTCATAATACTGAAGAAAATGGAGATTACGTATATTTAGATCCAAATAATGCAGATGATAAGAATGCTATTGAAAAAATTCTAGTAGGTAGAGCTAGAGGTATTTATCAAGAATTAGCATTAGCATTTTTAAATAAGAATTCATCTACTACAGTTAAAGTAGATACTAATGAAGATGGCGTAGTAGATGGAAATGATAATAGTATTCCAATTCATGGTTTAGTTACAGTAGATGATACTGGGAAAATACCAAATGATCTTCTGGAATATCCCGGAAAATATGTAGAATCTCTTGTAGCAATATTTCCTGATGATTTTTGTTATGATCCTCTCGATCCAGCTTCTTGGTGGGATACTGATGACAAAGGAGTACTTGTAAAAGTTGCACCAGGAGGACCAAAACCAGCAGATTATCCAAATTCAGATCAATCTGAAGCTTTAGGTTGGGATCATCCAGAAGTAACTGAAAAGGATCAAAAATATTATATCTCTGAATATTACAAAAGCAGTGGAAATAGTAATAGTATAGTAGATAATGCTTATCGAAATAAAGTAGCTGTTGTAACTTCTAGTGATCCTAACGATTTTTCTTGGACAGCATCAGATCCAATCTGGAATGATATTATTTATGTAGATGAATTTAGAAGAACTGCATTTATTGTTAAAAATGATGGTATTATTGTAGAAAAAAGTATTGGACGTGATTTAATTCGAACTATAGAAGAATTAATGAGACCAGCTACGATTCTAGAAGTACCTACAGAATGGAATAACTGGGGAATATCTGCAAAAGTAGCTTATCAGATTCTTCTTGAAATCGATAAAATAGTTGCTTGGGGAGAAGATATATCCGATGAGAGAAATCAGAGAAAAGAGGCTGATGCTGCAATAAATGCTAGAATTGATGATCTTTGGGATAAACTTAATGCTCATATTCAAGACAAAAATAATCCTCATAATGTAACTCGTGAACAACTTGGTGTTGGAGAAAGTGATGAAGTTACGTTCTCTAAAGTTACAGCTAATGGATTCTTTATGTCTGTCGGATCTGCTGGAAAAATGGCCTCGAAAGAAGTAATGATGAGTGATCTACCTGCTGAAGAAGAAACTCACGAGGAAGAAGTTATTAGTGCCGTTAGCGAAAAAACATCCTCGGCACAACTATTAACTCCTCGTGTAAAAATATCCAGCAGTAATAATCCATCACTTAGAGTAGGCCCGAGTGATGGATCTTATGAATGGCAGGAAGAACTTAAAAATGAAAAAGAAGAACGTGAAGCCGCTGATGCTGAATTAAATAAGAGAATTGATGAAGTAGAAGCAGCTATGAACGCTCACATTGCTAGAAGAGATAATCCTCACGAAACTAATCGAGGACATCTTAAGATTGATACTACTGATGCTGTTGTATTTAGTAAAGTTAATGCTCCTAACGGTTTCTTCCAAGCTAATGGGACTCCAGCAGTATTTAAAGTAGCAACTCTCGATCCAAAAGAAGAAAAACTTAATGAACTTGAGTCTAAGATAAAAGAACTTGAGGCTGAAATTGCAAAACTTAGAAAGGTATGATTTCAAAATTAATAAAAAACGGAGAAGATATATTTCTGCAAACAACAACTAATGCAGTAATTGATTCTAGTAATAAAACTCTAACTACTATCATTCAAGACCTAGAGAATAATATTTCAGCACTTGAAGCAGAAAATGAAAAACTCAAGGAGACGATAGAGACATTAGAGAAAACACTTACTGATAAAATAACTGAACTAGGAACTAATCTAACTACAAAAATAGAAGAGGTAAATACTAACCTAACTACTGAAATAGGTAAGATTAATACTAGTATCACACAGATTAATGGTAAGATTACAACTCTTGAAAATAATGGAACTGACTACGAAGAAAGATTACAGATGCTTGAAAAGAAAACTCAGAGATTGGGTGAATCTGGAAACTTTAATCAACAAGTTAGCGCTCCAGGATTTTTCGAAAGATAATATAATGGGGAAGAACGATTATAAGTTCTTCCCTTTATTTTCCTTATATATGTTATGAAAGAAATTTATATAAACTCGCCATATTCGATTTGGAACGAACAAGAAATAATAATTCCCATAAAATTTCCATTCAGATCTAAAAAACATATGATGGATACTATAGGATCTCATTGGGATGATCCAGAAAAAGTACTTAATATTCTAGATAACAGAATTAAAAAGGGAATACTCTTCGATATGGTCTTAAAAGTTAGTAATCGAGGAGGACAATATAAGAGATTTGGAATTAAACAATTTAGGTACTGGATATCTTTTCGACCATATATATTAAAACTTGAGGAACTTAGACTTCATGAGAAAAAGATTAAGAAAGGTAAGTATATCAAGTACCTAATTCCTAATCCTAAACAAATTTCACCATATAAGATGGATCGAAAGACTTTCTTGGAAGATTACAAATATATGAATAAATATTATGATTCTGTTTTATTTAAGTATTCTCTTCACTATGTCTTATATAACTTAAAAGCCTTATAAGTGTATTATAAACTTAAAAGAAAACAGATATGGAAAAAGAAGAAATTTGTTTACGTCTCATGGAATTAATGAGGGTAGAGACAATAAATCACAACTTGTTTTTAGCTAAGCAAGGAGATTATGAAGAAAAATCGGGGAAAATTAAAAGAGAATACTTCTTCGAGAAATACAAAGAGTACAAAAATGGAACTTTCAATTCATTAGAGAAAACGAGGAATGACTTCAAAAAGGAGTATTTTGATAGGATAGAGGAAGTAAGAAAAAAGTACAGTGAAGATTGCATAAATTTTCAAAGAAATCACGAGATGCTTATTTGGAAAATTAAAGATCTGTTACACACTGCAAGATTTAAATGTCCTGATGAAAATGTTATAAAGGATGTTGAAAATTTCTTAAAAACCTGTGAATTACTTAGAAAAGTAGCAGAAGAAATCAGCCTTGATCAAATTGATAGTGAAATGAAAATGGAAAAACTTAGGGAGCTTTTATAAGCTTCCTTTTTTATTCTCCTCAAAGCCTTATTAATGATAGTTTTGTTTAAATCAAAAAATTCCCTGGTCTGTGAAGATCGGGGTTTTTGTTTCATTCCTTGAAAGCCTTATATATGTAAAAAGAATTTAAAAGAATATGGAAAAAGAAAACAAAAAGAAAGAGAAAAATTATTGGAAATTAGCATTTATAGGAATAGGTCTAACATGTGCGGTTGTCAGTATAATTAATTCACATAGAACCCAAAAAAAGTTAGACATTGTCCGTGGAGAAAATCAAAATCTCCAAACAATAAATAAATCCCTTCTGAGACAAATTCAAAATTTAGCCTATCAGAATGGGAAATTGACACAAAAAAGAACTTAAAAATAAGAATATGGAAGAAAGTGTTAAAAAAGAACAACGTCAGTATTGGGCGGTTAATAGAACTTTTCACAGTTCTATGTTCGAAGAAGTATTTAAAGTAGGAGGGAAAGTAATATTTTATACTATCTCTCTTGAAGAACTAAAAGAAATTAGTGAAAATACTCCAATTAACATGAGATTTTTAGGGAATGGAGTCCCTTATAAGAACGCATTAGATAAAGTTGGAGTTAAGTACAAAACAATAACAGATGATGTAGTGTTATCTCCTAGTCGTAAGGATGTACTTTACACTATTATTGGTAACACAACTGTTAAAGAAGATCAAACGGAATTTCCTGACTATACGATCATAGAAGTATATGTTTGTGAAATATGCCGTTAATTAAAGTAAAACAATAAAAATAAAAAAAAAATGGAAAGACTAGAAAAAAATGCTTACCAGGAAAAATTGGTAAGAGGTCTGTTAAATTCACTTAGAGAAAATAAAACTATCTCAGACGTACATGTAAAAAACTTAATTAGCGAAGTTCATAGTGAAATTGGAAGAAGCTTGGATAAAGCTTTAATCAAGAGAAAAGCTGATGAGTTGTTATTCACATGGATGAACAGTGAATTAAATATAGTGAAGAAAGAAATGAAAGGAAAAAGAACTCCACTTGTTATTAAGCTGAAAAATGAAGAAGCTATGAATGACGAGGAGTTTGAAATCTTCACTGAAAAAATACTTGAAAAGGTATTAGTAAAAGAATCGGGAAGAGTAAGAAAAGAGCCGGAAATAAAAGAAGAACCGGAAGAAATAACTACTCCCTCGAAGAAAAGGAATAAAGAAGAAAGAATTAGAATAAACATCTTAGACAATATCATGGAAGCGCTAAGTTATTCTATTACATATAACAGAGGTGACGGAGTAACTGGAAATAATGTTGCCAAGGTATTAGGTGTGAAAAGAATAAATCAAATCCAAATAAAAACTTGGGTAAATGGTTTATCAAAACATTCAGTAACACTAAATGTATATTATGACGGAAGAAATGATAAGTTGGTATTCAGAGAAGCGGAAAAAGACTTATCTATCTGTTGTGAATTATACAGAAAGATTACAGGAAAAGAACCAAAAAGAGAATATTTAAAACTCTTAAGTGGTAAAGAAAAACCGAAAGTATTAGTAAGTAAGACTAGTTCTGCAATAGTAATGAAGGAATCAGTCATTGATAAGAAAATGATTAAAGAAGATTCCTATGAAGATTTATATTATTACGCTGCAGGAATAATTGTTGAACATAGCTATAAAGCGGTAGATATTGATTCATTGTGTACTAATTTGAGAAAATTAGGATATGATGTATCAAAAACTGAACTTCAAGGAATCCTAAGAAAAAGAGCTGAATTTTCTGTAGTAAGATATGGAGCAGCAGTAGGATTAAATGAAGGAGGATGGAAAACTTGGGATGAAATCAAAGAAAAATTCAATCCCAAGAATAACATAAAATGGGTAGATTGTAGACTATCACTAACTCTGGAAGAAATAAAAAATATCTTTCCAGAAACTGAAACATTGTCTATGATAACCGAAAGAGATGGATTTTATAGAGTATATTATAATGGATCGCTCACTGAATTAACGAAGTGGATCCAATTAGCGACAATATCCATCGGAGCAGAAAACTTAAGCAGTTATATATTTGATCAAGATTTAGTTAAGAGAATCAAGACAAGAATAAATCTGCTTAATGAATTTATGCTGAAAGAGGAATTAGGATGTAAATTAGAAACATTATAATCCCACTAATAATTGATGAAAACCGAAAGTCTGTGAAGATGAGTAGGTTTTTATTTTTTGTCCCTTCAAAGCCTTATTAATGTATGGAATAATCTATAGAACTTGATATATAGTAGAGTTTTATAGATTTTCTTTTTACAACCCTAGAAACAATAACTTAAAAAATTAAAATATTATGGATTTATTTGGAAGAAATAAAAAGAAAGAAGAAACTGCCGAACTAAAAAGACAGTGTGAAAAAATCGAAGATAATATCATAAGATTATCAATGGCAATATCAGATAATCGACAAGATATTTGGGAGATTTCAGAATTGGTTAAACAAGGAGACGCGTTAACCGAGAAAATAATTGAAAAAATTAATGAACAAGAAAAGAAAGGAGGAAAGTGGTATGAAAGAATTTTTAGAAAATTCTGGTAAGGTTATAAATAAACTTACAAGAGATCAGTCCTTTAATAATCAACAACTAATAAATCTAAGGAAATCTGCAGAACAAAGAGTAGCATTTCTAGAAAATGTTTTGATTTCTAAAGGTTATCATGAAGACGTTATGGAGATAAGAGAAAAATTTGCTCTCGAAGAATTAAACAATAAGATGATGGTTCGAGAGGAAAAATTACTAATTCTCCCTAAGTTTGAACACCTAGTATTAGCAGCGCAACAAGAAATAAACCCAGAACCAAATTTTAGTGGTATATATCCTTGGGCAGAATCTTATAAAACATTAGATCAGAGGTTCAAGGATACAGTAGACTTAGACCAAACTGAACATTTAATTTGTATAGGTTCAGCAATGGTAGGTTTTGCGGTAGATATGGTATTTAGAGGTGGTCCAGAGAAAGTTTCAGGAATTTCAGGGATGATTCAGGGTTTCTTCGATAATAAACTTTCAGAGGAGACAGTGAAAGAACTTGAAAAACAGGCTAAAGTAACATTTGATCAATCAGTTAATTCTCAGAAATTTGTGGAGAGAGCCGGACATAAGATCAAAGGACTATCACCTAATCTTCATCATATTACTGGAGTAGGTCATGATCCTAGTCCCGCCGGTATAATAACAGGTGTAAAAGACGTGATGAAAAATACGGCGACTTTTATGGACTCTGGAGAAATTCGAACAATAGACATGGAAGGATTTTTTAAAGATGGAAATAAAAGAGTTGCTAAAAAATTAGTAGAAGCATTTAATCTAGTAGTAAAACATCAACTCTCGGATATAAATGGAACCAGAGGATTACCAGCGCCGTTTACTTTCGTGATTGGATACCTGGAAAATTTCGGCGACTATGGACAATTAATTTTTGGAATAGTTGAGAAAATGTACCTGGAAGGATATGATTTTAGATATCACCTTTCAACATATCCAGCTGCATTAATAACAGATATCCTAGTAAGAGTATGTTGGGCAATAAAGCTAATAAATGAATCTGAAGGTAAATTAACAATAAAGAAAGTAATCCCTATGGTAAATTTAAATACTATAGAAGGATCAAAACTCGGAAGAATGTTATTTTATACTCACTTAGAAGCTGTAGCACTTAATACTGGATTTATAGCTGTTACTTTTAAATGTACGGCTGGAAAAAGTTTACTCAAATTTAATTATGGAGAATGGGTTATGTTAGCAAGATATGGCATAACACAATCTAGATGGTTAATCATAAAGAAATCAAAACTGAGAGATAAATTTAGAGAAGGAAAATTCGAAGAAGCAATGAAGGATTTTGAAGAAACTTATAAAGATTTATTTGGAGGTTATATTATTAAAGTAGAAGAGGAGGGTTAAAATTTCCCTCCTTTTTATTCTCCCCTCAAAGCCTTATTAATGTATAAATAATTAAATAAAAATTAAAAGATTATGAAAGAAGAACAAGACGAAAAAAAGAAGAAAGGATTAAGTAAGAAAACAGTTAAATTACTGATCTTTGGCGGAATTGCAGTATTGGTGATCGGAGGAATTGTGTATAGGTTAAAGACTTCGAAAGGAAAGACGAAGTTGATCAATGAAGGAAAACCGCTAGATTACTATTACAGACAATCAGGAAAATATAAACTGGCTCCTCTTACAATGGATACAGGAGTCGGAACATTAAATCTTTCAAACCTAGAGAATACAAACGGAGACTGTTTTTCTTTAGGTTATATAAAAGATGTAAAACCTCTTGGAGATGCAACAATTGAAGGAGGTGATGTAATTAACGTAGAATCTGGAAAAACTACAAAAGTGAATCTAACAACAAAAGTAGTATCACTTGCCAGATTATTATGTGGAGCAGAGTTCGTTAAAACAAGTTTTGAAGTAAGAGGACTCTAATAAAATATAGAAGATAGGACATTCAAAAATCCTGTCTTCTTTTTTCTCCTCCCCGAACAAACAAAAAAGAAGAAGATATTTTGATTTATCTTCTTCTTAATTTTATTCTATATTACAGTTCCTTAAGAGCAGCTTTTATTGAACCTTTAATCATCTCTTGAATTCCTTCTTCAGTTGTCATTGCTCCTGATAACGAGAATTTCCAAGAGTTTCCTTCTCCAGTTCTAACAAAAGTACCAAGAACTAATGCTTTCTTACCAATAAAGTCTGGATTATTGTCGATCTGGAAGTCGGCGAAAGTCTTAAGTTGATTAATCTTATTACTATCTGTTACTTTCATATCCGAACTATAGATCTTCATAGTCGCCGAAGGAATATGATCGAATACAAGCGCTTTAGGATCTCTTCCCATGTGCTGATAAATATTCAAAATCACAGCCATATATTTTACTTCCGGCGCAACTTTTCCAAGCTCCATTCGAATTAACTCATTATCACCTTTTGAGTTATTCTTTCCAGTTAAGTCATCACCAAGTAAACTAGCAACTGAACCATCTTTAGAAATTTGATGTCCGTAATAAACAATATCATACTGTTTCTTAGACTTATCAAACATTACAACGCTAGCATCAAGATCAATATCAAGTTGTTTATCAGGTCGGAGTGTTCCAGGATTATCTACTACTTCAGTTTCGATTATCTCTGATGGACCTGTACCAAATAGTTTTTGAAAGAAGTTACCTGTCTTAACTGTCTTTCTTTCAACATGAGTCTTTCTTCCAGTTACTCCACCTTTGATTACTGCCGGAGCCCATCTAAGCCCTACATAAACATAATCAAAGTTTTCACCTTCTGTTTCTTGATTTTTTCTTAGGCTAATTGTTCTTGTACCATTTTTTCTTAAGCTAATTACTCTTTCTTCCATAATTACAATAATTTATAATGTTTAAGTAAATTTATTTCTAAGTATGTGTTAAAATCTGTTGTTGTTTCCGGATCAGAGAGAAGATCTAGAATATCATCCTTCGAAATTCCTGTAACTAGTAATTCCTCTTTTTCTATGAGACCTGAGTGAGTTTCTATACCTCCCCAAGATACTTTAACATTCTTTCTCTTCAAAATTATATCTTTTATATTTGTTCCCTGTCTCTTACTAGAAACAAACCAAATTTTAAGATAAGTTTCAGGATCACAAGGACTCAGAGTACCATCTCCTCTTAAGAAATATTTAACATCTACCCCACAAAAACTTAGGGAAAATGCTGTCTCTCGATTAACAAAGTACCTCAGAAATATATCATAATTCCGCTTAAAATCTCCTTTAAACATTCTTCCTAAGGTTTGAGTTGAATTAAATGATACTTGCTCCCTAGTGTTAATATCTAAGAATGTATAAATATGAATTATGCGTGAATTTAGAATAAAATCTTTAGGAATTACTCTAATACTTCTAACTATCCGCAACATCTAAATATCAGACTCTTTAAACTTAAGACCATACTTAACCAGGCTCTTAAATAATGTCTGATTAGATCCTTCACCAAGAGCTTGAAATTCCCATCTACTTCCTTCAATCCTAGAAAGTTTTCCAAAGACTAAAGTAGTATCATTCTTATAGTCATCATCAAGACGATATACGAGCTTAGCAATATCCTTACCGTCTTCATAGGCCCTAACTTCAGCACCATCAATCATCTTAAATGTTTGCTCTCTTGTTCCTGAATCATAAATATTAACCAAGAATAAGATATCAGTTATTTCAGGATCAACTTTCTTTGGATAAATTATAACCTCTTCACTACAAAGTCCATCATCCCCAGATTCATCCTCTGAACCTGTATTGTCTCCACCATACTGTACTGCTTCAAATGGATCTGTTAACATTCCATCCGAAGTTTGAAGTAGGCTAGAATAAAACACTAAATGATCAGGGCTAGGACACTTTCCATTTTTATTGAGTTCGACAGTAATTAAGTCTACATCAAAGTCATAATTACTATTCCTAAGAGCTCTAGAATTAGGTTTCCAGACAATTTCTACTCTTAATTTACTCAAACCCTTTTTTAAACTAACAGATCTTTGTTTTGTTAGTGTAATCTCTCTTTCATTTGTTTCCATTATTCTATTTTATTATAAGTTTACATATATAAGAAAATCAAGGGTTAAAAGATTTTATTTCTGTTATCAAGTCTTCTTCGGTTGTAATTATAGGTGCAAAATAGTCTAAAGAATTAAATTGATCTATACTACTAAATTGTTCTATTGTTGTAAAATATAAAATAGTAATGTTATGATCATTACATAATAAATATTTTCTCTTATCATCAATTTGTCTTTTTATAAAACCTTCTTCCCCTCCAAAATAGTCCACAGGAAAGAAGTGCTGCAACCCATGACCTTCTATTGCTAAATTAAGTTTAGGAATGTAGATATCTAATCTGTAAAAACCACCAACATCACTTACTAACCAATCAAATGTTTTCTCAGTTTCAAATTCAATATCTAGATTTTTTAATAAATTTTCTAGAATTAATTGCAATCCAGAAACATATGAAGTTTTTCCAGAAGCATAGATAATATCTCTAGTAGATTTGATAGAAATCAGTTTATTATATAATCCAGGAAAATTCAATCTAAAGTGATATGCACTAAGTACATTATGAGTATTTACAAATTGTTGAATTTCCTCAGTAGTATTATATTTAGTATAATCAATTCCAATATGTTTGTATCGATTAGTGTAAACTAATTTATCCAATAACCCTAAATTAGATGCTTTTTTATAAACTCCTGGAAATTTTTCTTTAAAACTATGTGGATTTTTTATATCAGGTTCATTATTTATCAAATCTTGAAAGTCTTTAACTGTATTATATCTATTAGGATAAGATATATACTTTAAATTTTTTGAGTTAAATCCTAGTTTAACTGACTTATTGTAAAGTTTAATATTTAATCTTTTAAATTCTTCCGGTCTTTTTAGTCTAAAAGTATCTATTAAGCTTTGAAAGTCTAAAAGAGTATTATAATCCTCGACTTCTAGATCTATTTCATCAATGTCTTCATAATTTTTATTATTTTTTCTTATTATTTTATTCTCAAAACTTAAATCATCGAATAGTTTTAGTCTTTTTGCCTTATTATAAATTGATTTAAATTCTTTTCTTAACTGAGGAGGAGATTTTATATTATTAATATTTATAAAGTTCTGAAAATCATCAACAGTATTATAATTATCTTCTATAGATTTTTGTTTTGGAAAAATTATCTTATCTAATAATTTATTTTTTCTAATTTTATAGTAAATACTTCCATATTTATGTTTTAGTTCTGTTATATTTTTGAGTTCTGGATGAGAATTAATAAAATTCTGTGCTTGTTCTATAGAAAAATTCATTTTAATAGTATTTATAAAGTTAAAAAATCTATCAAAGAGTTTGAAAATTTATTATTACTCTTTTTACCCTAATGTATTGTTTATCAATAAAAGATAGGAATTTAATCAGTTTTCCTATCTTTTATCTTTTCTATGATTAAATTTTCTTCTTAATCATCTCCACAACTTTATCTCTAGCAGCATCAGAAGCTATGTCTATTTTGCTTCTCTTTATTTTTAGAGAATAATTTACGTTTTATTATCATAACACTATTCCATATTTTATTTTTAAATCTCTTATTTCTTTTGTTACAGGTATAGTAAGAAAAATCTCAACCATTATATGAAAATCTACATTATCCCCTAAAGTAGGATCATTATAGATTTTTGCACATAGCTCAAGATCATTATAAAGCTCATCAAACCTTTTCCTGTAGTTACCCAAGTCTTTCAGGAGCTGTTTACCTCTCTTACTTGGATCAGAAACTAACTCCTTCATGATTACAGTATTTTCCTTTTTCCCTTTGATTAGATTCTTAAAATCCTCAAGAATCTGGTATTTTTCTTTGAGACCTGAATAACCCTTTTCAAGGTTATCTACAGAAATTAATCTCAAAAATTCGTAATTATCTTCATTAAATTCAGATAAGTATTCATAAAATAGCTTATTCTCGTATCTTATCATTTCACATCTCCGAGCTATTGTCTCATCTGAATCCTTAATAGATAATGCTCTATGGACAATGCCGAATAAAGCAGATTTTATTCCATCAAACATAATTAACACACCTCCTTTCTTTTTAATAATTCATAACTACGAATTCGTTTCTTTACTCCATCTACTAACATAGTATTTTGAACCTCTTTTACTTCGAAATAATTAAGAATATCATTAGCCTTTGGAGTTGCTGTATAAGAAATAGAAGAGTATAGATCTCCAAGTTTTGTCTTAAGATCTGATAAACTATACTTTTCTCCTGGATTAAAATTTTGATGAATTGTGTTATTAAGTAATTCTGGACTAAATGTTACTATCCCAAGTTCTTTCTTTATTCTGGATGAATTATAGGACAAAGCTTTTAACTTTTGTGGACTTAGAGCTAAATAGTAAGATTTAACTTCATCAGAATCTATTATTTGTTGTAAAACTAAATCTATTACTTCTCTAGAAACAGGGTATTCACATAACATTTTAAGTTTATCATAAATAGTTGTTAATGTATCATAAATGCATAAAAATCTTGTTACATCTCTATTTAATATATCATCTTTTGTTAAACTAGAATGAATTGAACTAAATACACTAAATCTATCTCTATAATCTACTTGTTGAATCTGAAAAGCTCTAATTTCATTTACTAGTACAAGTTTATTAATAACAGGTTTTAAGATAATATCTCCATTAGAGTTAATTATGTGATTGACTGCTATATAATCGTTAAGATAATTTTTAATTTGTACTGCTTCTTCGAATTTCTTAACTAATGAAAATTTTGCAGTATCAGGTGTAGATTTATAAGATAATAGTAAATCATTTGTTGCTTTATTTTTTCTATCTAGAATTGCTTGAAAATCTTCTTTTTTCATTTCTCTATAATCTGCAGTAGTACGATAATAGAAAGTAGCACTATTTTTCCAAGGATTATTGAATAGTCTTTGTCTCCCCAAGATTTGTGGTAAATCTTCACTAATATCAACTGCTAAACAATCTGAATTAGAATCACTAAAGATAAATGATTTAGCGCATAAGCTATAAAAATCTGCACCTAAATAAACGGTACGTGTGCAGAAGGTAAACATCTTTGGCTTCTCTGTTTTCTTAGGTACCTTCCCTATTGTAAAAGATTTTCCTAATTTTCTTTTTATTCTTTTAGCATTATCATCAGTTCTAGAACAAAGAATATTTACCTGTTCTGGAGTTAATTCATTTTTCTTGATAATAGATATAATATGATTCACACTGTTTACATAAAATACTGCTTCATCTGATACTACTTTTACAGGTTGACCATCTCTCATTACTACTACTTCATCAAAGTCTTTTAAAAGATACTTTTGAATAATTTCTGAAGCTTTTTCACCAACTGATCTCATTAGATAAATATCTAATTTTGGTTTGATTACTCTACTAGAGTCTGAACTATACCAATCTAAATCAAAATAAGGAAGATCTTTAAATTCATCTAACATTTCTAGATACTCATCCATCATAGGAGTTGCACTAACAAAGTATGCCGTTGGAGATTGTTTAAGATATTCCATAAATCTCATTTCAGTATTACTTTTAAAGCGAGCATCATGTAAGATACTTTGAAATTCATCTACTACTGTCACAAATCTTTCAAAAATCCTTAATTTTTCAAGAATATCTTTAACAATCCTATATGAGTCATAGGTTACGAGGATTTTGGCTGGTAAACCTGATAAATATCTTTGATAGGTATAAGTATCGATCTCTCTATATAGTCTTTCATAGATTTCAGAATTATCTTTTTTCTCTTCTACTAATACAAATTCTTTTGGTTTAGTATCTTTACTAATATCCTTATCAGAATCTGGATCCTTATCCATTTCATTAACTACTAAATATACATCATTTTCATGCTGTCCTTTTTTATTTTCTAATAACATTTTTCTAGGACTGCATAGGATAACATTCTCAGGACCATTAATACAGTATTCAGTAAATCCACATCCTGGAAGTTGTTTGTTTATTATACATTTACTTGGAAAATTAGAAAAACAGAAATCTTTCCATTCTCCTATATACCTAATTCCTCTAGGTACAATAATCTTATCTTTAATCATAATTTTATAAAGTTTTAATTAATCTATTATAGATTCCAATACAGAATCCAGTTACATAAAATTGAAGACTAGGGATACCCTTTATAATCTTCATTCAATTGTAAGGATTTAAGGTTAGTAGAAGAGCAAAACTACACTTTAAATTAAACATTTAACCTACGTACTCTATATAGTCTTCTAATTAAAAAAAAAGTGCATCAATATATTCGATCTCCCTTTGGGAGGAGATCGAATTCTTATAATCCATTTAATCTCTATATAGTTTATTCAGTCTAGAGCCCGTAGGGCCCTGGAGTGAACCTGAAGCTGTGCGTAATGGTGAACGGAAGGTATAATAATGGGTTCCTTTGTCCTCATAAATAAGTTACAATAGAATAAAAACCTTATAAGTGCTATGAAGTTACCAATAAAATTTTACAAGTTTATCTCTAACATAGATTATTTTTCAGAGATACACAAATATCATAAACATGAGAATAATGAAGATATGATTATTGATTATATGATAAGTAATCTAGCTTTTCTTCTAACTCCTTCCAATTTTAACCAAAGAGCGTCTTATTGTTTTAATAATTGGTTTTCTATTCTCTTAGAAATAGATCCGATTAAGTATGGTTGGGTAAAGAAAGTTGACCTACAATTCTTAAATAATACATCTGTAACTAAACAACAGATTATAGATTGGGAAGTACTCAATTTTACAGGGAAGAATAGGATTTTCACAGTAAAGAGAGAAAAATGAAGTTTTGCTACTTTAAACTTCTAATTTCCTTATATGTGGAAAAAAGAACCCCAGACTTAATTGTCCAGGGCATATTTGATTATTTACATAACCAAATTGAAATTGCTTTCAAAGTCTTTAATAATTTAAAGCTATGAGAGATATCACTAAGATTCTCCCAAGAGTCATGAACACTGTAATGAGCATGACTGATGAATAAAACTCAGGTGTTTGCATTTTAATTGAGTTTTTTAAATTAAAAATATAAAAGATAGATCGTCATTATATCCAATTTCTTTCAATACTTTAGGATTTTATGACCTCATGATCTATCTTCATATATAAGGCTTTGAAGCATTTCTAGAAGGAAGGGTAGTTTTAATACTATTCTTCCTTTGATTTCCTTATAAGTAATTAAAAAATATAAGACTATGGAAGAAAAGATCGATTTACCAGAGAAAGGAATAGTAGTTGGCTTTGAACTTGAGAACTTAGAGGATTACTTGAATTGTACGGAGCATTTAGTACAGGTTCATGGAAAGTTTGAGGTCCTAGCAGAGATCGAGAAAAAAGTAAAGTACGAAAAGATTAGACACCTCGCCAAATTTCTCATGACGGAATATAATCCAGAGTTAAAAAGGAATGTGGTTTTTAGGTTGTCTAAGTTTAAAGAACGTCATGAACACAACGGCGAGACGGTTTATATAGCTTATTATAGGTTTGATGGATTTGTATCACTTTAGGAAATATAGGGAGAGACTTTTAAGGTTTCTCTCTTTTTTCTTTCAGGTACAACAAAAAGAAACTACACTTATCCATCTCGGACCAGTGTAGTTTGATTAGAATTATAGTATTTTAAGAAGTTTATCTGAGACATTATCGATCTTTATAGTTTCGTATGTTCCATCTCCTTTAAGCCAAATTAATCTTCTCCCCAGGATCTTTAAGCCAATTGATTCTAACATTAATTGATACATGCTAAATTGTAGGGTATAATGTCCTAGGGGTTCATCTATTAAATTATCAAAAGGAGGATACATTGTGATTCCCTTCGACCTCTGATAATCTTTCGTAAGTTCTTCATTTGTTTTCCAGTCTCCTATAATAAATCCAGGGTTATCAGGGGAATCATAGTAGAATAGAAGGTCGGTAGTTCCACAAAATTTAGTATTAATTTCTGGGATATACTTTGATGACATCCTGAATTCTGCACCGACCGGAATTATCGAAGGCGGTAACTCAGAATAAAATTTGAGGATACTTTCTTCTTTAGGTGCGAAGGGAATTAACCAACCCTCCTCTGGAATATATTGCCTTCGGATATTGGTCGGAATTAATTCAGGGTAACCACATTTTATCCATGTCATTGCTTCTCCAAATTCATGATACTTCGTTCCTTGTGTTACTGATTTTACATTTTTATATTTCCATTCTCTGAGGACATCTTCTTGAGTTCTTCCATTCTTTTTTGCATATCGTTCTGAGATTGTATGTTTATCGAAGGGTCTAACAAAGTTTTCGATTATATTAGAAACTGGTGTATATTCTTCAGTTCCTATAAAATACTTATGTCCTTCTTCTATAAATGTTATATCGGAAAAATGTTCAGATATTAAGTTTCTTGTTGTTTGTATAATTTCTTCTGTAGTCATATTCTTTTATTTTATTATCATATATAAGATTCACTAGTGCAGAGAAGAGCAAAATCCTTACTTATGATATGAAAATAATGATAAGTTTTGCAGATTTTGAGTATATACTAGAAAATCGAGTAGAGTTTAATCTGCTAAGTAAATTTAATCGTACTAAAGATCCAGAATTAAAAGCTATAATTTCTTTAATTCTTCTTGCTGAATCAATATCTAATGGAGCAATAATAACTTTAAAGAAATTAACGTTTGCCACTGCTTTAGAGGGTATAGATTTATGGAGAGGGAAAGTTAATACTAGAAGTTATGCGAAGATTAAAACAATAGGGGATTTGAAAGAATGGTTAAGATGTAATTTAGTTGGAAAATTGATAACAATAAAAAGACATGGAAAAAACGAGGTTAGAGTTATTGATTTATTGTTATCAAGAGAAGAAAATTAAGATCCGACTTTCACAAGCCAGATCTTATCAGAATGATTTATATAATTATTTTTTATTTTTTATGCATATATAAGAGTTTGGAGGATTGAGAGATGATATCAATAATAGATGTTTTAAATAATGGAGAAGAAATTGCAAAGTATTTAGAAGTAAGATTTCATACAATTAAATATGCTGATGACTATTACCATAAGTTTATCTTAATTCATTCTTTGTGTAAATATGCGAATAGTTTAGATCCAGTTTATCACACTCTTATAGTATATCATACAGAGTTGATTGGGTGGTCTAGTGAAATCGATCTTAATAGTATAGGAAGTATAAAAACTAAGGAAGATTTAGCAATATGGCTTAAAGATAATTTAGTGGGAAAAATAATAACACTTAAGAAATATGGAAAGAATAATGATTTCGTATCCTGAATTTTATAAACATCTGGATCTTTTATATGAGAAAAGATTAGATTATAAAAATTATAATAATTATATAAAGTCTTTTAAGGAAAGAATGACAGAAGATGAACTAGTATATTATTTACTGTCAAGTATATCTTGCTTTATTAAATCTTATAATAATCAAGGATTTCTTTATATATTGGGTGTAGTTATGATTTTTATAATTAAAGCACTTGAAGAAATAAATCCAGAAAAATATAAGAATCTAAAATCTCCAAAAACATTTCTTATATCAAAAACATTTAATTCTCAACAGGAAGCTCAAGATTGGATTTTAGATAGATTTTTAGGAAGAATATTAACACTTAAGAAAAATGGAAAGAATAATGATTTCGTATCCTGAATTCTTAGAAAATCTAGAAGAGTATAAAAATAAATACTCTGATTCTAGGGGTTCACTTCAATATAGAAATAAAACAGAAATTATGTTGATTCAAAATTTAATATTTCGTAAGGAAGTGGTTAAATTTTTTATTGAGAAGATTTTTTCAATTAAAAGAATAAATGAAAAGAGATCTTATACCATTTTTGGAGTTTCTGAAAATAGCAGATGATCCAGGAACAGAGACTAGAAGACATTTGTTAGATCAATATTTTCCTTGGGATAGATATTATACAAAACTATCTGAACGAGGAATGTTAATTGGAATTGGAATACAGTTAATAAACTCCTATATATTTTTTGATGAATCTCGTAAACTTTCTAAGAATGCACTTCAGAATGTTAATAATATTATAGGTCATCTTATATCAACATTTCCAGAGAAGTATTCGGGGTGGAAGAAGATGAGCCCAGAAATATTAAAAATTTCTGAAGATCTCTCTAAATATTCTTCGAAAAATGAATTAGTATCTGAGATAGTTTGGTTATTTACAGGAAAACTTTTTAAATTAAAAAAGACAAGAGTTTAATTCTCTTGCCTTTATTTTTTTGAAGAAATAAAAAAAATGGTAATGGACCAAACTTATTTCGCAATCCACTACCTGACCTGATAAATATTCCAAAAAGTCGTACTTACTTTAAGTTCAATTTATCTTAGCTAACCTTTATCGCTACAAGGGTATATCTTTTTGAAGTTCTAATAGTTAATTTCTTAACTATCATGAGTATTTCCCAAAGATAATAATTACAAATACCTTTATAGAATTTTACAGTGACCTTAGAGGTATATAAAATTTCTATCTTCTACCATATATAAGAATTTCAGGGGTTTAGAAATACCCAAATTTTTGTAGATTATTTATTAATTCTTGTATATTATCATCTATCTTTTCTTTTTCCATGTTGTTCCAATTAACTCTATCATTTTGTTCTGGATTACCAAATATTCGAGTTATCCAATAGGGGATTTTAGTTCCTCTTATATTATCCCATCTAGATGTGTTTGTTTTTTCAGAAAGTGCCCATAATACTTCTTCTATTGTATATAACATAGATTGGTGAATATGTAATGATACTTTAAAAACAGATCTCATTATTCCTATTATATTATCTAGGAACATATTTAATTGATCTTTATTAGTAAATACTCCAAAATTTCTCGAATCTATATTATAAATATCTCTCAAAGTTAGTATTATTCCTTTTCTAAACTTAAAATTATTATAACCTCCGATATATCTATAAAGTTTATCTATGAATTCTAAGGCTCCTTTATTACTAATGATAAAGTTATTAACAATTATATCAGAAAAATCAAACATATAGTTATTATATACATTTAATCCAGATAAACTACTATAACTATTTTTAATATTTTTCTTGATAGATTTATAGAATTTACCTCTTACTATAGTACTTTTTCCATATTCATAAAAACGATATGTAGGAAGACCATATTTGAAGTACATATAAGTATCTCTAACTCTATCATCAATAGCTTTTTCATCATGAAAACTAGAATCAATTTCTACAATGAATTTCGCTTTATAAAAGAAATAATCAGAAAGTATATAATGTTTCTCCCAAAGTTCTGTTCGAGTTTTTGGAACTTTCTCTTTAGTTAATATTTCTTTCCAGAGCTCTCTATCCATTATTGGAACGGGAAATTCTTTTATATACTTTGTAAAATCTTTTTCTTGCGTTAATTCATTTTTTATTTTTTCTATATCTTCTTCAAACTTTTTTGAAAAACTACTTTCATTAGCGATAAGAGCATCTCTTCTATTTTTAATAATAGAGATGTGAGTGTTATCTTCTTTTAAAAGATACGTTGGAATGATATATCCTTGTTCAATCTCTTCTGCATAATATTTGCATCCCATAGCAAATATCTTAATTAGGTCTGTATTCATAAGTTATATTAATTTTATTTCTATTTATAAGGTTTAGACCTTAAGAGCCTTATATGTGTAGTTTATTACATGAAAAACAAACTTAAAAGAAATGAAAATTGAACAAGAATTAATCGATGAATCTTATAGAGGATTCGTAAGAAGAGACCTAGTAGATCTATACCAAAGATTTATAGGTGAAAGAAGTGGAGGAAAAGTACATAATTCATCATTATCTAATGAGATAACTCCTGGTAATGATGTAAATGTTAGTGAAAGATTTTTAAATAGACAGAAAAGGAGGGGGATTAAATTACTAAGATTTCCGAAAACTATTCATATAATTAAAAGATGTTATGAAGAAAGGTTTGGTGGTTTTATTGAATCTGTCTATACTATTGAATATGGAATTTTGCATTTAATGTACTTTGATGAGAATGTATTAATTGAATTCTCTAAAACATTTCGATCTCTTGAGAATGATAATATAGATGTATTGAGAGAAAAACTCAGAACTGTATTATCTGGAAAAATTATAGGAGATAATAAATTCATTTCTGTAGATAGAATAGAAAACCTAAGAACCAGAAAATAAAAAAATTGAAGGAGACTTTTTACAGTTCTCCTTCTTTTATTTTTCTTCTTAAGACATGAAATCTAGCTTTTTTGTTTTTACCAGATCTAAGTCATTAAATGGAGTACCTTCGATTAGATTTACTCCTGTCTGTTGTAAAATCCATCCAAGTCCGGTCAAGTTTCCATATTCATCTACTACAATCTTTTTATCCCATATTGTTAGTTTAGGGAAATATAATTTGTAGTCCGGGAAAATCATACTCCATTCATCTTCATTTCCTTCTAAAAATTTATCTAGTTCGGCATGGGTATTTATCTCTTTCATTCTCCCATTCCATATCACATCAAAACACGGCCGAAGAATATATGGACAAACTTCGACTCCTTGATACTCTCCTGGTTCTGATGTTCTAGAAATAACTTTACATTTATTTCTTACCAGAGTCATTATTTTGTCCATTGAGTAGTCGGCCGTATTAATTATCACTATCTTTCCGGTTATATATGTTGGATTCTTTGGGTTAACGTGAATTAGACTACCTACCGAAGGATCTATCTCTTCTTGTAAGTAAATAGCCTCGATAAAAGCATCTAATCCATTCCCATAATATACGGAATTCATTTTTTTATCTCCTTCCCTAGTAATATCCCAGCAAATTCAGTAAGATCTACATCCCTAACAAATACATCAACTGGCTTAATGAATATAACAGTCCTTTCTACTATTGTCCCATCTTCTCTTACTGCTGATACATTATATAGGTTTTTTGATATTTTAGGGAGAAATGATTCAGGTACATATTTCCAATCAATTGCCATAGCTTCATCATCAAACATCTCTGATACTAGGTATTTTTCTTGTTTCATATCTTATATTTTTTAAAGTTGATTAATAATTTGTTCAGTATATGCTACCGGATCGAATTTCTTAAGCTCTTTCAATCTTGTCTTGAGCTCTTTTATACGATCCGAAGTATCTTTATTTTTTCTAAGGTAACTGATAGGCTTTGACATAACAGAACTAACTATTTCCTGAGGCATTCCAAATACTTTCATAATCTCTTCGTCAGTTGCTTTTGGATTTTTGTTTAATATATAATCCGAAATTAATGGAATAGCCTCTAAAACCGCAATATCAAAAGTAGTTTTTTCTATCTTCTTCTGATTTACTTTTACAATTAGATCTATGTAATTTTTATAAGTATAATCTAACCAATCATATAAACCAATTCGAAACATTGTGGATCCAGTAGTTACGTTTGTTGTGTAGTTTGTAGCACTATAGCAACACTTTCTTGCTAGATCTTCAATTTCTTCAATAGATACTCCTCTTGCTCCTGGAACTTTAGATATTACCATTTTAGGACCATTAATATCAGTAAGATCTTCCATATATACTTTTCCTTCTTCTGCAAGTTTTTTAAACTTTTTAAAATTAGGTGTAAATAAGAAAGTATCTCCTTCAAATAATATTCCTGGATTACCAAAATCATCAGTTACTCTTGTTAATTTGTATGAATATATTACTCTACCTTTACCTGTTTTCCATAATCTATCAAGTTCTGAATTTTCTTTGTCAATTATTAAGTTTGCATTCGGTTCTAGGAGTAACGGGTTATTATTTATATAGGCTTGGTATAATGATTTCGGACTAAAATTCGGATAATCATTCTTAACACCTATGCACAGACCAGTTACCGATGTTTTCATGTAAAGACAAAGAGGTATAGGAAGTGGAAGATAAGATATTTCCATTGGTCCTACTGGCGATTCTACCATAGGAACCTCTTTCCACAATTCTCCAAGTACTCTATTGTATACATCTGAAACCATTTGTTTTGTATATCGAGGAGCGGCATACTGATTGTATACACCATTTATTTCCGTATATCCCCATGAACCGTGACCTTCAAAAACTCCAGTATGTACGAGATTAGCATTAAGTTCTTCAATACCGGAAAGACTATGAGGATGATAGTTTGCTACACTTGAAATTACTGTAGTACTAGGTATCATCTTCCCTTTTGGAAATTGAAGAGCTGAATATATTAATCTTCTATAACTAGGTTTACAACCATCTTGTATAAATGCTGTATGTCTTTGATTATTAATATAATTACCAAAATCTAAAAAAGCATCTCTTGCTATTTCTCCAATAGCTTTTTGTTGAATTAATTCTTCTTGTGTAATTTGTGGTAATTCTATTTCTTTCTTTTTTCTAGCCATATTATTCAATTATTCTAAATTCGTCTAAATTATACCAAAAATCTTCAGATACTCCTGCTTTTACTGAAATCGATTCTTCTGAATTAAGATTTGTTATTTTTATTGAGAAAGACATAATTCCTCCTCCAATTCCACTTTTAGATATAACTACTGGTGGATATTCTAGAAGAATTAGGTCTCCTTGTTTAATATCTCTTATAAATTTTTCAAAAGTTTTACTCGTACTGTAGCTCATTTCAATACATTTCATTGAAATTACCTGAACTGTATATTTTACTGTAGGTAATTCTTGTATATTGAAATTTCCCATTTTAAATGTTTCCATGATCTATTACTTGTATTTCTTTCATAGCATCCCAAAACTCATTAATTGCACTTTCAGGAACTATTATTGATTTATTACTTCTAAGATTTGTTATCTTAGTTCTTACAGATTTCATTCCTGACTGTGAATTTCTTTTAAGAATAGGAGGAATTTCTAGAAGAATTATATCTTCTGGGTTAATTCCATCTAAAAATATTTCCCTTTTCTTATTATTTATGTAGTAAGTATTTTTATCCATCTTAGAAATTACTTTAATAAAATATTTCATTGTTGGTAATACATCCCTACTATTTTCAATACCATTAATTTTATAAATCTGTAAATCCATTATCAATTATTTTGAATTTCCCGAAATAATAATATAAGATATTTAATTCCAGAGTGCTAAATTTCATACTCTTTTTATTCTCTAAATTAGTAACTGTGACATATCCTTGAAGTAATAATGAATATGAAATCATTACTAAATCTCCTTCATTCAGATATAAGTTTATGAATTCTTTTTTCTCCTTATTCATTAACCTATAAATTTCAGAATTTTTATTAGTTAATATTTTCTTAGCTCTATCACAACATATATTTTGTGGTTCACCAAGTAATATTACTATTTTAACTTCTGGAATATTTGGATATTTATAAGTCTGTGAATCCATATGGATTAGTTATAATTCCGGCATCAAATAATAGTTTTTTTCTTTCTTCAATATCTTCTGTCAGTTTCATACTATAGTCGAAACCATCCGGAGTTACTTGAATTAATTTTCTAGTTGCCGGATTATAAAAGATATCATAAATATCTTCAGAATTAAAAGCTCCTAGACCTTTTCTGCGAAAAAATGGTTTACTCGGATCTAATCCTATCGGAAATATTCCATTATCTTGTAATGGATCTCCAGGATAGAACTTTTTATCACCTTGTTCAAATATTGGTGACATTATTTGATAAACCATTCCAAAATCTATCAAAAATCTTCCGAATTTTCCAAATAAATATAGAATTAATTTTTTTATCTGTTCGCCATCAGGGTCCGCATCAACTGCGATAACAATTTTACCATAACGGCTGTATTTTTTTATCAATTCATAAGCTTCTTCAAAAGATTTTGCATCCTTTGTTACGTTATTTACATCCATACCAAGTCCAATTACTTTGAATATAGTATGAATTTCTTTATTATCTAGTGCCTGATCTACAGTCTTATCTAGCACCGAAAGTATCTTACCTCTTAACGGGAGTACTGCGTGGAACTGAGTGTTATGTCTTCCACTTTTTAGTGATCCTGCTGGACTTAGCAATATGTTAATAATTCTATCAATTGATTCTTGATAGTTCAGCATATATTTTTATCTATTTTATTATAGATAGTGAATACAGTATGCGTTACATCAAAGAATTTATCTTTGACTCGGTATTAGATTTACTTAGGATATTTTTTCTCTAAGGTCTTTCACCGAATTTACTCACTTATAATTTAAGACATTTCTGATTTAAACGGCCTAATTTGACCTTCACAGAGGAATAATTCACAATCCCATCTGTTTTTTCCAGTTGCGTCACTAAAACCCTCTATTAATTCAACCCTTGACTTAAACATATTTCTTCCCTGAGCATCATCAATCATTTTTTGCGCTTTTTCAGCTGCCGAGAATGATCTCATTGAATTATAAATAGTATTCAATCTATCTACATGTTCTTGCCAATAGTCAGGGTTAGATCTAAATATTTTTATGAATTCTTTTACTAATGCTCCTGTGAAATCTGATTGTTTTACTTTTCCAATAGATTTTAATCGTACTTTAGTTTGACTGTCAAACGATATTACCTCTGCCAAGAGCACAACACATGATTTAAAACCATTCATAGTGTATTTATGAGTAATTTTATACTCAGCTCTAATCGCTTGGTCAAAACATGCTTCTACATAATTTAAATGTTGTCCCGTATTTACTACGAGACCGTTCACACTACCATAACTACTTTTATTAGACATCTCAGGATCTACATCAAAATATATTAAAACTTTTACTTCTGAATTTTTACTTGTATCTTCAGGAATAATAGTTTTAATAATTTTGTATTTATAAATATCAAGATCTGCAGCTGTCATATTTTTTCCGTTTGCAATAACAGTTACTTTTCTTTTATAAAATTCCTTCATTATAAGAAGAAAGTAGTTTAAGTTATCATATGGAATAACAACTCTAGGATCAGGAACATATGTAGTACCTAGTTTGAATAAAACCATAGTACTCATTCCTGTTGGTAAATTCACACCAAGTTTTTTATTTACATCAGAAAGTTTCATAGCACCTTCAAAAGTAAGATTACCGTAATTCTCATATACAACTATATAGAATAGATCTTTTTTACTTCTAGGTCCTTGTGATTCCCAAAGTTGTTTTACTTCTGGAATAGATTTATCATAATTATCTTGCGTAATCTTTGATAATAAAATATATTGTTCAGAAAGGGCACAGGTACAAGCACTTCCTACACCGTGACGGCCAATGTGAGCGCCTGTATCATCTCCCTTCCCATTAAATTTACTTCCGGAATTTAATGTACTTATAGATAAATGTGCCATGGTTTTCCCAGGTATCTCACTCATTCTTAGTGGGATACCCCAGCTATTATCTGCTACTAGATTAAATCCATTATAGTTTTCTGTATCTACTATGATTGTTGTTGCATCAGGATTATCGTAAAGTACATCTATTGCATTATCTATAATTTCTCGAAAAGCATTACATGCACCTTCACAAGGTTTTCCTGATGGATCTGGAGCAAGAGATCCTAACATGTAATCCGGATTAGTTAATACATTTTCCGGCCATTGTAATAATCTAATATCTCCAGGTCCTTTTTTCTTATTTTCTTCCATAAATAAAATTTAGTTTATTAAAAAATTTAATATTAATTAAATATGTTTTCATTTATAAATATTGGGAAGATAACACAATAATACCTTCCCATCTATAAGGTTTACATGTCTAATGGTTGGTTGTTTTTAATATCATAAATTAATTTATCTATATTGTGATAAATATAGTATGGGTAATCATAATTTGATAAATTGGTATTTAATGAAATATAATAGATTTCAATAGAGTTATTTTTTGCAAATCTATTTTTTATTATATCATGTTTTCTACATATTAGAAATTTTTTATATACTTCATCTTCATTAAATCCATCTTTATGATAATCTATTTGCATAAAATGTCTAGGTCCTTGTACTTCTATTAGTATTTTTCTATCATTATATATAAAATATAAATCAAAAGGTAATGGTCTTTTATCAATGCACTCAGTAAATTGTTTCTGAATTTCTAAGTTTTGTATTTCCAAATTTAATTTTATTGATTCGCATACATACATTTCCCAAGAAGATCCATATATTGATTTGGGAAATGATAATTTATTTAAAAATCCTTTATTTCTGCATTTTTGCCACAACCCTCTAAATCGTTTATTAAAATCCCCTTTTCCAATTATATTATTATCGTTTATAAATTGTTGAAATTCTTCAATAGTATCAATATCTTTCCAATGATTAAATATATTTTTTGGTTTTCTTTTAAATACTAATTTATCTAAAATATGCAATTCATTTTTACATTTTCGAAATAATCTTCTATATTTTTTATGAAATTCGTATGAAGATTTTATTCCTTCAGAGTCAATTAAGTTTTGTACTTGATCTAAAGTTACTGTTGAATAGTTTACTTGAGGGTTTGGAAATATTATATTATCTTTTCTAGGATCTTTTCTAAAAATATTATATATACTTCCAAATCTATTTTGTAGATCTTTTTTATTTTTTATATTATTCTTATCTATAAAATCTTGAATAGTTTCTGTAGATAAGAATATATCATCATACTTACTCATAGTTTAAATTTTTTAATTAATTCAGTTTTTTCTTTTGCTGTAAGTCCTGAAGAGAGATTAGTTACTTCTATTTTTCGGCCGGCGGATTCAAGTAACTTAAATATTAGACCGAAAGAATTTAAACTTATTCGGTCCTTTTCTTCAGTTACTATAATATCAATGGCCGGAGATAATAGTAACTTTTCTAATTCAGGTGTATCTTCTGAATCTAGTCCAATATTCTCTTCGACTACTTGACTTACTATATATCCTTTAGCTGAACAATATAGTAATAATCTCTCTTTTTGTTTCTCTAATTCTTCTTTTTCTTCAGAGCGTGTATATATAGCTACGGTCGGATTAGGTTTTTTAGGATCTTCTTCAATAACCCAGACTCTACCTTGTTTGTCTGTTTCCATTGAGATTATACCTTTCTCTTTCCAACTATATACTGTACCTCTTGAAATCTTTTGAACTTTACAATATTCACTAATTCTATATTTCATAACACAATAAAATTAAAGATTAAACAACTCTATACATATATAAGGCATACATTAGAAAAAGGTAGCGAAATGTGGGTTATTTTTGATGTTTTTAGCCATCTTAACCTATAAAATGAGCCAAAATAACCCACTATCCTAAGAGAGGTTGATTTTGCTCTTACAGATGGTTGAGTTCCTTAATAATGAAGTTAAAGAAAAAATAAAATCCCTAGAACCGTTTAAGTCCTAGGGTAAAAGAATTAATCTACTCTTTTATTTTTTAATTTATCACACTCTATTTTTGTTCTTGCCAAAGCAATAGCGTGATTGAATATATCTATGAGAATGTTATCATCCTCTAGAAATATCATCATTAGTGTCATGATAATTGCAATGATGATATGTTGAATAATTTCTTTATTATTCATAGAAATAATCATTTTAATTACACCTTTTTCTACGGATTAAATTTATTCTATGAATTTTTCTTTAACTTTAAAAAAATTAATGCTAGCTTCTTTTTGTATATCTGCGAAATATACTTTAGGAGCTAGCTCATTTATTTTCTCTTCATATATAAGGCTTTGAAGCATTTTTAGATGGAACTAGTTTTTAACCGGATTCTGCATTACCCTGAAAACCTTATATGTGTAGAAAGGAAAATAGAGTTCCTAAGAGGTTAAAAATAATACCGTCTAAGAAACCCTATTAGCCTTATATATGTAATAAAAGATAGAAATATCTGATATTACCTAAAGACATAGTATATCTGATTTAAAGGATATATTATGTCTTTTTTACTTTTTGAGACAATAATAACGCAATGCCTGAAGCAAATAGAAGGCAAATAAAAATAATAATTATGAAAAATTTAAAAGAACTTTGGTCAGCAGTATTAGAGGGCCAAGAAGAGCAAAAGAACAATTATTATGCAACTCTAGTTCAAATTGGAGTTCATGGTAGATCAAAATTTTCGATATTAGAAGAGGATATCGAAAATCAATTCGGCGAGAATTTAAGAGAACTATTCATGCCGAAAGATTGTAATAATCGCGTAAGATCGATTGTTGTGATTGAACGATTATCAAACGAGAATGAGGAACAAAAATATACAGTCTTTATATTAGAACATTCTCAAGATCAGGAAAATAACGAATTTATTGCTAGATTAAAAAATTACAAAGGCGAAATCGTTGGAACAAAACTGACTATGGATGAGTATAGAGAAGAGTTTACAAAATCATTTGATATAACAACTATAAAATGTTGGAAGGATATTCTCGACTTGTTTGAAATCTAAGATTATTATGTATGGAGAGGGATAAAAAATTCCTCTCCTTTTTATTTTCCTTCAAAGCCTTATATATGAGATAAAAAAGTAATAATATACTCCTTAAGCAATAATAAAAAGCTTAGGGAGTTTTAAATTTTTATAGTATGAAAAAGACAAATAGAGAAAAAATCAGAAGAGAATTTCAAGAATTAAAAGTTAAGTTTGAAAAGATTAATTTCAAACAGGTAAAACTTGAATTTGAAAAAGGAACAATTACTGAAGACGAATTTATTGAGAAATCAAGAGTGGTCTTTGCATTAAAAGCGAGGTTTGAAAAATTACTAGAAAAAACTAAGTGCCTAAAATATCAAAGCAAGGCGATTAAGGAACTTTATGGGTCAATGAGAAAATATTGCATTAAGAGTGATATTATCGATCCTTGGTATAAAGAGATAATAAAAAATTTACAAGTTCCATTTATTTTAGGATTAGCCTTAGTAGCTAGAGATCGAGAACTAGTAAAATTCGGTAAATCATTTATTAATGGAATTAAGAAAGTAGTTGTTTAAAAGAGGGATTAATTTCCCTCTTTTTATTTTGTACGTTGAAAAAAAAGATAGATATAGTAAAACTATATCTATCCTTAATAATTTATTTATTCTTTCTATAAGAAAGAGTTTCCGGATTATTCATATTTTCTTTTTGAGTTACTTCTCTTAGATTAGAGTATTCATTATTAATTGTCTCTACAGATCGAATAGGTTGAATATGATCTATTACATTATTTTCTTCTATCTTTTTCCCAGAAATAGTTTCATAAACTAATCTATGAACTAAAATTGATTTTCCTCCGATTTTTATTCTATACCTTTGTTCTTTTTCTTCTAAAGTACCTATATTTTCTACTCCATTAATCTTTAGAATTCCACAAAGATTGGCTTCAACTTTATGAGAGGTAATAAATGGGTTAAGATACCATCCATTTTCTATAACTGGATGACGAGATTTATAATCTTCGAGTGTTAAGTCTATTCTTTTCCATTCATAACCTTTGTAAGTAATTCTAATTCCACATAACACTTTTCTATAGCCTGGAAAATATTTCTTTAGTTCACTAGCATTATACCATTCTTTAATAACTTTTTTATCTTTTGGATCGATTTGAAGATACTTGTATTTATGACAAAAATTATTTAATCTATTCTCTGCCTTATTGTTTTCGCTATAAGTAATCCACTCCAGATTTTCTTTGCAAAAATTTAAGGGATTTAAATCTTTATGGTTTATTATATTATTTACTTCTGGATATAAATTAGGAATAAATAGATAAGCGATTAAAGAGTGATTATAAACATGAATACTAATATCAAATAAAGAAAAGCTTCTTTCGGGATATATTCTTCTATTTGAAATTTTATTTTTAAGATTAGATTTTCTTACTTTTCCTTTATAATTACATTGAATTGCGCCATACTTATTAATAAAGTATATATTAGATAAATCATAATCTAATAATTTCTTAAAATTTTCATTTCGATCAATTAATTCAAATTTAAAAAATTTTTCAAGATCTATCCATTGATTATCTGGAATATCATCATAATAGTACTCCATAAGATCATCCGTTTCACGATTTAAAACTAAAATTTTCTTTTCTCCAGAGTTTAATTCTACTTCTGCGACATCATAGTAGTCTTCGGGGTAAGATTCGTGATGTTTAAATAGGTTTCTCCATTCTGATGGAAGTTCTGTTTTTAAATGATTCTGTAACATAATTTTAATAAATTTTAAGGTTATATAAATTATATATCGAGTAACACAATAACAATTAAAGAAGGGTTTTCTTATAAGTAGCTAATTTATAATACTCACCCTTTTATTATGTTACTAGATCAAAACAAAAAGAACAACTACAAAATTTCTTTTATAATTGTTCTATGTCATGTATTAGGGTTTGAATTCCTCAGGCCCGCAAATTCTTATATATGATATGAAAACTTATATAAACAAAATTAATAACAGTTATGATTAAAAGTATTTTAGAACAAGATCTTTATTGTTTTAGTGTATCACATTTCTTCTCTAGAAAATTTCCAGATAGTATTGGAGAGTTAGTATTTTTTGACCGAAACAACACAGAGTACACTGAGGAATTTGTAGAAGAATTTAAAAGAAATCTTTACACAATTAAAAATCTTAAACTTCTTCCAGAGGAGTTTGAATGGGTAAAGAATAGAATTAAATACATTCCAGAATTTTATTGGGAATGGTTAAGACAGTGGAGATTCGATCCAGAGAAAGTTAACATTTCTTTAGACGAAAAACATCATCTTAAAATCAGTGTTATCGACAAAATGTATAGAATGGCACTTTATGAAATACCAATTCTTGCAACATTGTCAGAGATGATGCATAAAGAAGACAAGGTTGATATGTCTGAAGTCTTAGGAAAACTTGAAAAGAAAATAGAACTTTCAAATAGAGAAAAGCTTTGGTTCTGTGAATTTGGCTTACGTCGAAGATATTCATTCAATGTTCATGAAGAGGTAATTAGAATGTTGAAAGAGAAATCAACTTATTGTACTGGAACTAGTAATGTTTATTTTGCTATGAAGTATAATATGATTCCTCAAGGAACTATGAATCATCAGCTTTGTAGTTTTATGAATAGTATGTATGGATATCGTCAAGGATCGTACGTAATGATGGAAAATTGGGAAGATGTATATGATTCTCAGCTTGGTTGCGTACTTACAGATACGATAACTTCTAAAGCATTTTTCGATCAGCTTTCTAGAAAACATGCATTCTTATTTCCAAGTTTTAGACAAGATTCTGGAGATGAATATATGTTTGTGAATCTTATGATTAATCGTTTGAAAGAGCTAGGAGTTGATCCTAAAGATAAAACAGTGGTATTCTCTAATGCACTTGATATGGAAAAATTCAAAGATATTTCTGAATATTGTGCAGGAAGAATCAAAAAAGCTGTCGCAGGAATAGGAACTAATCTTACTTGTGATATTCCAGGAATTAAACCTGCTAATATAGTAATGAAATTAGTAAGATGTAGGATGAATGAAAATAAACCTTGGATTCCTTGCATAAAACTTTCAGACGACTTAGGAAAACATACTGGTGATCCGGCCGAAATTCAGTTATGCAAAGATACGTTAGGAATAGAGTAAAAATAATGAGCCTGGGGATAATTTCCTTGGGCTCTTTTTATATCAATGACTTATGTTAATAATATTAGATCCAGCAAAAATTAATCTTAGGGATGCAAAAATTTATACAACACAAGAAGAATTAGAAGAAACATGGAAAACGCCTTTAGATTCCATTCTTCCTTCTCTAGGTTATACTAGGACTTATTTTGAATTGATGAAGTCGAGTTTAGGAGGCGTTACAATAGGATCTGTTTATTATCAAACTGTGGAGGATCAAAATACGGCCGGTGATATTATTGAAAGAAATACATATATAAAAGTTCAAAATATAACTTATACATATTCGAGGTATTATGCTTTTTTAACAATTATAGAAGACGCGGCCGGAATAATATCTGTTTGTCAAGGTTATGTAGAGGCAGAAAAATTATTATCTGATCCTTGTATTGTTGAGATTGATAGAATTCCTATATCTATACGTGAAAGAATTATAAAACTTATTAATGTATGACAAAAAAGCGTGAAGTATATAATGAAATAAAATATGGTCTATGTGAGCTATTTCCGACAGAACATGGAAATTTCATGATTAATAATTCAGATTGTTCATTTACATATTCTAAGTTTTCTGATTCTGGAAAAATTTTATTTTATGGAGAGATGTCGATAGGTGATAAGATAGAATTTTCAGTATTTAGAACTAGGGAGGATTATCCAGATTGTATTGTTTTCTATTTTTCTTGGATGAATGTTTCCGAGATGAAGAGAGATGTACAAAAAACAGAAGAATGGTTGGGAATATTAAATAATGGATTTGAGCATGAAAAAACTAATAGAGTCTCCTAAAGAATGGCTTGAGTTTTATAAAAAACTAAATAAACTATACAATTTTCATCTTGAATACTATGGTCCAGAAAATGATTGTATTAAGGGATATACAAATCCTTATTTCTTACCAATCAAGTATCCTGTTATTATATCTGGATATAGTACTATTAGTGGTAGTGGTATAGATAATTGGACTACATTTACATTTATTTATTTATTTATTTAACTGACTTTTTTAAAGATGAAGACTGCTAAAGATTATATAGATTTCTTAGTACAGCGAGGATATAGTTCTGCAGGAAATCAATTTATATGTGGTTACTTAGAGTATACCGATTTAGAAAAGAAAGATACTTTAGGGCATGTTACATTATTTACAAGATATACAGAAGAATATACCAAAGAACTAGAATCTCTTCCTGAAGGGACTGAATTTGAGATTGATTTTTCGAGAGTAGAAGTCACAGGAGCATGGTTTAAGACTTTGATTACTTATCCAGAAAAGACTAATTCTTTTTGTGATGAAGGAACTGGAATAATAGTAGAAGGTAAAGAGTTCGAAGATAATTTTGAGAAAGTATTATGGATATCAGAGAACCCAACCGAACATGAATTAGGAACTATTAGAGCACATTATAGAAACTTAGAATACTTTATGAAAAATTTTAAACCAATTCTTATGAAGTATGATTTTTATGAGTGTTATGATTCATTTTGGGATATCACCGAAAGACATTCCTCGGCGCCTAGATTTGATTATAGGCATGTAAATACTAGATCTGATTTTGATATAGATTTTATATTTACAACTAATCCTATAACTGGAACTCTTGAATGTAATGCGCCGAGTAAATTATTCGGTGATAAGTCCAAGGATTTATGTAGTTTATCTCCTGAAGAATTTGAAAAATATTTAATCGAGAATTATTTTAAGGATAATTTAAAATTTGAATATATTCTCAGTTCTGATCCTAGATATACAAAAGATAGTTACATTGAGATTATGAAATTAATGTTTTCTTTGAGATATATGGAAGATGGAATAGGTCAAGTATATAAAGATATAGATTTTGGGAAAATACCAGAAAAGTATAACGATTTAATTAAAGATTATAATGAAAAGAGGTGATATAGGATTATTATCTATTGGAATTAAAAGAAGATTTAATCCAATTATAGGAATAGGATCAAGTCAAAAAAAAAATATAGTAGAAGTAGAAAGTTTATTAAAAATTCTAGCCGAAGAAAAGAAAGTACAGAAGTTTATAGATTCTTTACAACCAGGAGATATTATATACTGGAAAGATCTTGATGTGATAGAACTTGCATGGTTTGAAGTTAAATTCCTAGAGGTATTTGACATAGAAAGACGAGAACTTCGAATACAAGAGATTCATTCTTTTAAACAATCTGTTAAATTAATCAGTGCTTATGATTATCTTTCAGGAAGTTTATTAACTAAAGAAGAATATGATAATCAGACTATATAATAGATAGAAGAAAGAAAAAGAGAAGAACAATTAAAGTTTCTTCTCTATTCTTTTTTTACTTCAAGATAAATTTTGAAGTTGGATCATCTCCGATCTTATATTGTAACTTTCTGAGAGATCTGATAAATGCTTTTTTAGAACCGTATGTTGATCCTCTTTCTAGTATCATTGTATCTTCTGTTTCTCCTTTCCATTCTAAAATTTCAGGATCATCTTGAGATATAGATTTTTGTGTTCTTGCTATCACTACATTCTTCTTCCATGCATTCCTTCCATTCTTTAAGTTGATTCTTTTTAGTGAATTTACTGGAACTATACACCTAGGATTAAGTACTAATAAGCATTCTACATCCCAACCATAAAGATTAAAACTTTTTCCGTTATAGTATAATCCATTAAACTCAGGCATTCTAGTTTCATTTTGACCATTCTCTGTAAGTAATATTCCATCATAACCTTCGGATACCATCTTTTCAAAATCAATTAAATAATCTGAAAGAGCAGGTTGAAGTTTTAATATTCTTTTAAACGGTACTTGATATAAATCTTCTAATGTATCAATGATATAAATTTTAGCTGTAGAAGAAAGTTTGAATTTAAAATATGTTTGTAGATCTTTCTTCCAGGATTCCATTACAGATATTATAAAATCTCTCCATCCCCATTTAGAGTCTATCGGAGAAGCCCATAATCCAGCTTTAGGTTTACACCATCCTTTTCTGTTTTTAATTTTTCTGAATTTCTCTGGGTTAAATTTCTTTTTCCCATATACAACAAATTCTTTTTCCATACTTCTCTTTTATTTTGTACACTAATAAGGTTTTGAAGCGAAAAATAAAAACCATAGGATAATTTCCTATGGCATAACAAGTTCTTTCATAAGTACGTTGTATAATAAATTTATTATTTTCGGAAGGCATTTTTATACAACGTACATATATATTTCTTCTTTATTGGGTGGTGTAGCAATTAATTAATCTTTAGTCCTTCCTTTCCTTAAGATTTTATAATCGACCATAATATCTTGGATCTGGTGTTGACGAAGCTTCAATGATGTATGGAGATATTCTATTCCAATAAACGCCATTTCCCATATCAATAGGCTGTCGATATCCCCAAGGGTCACCATAGTAAGGTTGACTTAGATAACTATTTCCATCATTTCTAAATATTCTGCTAAAATTATCTACTACCATTGTCAATGATTGAACGAAAGTAAATAATCTTCCACAAGTATCCTGAACATTTTTCATTTTCTCGACAATATTACTATCATTCCTATCTCTCTTTACTTGTTGGATCTGAGTATTGTTATTTGATTGAAACTCTGATCCTGAAGAGAAACTTGGATCGTCAGGAATACTTTTTTGTCTAAAACCACCATTTTGATTGCCATTATTAGTATCGATTTTATCTACACCAATAAATACAGCTACGCCTGCAACTGCTGCAACTAATACTTTGAAGCCAACGCTTAAGATTTTACCGTAATTCATAAAGCTACTAATTTTTTTATTAAAATGTTATACTACCTCTCAGTAGCTTTACTCGTGGCTTCTCGTTTACACTCACCCGAATTCATACTAAATTTTTAGCATCAATTTTACTTGTTTTTTTTAATCACTAAATTGTTAATTTTTCTATTTGTTTTATAGACAGAAACTTTAGCGCTTATTTTTCGTCCATATATAAGAATTTCAAGGTTTATGCTCTTTTTGCTTTATTTTTTAAATGAAAGCCTAATTATTGATAAGAAACTCTGTTTGAAGAGTTGATTAATAACTAAAAAATAAACTATCTAATGATTTATGGTTATATACGAGTATCTACAGAAAAACAAACAGTAGAAGTACAGAGGTACGAAATAAACAGGTATTGTAGGGAAAATGGAATTGAAGTAGATGCATGGATAGAAGAGAGCATCTCAGGGGCTATAAAACCTAGTGCTAGACTTCTTGGAAAATTAATATTAGATCGAATAAAGAAAGGGGATTTAATATTAGTTACTGAAATTTCTAGACTTGGAAGAAATGTATATATGGTGATGTCAATTATAAATCATTGTATGTTAACTGGAGCTGCTATCTTACCTATCTGGAAAGGGGAGATAATAAAAGAAGATTCTATGTCCGTATATGAAACCTTCTTTGATATAATTAGTGCTCAGAAAGAAAGAGAGCTAATAAGTCGAAGAACAAAATGTGCATTAGCTATGATGAAATCTAATGGAGTGAGATTAGGTAGACCTGTTGGAATTCCTAGGAAGCGTAAATTAGATGGAAAAGATAGTGAAATTACAAGATTACTTGAGAAAGGATTGAGTAAAGCAGAAGTAGCTAGAAGATTAGGAGTTAGTCAAACAACATTATCAGAGTTTATGAAAATAAAACATTTATAAATTAAAAAAGTTATGAATAATAAGTTTATTTTAAATTTGGAGAATCAATTTCATGGAATACACACGAGATTGAAAGAACTGCATTTCTCAGCACCCACTATGAGCATCCATAAATTAATTGATGATTTTGATGGTGAATTTCAAGATTTTGATGATGCTCTTATGGAAAATGCTCAAGCTCTCTGGGGATTTATTCAACCAGGAACATTAAGCCCTATTCTTCCAGAAGCATTAGAATTTGAAAATCTCTTAGTAGATATTAGAGGATTACTAACTGGAATAAAAAGAGAAGCTGGAGATGATTTAATGTGGTCAGGTATTATTAACAGAACAGATGATTTTTTCGAAACTGTTAATAAATATATTTACTTGATCAAAATATGTAAACATGACGCTGCAAAAAGCGAATAAAAAAAAAAGAACTAACCTTGGAAATAAAATCCTTGGTTAGTTTTCTTTCTCTTCTAAAATAAACCTTTTTCTCTAGATAGTTTAAGAATAGAATAATTGTAATTGCTCATATAATAAGCAGCATTATCATCTATGTTTATTAATCCCTTTTCATAATTCTCTATTATTGCTAAAGAATTATATAGGATGATTCTAATAAATTCTTCTTCAGGAATACTTGGTTTTTCAATAGTAATAATATCCGAATTAAGTTTTTTAAAATACCTAAAACTTTCTTTTGTTATTAAATCCAGTCTATATATGTATCTTGTCATATTTTTTGCTGTCCAGATTTTTCGAAATGGTTTTTCAAAATTACTTAAGGTAATTGAAATATAGTATTTACTTTTACCTAAGCGATTATTATCCTTTAAAAAACTTACAATCTTTGAGATTTCTAGAAGACGATTTCTATTTCTATTTCCTATAAATGAAAATACACTAAAACTATTTGATATTGTTTTATATTCCTCAGAAGTTAGATAATTTTGAGCATTATGTATATCTACTAGTTTAAGAGGAGTTTCTATTATATAAGCTCTAAAGTTTGGTGTGAAAGTTATCATGATAATTTTTATAATTATAATATAGTTCATTGAGGTTATCTATATCTTTTTTAACACTAAGAAGTCCAGTAGTAGTTTTTATTATTTTAATTAAAACTTTTCGAATATCTTCTGAGTTGATTCCAGATATAGTTTCTTCTTTTATTTTTACAGTATCATATCTTCCATAATAAATAAAACAAATCTCCTTATATTTTATATGGTGTAATAAATAATTAAATGAGATTCTCTTTAATCGATTTCGAAATAAGAGACTAATTCTATTATCTATTATTACAAAAGTGTATTTATTATTAGTCTTAACAGTGCAATAATAATATTCAATTTTTATACTTTTCTTATTCATAACAATTATAAGAGTTTAAATCCTTAATAATGTAATAAAATAAAAAAGAAAATGTTAAAAGATTTATTAAATCGATTAGAAAGAGCAGAATTTTTTAATAAAAAGTGTTACCAAGAAAACTTAAGAAGGGAGGTTGGTTCTAAATATGCATATTATGATATTTCTATATTTAATACAAGACTAACTACTATTCAATGTTCTCTTGAAGCTTTTAAAGGTTTATATGGAATTATACCAAGGTCAGAAGGATACGAATTAGCTGTTAATAATCGTAGAAGTTATTTGATCACTATCTTGTCAAATCTAACTACAAAAGAAAAAGTAAAGTGGATATTTAGAAAAACTAGTAAATTTGTTAATATAATTACATCCTCACGAGGGATAGTTGATAGTGAAACAGAAGCTTATATTTTTGGATATTTAGTTTCTCAACAGCTTTTAGATTTTATATACATAGATGATCTTCTTTTAGAGGTAGAGAAGAAAAAAGAAATCTCTGGAAAACTATCTAAGGGTGATGTAAGTTATGTAATGTCCACTTCTGGAATCTATTATGATAAGACAGATAAGGATATCATTAGAATAGGACCTCCTCCAGTAAATGGTATGGTTTATTCAAGAGCTGGTAAGAAAAAATTTATAATGATGATTCCAAAAAGCAGAAAAGTGACCAAATCTGAACTTTTAAGTACTTGGTCTCATGAATTACATCATATGGCTAGAGATTCTTTTGGAGTAATGAATCGAGAATATTTTCTCTTTGAAGATATTTTAGTTGAATATATGGAGAAATCTTTGCCAATTTTAAAAGAACTTATATGGAAACGGAAGAATATGTAAAAGTAGCTGGATACGTATTTTTGTATGATCTAGAAGAAGATTTACAAGTTGTTACCGCAATAAGATTAAAAGATGGATTGCCTCGTTTAGTGCTTTCTCCATGGGATAGTGCTGATCCTGAAGAAGTATTTTTTGGATGGACTGATGATCTCAATGCATGTTATATTAGTATTTCAAGTTTTGGCGATGTTATAATATTAGATACATTTTTAGACAGTGTTAAAGATCGTTTAATGTCAGTTCCTGGAAAATTAGTAGTAATGAAAGATAAAACTTATAAAATAGAAATATGATGAAGGTTATAGTTTATTTAGTATTATTAATTGTATTTTTCCTGTATTTAGGACATACAGAGATATCATTTTCACCATTCAGAATTAAAATAATTGAGTGGTATAAGCCTTTAGGAATAATTATTATGACTGTTGGATTTTTTATTTATACAGTCGGAAATGAAAGAAAATCATTTAAAGATGGTTGGACTAAGGCAAAAAATGAAATAATTAATAAGATAACAGATGAGAGTAGATAGTTGGACGCAACCAAGAGTCAAAAATAAAGATACTGGAGATATAGGAGTTGTTTATAGTAATGGTTTTGATTCGAAGGGATCTTATTATAAAGTATGTTGGGGATCATCTATATTTCCAGAAAGAATGAGTACAGATGATTTTGATAAAAAATGTGAAATCATAGAGCATGATTATACATCAATTATCCCTCAAATAATGGAACATCTTAAGGAGAAAAGCTTAGCCAGAATTCCTCAAGTAGTAGCAAGAAGGTTAGATCCAGATTATTATAAAGTAGGTGATATTGTTTATTTTCAGTCTCCTGGATATTTATGGGGTAGTGGTGAATATGCAGCATTTGGACCAGAACACCCTTTAATAATTGTAGAAATAAGGCAAGATTGGAGTAATGAATTTAGATTTAATATTATCCTAGATAGATATCATCCAGAGTCACCTTTAAATCCTAAAGGAGAGTTCTCGACTTTTTTCGATCTAACTAGTTTTTATAGTACGGATGCATATAATAATTTAGCACGTTATGACAAAGAATACTAAAAGAAAGTTATACTATCAAAAATATCTTCCAGGAGATATAATTACTTGGTCTTATGATAGTATTGATGAAATTATTCTTATTAAATTAGTAACTGGTGTAGTAGGATTATTTGGAAGTTTTAGATATGAAACTGTAGATTTAGAATTAGGATGTTCCCTAGATCATAGATATTATGGAGACAGAACAAATATATTAGTATCTAATACTGATATAATAAATAGCAGATTGATTTTTCGATCTTTCCCGGGAATTTCTGATATAATATGTAAGAAGGTATGTAAATTTTCTGGAGAATGTGATTTATGTAATTTTAAACCTTCTACCAGACCTAATGAATTCTTTTTCTCTGGAGATAAAATAAATAGCACTCTACTTACTTCTTATCCAGTAAATAATCGTAAAGGAATAGTTAAACGTGTGAGAATAAATGAAAGTATTCTTATAGACTTTGTAGAGGAATTATATGAAAAAAGCATTATTACTCTGGATTTCATAAAAAAGAAAGTAAAAGAACTTGTAACTCTTGAAAGTCTTGAATATGGAGTTTTTATGGAATATTCATCAAAGGAAGTAAGTCATTTTTCGAAAGACCTTAGATTATTTCAAAGAAGAGTATATACAATAGATTCAGGGAATTTAAATTATTGTGATCAATGTGTTCTCTCTAAGGATAATTGTAGTGAATGTGGAGTTATGACATATAATTTATTAGATAGTTTAAAATTATTAATGATATGAAAACAAAAGAACAATTAATTAAAGTTTTTAAAGAAGTAATAGAAGATATTATTTCTAGAGAGTATGAATATAAGGATAATTATATAGAATTTCCAGAAACAGATAGACTAATATATGAATCAAAAATGTATAAGTCTATTCAAAAAGGAAATAATAAACCTAAATTTCAAACTCCTCTTAAAATATATGTACAGAATATAGATACCTTTGAAAAAGCAAAGGAATTGGGTTCAGAGTGTGCAGTTCTTAATATGGCTTCATCTAAAAGACCAGGTGGAGGAGTTGAAACAGGTTCTAGAGCTCAGGAAGAAGAATTATGTAGAAGAAGTAATTTGCTATTATCCCTATATTTATACTCTCCTGAAAAATGGGATGAATACTTTGGAGATTATTATTCAGGAAAAGTTCTTAATGACTTCTCCTACCCTATTCCAGTTTATGGAGGAATATATAGTCCAGGGGTATGCGTTTATAGAAAACCAGGAACTTATGAAACTGTAGGTAATTATTTTAAATGTAATGTAATTTCAGTGGCAGGAGTAGTAAGACCTGATATTGATAAGAATACTGGAGAAATGATGAAAAAATATGTTCCTGTTGTAAAAGGAAAAATAAGAACAATCCTTAGAATAGCTTTAGATAATAATCATACTAAACTTGTTCTAGGGGCACTTGGATGTGGAGCATTTAAAAATCCACCTTCTCATGTAGCAAGATTATTTAAGGAAGTTTTGGAAGAACCAGAATTTATTGGAGCATTTGAAGAAATATGTTTTGCTATTCTCGATGATGGAAATTCAGGAAGAGATCATAATCCAAATGGAAATTTAAAACCTTTCGCAGATGTGTTTGGAGAAAAGATCTAATTTATTAAAAGAAATTTGTAGAAGATTAAGATATAAACCTATTATAAAAACAAGTGATGGAAATTATACTAGAGTTACAGGAGTTTATTTTGATGATTCTGGTAGTCCTTGGTTTAAGTTGATAGGTTCTGATAATTGGTATACTTTCTCAGTAATAGATAAGATTGTTCTTTATTCTAAAAATCTCATTAACAAAGAAATTCGTATATCCGGAGAAACAATAAATCCACTTGTAAGATTTGCAGAAGAACATGCGAAAAAGAATTTTACAGATGAGGGAATAAAAGCATCATTGGATTCTAAAAATGAGAATTATGTAAAAGTAGTAAATGGTAAAGGAGAATCTATTGCATCATATGATAAAGATAAACCTTATTTTTATAATTATGGTGTAGACTTACTTTTAAAGTATATGATAAATTTAAAAGATTGTTCTGGATCTGATTTTGAGATAATTGAAGAAGATTCAGAAGATAATCCATTTTTATATTTTGGATGAATTATGGAAGTAGGAAAGATTTATATAGATTATAAAGATGGACCTGATGGTTGGTTCGGTTTATTTAGTGGATGTGAAAGAGGAGTATTTAATTTTCCAAATAATCTTTGGAGATGGTATGTAATAGATTCAAGGATTGTTATTAATTATCCAAGAGTTGATAATTATTATGGTCGAAGAGTAGCAACTGTTAAAGAACTTGAGAAGATTGAGTCTATTCTTGAACATCTAGGGTATACTTTGATACCAGGAACTTTAGAGATTTCAGAAATACCTGTTAATAATATTTCAAAAATTATAGAAAAATTAGAAAGAGGTGAGTGGAGTCTTCTCAAAGAAACTGAAAAAATAAAAATAATAGAAACACTTAAAGGCTATGTTAACAACTGAAGAATTATTTAGAGAATATATTAAACTATTCACATTAATAGTAGAAACCGCCGGACAAACGGAAGGTAATAAGAGTTACAAGGAAGTTACTAGAGTTCTTAAAGAAAATGAACATATAGTGAAAAAGATAATTGAAGAAGAAATGTCTTTTACTCCATTTGTAGCTTCTCTTATATTCTTTATAATCAAAGATATTCATGGGACAGAAAAACTTAGTGGAGAGAATTCTATGGAAACTATAAAACCACTAGTAGATGATTTCTATGTGAGATATATAAAGAAACCTACTAGAAAATTTATAGCAAAGTATGGATTACCAGCTGTAGAAGATTTAAATACTTATATCAAATTATATCTTGTTTAATTAAGAAGTGGATATTTTTAATTTTGATATAGTTAATCAAGAAATGATTGGTGGATTAGTAGTTGTATCATATTCTTTTCATTACAATATGCTAGATTTCTCATATACTTCTCCAAAAACTAAGAATATAAACTTATGGCCATTTTATAAGAAGAGTTATAGTATTCCAGGAAAAATAAGTGATAGTACTGGTAAAATAGTAATAAATGATATTCTTAATCCTATAGAAGATGGAAGTATCTTAGAAATTAATGATACACCTCCTGGAAATGGATATAATAGTAGTTATAAAGTAGTATTTTATAATAAAAAATGTTTTCTGCTACCCTTCATAGAACTAGTTTTTGGAGCTAAGAAGGAATTAGATGAGAAAGCATATACTCTTATACCTACTGTAAAAAGATATGAATTTAACTTTTCTACTATAAAAGATTGGTCATCAATTAAAGATGATAGTGTTTTATGTAAAAAGAACATCATACAAATTCTAAAGAAGGTGAAAAAGACAATCGGTAATAACCTTATAATTGATAAACAAACATTGACAACTGTTAATAATTTTTATTTATGAAAAATTTTAAAGTAACATCAAAAGAAAATGGAAAAGAGTATTGGATCTCTAGAGCAAATGCAGTAGTAGGAATTGTATATACTAGAGATAGCAATGGTCGAGTAATGTTTTTAGTATCTAAACGAGGTTCAGGATGTCCAGATCATGTTGGAAAATGGTCAGTTACTTGTGGTTATCTTGATTGGGGTGAAACAAGAAAAGAAGCAGTAAAACGAGAACTTTATGAGGAACTTGGACTTAATCTTGAAATTTATCCCAATGAAGCAATTGATCATTTTTGTACTATAGATGATCCGTCTCAAGATGTTAGAGAAAACATAGTTTCTAGATATCTTATTCACGTAGATTACATAGCTACTCAGAAAAAATTAGCTGATAAGGAAATTAACTGTGATACTGTATCAAGAGGTGGAGAACCTAATGAAGTAGATGATATTAAATTTGTCCCAGCAGAAGATATTGATAGTTATGATTGGGCGTTTAATCATGATCAGGTACTTAAAGAGATTTTGGAATACTTAGAAACAGGTCGAAAACCTAAATATTGTGAAGAGTAAAGAAACTAGGAATAAGCTCTTCTTATGTTTAATAAAGATTAATAATCAGAAAAATCCTAGTTAATAATCAAACCCGAGGAGATAATTCTTCGGGTTTATTTTCCTTATATGTGATAAATATAAATAAATATAGAATTATGAACAGATTTATTAATTGTGATTGTATTAAAAATAAGAAAGGTGAATTAATACCTTTATGGAAAATAGATTGGAAATTAGATAGTGAGTATCTTGATAAGGATGATCTAGAAAATAGTTTTATTGTTCCGGAAGATAGGAATATTGGTGATTTTATAGCAGAAACTGATATTGTAAAAGCTTTATGGGATTTGATAGATAAAAAAGTAGTTCCATGTAAAAGAGTTATTAAAATTTATTCAGACTCGACAGGAAGGGTTAGATTGAAAGAGGGTGATGAAATTTATGTTTAACATAAATTTAGCTCTAATGAAATTTACCCAACTAAAATAAAAACAATAACTCAAGGAATACAAGAAAATGTTTATTATACTACAGAAAATCATCTAAAAAAGAACTGGTTAGGATCAGATACTGAAATTATAGAAGATACTATAGTAAATGATATTCCTGGAAATAATGTTGTTCAGATAATAACATACAGGAAACATTATGTTCTAGAAGACGGAACTGAAACTGATTACGATTATGATTTTTTTAAATTAAGAGAAAAATGAGAGAATTTATTTATGCTAGTTACCTTCGAATTACACCAGAAGAGTTTTTTGATTTAGCAGCTAAAGAGATGAGTAAAGCTTATGAATCTTATAAATCTAGTTCAGAAGCTTATAAAGATCCTTTCCTTCAATTTTGGGTCTATATAAATCCTAATCTAATTCCAGATAGTTATATTGATACTTTAAAGAGGGTGTTAATTGATGAATATGGATGGAGGATTGTTGATATAGAAAAACAATTTGAAGAGAGGAAAATCTATATAAAAACTGAAGTATAATGGTAGATGATGAAGTCCTAGAAAAATTAGTAAAACTTGGATATAAACAACCAATAAAGAAAAAGAGAATTGAGGTAGAAATAGTAGAATGGATAAGATTACATAAGGGTATTATCATTCTCGTATATCCATTTACTAATAAAGAAGGAGAGAAAAGATTTATATTTGCTATCCCAATGGAGAATGGTTCATTGAGTAGTAATAATCTAAACTATCCTTCTTATGAACAAGCTAGATTAGAAGGAATAAAGAGCGTATGTAATGAATTATTAAGAAAGTAATTATGAAAAAGTTATTAATCATTATCAGTCTTATTATAGGATTAGTGAGTTGTGTTAGCAAAAGGAAAGATTTACCACAATATAAAGTAGAATATAGTAAGGAATTAGTTATAAAATCTATTGATAGAGGATTAAATTCTTACGGCGTTAGTACTGTTTATTACATCGCTGGGGACGAAATTGGTTCTAATGGAGATATTAGATTAAGTGAAAGAATTCCTAGTAGTAATAATCCAACATATAAAATAGGAGATAAAGTATTATTTTCAATTAAAAAGATAGAGAAAAATAAATGAATTTTTTACTAGTTTTAATAGCATTATTATTAGTAATTGCAGTAATTTTTAAAATAATAGTTATTATAGGAGCTCTCACCAGAAATAAAGAATCTGTTTCTGGATGGGTTTCTAGATTATATACACCAAATTATAAACCGTATAAGAAAATGGAAAAAGATAAAAAAGATCAACTTCTTGAAGAGTTGTTTATGCAAAAACTAGAAATAGATCTCGGAAAAGCAGATGGAACAAAAGATGAGGTTTATCTTGCTGATGTAGTTGAAGATGCTTTGGTTGATATCGAACTAGCCATAGAGGAAGAAGTTTCAGAGCAGAGATTTTTCATATGGCCAAAGGAAAGGGAGCGTCTAATTAAAACATGGGCTAAATTTATTCCTAATCCAGCTAATGGAGGAGATGATGATTTTATTGTATTTGATTCTTTCCGAGGTGAGTATACATTTGGGGAGAATGGATTTACTCCTTTATGTAGCTCAAAGGAATTAAACGGTTACTATAAAGACAATAACTTAGAATATATAATTAAACAACCTAGATATTAAATGAAGAGGAAAGATTATTTATATAGTATTATCTTAGATCAAAATACACCAGAACTTAGGAAAGAGTTTGAAGATCTAGGATATTCTGAAATGGTTGGAACTGGTTTAGCCTTTAATCCAGATAAAGGAAATTGTATTATTACTTGTGCAGAGACTGGAGAATATACAGCTATAACTCGAGAAGCTATTAAATTTTCTTCATCTGGAAAAGTATCTCTTGTAAAAAGAATTCAATGTGGAGTAACTAAAGAACTAGCTCTTGGGATAGCTGCTCTTAGAGGAGATACAGATTTCGGACAATGGTTTACTAATGGAGAAGATTGGATAAAAGATAATCAAAAGAAAGGTTATCATAAAGCAACCATAAATGAACTTCAAGATAAATTTCCTAGAGAAGGTATTCAATTTCTTAATTCAGCTTATATCGGAAAAGTTAGTAAGGATATAATTGAACTTCTAGAAGATGTTGGTTATTATGATAGTAAAATAATTGATGGAGCACGTGATATTAAAGATTGGAAGGATTTTTCAGATTGTGGAATATGTACCTCTAATCATGGAAGCTACACAATTATTCATAAATCATGTTGGGAAACAGCAAATCCTCATGTAACTTGGAACTGTGCAGGAAGAATTGATTGTGGGATTGATGAAGTTAGATTTTATCAAGTTATTACACCTAGATTATAATGGTTAAGGAGTTAGGTATAATTCGAAGTGGTTCTGGTGGAATAATTGGATGTAAATCAGCGGCAGATCAAGTATACTATTATAATTTAACTATAGAAATCTTAAAATATTTCTCAGCATTTCAGATAGATAATAAAATTATAGTTACTTATGAAGATGTAGAACATATAGATAGAGTAGAATTATCAAGAATTAGCTCTGGTTTTTACTTAGATATTTATTATGATTTATTTATTCATACTAGATTAATGATCTTAGATGATGAAATTCCAAACTCTCTTAAGTATAATTGGAATGTGAGAACTGAAAGAAATTTACATGAAACGATATTTATTTTTAATTAAAGAAAGATGTTAGAATTAAAAGCTGTAGAATTTTTAAAAGAACTGTTGGGATCGTATAGTCCTAGCGGTTTTGAACAGGAAGCAACTAGGGTATTTAAAGATTATTGTTCTAAGTTTGCGATAGAAGAGTTTACTGATAAAATGGGAAATGTAGCATTTAAGGTAGGTTCAGGGAGTAAGAAAGTAATGATTTCTGCACATATTGATGAACTTGGAATGATGATACAAAATGTTACAGACCAAGGAATGCTAAATATTATTAATCTTGGGGGAATAGATAAAAAAGTTCTCCCAGGAAGTATAGTTAAAATTTCTAAAATTGGTCACCCAGGAGAATATGTAACAGGTATTATTGGGAAAAAGCCAATTCATGTAGAGTATGATGATAATAGCAAAAATGAATTAATTCCTATTGAAGATCTTCTTGTTGATATCGGCGCTGAATCTAAAGAAGAAGCTATGAAGTTAGTAGAGATAGGTAGTAGAGTTGTTTTTGAAGCAAATTTTATAGAACATCTTGGGAAGAATCGATTTGCATCTAAAGGACTAGATGATAAGATTGGAGTATTTATTGTTGCTGAAGTCTTAAGGAACGTGGTGAATTATGAAGACTTTAAGGAACTTTTTGATGAATATACTTTTTATGGCGTGGCGAATACTCAGGAGGAAGTAGGTCTAAGAGGTGCAATGGTAACAAGTAAAAGAGTAAATCCTGATATTTCGATTGATATAGATGTTACTTTCGCCACGGATGAAGGTAGAGGAATAAAACCTGAGTCCTATGGAGATATAGAACTTGGGAAAGGACCTGTTATCATGAATGGACCTGATAAATCTTGGAATCTTCGCTGTAAAATGATCGGAGTTGCTGAGATTAATGAAATTCCATATCAACTTGCAGCTTCATATGCAGGAGGAACAAATACTTCAGCAATTCAAGAAGGTGCTTTTGATTGTGAAACTATGTTAGTATCTATTCCTCAACGAAATATGCATACTCAAGTTGAAGTATGTGATTATCGAGATGTGGAAGGTGCTATAAATCTAATCTCCAAGACATTATTAGAGATTACAAAATAAAGAAAAATAATTAGAGGACTTTTTACAGTCCTCTTTTTTTTATATTTCTATTTTCCCTAGATTAATAGGTTTTTCATAATTTCCATTTACTTTAGAATTCCATATATTATAAAATAATTCTCTATAATTTTCTCTAACTTGATATACATCTCCATAAATAATTCCTAGTACATTATAGTTATTTTCACCAAACATTCCAATCACTTTAACAAGTTTAGAACGCATTTTATTTTCAGAGAAAATGGATTCTTCATAATTCACAGGATAAAAATTAAGAATCCTTCTCTTATAAAACCCTAATTGTTTTTCTTTTATTGAGTTAAGAAAGTAAATAACATGTCTTCCTAATAATCTTTCTGAAAAATTATTATCTACTAGTATATTATCTCCAAACACTTTTTGATCTTTTATATAAAGTCCTAATACTGGATGTTGATCTACTGATGAAGAATCTATAATATATTTCTTCAATTCAATTCCATAAGTATTTCTCTTCTCCATCCATTCTTTCATGATAAAACTTCTAACTCTAGGGTTTAAATTTTTTGATAACTTAGCTTCATAACATCTAATCATAATTCTTTTATTTATTTTCACATATAAGGAACTTGGATTTCCTTATAAATGTAATAAAATAATCATATGAAAAAGAAGAAAAAGAAATTAATCTCCCTAGCCGAAAAAGTTAGGAGAGATAATGAAATTAAAGAAACAGGAAAGTTAGTATCCTTAAGACCTAGTATCACTCATAAAAGTAAAAAAGATTATTCACGTAAGTGGAAACTCGAAGATTATGAATAATAGGAAAGAATTAATAGAGTTAAATAAACTTTATAGGAAACGTTTAGTAGATTCAGTAATAACTAAATTACTTAAAGTCCTTGAATTTACTGGATTAGATACACTTGAAGATCTTGTGTTTGATTATAAGAGTTTAGAATCTAAATCTATATCAGGAAATATTCAAAAATTATATTATGTAAACAAAACATTTAATTATATTAAAGTTGATATGGATTATGGAGAGTACTCTAAACATAATTTGGATATAGAGGATTTAGATACTACAGATTTAGAGATTATTGTATTTAATAATATTATCGGATATTATAAAGAGAATAAATTAATAAAAATAGCAAAAGATTATGAAGATTAAAAAACCCTTTACAACTGCTGGATCTGGGAAGATCTATTTTATTTCAGATCTTCATTATGGTCATGAAAATGTAATAAAATATGATTCTCGACCTTTTAAAGATGTAACTGAAATGAATAATTATATCTTAGAGGAACTTAAAAAAACTAAAGAAGAAGATATTATATTCGATTTAGGTGATATGTTTTGGAAAATGCCTGTTGACGATATAAAAGATGTCTTAAATCAGATTCCTTGTAAAAATATTTATAAAATTGTTGGGAATCATGATAACTATGGACTTTATTTTGATCAGGCACCACTTAAAGGGTATTTCAAAATAATCTCTGATATTCTTGATGTTCATATAGAGCATTCAGGAAAAGATTATATGGTAACTATGTGTCATTATCCCTTTGTATCTTGGAATCATAAACCTCATGGATCTATTCACTTATTTGGTCACGTTCATGGTCACCTTACTGAATATATTAATAGTATTTATGATCTTAAAGTTGATGTAGGTTTTAATTCTGAGTTAGCAAAGTCTCTTAGAACCTTCTTAATACCATTTGAAGAGATTATCAAATATTTCGATACTAAAACGGGAGGTATGAATTATAAAGAATGGACACTATCTAAATGTAAGGAATTATGAAAACAGTTTGGATTTATTCACTACAGATATCAGATACTGGAAGAGTTTTTAGAGATATTCCTCCATCTGAAGCTGAAATTGTTGATGAATTTGGTGGTATTCCTAGGATAGTAAAGATACTGAATAGCGGGAAAATAATAAAAAACTATCAACTTCATTATCAATTCTTTAATACTCCAAGTGAATGTATTGAACACAGGAATAAATATATCGAAGATAAATTGAAACTCTTCGAAACTCAATGGAAATCCACCGAAAGAAATCTTAAAAAACGGATAATAAAATGATAACACAATTAACAGCGAAAGAAATAATGAATCTCCCTAAGGATAAAACATTTTGGTATAGTTGTATTAGTTTTAGGGAGAAAACTTTTAGATGCTCTAGTATCATAAAACCAGCAGAAATTATTTTAAAAATTGATATAGATAATTTATTATATCTTCGAAAAGTTTCTGATAATTCTGTAATTGGATCTTTTCAGGGTTATAAAGAAAGAAAAGATTCAGAATGTAAATTTTTTGTGAGAATATTCGATACTGAAGAAGAATGTAAAGAATATTATAACGCTCAAATTCATAATACCGTAGATCGACTTCAACATTTTTATGAAGAAAAGCTCAAATATATAAAATCTAAATTAATATGATAACAGAAGAATTATTATCAGAATATAGAGACAATTCTAAGTCACTTTGGTATTTTATGTTAGAATTTTCTAGTAAATCTCATAGATGCACAAGATTAGTAAAACCAATCGAAGTCTTAGTAACTAATTGGGATAAAAACAATGATTATTCTCTTACACTAAAAAATAAAAATAAAAATTTAGTTTTCAAAAATTATCACGTAAAATATTTTCTACCATATCTTTTCGAAACAAGAGAGGAATGTGTAGAGGCTTATAATGCGGTTATTCAAAATCAAAAAGATAAACTTCAACACGATTATGAAGAAAAATTAAGATACTTAAATGCTAAAATAGAAAAATTATGAAACAGCCGGAAACATATGAAGAACTTGATAAACTTATAGGACAAACGTTCTGGACTTTTGGATTCTATATCGGTCCGTATAGTTATAAACTTGAAAATATAAACTCTCCGCAAGAAGTAGTTTTAGGAAAAGAAGAAGGATCTGGATATAGAAGAAACACCACCTGGTATCCTTTAAGAAACAAAACCACTAATATGATAGTTGGCTACTTTCAATTAACTCCTAATAGATATAACTTAGATAATTATAAACTATATGAATCAGAAGAAGAAGCCATTGAAGGTTGGAACTCTACTATTCAAAATCAATTAGATCGATTAGAATTTGATTATGAGAAGAAAAAGAAATATTTAAATAAAAAGATTATTAAAAAATGAATAAGATAATAATTGATGGATATTATAAAGAAAAGGAACACTTAGGAAAAATTTCAGGTATTATTTTTAAAAACTGGGAAGATAGTGAACCTATAGATAAAATTTCAATTATTATTAACAATTTCGATTCTTATATTCCTGGAGAATTTTATAAAAGAGAACTTCCTGGGATTGTAAAATTATTAGAAAATATAGATCTTGATAAATTCGATACAATCATATTAGATTCTCATGTTTGGTTGTGGAATGATGAAGAATCTTTTGAAAAACCTAAACCAGGACTAGGAGCACATCTATATGAAAAACTTGGAAGAAAGAATCTTAATATTATTGGAATTGCAAAAAGTTATTACTGTGATAATAATATGCATACTTTTTCATGTTTTCGAGGAAATAGTAAAAATCCTTTATATGTAGATTCAATTAATCAAGATAAAGATTATTCTGAAGTTATTAAAAGTATGTATGGAAATTTTAGAATACCATACCTTATAAAATTAGCAGATACAGAATCAAAAATAAATTTCAAATGAAAATGATTTATGCAATAGAACAATTACCCAAGAAAGAAGATACTTGGGTATTTTTGGGAGGACCTATTCAAGGAGCTCCAGAGTGGCAAGAAACAGTTCCAGATATTCAGGGAGTAACTTGGATAAACCCTAGAAGAAAAGAGAAAATTTCTGGAGGTTTATCTGATGCTGAATATAAAAAACAGGTAGATTGGGAAACAATTGGACTTAGAGTATCAGATTTTATATTATTTTGGATCCCTGAAGCTGTTGAAGATATACCAGGAAGAGATTATGCACAAACTACTAAAATCGAACTTACCGAAAATTTAGTTAGAAAGAAAAATATAATCTTAGGAATTGCGCCGAAAATACACGGAAGAAGGTACTTGATCGAAAAAGCTAAAGCATATGGAATAAAAAATGTATATAGCTCTTTAGACGAATGTATATCTGAGTTAAAGAAAGAAATATCTAATAGAGAGTCCAGTTCAAGAGAGTTTTTTACTTCCGATACACATTTCGGCGCAGAAAGAACTTTGGAATTATCTAAACGTCCTTTCATGAATGTTGAAGATATGGATTGGGCTATGGTAGAGAGATGGAATACTAAAGTTCCTCCTAAAGCTATCGTATGGCATCTTGGAGATTTTGGTGATAGAAGTTACTTGAAATATTTAAATGGAGATATTCGATTAGTTTGTGGAAATTATGAGATTAAAGAAAAATCTGAAAGAAATCTAGATATACCTGATTTTATAGGAGAGCTTATAGATTCTGGTTTTTCAAAAGTATTCCTAACTGAAGCAGAAACAAAACTCCTAGGAAAAGAGATAGCACTTGTACATGAACCTATGAATTCTACAAAAAAGTATAATCTTTTTGGACATATTCATGGAAGACAAATGATTAAGAGATTTGGATTAGATGTAGGTGTTGATGTTCATGGTTTTGCTCCTATGTCTGCAGAAGAGGTTGAATTTTTCTTAAATGCACTAGAAAAAGGCTATTACGACGCTGAAGTATTTTGCTAGTCTGATATTCCTTGAAAGCCTTATAAGTGAGAATAAAAACAAACTTAAAAGAAAAGGAATATGATAGAAAAACTTAACACACTAATGACAATATTAAGTGCATTAGGATTATTAAGAGACGGAGTAAAAAATTACATAGATGTCTCAGTTGAAAATAGTTTATCTAATGGAATAGTAGATAAACTAAAAGATAGTTATGACAACTATACAGCTATCTTAAACAAGTATGCGATTGAAGGAAAGGATTTTGATGTTCCTTCGATTAATAGAGATTACGTAATAAGAAAACTGCGATTAATAAAAACAATAGTAAACAGATTAGTCGAATATTATATCAATGAGCCAGAAACATTGAGAGATTATAAACAATCCCTCTATTTGATTGGCGCTGACATAGATAGTATATATCGAAAGTCTGTTGTTGATTATAAAACGTTTTTGCTTGCAGTTAAGTAAGAAAAGGGTGGGTAATTCCACCCTTTATTTTTCCACCGTCTAGAAAAGACTAAAAACCTTATATATGAAAGGAAAATAGAGTTCCTAAGAGGTTAAAATAATACCGTCTAAGAAACCCTATTAGCCTTATATATGTAATAAAAGATAGAAATATCTGATATTACCTAAAGACATAGTATATCTAATTTAAAAGATATATTATGTCTTTTATACTTTAGCGTTATACATAGATATAACTAGAACTTATAATACATACGAAAGGTGTGATGACGGAGTATTATAAGGAGAGACTAGGAGTTGCTAACCTAGAAGTCGTCAGAACGACTTTATAAAATTCATCACCTTGATCTAACTTATAATTATGAAATATAATATAAGGACAGGTGGAAGTTGTTATACCACTTGAGTAGATATTTAAATAGTATTAAAATATCTTTTACAAGGATAAGTTCTGAGCGTAATTAAATAAGTATATTAAGTTACTATATTGAATTATACTATTTATCAAAATAGAGAAAATACTTAATATAACTTAATAATTGATAAAGGTTGGACACATAACTTGGCAAGCACTAACAAATTTTATAACGTGCATTTAGCCGAGTTTAACAAAATAAATAAAAAATTAAATAAATTCCTTATAGTAGATAATATTATAAGGCCACGATATATTGAGATAAACCTGATAAAGGATTATCAAGAGGAATATATCAAAGACATGTAGCCAAATATATATGGTGAACTATGAAAATAACAAAGGACCTGTATAGTCTAGAGTTATTAGTAATAGGATGTGAATTTAGAGGGATTTAATATACAGTTAAATTATTATATATAACCTATGATAAATACCGATGAGGAAATTATAAAGATTATATATAATTCTAAGTTAGAAATCTTTAAGAGAGAAGCTTAGAGTAAAAACAACCATTTCTAAGTAAATTACTTAGAAAATAGAGACAAAAGAATATTAACAACAAAAAATTATAGAATTATGAAAGCAGTTGTAAAAAACGTTGGAATTTTTGTAGCAGGAATAGCAGCAAAAGTAGTACTTGATTATGGTTATAAGAAAACTAAAAAATGTTTAAATAACCGGAAAAACAAAAAAGCTGAATAAGCTAAAACAACCAGCCCGAGTTATGGATTAACTTGGGTTTAGAGACAATAATTAACAAAATTAATAACTTAAATAATAGGAGGAAAAATTATGAAACTAATTAACTCAGCAGTAACGAAATTTGGTGCAACAAAAGTTGTAGCAGTAGCAGCTGGAGCAGGAATGGCATTAGGAGTAGCAACTACCTTAGGATGTCAAAAAGCCTATAAAAAACTCAAACCGAAAGGTCTTAGAGATGAGGATTTGGAAAAATTGGTAGAAGAAACCGTCAACCTAAAACCGGATGCAGAAAAAGAAAAACCTGCTGAAGAAGTAAAAGCTGAATAAGCTAAAATAACCAGCCCGAGTTATGGATTAACTTGGGTTTAGAGACAATAATTAACAAAATTAATATATTATGAAAAAGATAACAGAAGTCATTATTTTTATGACAATGATATTAGCAGGAATTGCTTGGATATTAGGATTTGATATAATTTATTCAATATCAGCAATAATTATGGGAACTACCGGAATTTATTATTGGTTTAGATATATGATTCCGGAACTATTTAACAGCAATGAAGAAGAATTCATTGATGACTAACCGGAGGGATAACAAAATTTCCCTCCATTTTCATTTTTGTAGTTAGGTGAATTCCTAACCTGATGAGATCACGAGGTTAAACTCAAGATCGAAACAGAAATGGAAACTAAAGATTTCCTTTTGATTTTATATATCAAGAGACTATAACTAAACAAAAGGAAATTTACAAAGAAAAAAAAAGAGGTCTTGACTTTAATTAGTCAAGTTGATCCTCTTTTTATTTTTTTTCTTCAGAATGCTAAGGAATTTGATTTTGTAGCATATAAAATTCATTTTTTAACATATCAATTCTACATTTGATATCAGCTATTTCACTTGCTATATCACGTAGTGGAGAATTACAGAAAAATTCTTGATTACTATTCCAATAAATATTATTTCCTGTAATAACACTATCAATATTAGTTATAGCTGTTTCTATATTATGTAATCTTTGCATTAAATTAAAATCTCCAAAGATTCTTTTATCTATAGTAGATACTAATCTCTCTTCATTATTTACTATTATCTCAGGATTATCCATTATTTTCTCTAGATAACCTCGAAGATAATTAATAACTATATCTAAAATCTCATCCGATTGTGCAGAGGATAGAATTTTTTCAACTACAGCTTTTACTACAGAATCAGAAATTTTGATATCATTACTTAATTCAATATTTGTATTACTCGTTTTCATTGCCATTTTTCAGTTCTTTTAAACAAGTTTTCTTAGATTCTAATTGAGCTTCAAGTAACTCTATTTCTCTTTTTAATGAAGCGATTCTTGTACTCTTAAGGGATTTATCTAGCGCCTCTATAAAAGAATCTTCAAATTGAGAAAATTTTAATTCCATATAGCAATGACAACTACCACCATAACCCCAATGATCTGTATACTCTAAACAAATACTTTTATCATTAATAGCATCCTCATCGTAATCATCATCTAACCAAAGACTTCCTCGAGTAGGATCATATTCATCATACCATGAATTAGTTAATCCATATTTTCTATAAACTTCATAGATCTTATCAAATCTTTCCTTACATATCTCAACAATCTTAGGTTTAACTTCTTCTGATTGTTTCTTTGAATCTCCTAGAAAAATACCTAAGAGATTAATTAATTCTTCTTTTCTATCCATAATTCATATATTTTATTTTACGGTAGCAGAACACAACTATCTACTACATCATTAAGAGTTTTAAGGGAAGAAAAATAAAAACTATACCTATTATTTTAAGTATAGTTTTATATAATAACTCTATTTATTATTCTCTGTAACTATAATATCCACCTTCCCAAAGAATTTCTGCAGTACTTGAAGTTCCACAATCATCAGCAAAACTATAGAATACTTTTCCAGTTATATCTTTTATAAGTGGCCAAATAAATTCAACTATTTCTCTATCAGTTCTTCCAGCTTCATTTAATCTTTTCCATTGATTACCTTTACCATATTCAGTATACATATCATACCATTCGTTTACATGGCTCATCATTTCAAAGATCGTAGAATCACCGCCATATCCATGTTCATCCTCTTCTTTCTGATATATTTCAATAGCTCTTATAACATCTTCTTTATCTCTAATAATGACAACATCTTTTGTTATATTATTATCATTTAAGAATTTAATGAGTTTTTCTTCAATATCAAGAAAAAAGACTTGTGTACTTGAATTGGTGATCACATCTGAGTAACTAATTATTATTCTCTTCCTTTTCATAATAATTTAAAATATTTAATATGTTGTCTGATAATACTATTGATAAATTATCTTTTATTAAATTACGAATTAATGTTATTTTATTTATAGGGGTTTTTATTATAATTTTATTCAAAAATTTAAATTCTTTATCTTGAGTGTAGAAATTATAATTACTACTACCTTTAAATTCTCCTTCCGTGGCTAAAAAAATATTAATTGTTTTTTTAATACAGAAAGGAAGAGTTAAGTGTTTTAGAATAGGTGGTTTTATATTAAGTTCAAGGAATATTATATTATCCGACAAATCATAAACATTCTTAGATGCATTCCCTCCCAAAAAATCTAAAAGTTCTTTGGGAAGAGTTGCTTTAATATGTTCCCTTAATCTAAAACAACAGTATATAGTTTCTTCACTATAGATTTTACGAATACCAGAATAAATATAAAAATTATTAGTTATTATTCCAGAAATATCAGTCAAGACTCCATCCATATCTAAATCCTTTTGTTTCTAAGTTATCTAACTCATAAGAATAGTCTTTATCATCAGGATACAGTTCATAAAGTCTATTCATAATTTTTTGATTATGTTTAATATCAATATATACAATAGTTCCCTTTAATCTCTCCATAATCTTTGGTTTAAACATTTCCCAAATATCATCTTCTTTATCAGGGAATTCATTGTTCATATCAAGGTATAAGTTAAATAGATTTCCTAGTAGAGGTTTTAAATCCCATATTGAATAATTATGATTAAATCCTTTCTTTCCTTGAAATCTAAAGAAATATTCAACATCTTCCTCAGTTTTTAGAACAAGGAAATCTTTTTGATATTTTTTATATATTCCAGTACCAATCATCTGTCTTAATGCATCTGGTCCTTGAATTAAAAATACTTCAGTGCTTGAATTTGTAATAACATCTGAAAAACTAGTTATTATTCTTTTCTTTTTTCCCATAATTTACATAAATAAGAAAATGAGGGCAGCCATAATCTCACGACTTGCCACCCTCTGTCTTCAAATACTCTATATCTTTATTATCAGAACATTAATCCACCTCGATATAAACTTGGATTACCTTTCTGTCTAATTATCTTAACTAATGTTTCGCCATCCCCATATATATCCTTAACTAGAATAAATCCGTCTTCATCAGGATCTTCAAGAATGGTTCCAATACTAAGTTCTTGATTTTTCCAGAGACTTGAGAATTGAGATGTCATTCTAGTTTTCCAACCATCTAGGATATTACTACAATAATCCTCATTTGTCTTAGTATCTGAATATTTATCTTCCATCTCACAATCTTTTCCAAGCCATTCTGGGAAATTAGCTCTTCCTGGACGAAGAATTTCCTTAATCCTTGTTACATCTTCCTCTGTTTCAACAGGGAATTTCATGATATCGAAAACATATTTAGCCAAAGGAATATTAAGGCAAGTATCTTCAGAAAGTTTTCCATGAATATTTACTTCATCAACAATCGAACCAAGAATATCAATAGTAGATATCTCAAGAAGATCGATTTTTCGAAGAATATTCTCTCTCTCTTCTGGAATTTTTAAATTATCGTCCAAATATTCGTTTATTGCTTTTTCTGACAAATTTCCGAATTGTTTGATATATCTAATTCTTCCAGGACGTCCAAGTAAATTCTCATTTACGTTAAGTGTATTTGTTGTTAGAATATATAATTTTCTTGATCTATTATATACCCCATCAATTAATTTTAGTAATACTTCATCACTCTCTCCTCGCTTAAATGTTTTCTCTGCTTCATCAATCAAAACAATACATTCAAAGTCGAGTTGTTGAATAAAACTTACCATTCCCTCTATTTCATTATCAGGAATGATTATGACAGGAATGTCTAATCTATTACATAATAGTTTAGCACCAACACTTTTTCCTGTTCCTTTATATCCTGTGAAAATAACACCAAGATTCTTATTCCCTTCAACAAATTTATCTGATTTCCAAGTTTTTTGAATTATATCAAATAAATTATCACAACCTACATCATATATTTTGTGATTAAATTCAAACTTTTCTGAGAGTTTTTTTAAACCGATTCTCTTATCTTGACCTTTTCCTTGATATAATTCAAAAATTCCTGAACCTGGAGTTGGATAAAGTACTGTATTTCCATCAATCGGAAATAAAGTTCCACATTCATCAATCCATTTTTGTGCTACTAAATTTTTCATTTTTCTATTTGTTATATTTTATACATTTATAAGAATTTCAAGCTTTCAGAAGAATTTAGAATATTTATTACAGTTTTTGAATCTCCTACAATTAAATATGTATCTTTCTTTTTAATTATATCGACTATCGTTTTTAAAGATATTTCTAATGAATTAATCTTTTTCCAATTTTTATCACAAATAATAGGATCATAAGAAGTATTCCCTCGATGTTTATCTTCGAGGTTAATAATTCCTAAACTTTCCATACGCTTCATAAGACATTTTAACCCTGTTTTCTTAAAATAATATTCAGGCTCAACTCCTAATTCTATAACCAATTTATTTTTCTTTCCAGGAACTATACTTGGATTCCTAGTATATTTCTTCGGAGTTAATTCTATTGTAGCAGAATATATAAGAACATGGTCGATATCAAAGAAATATACGCCCCATTCTCCTTTCTGTTCTAGGTTAATCATTAGAAATATATGTTAAGAAGTTGTCCAAGATCTATATAATCAATTCCTACTTTTTCTGCTGCTAATATATCTCTATTACTTTGACCATATAAACCAGATTCAAGTCCAATTTGTATGGCTGAATTCTTATCAAATCCACGAGTCTTAGAAATTACAGCATCCATCATTCTATCTTTAGATTGTCCAAAATCATTCTGTACTAAGATTTGACAATGATCATACGGAACTCTTAGATATTCTGATAAAGCACAAACAATATATTCTAACATTATTTTCCAAGAATCTGAACCATTACTACTTAAGATTAGATTTCTTGGAACCATAGCATAAACTTTATTTGGGTTAAAACATAAAATCTTATCCCAAACTTCAAAACGGAGTCTAATATCATAAATTCCACGTGGAAGAAGACCTGGTTTTCCATTACTCTGAAAAGTTTCTACTAGACAATCTAAGACATCACAAAATATTACTTGTTTCTGTCGATCAATTTCTTTTCTTCCATTATTTGTATTACTACTTCCCCAGGATCCTCCAGTATTACCACTACTACCCCAGCCAGAAGATCCACTCCAAGATCCTCCTGAGTTTCCCCAAGAATTTCCTCCTGCCGGTTTTGTTTGCCATGGATACTGTTGATTATTACTTCCTCCCCACGAAGATCCTCCTCCGTTATTGTTCCAAGATGGAGTTGATGGTTGACCCCAATTACCTCCACCTACACTTTGTCCAAATGGTGTCTGTTGCATAATTTTTTCATTCAATTCTTTTTGACCTTTAACTACTTTTTCTATTCTCTCATCCTCCTCTGCTTCATCGATTTCATTGATATCATCATCGTCATCATCTCCTGAATCATATGGAGGTTCTTCCGAAGAGTAGTCAGGCTTTAGATATTCTTTAAATTTATTATCTTCTTCCATAAGTTTTATAGTTTATGTTTATCACTTATAAGGATTTCCGGATTTAATAAAAGCTCATCAAGTTTAGCTAAATGAGACTTCTCCATATAAAGTCTCCATAATTCTGTTTTACGAGCTTCCTTAAAACATTCTATAACTTTTTGAGCATCTAATTCTACGCTTCCGATAATCATATATCTATTATCATTTGTACATTTCGGTTCTATACCAAAACATCCTTCTCTAATAAAAGCGTAGATAGTTTCATAAGATGGTCGTTTTAATATAACAGGAACAGTTATATTAATAGAAAGACCTGTACTTGTTGAAAGAATTAAAAATGTATCTCTAGTAGAATGTAATTTAAAATAATAATTCGATATAACAATATCTGCTATCATAGGAAATATTCTTTTGAATTATTTATCATATCTTTTAATATAGTCAATTGAGTGTCATCACCACCCCAAAATTTATCATTAAAAGCTTTCTTCATACCCTGAATTATCTTTTTATAATCTATTCCTTCTACTGTCCCTAAAACTTTAACAATTGATCTATTTGACATTTTTTCTGGTAACTCAAAATAAAACCTACCAAAACCAATAGATTCATATATATCTTTTCGTCTAGGTCTTTTAAGATAATTATAGTGTTGATCATCAATACATATGTAAATATCTAAATTTTTCATAGTTCGAATTATTACTTCTCTTAATTCAATCATATCGTTTGTATCAACTATTATTCCTGTCATGTAAATTTTATATTATCTAAGTTTTTTACTAAATGTTTCAAATCATTCGCATAAGGACAATTTTTAGATCCTTGGATAAATGATTTTTTGAGTTCTTCTAGGTCAACACTAACTTCCTGAATGATTAAGCAATCGATCATATTTCTATATCGAAGATGTTCTAATAAAGAAGTATCATCACAAAATCGAAATATACAAAATTTTCCAAGACAAGTTTTTACATAAATTTGTTTAGGAGTTATTCTCTTAGTCGCTAACCCATCTAAATTATATTCTAAAATAAAGTTCTCTCCAAGAATATTTCCACTAACAATTCCAATATCAGTTGATAATTCTTTTTGAAGTCTTCTGTAAAAACTAATCTTCACCATCTCCAGTTCCTGCTTTAATAGATAAAATAGGTTTAATAATTTCCAAAATTTTCACTGTATCTTGTATTCCAGTTATTATTTCAGAAGGATCTTTATATACCTCGGGCGCTTCATCAATACAGGCGAGACATACAGAACTAGAATATACATTGCCCATACTTTCTTTAAATTCTTGGAGACTTAATCGTTCTCTTGCTTCTCGCCTAGACATTAAGCGCCCAGCACCATGAGGAGCACTATAATTTCTATCAGGATTACCAAGACCTTCACAAATTAAGGTTCCAAAAGCCATGTTCATAGGGATAATTACTTTCTGTCCGGCGTAAGCTTGAATAGATCCTTTTCTAATTATTCTATCTCTTGGATCTATATAATTATGAATAGACTCAATCCTCTCAAGCTCTTTTCCGAGTCCAAGAGCTTTTTTAATTCTCTCTGATATCACCATTCGATTATATTCTGCATAAGCTTGAGCAAAAAACATATCCCCGAGATAACCAGATATATCTTCATGTGTTACTAAGAATCTACTAGGCGGAATTGTATATCGGCCGGAAGCATGAAGTTTTTCTATTTCTTCTTTGATTTTCTTCCCTTGACCTTTATACTTCTCCTTAATTCCTCTCTCGGCCGCTTTCATATCCGCCTCAATTATCCTAGTTTTCCCAATTTGTTTTTTCCAATAAGCAAGTATTTTTATTCCTAAGTTTCTCGATCCTGTATGAATAGTAACCCAAACAGACTCTTTATCTTCTTCTACCTGTCCAAGTTCTATAAAATGATTCAATTTTGTTACTAATACCTTTTCAAGTATTGGATAGGTCATTTCTGCCTATCTCTAGTAGTTCTTTTTCCTACTAGTTCGGAGCACACCTTCTGACTTTTATGCCAGGCCAAGTCCCTCTGCTCTCTACGGGGGTATAAGTTTTAACACTATAACCTTCCCTCGGTGATTAGCATCTCAGCTTCTCCCGATATGGACGACTTTTACAACGAATGACTATTAATCATTCTGGAGGCAATCAATTTTTCTCACCTCCACCAAGAGTTCCAAGAGATTTATAGAAAATTCCCTCAGACATACCAATTCTTTTAAGGGTTTTTGATATAAATTTCTCTATCTCTCCAAGACCCTCATAACATACAAATTCAGGCCATAAACTTCTTGCTCTTTCAAGTTTTGTTTTAAAAAATTTCTTGAATTCTTTTTCTTGGATAACAGTTTTCTCATTAATCTCCATACCCATTGGAATATCTCTACGAATTCTAGCATCCCAAAGAGCTAATTCTGGATCTCCCGAAGGCATTTTATATTTTACACTTAACATTCCACAATTACCAGTAATAAAAATTCTTCCATTTCTTCTACATACAAAATATCCAGTATCCGTGGTAAAACAATATTTAAATCCATCAATAGAAGGAACAATACTAGATTTTTTATTATAAGTAACTATTTTATTCCTAGCAGGACTCACATAATAAACTATATTCCATCTCTCTTTTCCTAAAATTTCTGAAATTCCTGCTCTAGTATTTGTAGCCGAAAATGCAAATTGAATTACATCTATATTATCTTTATTAGTATTTGAATAAGAACTTCTATATCCATTATGTCCATCCCAAAGTAAACACTCTTCTTTTACTATTTCAAGTTGCTCTTTAGTAGCCAGATAATACTTTTTAAGATCTTTGTTTATTGAAAAATCTACATTAAATCGTATAGAAGTAGATTTATCTTTTAATATTGAAATTTTATACTCAATATTAGCATCCTCTAATAATTTTTTTGCTCTTTCTATTTTTCTTTCTTTTCTAAAATGTAATTCTATTCTATTATGATCTTTAGCAGGTATTATCTTTCCATCCGCTTGTACCATAATATCTATTCTAATCATTTCATTGGACAAACTAACACCTGGGTTATTAGATATATTAAAACAAGTTTTAAATCCATAAAAACCTTTAGATAAATTGAGTTTATCTAATTCTATTGGAGTAATTTTTCTATGATTCAATTTATGTCCCTTCCAATATCCAGAGTATACTAATAAATTATGTTCTGAACTAATCAATTGATCTAATCCACTTTTCTTATTATAATATTGATGAAATTCAGTACAAGGAGATTTTATATACTTTATAGGTTTTAAAAATTTTCCCTCATCCGTTTCCGGATCAAATTGCATAATCTCTTCATCAGCATAGTTAGATATTTTAATCCACCCAGTTGGTGTTAACACTTCTGTATCACAATCTAGACACGATATATCACAGCCAACTACATCAGGATCAAGAGGACCGCCAGAATAAGTTTGAGTATATCCTACTACGCAACCTTTCCCACAATGAACATCCTCCATAATCCTAACTGTTTCATTCTCAGTCATTTTAGTATTTAAAAGTTCGTAGACTTGAGAAACTGCTTCTGGTTCAATATTATCAGTAAAGACAATTGCTTTACCATATTTTCCTGTTATTTCCATATCCCTATAATTTCTTTGATAAACTATAAATCCAATGACGTCCTTCTTCAGTCCACCTCTTTACATTTCTTGGTTTTCCTGCCTTGTCAAATATAGTAACTATTTTTGTATATCCAAATTTATCAAATGGTTCCTTTAAGTACCATTTCTTTTTATCATGAGATCTAAAAATTAAATTATTCTTCTCTAATAATCTTAATAATTCTATATTAGATATTCCAAGACCCAAATCTTTCACTATATCTCTTGTTGAATATAGATTTTCTGAAGTAGTTAGGACTCGATTACAATAATCTACTTGAGGCTGTTGATTTTGAATAGTAATCTGTAGGTTAGTAATTTCAGAGGTTAATCTTCCAATTTCAGCGTCTCTCAGAGCAAATCCATTATTTATAATTTCGTCTAATTTTCTTAGACACCATACTCCAAATTTAGGACTACACCACATAGCAAAATGAATAGCTATTAATCTATGCATCCAAGTACCTTGATTCTGAGGAATACCTCCTTTAATAACTACTATTAATTCCGATATCGGAATTCCGATATCGATCGAGACCTCATTGATTAATTCTTTTGTCTGTTGATTACTAAGATAATGACCTAACTGCTTCTTACAAACTTTTGCTATCTCAGTAGCATTAATCATGACATCATTACTTGTCAATGCAAATGGAATAATACATCCATTATACTCAAAATTTAATAATTCATTCATACTTATATAAAATAAAGGGAGTAAATCATATTACTCCCCTAAAACTTATTTCTTTTCTTCAACAGCTTCCTGTCCCTGCGTTTCTTCTTTAGAAGGTTTGTCTTCTTTAACTGGACCTACAAACAATCCGCGAAGAATACACATCTTATTTTCTAAGGTACACTCTGAATGTTCCTTATTATAATATTCACAGATATCAGGGCAACATTTATTGATTACTTCGTCGAGATAAACCAATTTTTTATTTCCGGCGATTTTTTGTAATATATCAGGCTGATCTTTGAAAATTTCCTCAAGAGTGCCTTCTTTTGGAACCATTGAAGTTAAATCTGAATCTTCTCCTTCATTAGCTCCAAGATCATTACAAAAATCGATAAATGATAGTTCTTCATTTCCGGGATCTCTAGGATCAGGGATAAAAGAACAACATTTTCCATAAGGACATTCTTTATCACAAATTAAATGTGATGTTGGAATTTCCTCAATGGGTCTAAAGACTACCACTTTTTCTCCGTTAGATGTGGGAACTTTTACTGTTTTTAACTTTTTCATAATTTAATTCATTAATGTTATTTAATTCTTTACGCATTTATTTTCGAAGCGGATTCTGTATTAATTTCCGCTTCATATATAAGAATTTCAGGGGAGAAGAAAATAAAAAGAAGGAAGTATTTCATTCCTTCTTCTTAAATGTTCTAGTTTAGTTAGTTACTGCATAAAGAATTGTGTTCCCTTCTCTTCTAAGAGTAAATAGTCTTTCAACCTCATTATCACTTATTATTTTATAGTCCTCTCGTTTTTTAGAAACTAGATAATCTTTAATAAGTCCATAATTAAATGACTCTATCACAAGATGACAACCATTTGGAGTATTAATTTTTCCTAGAATATTAGTATATCCTGAGATAAATTTTTCTATATCATGTTGATAGGATTTATCTTCAGAATCAATATCTAAAATCCACCTAGGTTTATCTACAACTCCTTTTGATTGAACCGTTTCATTACTTAAGGCTACTTTCTTTGGAAGATTATGTATATTTGTATAATCATTGTTTGCTACTCTCTTAGAATATTCAAACATACATTGCTTTCCAAATTTTTCCAAAGATCTTGGTGTAATAGATATGTAAGCTCTTGCTTTATAATGTTCACACATCTCCGTTAATCGATTCCAGGATTTTTCAAGAACTCCTAAATCTGTCACCCACCAAGCATATCTCTGTATTTCTTGAAGAGGTAAATCAGGATTCTCTTTTCTTCTTTGTATAACTTGCACAAAATAATATATCTCCGGTTTACCTTTAGAAGATATCTTAAATTTTAGAAGACTTTTTACTGTCTCTAAATTATTTATTACTCTCATGATTTTATAGTATTTAGTAAAAATTTCCAAGAAACTGTTGCTGTATGATCTGAAGAAAAGATATCAACCGTCTTACTAGTACTCTCAATCAATGGAAAATGTTTATCATTAAATCTCGTTGTTTTTGACATAATGATCTGAAACTTTCTTCTTCTAAGCTCTTCATTATATTTAGTGAGATTAGTTTTCCATTCTTTTCGAATCTCTTCGATTGGCCTTTTTCCAAAACCAATAGAGTCTAAGAATACTTTGATTACACTACTTTTTGGTAATGCTCCTCTTTGATATTCTTTATACATAAGTTGTCTTTTTTGTTTTTCTCCAGGGATACCAGAAATAAAACTAACCAATTCCATTATCATTTCTGATTTTCTTGTAGCTTCTTTATCAGTTTCCTTCTTAGGGAAGTAATAATCTCCAACTATTCCAAGAGATTTAAGAAACTCTATTTTTGGATCTAAAGTTACCTTCTCAGGATAGTACTCTTGAATATATTCATTAGCTATTGCTGCAAGTTTATACTTAACTTCTAATCGAGAAAGGTAATAACTACTAATATCTCTAATTGCACACTTAGTTACCACTGGAAGAGATGAGATATCTATTAGATACTCTCCAGAAAACACTAATTCTGATTTTATTATCCCCAGTCGTTTAAATTTCCCGGCGAGTTTATTGGAAATCATAACTCCTATTAAAGACTGATTAAGAAGACCATCCTTTACTAAACATATAGATTGTCTTGTTTTATATGTTTTTTCGCCGGGTTCTATTCCGACTGTATTTTCTGGGATATTAACTACCACATTAGTATCAAAGCAGATTCCTAAGTTAGCTCGTCTTTTATTTCCAATCGTTCCTGTCACTTTCGCCCATTTATCTTTTTGGTAAGTAACAGCAGTATTACTATCCACTTTTTTAGGAGAAAGTCTTTTATATTCTCCGATCAACTCTGGATTAATAAGAATACTTGCATTATCCTCAATTAAATCAGTTATTAACCTACTAATTGAATATTTATTATAATCTGAATAAATTTTTGGATACTTAGTTTTTCTTTCAATAGGTTTGGGTGTATATTCGGAACGTTTAATAATATCATTAAGATCTTCAATATAATTAGTCATCCCTACACGACCGTACATCTCGTAAAAACCTTCGATAACTATTTCATCTTTTGTTGCTTGCGCTAAAAGTTCAGCAGTATCTAGGTATTCAAGTTTAATTGTACTTCCTAGAAAAGATAATATAATTCTAAGATCCTGGGTTGAATAAGTTTCCCCAGAGTATCTTTCAACTCTTTTTTCTCTTACTATTCCCCATGCAGATGCGTAATTATGAACACTAGGACTAACTCTTATTTTATTTTTTCCATAAGAATCCATTATTAACCAAGGATTACCAGAAGAACTAAGTTTATCTGCTAAAAGTACATATTGATACTTTAGATTTTTCTTATTTCTCAGGATAATCTCAGTACTTTTCCCATACTCATAATCACAGTACTTTACTAATTTTAATCTTGAACCATTAATTTTAATTTCTTTTTCCATAATTCTTATGTTTATTGTTATTTATTATTCATTAGTAAGAGTTTCAAGAGCTTCTAAAAAATCCAAGATATTCATTATAAAATTACGATAACGTTTATCTGGAAGTCTAAGAGAATACTCAATAAAACCTCGTAATTCTATATCAGAAGGACAAATATTCATTATAATATCTTTGTAAAGATTATTATGAACTGTTTCTGAGATTATAAGATTATTCTTAAGCTTTCTAAATAAACTTCGTTTTGTTAATTTTTTATAATTATCCTCAGAATGTAAATAAACAGGTAATACCATTACTAAATCTCTAACTTCAGAAGGACTAATCCAGTTCCCTATTGGAGATCTAGCTGCATTTAATTCTTCATAGTTCTTTAGAATATGATAATTCAAAAGTTTATTTCGAAGAATAGATATATTTTTATCATAAATAAATTTTATAAATTCTTCTCTATTAAATAACTGATTAAATCTGATATAACCAACTATAATATTTTTGTTATATCGTAATCTATAAAATTCAATACTTTCTATTTTTATTTTCTTCATAACACATATAAGGAAAATAAACCCCGACCTATCACAGGCAGGGGCTCACACTATAATATGCAATTCAAAGGATTTTCTCTTTTCCATTTATAAGGATTTAAAGCCTTAAAATTGATAAACAATAAGAATTATGAAAAATATTAATGAAGAAAAAATTAAAAAATTTAAAAAGATTACGGAATTAATTTTGAATGAATTGAAAGAAATAGGAATAAATCCTATTCTATCCGAAGATGATACTTCCCCTAATGAAGAGTGGGGAAATAGTATGACGATGTCTTTCAGATTTTCTAATGGAGGACTTAAATATTGGTATCTCGGAATTTGGGGATGTGGAGAATGGTCTGAAACTTACGATTGTGATAATTCTGATAATTATATATCAGTTTTTTTAATTCACAAATGGATGTATGATAAATTTAGACCTAGTAGTTCAGATATAGAATATAGAGTTATATTAGATGATAAACCTGTAGAACTATATCATGTAATTCAGGGATTAGAAAAAATTTATAAAAATCCTATTCAAGAGTACTATAAAACCTTTTGGGAATATAAAAGTGATCATGATATGCCTTGTTTTGAGTATTTTAGAGATTGGTGGTTTCATGAAGTTACTTATCCAGTTCAAGAAAAATTAAGATATAGATGGAGTGTAAAAATATTATATAATTTTCTTAGAGTATTATCATGGATTGACCCTAGAGTCTCACGAAGAAAATTATTTAAAGAAGAAGGATGTATTCCAGCTTATACTTCCGGATTTCTAGCGACGGAATGGGCATCAAATCATGACTGGGCTTTTAATAGTTTTGCATGGTTATATGAAAAATTTCCATGGTGGTTATGTAAAATTTGTAAGCATAAATTATTTGATGCACACTGGAACGTCGCTGATTTTCCGGAAGAGATAACAAATACTTTAGAAAAAAGAATGTGGAAAGGAGTAGTAATATGAAAAAAATTAAAAGTAAAGATAAAGGGCAAAATATTCGAGGAGTATGGTTACGTTGAAGGAGGAACTGCGGATTATAATTATAATGATGATTATGTTCCGAAGGTTCTTGTATACTTTCCAGAACTATCTAAATTACTATTTGTTAACATAAATGACTTGGAGATTATAGGTTATGAAGAAATTTAAGTTTGAAGAGTGGTTAGATAAGAAGGGAGATAATTTTGAAGTTTTATGTATATTTCTCTTCTGGGTATTTATATTTGACCCTATTATATATTTAATTACTAAAGATATGGATTGGGTAATAGCATCACAAACTCCATTCATAATATTTATTTTAGCTCCATATGTATTATTTAGAACAAGAAAAATATGGAAAAAGAAAGATTAGATTTATTATTAGTCTATGCAAATGATCTATATAGGTATATTGCTAAGAAACTTGGAGAAGATTATGAGCCAAAAAATTTAATGGGTCTTTTAGAATGGTTAGATGAACATAACGTAATAATACATATCCAACCAGAATTTTATAGTCAAGGTATAAATTGGAATTGGCAAGTTTTATTCTACAATCCAGAGACTGATGATCCAGATTCTATAGATGGAACTGGATTATATGGAGATAATGGAGAATATCCTACTAGAGGAAAAGCTATGTGCTGTAGTATTGTTAGAGCACTAGAATTATATATTCTTGAGATGATAAATTCTGAAGAAATTCTAGGTGATTACAAACTTCCAATGCCTTCTGGAACAACAGTACAAGATCTTTTAGTTTATTTAATAAGAAATCAATACTCTGCAACAATAGACGAAAAATGGTCGGAAATGAAGAGAATATCTATTAATGAATATTTTAATTATTTAAAAGAAAGGATAATAAAATGTTGGGAAAGAGTTGTTTAGGTTGCTTTATGTTCTTAGTTATAGTATTCTTAGGATGTTTATTTCTTGGACTTATAGCTAAAATTGTATTTGCATTATCTGTGGGAGTATTTATTCTTACAGCATACATTATTGGAATAGTTTTTATGATTTTTGTAATCTATAATACTATTAAATTTTTATTTACATCATGAAATGGAGAAATTTTATACAAGACCTAATTCTGATAATTATTGGAGTTATTCTTTCAATAATTCCTGAGAAATCAGAATTTACAGAAATGCTTACTACATTTTTTATAATAGGAGGAGTTATTAAATTAATTTGGGATTTTATAGTAAACAGTGATGAAGATTAATTATGGAAACTATAGAAATAAATTATAAATATAAACCTGGAACAAGATTATATCGAGTTACTTATGGAGAGCTTAAGTATTATGATGTTGAATGTGTAGATATAAAATTATCATTAAATCGAGATGAACCGCTTATAACATATCAACTCAGAGTTAATAATTCATCTGGAAATAGAGATACATCTTGGGATTTTGAAATAGATAAATACTATTCATTAACCCCAGAAGAAGCTTTAAAGAAACATTCAGCGGAGTTATTAGAAAAATTTAATTCTAAAGATAAATGACGATTATAGTAATTATATTCTCAATAATAATATGTCTAATAGGAGTTTATTTTCTCTTAATTGAGACTAGAAGAATAAGAAAATGGCTAGGAATTGGACTAATTCTTATCACAGCGTGTATTGTATCTACTATTTATACTGAATGGGTAAATAATAGAGTATTTCAGTATTATACACTTAAGATTACTCTCAAAGATAATACCGAAAAAGTCATAGAGTACGTTAAAGCCTCTGAGTTATCTATACGATTTGCTGAGGATTCAACTATTATAGTTTGTGATACTATTCCTAGTGTAGTAAAAATAGAATTAATTGAAGTAAAACAAAAACGTTATGGAGAAGTACATAAGAACGCTAATTTCTAAAGGAATGTCCAGAATAGAGGCTGAAATGTTTATAGACGGATTAACAAAAGTTATTCTAGAAAAAAGAGAACCAGAACCAATTAAAGCAATATTTCCTACATACTATAAAATTAAAACAATAGATTCAAATACTAATGAAGATCTTGGTTTCATAAAGTTTGATGTAGGATTTGATGCTAAATTTTTTGATTATGATACTGCCAAAAAAATTTGTACATATTTAAATGAACATGATATATACAGACAATTAGATTCAATCGATGCTGTAAATTATAATAAAAAACCATGGTTAACTATAACTCGCGATTGGAGATCTTATGTGAAATATATTACAAATGAAGGTAATGTTTTTTATATAGAAGTGAATTGGAAGATAGGACAAGCAAGTTGGAAAATAGTACCATTTTATGATTAGAATATTACTCTGTGGGTTAGCAATCCTATTTGTAATTGGAATTTGGACTATAGAATTTATACAAAGATTATATGGAAAAATACTTGGAAAAATTAAAAGCGCTTGGAGTAAAAGATGAAGAAGCTGCCAAGAATCTACTTAAAGAAATAATCAATGATATTCAAGAAAAAGACATCATACATTTGATCATTTATTACCAAACAGGAAGTTCTTTTGAAACGCATAATGATGTAGATATTATTGATTATCCTTGGAATAATATATCTATCGCAAAAGAAAATGAAGAAGCAATTCGACAGCATTATAAATTTGCAATGGATTTAGAATATATATATATACTTCTGAATCAAGAGAAAAACTTAAAAAAGAAGCTGCTAAGAATTGGTGGTATGTAGAAGGACAATACAGTAGATATTCTCTGAAGTTAAAGAAAAATGATGGAACTTTCTTTACTTATAGTACTCCATGGATTGGCTACTTTGAACGTTTAAATGACATAGAAATAAAAATTTGTAACAGTTAATAATATTAACTACACTAGTCTATTATGGATTGGTGTAGTTATTTATTTTGCTCCTTTAATAGGATGAGAATCTTATATGTGAAAGAAAATATTTTTATTAATTAAAACAATAAAATTATGTTAGAATTTAAACCAGAAAAAGAATTAACAACATTAGACAAGTACAAAAAGTTATATGGTTTCTATGAGGGAAATCTAAATTATGTCCCTAGAGGGGGAGATCTAACAAAACATATTGGATCTTCTTTAGCATTAATTGATTATTCTAGAGATGAAACTGGAAGATGGGACTATTCTCTTAAAGAAGTAAAAGTTGAGGATATAACTGATTATGATCCTATGACTACAACTTCAATTATTAAGTATAAAATAATTGGGGAAGAGGAAGTCAAAGAAGCTAGAATTATTCCGGAAGGCTTTAGTTTTGAAAGTCCAGAGGAAACGGGAAAATCATTGAGATTTCTTCCGTTATCAATGCACTTTAAGGTTCAAGAAGAGAAAGCTTTTTATGATAGACTCTTAGCGAAATTTGATAATGCTAAAACACTATCTATCGAAGCTCTTGAAAATCTATCAAACTCTAAAGAACAATCTGAACTTCTTGGACGTAATTATAATATTGCAGCAGTGATTAAAACTGACGAAGAGACTCCAGAAATTCTATACTTTAGAATTGATAAACTAAAATTAAAACACAATAAACAAGATAATTATGCGATTACTTTAACTAATGAAGATAAAGATAAAACGTATACATTCTTGATTGATTCTAAAGCAGAATATTATGAATTCTCTTATGGAAAAGAAAAAATAGGAGATCTTAAAATTTTAGATCTCCAAAAATTATAAAAAATAAACCCAGGCCCTATTATATAAAATAAGGCTTGGGATTTTTATTTCTACACAAATAATGCTGGTTTACATCTACTTCTCCAGTCTAGAAGATAACCAGGCTCAATCTCTTCTAAAAGTGTTGAAGTTTCTTTTAATTGAATAATACAATCTAGACATAAATTTATACCAGAATTTTTGCTTCCAAAGGCAAGATATTCTTTTTTCTCTTTTTCTAGCTGATTATATTCAAATCTAGAGCATAAATCAGACCATGCTCCTTCTTCATACATATTCTTTCCACAAATTGCACACTCACATTGTCCTAAACCAGCAATAGGGAAGAGTTGTTCAGGATCTGTAAAAGAGTGGAATAAATGTTTCATAAATCTTTTATACTGTTCCGTACGATAAGCCTCCACAAGTAATCCAATTTCTCCGAGATCTGGTTGAAGAGATCCTTGTGGGTTCTTATTTTTTCTGTAAGCTATAATTCTTTCTGGAAGTTGTCGGTCTAAGAGTGGTCTAGGGAAAAGATATAAATAAATTAAATTTTTCTCTTCCACACTTAATACTGGATTTACTCTCAAAGAATTAATAACTTCGTGTGCATCACAATCTTTTAGTTTGTCAATGTAAAATTTTAAAGAATTCATGGTTTTATTGTTTTATGATAATACATTAATAAGAGTTTGCAAGGAACAAAAAAGAGAACTTAAGATCTTCTCCTAAGTTCTCCCAACAAAACCACTTTCTTTATATTAAACTACCCAAGAAAGTATTCAGATTTTTCATAATCCTCTTTTCTTTTAGGCTGTGGTGTAGTTTCTTCCAAAATCGTACTCGTAAAGATGACTTTATCTCTCTTCTTTTCACGATATTCATCTTTATGGTGTACGTGTTGTTCACTTACAATGTCTTCTCTAACAAAGTAATTTCCATTCTTTTCCATGTCTTTTAAGTTTTCCATTTTATTTAATTTTATTTAATTTTATTTACATGTATAAGGAAATTGGGGATTCTGAAAATACCTTAATTTCTAATATTCTCCTAAATCCACTCTTCGGACATGGAAGTCTTGATTCTAGAATATCAAAACTTTCCCTAAATCTAGTTCCATAAAATTCTTCAGGACTTGGATCAGGATACACCAAGAAATCTCCGGTTGGATAATATCCTTGATTTTCTCTTATATCCAGGAGAAGAGGATTTACTTGATTTAATTCATCTAAAGATATCTCAGTAATCGATATATTTTCCTCACCTTCATTACAATCTACTTCTATGATAAACGTATAGTTATTATTTCTCTCAGGAACCATAATCTACTTCAATAATATGTTCTGGACTAACTTTTTTCACTAGAATAACTCCATTACCTGAAATAAATACTTCATCTTCTAATCCTTCTAAATCTACTTTAAGTATTGCTATCTCAGGACCTCTTCGAAGAGCTACATTTCTTGCTGTCAAAGGATCTGAACTTAAGTGTACGTATTCTCTACTCCCCGGGACTAACCCATCTCTAAATATACTTTCTAAAAACTTCCTTTGCGTTCCATGATAGACAATATTACATCCTGTATACTTCTTAAAATTAGCATTAATACCTTTAACACTATGACCTTGAAGAGCACGAATCTTTCTTAAATCGGCCGATAATTCATAGCGCTTTTTATTATCAGTATCTACTATTTCTTTTAGTTCAGATATAGTCCAGCCATGATCAATTAACTTCTTTGTTTCTAACCAACCTTCTGAATCAAGCGCTCCTTCTACTTCGGCCGGATTATGTCTTAGAATATATGCTAACTCTTTTCCTCTATTCTTCTTCATATAATCTTCCTATTTTTATAAATTCTCCTATTAAATTTACAGTTTCAGTTATAAAGTTTTCATCATTATATGTTGATGTTGATACTAAAATCTGTTCAGAATACCCAAAATATCCAATATTATTTATCACTCTATCTCGAATATACTGAAAATTTATTTCACATTTATCTAGAATTGAATTTATGTAGTTACTTTCTGGATTAATTTTAATAAGATCTTCTAAAAACCTCATAAATCTACATTGCGTTCTACTAGTAAATTTCATTATTTTATCCAAAGGTTCTAAGTAATCTCGAAAAAGTTTTTCTAAGAAGTAGAATGAAAGCTCATCTATCTTCAGAAAATTTCCATTACCAGTATAATATTCTACTAAATAGTTAGAGCTATCACTGAGATCTAAGCAAACTTTGAAAGGTTCCATGAGATTTACAAAAGATTCATCCTCCTGAAGAAGTTTTCTGTGAAAATACGTATCTATATCTCTACATAAACTCAGATATTCTTTATATGTTTCTTTACATATTCTTCTTAGTCTATTCACATGATCTTCCATACCACCAGATTAAAAATTTTCTTAACTTTTCATCTTTCCAATTAGGTGTAAAACAGTTAACAACTCTCCTTCTTATTTCTGTTCCAGAATAAGTTACATGCACATCATCTTTTTGATCAGGATAAATTTTTATATTATAGAATCCTCCATTTTCTTTATATCTCTCAGCTACAGAATCTCTAGAACCACATATATAAATTTCAGAATCTTGTGGTATTTCCTCAAGACTTTTTAAATAATTAATTCTATGATCTAGCGTTTCAACCCATTTAGGATAATTACCTAGATCACTAATTTTAAATATTTTCATCTTTGGATAGGACTCAAGTACCATTTCTTTCCTTGCTTCAAAAGGGAGAGGATCATGTGCAGTTCTTTCTGAGTTTTTTGTTTCTCCTATAAAAATAACTACATTATTATTTCCAAAATCTCCTCTAACTTTATCTAATAAATAGTTATGTCCTCTTGTTAGATTATCTACTTGAAATCTACCAACAATTACTCCAATCTTAGTGCTCATTTCTTTTTTCTTTTATTATATGTTCTTTTTAATACATTTGTTTTAAGATATTCTTCACAACCTGTAAAAATTCTTCCTAATTCTGCTTTATTATCATAAGGCATAACAAATTTCCTATTCACTAAAGCAGTCGGAACCTGGTGAAGAGTATACAGAGCAGTTCCTTTAAAGAATCTAGATCTTTTAAGTTGATATCCTACGAACCCTTTAGCCTCTCCTGATGTAGTAATTGATAAGACAAATGATATCTCTCCAACTACTTTAAAAACAATACAATAGTGAAGTATAGGTCCAATAGGAAGAAATGCTACATCACCTCTTTCAATAGTTTCAGGTCTAAGTCTTTCTATATACATCGGAAGATATTTCTCCCTAAGATCGGCTGGAATTTTCTCTTCTAACTCCTTTGATCTAGTTACTATCTCTTCTTCCCTTTGTGATATAGATTTTTCTTCAGAGTCTCCAGCCGTAAGTGAGGGAGTTATAAACTTCCGCTTAATATCTAAAATTTTTTCAATGCAATCCCTATCTTCAGGCTTTTTATACCAAATTTTAATCAAATCCATAACTTTATTACATCTAGTTCTTGTTGCCTCTGGACTAACTACTCCTGGACCAACCATGAGAAATCTAATCATCTCATCCAAACCTTCAGTAATTGTCTTCTTAATACTGTTTTTGATACTCTTATAGTTATTTATTGATTTTCTAATATCACCTAATTCTGTAACAGCTTCTTTAATAGTTTCCATAGAGTTAATTTTTCATTACTTTATCTATTACTAATTGTTTTATATCATCTTCAGTTAAACCAAAATAATTACTAAGATTTTTAAGAATAAATACTCCTTTATAATGCTGAGTAAGATTAAGAATACTATCTAGAGAGGTATCACTATAAAGACTTTTATATTGTAAGATTCGTTTATATTCAACATTATCCTTTTCAAGTAATTTCTCTATATAAAATTTTTTTAATTTCGGATAATTTCCTAAGAAAAATTTAAGATCAATCTCAAGAATACTAAGATAATACCCATCTGTTACATTTAAATCCACTAATGGTTTACTAGATAATGCAGAGAAATCTATAGAATCTACATGAGAAAGAGATTCAATAACATCCACAATTACATCTCTTGGGTTATAAGTATCATCTACACCTACCAAAAGTTGCTCGATTTCTGTTCCTTTCATAGCAGTTTTCTTAATATCTAAAACTCCTCTAGTTATACCATCTCTTATATTACCTACATTTTCAAGATTTTCAGAGAAATATCCTTGAATAAAATCCTTTATATTATTATTTTTTCCTGATAATTTTTCTAAAATATTATTTCTCTTATTTATCGGAATACATAAATGTATTTCTCGATCTGTTTCAATATCTAACCAATATGAATCAAAGAAATTTAAAAATATACTTGATACTTTTTCACGTCTTCCACGATAACTAAAAAGTTTGAGCGAAAAAGGTTCAATATAACTTCCTAGATAAAGAACTAATTCCATCGGAGATAATGCATATACATATCCAGGTTTCCATTTTGTCGTTTTAGGTTTTGTTGCAATCAATTTTCCAATCTCCGTAGAATATATAAATGATTTATTTGTTGAATCTTCCTTTACTAATTTTAAACTAGGAAAACATCCAATACCTAAAGAGAAAGTTCCATGTAGATTTCCATCAGAAACACATCTAGTATCTTGAAGAATCTTAAAAAATCCTTCAATAGCTACATAAATATAAACGTTTTGTCCTGGGAGTTTTGAATCTAATTCATCATTTTGAATCCTTACAGCTACTCTAGATCCACCCTCTCCATACTTAACATTATATCTTCCATATGAAGAAAAGAGTGAATTCTCTGCTAAAGATATATGAAATCCAGAGTTAAGTACAACAACCTCAGAGATATCTTTCTCTTCCACTGTTTTGTTACCATTCAAATTGAAATTATCTGACTTAACACTATTATATACTTTATTACGCAATGGTTTTGTTAAGTCCTTTTTATTTACAACTTCTGGAAACAAATCTGTTCCATGGTCAAAATAAACTAATGTTATTTCATACGGAATATTCAAATTTTTCATATTTTTTTTATTTTATTTTACATTTATAAGGGACTTAAAGCTTTATTTATGTAATAAAATTTTAATAAAGAATAATAATGAAAAAGAAAATTTATTTTATTTCAGGACATAGAGATATTACTGAAAAAGAATTTAAAGAATGGTATGTTCCTCGTCTTGTAGAAGCAGCGGCCGAAGATTCAGAATTCGTAGTAGCTGAATGTATCGGAGTTGATAGATTAGCTCAAGATTGGTTAAGAGATAATCTTAAGAATCATTCAAGAGTTACAGTTTATCATATGCTTGAAAAACCTAGATACTTAGCTTCTATGTTATTTAAAACGGCCGGAGGTTATCAAGACGATGTTCAAAGAGATTCAGCAATGACAACTATATCAACAGAAGATATCGCATTTATTCGGAAAGGTAGATGGACTTCTGGAACCGCACAAAATATATTAAGACGTTATGAAAAAACTAATTAATTGCTTCTTTAAGGGTATATTTGCAACTGTTATGATTGCAATAACTGGGCAACTTTACTGGAATTTTTATATAGTAGAGAAGTTTGGAATAGGAAAAGTAGTAGAAGATAATTCTGTATTTATAATTGGAGCAGCTGTATTATACTCTATCTTTGCTCTCTTAACAGGAAGAAAAGATGAAGAAGTATATGAAAAATTTGATTGGATAGAATTAATATGTCTATTTATAGGAAATATATTTTTAATATATCTATTCAAATAAAATAATCAAAGAGGGAGGAGACAACTTCCTCTTTTTATTCCTTAAAAGCCTTATTAATGATGAGATAATAAAATATTAATGAAAAACAATAAACAAAAGTATTATGAATTCAAAACAATTTATAGCAATTACAACCGGAACGGCAATAGTATCTGGTATAGTAGGAAAACTTATAGGTAATAAAACCTGTAAGGAAAAAATGAATTATTACAAAGAAACATCTATTAAGCTTTTTCACTCTTTAGAAATCAAAGAAGAGGAGCTTAATAGATTAAAACAAGCTAATAAAGATCAAACTGAGATTATCAGAGATCTCACAGCAAAAAATGAAGAATTAAAACAAACTTACGAGATCCAAACTAAAACTATTAAGGATCTTGTAGAAGAAAACAAAAAACTCGAAAAGAAATTAAAGGTATCAATTTCAGTAAGAGGGAAATTATTGAATAAACTTAGTAGTCTTCACAGGTTAGTTAAAAACTTAGAACCTACAGGAGACTTAATGAAACAATATCAAGAATTTATCCTTACACCGAAAAGAGAACATGATGCCATAAAAGACGAGGAAATGATGAAGGAAGGAGTTTGATCTCCTTTCTTTTTTTCTTCTCATCCTTTAAAAGCCTTATTAATGTAATTAAAACTTAAAAGAAAAGAAAAATGGAAAAGAATTATGAAAAACAAATATTTCCAGAAGAAGGAAATATCTTAGGGACAGTAAAATTTAAATTCCCGGGAGAAGGAGAATACAGTCTTGCTTTTAATGGCAGGAGTAGTGTTAAAATTCAAGACATAGTAAATAAAGTATGTCTAGGAAAGAGAATAAAAATAAAATTACAAAAACTCATTAAGAATAAATTGATGAGTAGAGTAATAACTATAAAAGATACTTACGAAATGACAAATAACCTATTCGTAAGAGTATTTAATAGTGAAAAGCAATTTATCGGATTTATTCATATTAAAAAAGAATTATAATCATGAAAAAGAATGAAAAAGTTTTAATTAAAGTATCTCCCAAGAATATATTTAAAGCAGGAATAGGGTTACTAGCTATTAATGAATACCGCAAGGGTGGATTTCAGGCAGGTCTATCTGTTTTAATTGGAGGAGCAATTTTAGGATGGTTATTTTTCGATGAATAAAACCCATTAAGAAGGAGTGAGAAAGTTCATTCCTTCTTTCTTTATTTCCTTATAAGTGTATAAATAAAAAATAAATAATTATGCTAGAATACTTAAAGAAAACATATAAAGAAAATCATGAACTTGGATATGAAAAAATCTATATTGCAGTAGATATTCACGGTACCATTCTTGAACCTTCATGGAATAAAACTGAGAACTTTACATACTTAGGATCCTCAAAAGAAGCACTTCAGGAATTATCAGCTAGAGAAGATACTGTATTAATAATATGGTCATCCAGTTATCCTGAAAAATTAGAAATGTACCAAGAGAAATTCAGGGAAGATGGAATAAATTTTAAATACCTCAATCAAAATCCAGAAGTAAGATCAGGAAGAATTTCTTGTTTTGAAACTAAACCTTACTATGATATTCTTTTAGATGATAAAGCTGGATTTGAATGGACTGAATGGAAAGATATATTAAATTGGTTAGAAAATGAAAGAAGGTGATATTGTAAAAATTAATCCACAGAATAATGGATTTATAGATTGGGCTGAATTTCTAGAGATCATTAGAGATTTTGGAAAAAGAGACCCTGAAGAATATTACGTCGTCGATATTTTAGGGCCGATTTATTCAATTGTTCATTCTGCTCAAGATTCAGGATTTTCGGAGAAGACTATTAATACTTCTAGTCTTCGGCCCATCCCTATCGACGAAGAATTATTTATAAAATACTGTGCAGAAAGATGTACCATAAGAAAGAATTGTATAAAAGGATGTGCATTAATAAAATACTCACCTAAAAGCCTTATTAATGTAAACAATAAAAATATAAACAATAATGAAGAGTGAAACATTAATTACTGCTTTAATTACAGCAGGAACACTATTTCTAACAAAAATAATGTTAGATGATGTGATATTAAGAACTAAAAAAGATGAACTAGAAAGAAGACTCGAAGACGCTATGAGAAATTATGAAGGTGATTCGAGAAAGCTTACAGAAAAAGAAAAAGATGAGGTTAATAAAGAGTACGATTCTTTATGTGCTAAACTAGTGAAGAGTTCATATAGTAGTCTCTTCTTAAATAAAAAACTAGAACAAGAAATCGATACTTTCTATTATAAATCTCGTAAACTTAAAAGTAGGGTGTAAAATCCCTACTTCTTTTTTTATCCTTGAGAACCTTATTAATGTTAAATAATAAAAAAAAATAAATTATGATAGTACTTGGAATGAGCTGTGCAGATATGATAAAAGAGCACAAAAAAGACGAAGAAATAATTGATGAAAAATTAATGGAGATCTTAAATAATAACAAATATAAGATCAAGAAAATTTATGATAGAACAAAAAAGCCTGTACCTATAATAGATCGAAAATTGAAAATTAGAGGTACAAATTATAATATTGCAGTAAATGATATAAGTTCCCCAAAAGAAAAAATAAAGAAATCATTAATACAATATCATCCATTTATAATAACTAATGATATTTGGTCTGGAAATAAAGTAGCAATGTTCTTTATAGAGTCATGTGCGAGATACGAATCAAAAAACACTGGTAATGTTACTGGAGCCGCACCTTATAAAAAGATATCGTGAGAGATACTTAGAATCAGTGCAACCAGAGAAAGTGACATTTGAAGACTTAGTTTCAACCTTTCTGAAAAGAAATCGAATATATTTCAACTTAGAGTATTTTCCCATTTTTGATAAGAAAGATCCAAAGAAGTTAATAGATATCAGAACAATAAGTAGAATGAAAGATGGAGTAGTGTTTGGAAGAGTTGAACCTACTGGAATTGTTAGATTTATTACATTTATAAATAATAGTCAAGTTAGAAAATCAGATCAAGGAAAATATGTAGAGAATGGATATTATGACAAAATGGTAAAATTATTTCAAGATCCGGAACTTAGAAGAGAAGATATAATTAAATATTTTTAAAAGGGAGTGAATATAAAACTCCCTTCTTTTTTTTATTTCCGGCCAGTAGATAAAGAAGCCCTGAAAACCTTATATGTGGCATAATAAATAAGATGTTATATTTAAATTGTATTTTGACTTATAAGCCCCTGGTTCGTGATGAATAGAGGGCTTTTTAATTTTGGCCGGATGATATAACTTGAAGGCCTTATATATGAGAAAAATAAATAAGTAATAATATACTCCTTAAGCAATAATAAAAAGCTTAGGGAGTTTTAAATTTTTATAATATGAAACTAGAAAAATTAATAGAAAAATTTGATCGGTGTTTAGGTACTGTTATAGTTATCTTAGGAATTATATTAGTAATTTCAATAGTAATATCACCTGCACCAAAGCCGAAAGAAATAATTTGGCAATCAGACGAGGAGTATGAATATGAACAATTCCTCGACTCAATAATGAAAGAGGAAGAAGAACTGAAAGACGAAAAGACAATAAAGGTAACTGCAACTGTCTATAATCCAGTCGAAAGTCAATGTGATTCTGATCCTCTAGTAACAGCAGATAATTCAAAAATTGACCTTGAAAAACTAAATCAAGGAAAACTTAAATGGATTGCTGTATCTAGAGATCTTAGAAAACAATTTAAATATGGATCAAAAGTAAGAATTAGATGTAAATCAGATCCAAGTATCGATGGAATATATGAAGTTAGAGATACCATGAATGAAAGATATAAATTTTGTATAGATATCTTAAAACCCGTCGGAGAAAGTAAGGGGAAATGGCATGACGTCGAAGTAAGTTCAATATAAGAAAGGGATTAATTTTCCCTTTCTTTTTTTATTCCTTAAAAGCCTTATATATGTAAAAAAAAATAAATGAGCTAGCTCCTAAAGTATATGTGCGAAATATACAAAAGGAACTAGCATTAATTTTTAAGATTAAGAAAAATTCATAGAAAAATACTGGCATTAGAAAAATAACCCAAAATAAACTAGACCAGTATTATGAATAAAAATGAAATTATTCAATATGCTATCATTGCTATAATTATAATCGCAGTGATAGTATTTCTAGAGGATTCTGAATTAAAAGATACCCCCATAGATATATTCAATGATTCTCTGGCACAAATGAATGTAGACAGAGAAAGACGGAGGTTTAGACGAATGTTTGACGACTGACTCTAAACCCACTAACTAAAATCCTGAGATAGAAAATATCTTGGGGTTTATTTTTCTTAATCTTCATATATTAGAATCTAAAGGATCCTAAAGAGCAAAATGTAACTTATTTATGAGGACAAAGGAGCTTCCCTTATATTACACCCCTTTTCGCTACCGCTAGGGGTGTCTAAGGAAGAAACTTTGAATAGATATATAGAAAATAAACCCAGAAAATGAAGATGTTATAAAGATTTTATATTATTGATTTTCGCCTCCTCAAAGAGGCGAATCTAATCTAAATATTGAAATTGATTACTTTTTTTTCTATATTAATATATATTACTATTTTATAATTTTATGGAATTTAAGTAATCAAAATGCGCTTATAGGAACTTCAAACTCTAATTAATGAAGAAGGGAAACTCCTATGTCTTCAATTTTATGTAACTGGATTCTGTATTAGAATTCAATATTAATATGATAATAAACTTAAAATATAATTAATATGATAAAAAGATTAAATGATTATGTAGTTCCTAGAGGGATAAGATTTATATCAGAATTAGGAACAAACTTTAGATTTTATAAACTACCCGTAAAGTGTATTATTAATAAACAATTACCTGGATGTGGTTTCACCGAATATTGCTTAAGAGGTCCTGAAAATGTTATTTTATGTAGTCCTAGAAAGATGTTATTAGAGAATAAGAAAGATCAACATGGTAGAGATGTTTATCTTGTAATAAATGAATTAGAAAAGGAATTAACCGTTGACAAAGATTTAAGCAAAGTAGATAAATCTCAAGTATTTATAGATACTCTTAAAGAAGTAGTACATGGAAAAGATACAGTTTATAATAGATTAATGAATGAAATAAAAGATTACCTAAATGAAAGAAAGTATCTAGGAGATAAACCTTGTAAAATTCTAGTTACCTACGATTCTTATAGAATAGTAAAGGATATCCTAGAGAGTCTTGGTATATTCCAATCATTCTACACTGTAATAGATGAATTTCAAACTATCCTACATGATTCTAAGTTCAAAAGTAATACAGAACTAGACTTTCTATACCATTTACATCAATCTCATAGCGCATTATTTGTATCTGCTACACCCATGTTAGAGGAATATTTAAATATGTTAGATGAATTTGATGGTTTACCTTATATTAATATGGATTGGGGTTCTGAAGATCCCAGTAGGATTCTTAAACCTGCTTTAAAAGTACTTAGTATGATGAGTGTGGGGACTAAGTTACCAGAAATTATTCAATCCTATAAAGAAGGTAACTTTGAGTCTGCAATTCGAATGGTTAATGGATATCCTACTAAAATAATTAGTGATGAAGCTGTATTTTATGTAAACTCTGTTAATCATATTACATCCATAATCAAAAAATGTAACCTTCAACCGGAAGAAGTAAATATTCTCTGTAGTAATACTCCTGAAAATCTTAAGAGAATACAAAAGAAATTAGGAAAGAAGTTTATTATAGGAAAAGTACCATTAGAAAAAGAAAAACCTAAGATGTTTACATTCTGTACTAGAACCGTTTACCTAGGGGCTGATTTTTATTCTACATGTGCTAGATCTTTCATTTTTTCGGATTCTAATATAGACTCCTTAGCGGTTGATATTAGTGAAGATTTACCTCAAATTCTGGGAAGGCAAAGATTATTTGAAAATCCATGGAAAAATGAAGCTACTTTTTATTATAGATCAATATGTGACTATAGAAAGGTTAGTCAAGAAGAGTTTGATAAAGAGCTAGAAAGAAAAAAGAAGGCTACTAGTGATTTACTACTTGCTTTTAATTCTACACCAGATAATGCTAAATTGACTTTAGCCAAAACTTATCAAGAAAATACTCAATCTTATAATTATAAAAATAATTATATAGCAGTAAATGAACATCAGGGTGGAACTTTAATACCAGTACTTAACAATTTAGTATTAGTTAACGAGATTAGAGCTTTCAGAATACAACAAATAGATTATAAGGATAGATTTACTGTATTTAGTACTATTCATAATACTTTATCTTCGGATGATATAATAAATCAGAAGGTATCTGAATTTTTGGGAGAGTATCAAAAATTAGGTACATTTAAATCTAAACTTAAACTACTTTGTGAATATGGTTTTAATGATCAAGTAATAGGAGTAGTATTAGATCAAATTGGGGAGCATGATAATATTAAGTCTTATTATATATCATTAGGCCCAGAAAGATTAAAAGCATTAGGATATAATAGATATGATATAGAGAAAGAACTTGGAATAGTAACATTTTCCTATGAACTGTTAGAATCTAGCATTTATTCAGAGTTTAAGGTAGGAGATAAGTTAACATTATCTAGTATAAAGGATAGGTTAGGTTATTTATATTCTAATATCAATTATGATGCTACACCTAAGGCGAAAGATCTAGAAAATTATTTTGAAGTTAAGCCCATAGTTATGTACGAGAGAAAAGAAAATGGATCTAGAAAACAGATTAAAGGTTATGAATTATTAAAAAGAAAATAAATAAAGTTACAGCGTTTAATTAAAGAATTATAAATATAGTATGTTAAGTAATAATTATCTTCCTAGGGAAGAAAAATATCCTAATATTTCACAAGAAGAATTTATACCTATCGAATATATTCATCCAAGTGGAGTAACTATTCCAGGCGATATTTATGTAATTAATAAAATCGGTGAAGTAAAAAATATAAAAACAGGAAAAATTTTAAAAATCACTGTTAATAAGAATTATTGTAGAGTATTTTTAAAATTTTCAGATAAAAGATATAATATATTTCTTCATAGATTGGTTGCATCTACGTTTTTAAAAAATCCAGATTTAAATATTTATTCGGTAGTTAACCATATAGATCATGATCCTAAGAATAATAATCTTTCTAATCTTGAATGGGTTACTTCAGCTGAAAATAATAATAAAGTTAGTGGTAAAAGTACTTCAATCGATATTAATAAGTTAATTCAATTTATTGCATTGAATGATAGTGGAGAAGAAGTGTTTAGATTTAATAGAAAAAATAATGGGAATTATGTTTTAGAATCAATACGAATTGCTATAAAACATAATAGAAAATATAAAGGATATTATTGGAAAGTAGAGAACAAAAAAGATCGTATTATTCATGGATTTTCCGGGAATTTAAATGATTATGAATGGTATGAACATTGGAAATATCCTGGATTATATGTATGTAAGGAAGGATTTTTAAAATATAGAGAAAGGTTATTATATAGTCTTGATAAAGACCAATATGTTAGAATTACATTTAATAAGGATTCGCTAAGAGTTCATAGAATTATTATGGAATTTATCTTAAAAAGAAATTTAACTGATGGTGAAGTAGTAGATCACATTAATACAATTCCATATGATAATCGATTTTCTAATCTTAGAGTAACTAATCAGAAAGGAAATATGAATAATCAAACGACCAGAGAAAAATTATTTAAGAATATAGTACTTTGTAATTTATATGGAGATTTTTTAGATTATATTTCTTCAGAAGAACTTAGCAAAAAAGTATTAAATAAGTCAAAAGAAAGTAATAAATTTAATAGAACAGGATTTTTATATTCTAATACAGTAAGTAAACGATTTATATGTATTGAGGTAGGGGATAGTTTCAATTTATATAAGAAGATGGAAACTATTGTATATGTTTTTAATAAAGATAAGACAGAAGTTTTAGGGGCTTTTACTTCAGTGGAGTCAGTAAAATCCAATGATAATTTAAAAGTTTTACAAAAAGACGCAATAAGAGATAACTATTTAAATAAGAATAAGTTAGATAAATATGGAAATTACTATATGCGTGGACCTAAAGCAGTTGAATTAGTTTTATCTTTAGGTCATGGAACAGCAAAAGATTTTCTTATAGAGTAATTTTATTAAGGAAGAGAGTTATTTCTCTTCCTTTTTTACCTTCAAAACGCGCTAAAACAAGGGTCAATCCCTAATAATTGAGAGGAAATTTCAGGTCCTCTCAAGGTTTATACTAATTAATTAAAAATAATAATGCTAATAAAGAATGGAAGACGATTATTTGTTAGATGAAGAAGAAGAAGACCTGGAAAATCAAGGATATCTAGGTCCAGACGAAACAGGAGATGATTCTGACGACGATGACTCTGAAGGTTCTGATGAGAGTATTATTGGAGATGACGAGGATGAGAAGAAAATTAAAGTAGATGAGTCTCAGTATGAAGGTAAGATGACTAAGGACGAACTTTGGTTATCTACAGCATACGATGACATAATAGCAGCAGGAAAATTGGATAAAGATAATGCAATTGAAGATGCTGTTACTACTATAGTTTGGGCTAATCCTAAACATACTTCAGTTAATACAGTCGGAAATATTATTAAAGATTTGTTTCATAAGCAAGGTCACTCTCGTATGGTTAATAGCCTCTATACACCTGATACTCCTTTACGCGGAGAAGATGTTGATATAGACTTTAAAGATGAGGATGACTCTGGATTTAATAAGAGATATGCTGAAGAAGCGAGAAACCAAATAGCAAGATTCATAGAATTTTTGGCTACTCGTGATATTAGCAAAGACTCTATTATATCAAAGCGAAGAAAACAAAGACAAATTCCAGCTTTTATTATTTTCTTATTCTCTTCTGGTATGTATGACTTAATTGTTGAATGTCCTACTATGCCCGAAGAATATGCAACTCAGATAAAAGAAGCAATGAGAAAAATCCTAAAAGCTAAGTATGATATCGTCGAAGAATTAGCAAAGAAGTACGAAGAAATGGGTAGACAGGCTGTGGCAGATCGAGTTAGAAAGTTACAGTTATCATGGTTTAATAAAGAACCAGCCGAAATTAGATCATCAGCCGAATACTCTGATCTCGAACTTACTTATGACGACGTATTGGTTTATCGTGAATATAGATCCAGATTTACTAATACATCAAGAGCTATTACTCAAGATATTATTTCAGATATGATTGAGGTAGTTATAGATAAAGAAGCAGGAGTTTATGAAAGATTAAAAGACAAGACCAGATCAGATGCAATATCAGATGTAAAACAAGTATATAAAGATTGGTCAAAAAATAATCCTGACGATTCTGAACTAGCTACTAAGATAATTTGGAAAGATGTCGAAGGAATGGTTAAACAGTAAAAAATATTAAAATTTTATGTCAGTATCTCTTGAGTTACTAACCGATGAAGCTATCATCGATTATACTAAAAGTGATGGAAAAGATCAAGTTCTATTTAATCATAGAGACTTGGACCTGAAGTACAATGGAATACAACCTATCGCCGGTGGAGTCTATGATGTCGATATTTTTGGCTCACCCATGGAAGATAGATGTATTTGTGGAAAAATTCGACAACCCTCTGCTGAACCTTGTCCTCATTGCGGGGCGAGAGTATTTACAAGAGAAGAGGGATTGAGAAGATTTGCTAGAATTGAACTTCCTTTCTATTACTTGAATGATTTACGTTTTGATATCTTTAAAGAACTTTTCGAAGATATTTTTAAAGATAGTAAAATTGTATTAGATTTCTTTGGAGACGATCTTCGAAGAAATGGTTATAGTGCAAGAGGAGCGAAGAAATTAGGTATTAAAGTTTTTGATACCTGCCAGTTCGAATATAATCCAACAACAAAAGAACTAAAAATATCAGAATTTATTACTGATGAAGCTCTATGTTCTTACGAAGGATTAATTAAAATTATTGAAGAACATTTTCCCGCTCGTCTTACAGAATTTAAAAAATTAATTAATCGGTATTACCTAGTACAACCTGCTATGATGAGACCTTTTACTCTCGGAATTAAAAACGGGAAAAAAGTAATGGGATCTCATAAACTTAGTATTTGGTACTCTATTATTATCAGACTTTGTTGCGTAGAAGATAAAAAATCTAATGACTTGAACTATGAGGAAGTTACATCTAAATTTAATACCCCTGGAGAAAGAGTTAGATATACAGCCCTTCTACGTGCTCTCCTAAATGCTGGAAAAAAAGAAGCTACAGCACTACTTAATACATCTAAAGAAAATCTAGCACGTGACTTGTATTCTGTCCGTACTAAAAATTCTGCTAGATGCCCAATTATACCTAGTACTACATTAGCTATCGATGAAATCTCTGTTCCAATACATATCGCTTATGAAATGTGTCGGGAAGGTTTCTTAGATTACTTAATGAAAGAGCTGAATTTTACCAAAAACGAAGCACTCAAAGCAACAAAAGAAGAATATAATAATCCGGAAACTCTGAAAATGTTTAAAGAGTATGCGGAAAAACAAATCGTACTAATGGTTTCCTAATTGGTACGTTAGGTGTGAATCCTAGAATATATAATGTGAATTATGTATTAAATTTTGTGTATTGCTGGGAAGAATTTTATTTCTAATCAGCAGTTGAAGATAATTTATTTATACGAATTTATAATAATTAAAATACTAGAATATTATGAAGGTACTTAGAATTAAACACTTCTCTTCTCTAGTATCTACACAACCAATTTTTAATAGATCTGAACATATGAAGCAACTACATGCTCAAGGAAGATATCAAGGTACTTCTAAAATTGGTATATGGAATTCTAGTGAAGAGAAGAGACAAAGAATGGCATTACTTGGAGCTAAAAATGCTTTAGATAAAAATTCTAAAGGTTATGGATCTGAGTATGCAATGAGAGTAAATAATAGAATATTACTTGGAAATAAATTTCAAGGAGAAACTGGTTATTTATATTTTGTAAGATATCCGAAATCAATAAAAATTGGATTTTCAAAGAATTGGGAACGTAGAATTAATACCCAATTGATGAATCAATTTCAAATACTTGGTGGAAAAGTTGTAGCAATTATATCAGGACCTACCAATGAACTAGCTGATCTCGAGTTTGATACTTTTATTAAATTTCAAAAATATACTAAACTGTCTAAAGACGAAACAAGGTATACTGAATTTTTAGATGATAAAATTAGAAAAGACGTATATAACTTTTTGGATGATAAAGTAAAAAATAATAGTAATTTGAAATTTATTATACAAAATAAAATAAACCTTTGAAATTTATGACACAAGAAGAAATTAAATACCATAATCAACTATGGTATTATAAAACATATAATCAACTTATAGATAAATGTATACAATTGGAGTCTGATGGTTATCCAGAAGATATGTATACAGAGGTTCACCATATATTACCTAAATGTATGGGTGGAACAAATAAGGAAGATAATTTAGTAAGAATGCCTGTTAGATATCATATAATGGCTCATTTATTACTTGTAAAAATATATCCAAATATAGGAAAAATAATATATGCAGCTAATATAATGATTGTCGGAAATAAAAATACAAGAGCTGAACGAAATCTAGCTTTAAATCAATTCTCTACAAAAACTATTAGTCAATTAAGGGAAACTATGGCAAATTATCAGAAAGGAAAACCTTTATCAGAAGAACATAAGCAGAAAATTTCTTTTGCATTAAAAGGAAAAGTACATTCTGAGGATCATAATAGAAAAGTTTCTGAATCTAAAAAAGGAAAACATTTATCAAAAGAAACGAAAGATAAGTTAAAGTTGTCCCATTTAGGTAAAAGTCTTTCTGAAAGTCATAAAAAAGCTATTGGAAACGCTCTTCGTGGAAGAAAAGGAAAACCTCTCTCTCTGAGGAAGTAAGAGAGAAAATTTCTAAAAATAATAAAATGTCAAAAGCTGTTCAGGATTATAATGGTGTAATTTATAATAGTATCTCTGATTGTTCTAGAAAATTAAATATTCCAGATAGTACTATTAGTTATTGGATCAAAAAACATCCTGAAAAAGGTTTTAAATTCGTATAAATAAATTAATCACAATTCAACGACTATGGACAAAACCAGGCTAGTGTTGTGATAACCTAGTTTTAACCATGGAAAATATAGTCTTTGCAGGGTAGAAAATATCCTGGATAATCAATTATAATGTTGGCTAAAGTATTGATTATCACAGAGTTAATCGCCAACCGAGTCTTCATGAATATTCGATTTTTGCAATGCGCCTTCGAATTCATGATGACTATACCATATGTAATAGTGTGGCCTAATAAAAGAGATATTAGGAAAATATCAATAATTGCTAGAAAGAGATAATAAATCTAATTAGCAGGGGAAATATAAAATCCCTTCAACGACTATAAATGATATGGATTAAAACCAATGATATAGTCTACTTAGTAAATGAGAATATTTTACATAAAAGTGACACTTTCCCATAAACAAACTTTGTGGGAATGAAATCTCACAAAATGCTGGAAATCTAAAAAAAGAAATCAGCATCTTGGAAATTTAAACCAAGTTCAACGACTAAATATGAGACTAAGAGAATATCTTAGATGATATAGTCTGTCTATATATTAATGTTATATAGATTAACGACAAGTTTGTGAACCTTTAAATGCAGATTTTTAATAAAGTCTGAAGTTTGAGATATAACTTAAGAATTGTTAGAATTGCTAGAAATTATGTAAAAATATAACTAGCAGTCTAGAATATAATATCTAGATTCAACGACTATGTGAACAACTAATGGTAGAGCAATACCATTAGAAGATATAGTCTAATATTAAATCAATTAGGAATAATTATTAATATTGTTTGATGGTGATACCGTTTCTATTTGTAGAAGAGTAGCTTAGATTATTTTAATTCTAAGAAAATTCTATTAAAATGCTGGAATATAGATGAAATAAATCAGCATCATCGAACAAGAGTGAGATGTTCAACGACTAAATATAGAACCATAGTATTGTATGGATAATATAGTCTATCTTATAAAATATTTTATAAGATGTCAGTTGGTACCACCCGAAGCTAGCCAAGAAACATACGAGAGAATGAGTCCTCGATATGTTACGGTTTATAAAAAAAATAATGAACCTATTTATAAATTTAATCACGAGACGCTTAACGGCCTTGCGGTAGCGACGGAATATGTATTTGATGATCAGGAAGAGTTAAAGAGTCCGAGGTATTTTTATACAGATTATGTCCAATTACTTAAAGATGCAGAAATAGATAAGAAAATAAAAGTAGGTACACCAATTGTATTTACTGGAAAAATAGGCAATGTGGAGTATCAATCAAAAGTTACTTCTTATGGTCGCCTTAGAATTTCGAAAATTATTGATGCAGATATAGATAAGATTGGAATATTCTCTAACGAGTTTGAACGTATCGGAGCAAAGAGCGCAACAAAATTAAGCCTGTACCTAAATCAATTCCCTGACGGAGTTGAGAAAAGAAAGGCTCTTACAAAATTTGCGCTTAGAGTCGTTACGTTAGCAGGTGTCGTAACTTTTGATTATAAAACGTTATATGCAGATTGTGACACTGAAACTTATAAGAGAATTTGTAATGTTGCGGATTCAAAAGATCTTACTGATAAACAGAAACTTCTTATAATGACAGAGGAATTTAAAAAATATGAGAAAGAAGTTTCTGAAAGTTTTAGTTCAGACTTAAAGAATGAACTAGCACGCGCAAATCGTGTAAAACTAGCCTCAATTGTAGCTATGAGTATGCCCCAATTTATTACGTCAGGGGTAGATGAACGTCCTGTTATAACTCGAGGAACTTTACTCTCGGGATATACAGAAAAAGATTATCAGCTTCATGCGATCTCTTGATTTGACCTGATCTTGGTCGCATTAAAACTCTAAAAAATGCTGGAATAATAAAAATTGAATCAGCATCTTCGGTTAAATTCCGAAGTTCAACGACTGTAACTAGAGGTAAAATGATACAGTCTACTATTAAATTCGTTAAATTTAATTATAAAAGTGAGAATAGGTCACTGCAAAGTATCAAAGTTAGTGGAGTTAGAAATAAAACCTGAACTTTATGGTAGCCCACTATAAATAACAAAGAAATGCTGGAAATAATAATAGACAGACGAAGTCAAAGTTTTTTAAAATCAGCAACTTATCAACGAGAAAAAGATGAATTATTAGTACTTTTTAAAACTTAATGTGTAGATTTGAAAAATTCTTAGAAACTCTAAGGCTTGTTGGAAGTATAGCAAGAACTATACTCTCTGGAATTGAAGAATATAGAAAAATTCAAGAAACAAAAGCTTATCGAGAGAATAAGAAAAATAATGTAAAATATCTACCAAGACCAAAAAGGTATAATAGTAGAAGAAAACAAAGATAAGATCAACGACTATGTATTGTTAGATTAAGGAAACTCTTTAATCATGATATAGTCTAATCTTACGTGAATAAGCGTAAGCAGGATAAGAGATTAGAAGACGTCTTTTAAAAATTATAATATCTAATCTCTTTGAATGGCCTAGTTCAGGATATTTAACACGACAAATTTCATTCCTTTTAAATAGTTTTATATATCATGAAGGAGAAGATCCAGAAAACACAGGATTACTCATTCCACGATATAAAGCATTAGGAAGAACAATGTTAAATGGAAAAAAGATACCTGACAAGCCTCTTGTAAATGGTTCAGAAGATGATCTAGTATTAGTTAGATCAATCGTTACTAAGAGGAAAGGGGATCTTAGCACAATTACCCCCGATTTGATTGGTACTAAATTCAGTTTTACTGATGGAGCAGCAATAGGATTATCTTTTGCTACGTCATTGACTGAGGGTACTACTCAATCAGCGCTTGGCCTTTAATTGGAGGCTTAGAATTTATTAAATAAGTTCTAATAAAAATATCTTCAATTGCTGGAATTTAATTTATTAATAAAATCAGCAATATTATGATAAAAAGTATAATAAACGTAAATTACATTACAATAGATCTAATAGATTTTTATAGAAATAATACAGAATTAGCTATAAGAGATTATTATCTAATTACAAATAATGATAGAGGTTTAAGGAAATTAGATGAAGAAGTATATTATGAAATTCATCATAAAATTCCTAAATGTATGGGAGGAAGTAACAATTCGGATAATTTAGTAAAATTAACTTTCGAAGAACATTTAAAAGCTCATCTATTACTACATTTAATATATCCGTTTAATGAAAAATTAACTTATTCATTAAGTCTTATGTTAAGTATTAAGAAATCTAAGAATGGAAAATTTTTAGATACTTTAGAAATAGATGTAGATTATCTTTCTAACTTAAGAAAGGAGCATAATAAAAATATCTCTAATAGATTACGGGGTAAGCCAAAACCCCCAATGTCAGAGGAAACAAAAAAGAAATTATCTATAGCTAATACTGGAAAGCATCTTACAAAGGAGACTAGAGAAAAGATATCTAAAGCAAATAGGAAAGAAAACAATCCTTTCTATGGAAAACATCATACAGAAGAGACGAAAGAAAAACTGTCTCAAAGTAGTAGAATATCTAGTTTAGGTAGAAGACATACAGAAGAAACGAAACAAAAACTGTCTGAGATTAATACTGGAAAACATCTTACAGAGGAAACGAAAAAGAAATTATCTATAGCTAATACCGGAAAGCATCTTACAAAGGAGACTAGAGAAAAGATATCTAAAGCAAATAGGAAAGAAAACAATCCTTTCTATGGAAAACATCATACGGAGGAAGCAAAGAAGAAACTATCTGAGTCTCATATGGGAAGTAAGAATGTTAATTATGGAAAACATTTTTCAGAGGAACATAAAAGAAAAATTTCAGAATCTAATGGAATTAAGGTTATGGATTCTGATGGAAATATTTTCAGTAGTATAACGGATGCGGGAAAGTATCATAAAGTAAATAGAAAAACTATTAGAAATTGGATTGATAAACATCCTGAAAAGGGGTTTAAGTTTGTTAAATAAACTCATAATAATCAACGACTATGTAAGATACTAAGATGATATAGTCTAATCCCTAAATAATCTTTAGGGTATAAATGAAGCATGGGGGTCATGAACGTGTTTTAAATACAGAAGGTTTATTAAAAGCACCAAAACAATGTGAGTTTAGAGAGGAGGGTAGATGGATTTACCTAAAAGTTAGGGGAGGAGAGTTGAAGTATCCTAGACCTAACAATTGGGTAGGAGTAGGTAAAACAAAATTCGAGAAAGGTGACTTGATCGGAGGAGCCTATAATACTACCTCGCCCATTTACAAGTTGAACGCTCTCATTAAGCTTATGCGTTGAGATTGCAGCGCATTTCACAAGAATTGCTAGAACTATTTATTAATATAATAAATAGAATTAGCATGAAGTATATAAAAATACTTCTTCAACGACTATGTATGTGAACTCTAATTATACTATATTAGAGGTGATATAGTCTGTCTAGAATAAATTCTATTCTAGAAGAAGCGGCAAAAGGTTCCGACGGGACCCGATATTTTGAGAAGGATAATGTTATTGTATCTGATTGTTATGCTTTGAATGATGGGGTTATTCATTACAAAGAGACTAAGGAAGGTGATATTGAAGTTTGGATTAGTGATACTCAGTATGATTATAATCCAGATTGTATGTATTATTTTCCTGATGGTACAGAGGTTAAGAAGTTTCAAAGAATTTCCAGCGGAGTTTGCAATATGAATCATGTTATTGCAGAGTTGGGTTCTAATATTAATGATATTTACTTAATCTTTAGAAAACAATTTTATACTTTAACGGATGGAGGATTTGTATCAACTGGTTTATCAGATCTTCATGCTACACAGGAAGAACTTATTGAACTTTTATTTACAGGTTTAACTGATGTAAGTGTAGATCCAGAAACACAGAAGATTGAAGACATCCAATATCTAGGTACTCAAAGTGGTGTTTTAAATAAGAAGTCATTCTATACTGTTTTGTCTTACGGTTATAGCTCTAGAGTCGTGTCTAAAGCTCTCAAAGGGGAATTAAATCTTTCTGGTGACGTAATGACAGAAACTATATTAGGATTACTTTTAAATAATAAACTTGACGAAAAACAAAAGTAAAAACAAATTATGGGAACTATTAAATTTGAAATAGATCTTCCAGAATTTGAAAAAGAGTTAAGTATTAATGTAACTATTCATAGAGACGGTGAGGTGGTTTATACTACTACCTCATCTCCCTCTGTGGATAAATCTAATAATACTAATCTTTTATCGAGCCTTGGAAGTAAACCCGAGCAAGAAAAATGTATCTCTGTGGATGGAGATAAACAAAAAGAAGAAAAACCCAAGAAAGCATCAACTACGTCTCGAAGGGGAGGAAACTTGATGAACTTGGATATATGATGATTAAAACCAGAGAAGAGAATTTTTTGTTATGAACGATAATTATTATAAAATTATACTATCATATGAAATTCCATATAACATTTTAGACAGTCAAGATCCGAATATTATACAGGCAAGAGAAATATTATATGAAAAACTTAGAGATGATATTTTTCCGAAGTATGAAAGATTTTCGGTAAAGCTTACATTACATCAACTTAAAGATAACTTCAATTATCTTGTTACTTATGAAGCTTTTTTTAGATCTCTTGATGGTAAACCTATGGGAGAATATGTAGAGGCTCGTAGCTTAAAAGATAGTATTAAATCAGAATTAGAAACATTTTTTAATTCAGTAGATTGCGAATATAAGCAATTAAATATAAAACCATTAGTATAATGAGTAATTTTAATCAATATTTCAGAAACACTGGAGCAAAAATTATAGTAAATCGATTTTTTAATAAAGTTGATGCATATAATCCTAAAGTAAAAGTTGGAAAAATTGGATATTCATTTATAGAAGAACCTCCTCAACCAGCTTCTTACTATATTGAAAATGGATTAACTGCTACACATAAAGTAAGAATTGAATATACAACTATAACGGATGGGAAAGAAGATCCTGAAATGAAGTATGCAGAGTTCGAAGTTCCTAAAGAAATTGATGGTGCATTTATTATAGAAGGCGCTTATCGTATTTCAACTAATCGAATGGGATCTGATTATGACTGTCGTATTAAAATGTCTGGTACAGGAGATTATAAAGTTAATTTCGACTATGATAGAGTTTACGATATTCAAAAACAGATTCTGAAGATAAAAAGAATTAATCCGGAACTTGGAATTGCAGATAAACCAATTGATATAAAGTTTGAAGACATTGATAAATACTTGGAAACTGATAAAAAGGAGATCTTGAAGTTAACTGAAAGACAAACCAAGAAATTAATGATCAAACTTGACTTGGATTATAAACCTGAATATATTACACAAAAACTAATACAGGAATGTTTGGCCTTTGGAGATGATAGACTAAAAGACTTAATCATTGATAAAACATTAGAATCAGTTCCTAACAGTTTTATGCAATATATTTTTAGGAATAATAATGGACGTAACTATTTTGCAGCTAGACGAAGAATTACATCATATTTTACAAAGTATGGTAAAATTCAAGATCAAGTTACTGCAATTAGTACATTAGCATTCCGTTATTTTAAAGGAAGCAGCGATAACAAAGGAGATTCTAGTTTACAGGTCCCCCCTGGAGTCAATAGTGTTAACTTAGAGGCAATCTCCCAAAAAATTGTTATCCCTGCGAGCGTAGCATTTAATTCGACTTTTACAGATTTAGATTAAGTCTGATTATAGAGTAAAAATCTATAATAAAAACTTTGAGAATTGCTAGAAAACTAGTGATAGTTAATTAGCAGTATAAAATAATTAATACTTATTTTATATTCAACGACTATGTACAAAGAGGGAAATTCCTTAAGATATAGTCTAGTGATAAAGTAAATAACTTTATTTATTCGTTAGTCGATATAGCTGATACACCCATAAATTATTTGTGGCAATATTAATTATTGAAAATTTCATTAAATTGCTGGAAATTCTTAAAATAATAAAGAATATCAGCAGTATATATTATAATTATATAACTTTAGATATTTTATGGATGAAATAATAAAGTTATTGATATGGAAAATATAGAAGATATTAAATACCACAATAGAGTTTGGTATTTAAAAACTTATGAAGCACTTATTTTAAAAGCCCAAACAGAAAATATAGCTAATTCTGAAAATTATTTTGAAAATCATCATATTCTTCCTAAATGCATAGGAGGAACTGATGAAAATTCTAATTTAGTATTACTGAATTCTAGACAACATATAATAGCGCATATGTTATTATCATGTATGTATCCTGAAAATATATCATTATGTAATGCAGTTATAGCAATGACGATGATTAGCAGATATACTAAGGATAGAGTTAGATTTCCTACTAGATTATTAGCAATATTTAGAGAAGAATATGCTAAACTTCAAAAAGGTAAAACTTTAACAAAGGAACATAGAGAAAAACTATCTAAAGCAAAAATCGGAAGGAAAAGAAAAGACTTTTCTGAAGAAACAAAGAAAAAAATTTCTGAGGGAAAACGAGGAAAAACTTATGGAACAAGAGTAATAGATCCAAAAGGAGTAATATATAGTTCTTTATCTGAATGTTCTAAAGTATATGAAGTTTCTCAAAGTACAATACATTTTTGGATAACAAAGTCTCCAGAAAAAGGATTTAAGTTTTATAACGGGGATGGATTTAAATTACATCACCCTCGAGCGAGAAAAATTCAAGGTCCTAACGGAGAAGTGTATGAATCACTGACTGATTGTTCAATAAGAACCAATCACGACAGACATACTATTTCTAGATGGATTAAAAATAAACCTGAAAAAGGATTTAAATATATTTGATTTAATTTTCCATAAAATAACTCTAGATTTAAATATAATTATAATTTATATTCAACGACTTATATATGAAATAGAATTTTTTTAATAGTTCTAATGATATAGTCTATCCTAAAAAGTGAATTTTTAGGATTAATGAAATAACAATACTAATCTTCAGAACTCACTTACAGTTTCATGTCATATTACAGATGATGATGTATTATTTGATGTATATGATCCAAATTTTATTAAGGTCACTATACCTTATATAGACTATCTTAATAAAAAAGTAGCTGCCAGTGAGTATGTAGATTATGAAACTAATACTTTAAAACCTGATAAAGATGGTCAGGTAGAAGTTAAGTATAGAATGAAAAGAAAAATGGTTCCAGTCGAAGAAATAGAGTTGATCGATTTGGCGCCTGATTATAGATTATCTAGTACAACTCGAAGAATTCCTTTTGTCAATTATAAAATAGTTGCCTAATTTTATAGTAGATTAGGAAAATTATACTAAAATGCTGGAAAGATAGATTCAAATCAGCAAAAAGGATTACTAATATAAATCCTTTCTCAACGACTAAATGTATAACCTAGGAACTAAAACCTGGGATGATATAGTCTACTTAAGTTAAAAATAATTTAAGTGTATACAGATAGTGTCAGAATAAGCATGGGTACTAATTTATGTGCCGCTTAAAGTAGTAATATTTTAAGTAATTAGTAAGTAAATTCGGTGAAGGAATAATTAAAATTCTAATACCGAGCTAAAGATAATAGATTTCTTTAGTGTAACGAATAAAGACTTACTAACCAAAATAAAGGTTAAATTTATATTCTAAACTATAATTAAAAGTATATTATAGAAGATTTGACATCAATGCTTAAACAGAGTATACCTCTAATTAATGCGGAGCGTGCACTTGTTGACACTGGAAGGAATGAAGAGTTGAAAGATAATATATTAAATGAAAAATTCAGTTATCCAGATGGTAAGGTAAAAGATATAACGGAAGATGAAGTTATAATTGAATTGCCTGACGGAACTGAGACAAATATTTTACGAAGAACAGCGATTCAGAGTATAAATGACGTGGCGGTATTTACAGAGCCTAAAGTAAAAATCGGCCAAAAAGTAAAACAGGGAGATATTATAACTGGTGCAGTTGGACATACTCCTGAAACATATAAGGCCGGTGTTAATGCTCTGGTACTTTTCCACGCCTATTATGGTTTAGTAAATGAGGATGCTTTGGTGATATCAGAATCATTTGCAAATCGTATAGCATCTTATAGTATTATTGACCTTATGATTAATGTTAAAAGTACTAGTGCTATTAAGTGGATCGCCCCTATTGGAACAAAGGTTAAATCAAAAGATGCAGTAGTGACATTATATAAAGCTGTTCGTCTTGATGCTATAAATCAGGCACTACAAGAAAAACTCGGAGGACTTTTCGGAGAAGGACATGATCTTTCCGAATATACTATCGAGGATCATCTAGTTGTGCCTAATAATATAGATGAGGCAATAGTATCTGATGTAATGATACAGGAAATGAAGAAACCTAAAATTCCTAAATCAGTAAAATCACCTGACTATTCATTTACACATACCTCTCAGGATGTTATAGATGAATATGAAAAAACAAAATCTAGAAAAATTATCTACGAAAAATATCCAGAGTATATTGCAGCAGATACACTAGATCCTATTAATATGGATCCAGATGCTTATAAAGTTGTATATACTATTCGTGTAAGACTCATAAAGAGGACCGTAGGGATGATCGGAAGTAAAATTACATCACGTTATGGAGGTAAATTAAACTTTGCCGTTTAGAGTAGTAATACTTTAAATAATTAGTAAGTAAATTTGGTGAAACTAGAGTGAGAAATAGTAATACCAAGCCTTAGGGAAAATCTAAGGTATAACGAATAAAGACTTACTAGGTTGAATAAATATAAACCTAAATTTATATTCTAAACTATAATAAAATAAATTATAGATAAATTGAAAGGCGTGGTATCTTCTGTGAAACCCGACGATATGATGCCGATAATGGTAGATAATGACGGTAAACAAAGACGAGTAGAGGTTGTGATTTAATAAAAAGTCACCTAAATTAATAAAATATTATTTAGGAAAATTATACTAAAATGCTGGAAAGAGAAGTAAATCAATCAGCATCATTGAGCGAAAGCGAGATGTTCAACGACTAAATGTATAACTTTGGATGTGAAAACCGAAGATGATATAGTCTAAATCATATAGTGTTAGTATATGTTAACTTTGGAACCCCTACAGCACAATAAATCGTAGTTGCAGATTATTGCGATTTTAAAATTATGTTAAAATGCTAGAAGCTTATAAAAGGTAATTAGCAGTATTACTATTAATAAATTCTTATAACCTCTTTAAAATAATATGACATATTAATAATTTAAATTAATATGACAAATAAAGAAGAAATACAATATCATAATAGAATTTGGTATTTGAAAACTTATGAAGCTTTAATTACTAAAGCTTTAAAAAGAGGACTTTCTAGGAAAAAGTTGGATTATTATACAGAAAAACATCATATTCTTCCTAAATGTATGAATGGAAAAGATTCTAAAGATAATTATGTGTTATTAACTTTTAGAGAGCATATAATAGCACACATGTTATTATCTAGAATGTATCCAAATAATAACGAATTATCTCATGTAGTATATTTTATGCTTAGTTCTTCCAAAAATAATAATATTTATAATAATACAAGAAGAACAAAGTTTAAAATAAGTAATACTAAAGAATTAGAAGAAATTCGAATAAAATCAGTAGAATATTTAAGAGAAATTAATACTGGAAAATTTGTATCTGAAGAAACTAAATTAAGAATCAGTAAAGGGAAGTCTGGATTAAAACTTTCTGAGGATGCAAAAAGATCTATGGCTTTAGGAAGAGTAGGTATGGTTTTTACAGAGGAGAGAAAAAAGAAAATATCAGATGCACTAAAAGGTCAAAAGATTTCAGATAAATCACTTAAACTTAGAAAATTAAATATTATAAGGAGAAAGAAAGTACAAGCACCTGATAATACAGTATACAATTCTATTAAAGAGTGTTCTGATAGTTTGAATATAGAACAAGAGCAATTAGAAGATTGGATTATTAATTATCCAGAAAAAGGATATAAATCAATAGGATCTTCAAAAATTAAAGTAATAGATCCTAATGGAGTAGTATACAATAGTATATCTGAATGTGCTAGAGTTTATAAGAAAGATCCAAAATCAATTAAAGGATATATAGAGAATTATCCTGAATTTGGATTTAAATATTATATAGAAAATTAATCTTTTCATGTCATATTTAATTTAAAGAGAAATTATTAATAAAATATTCAACGACTAAATACATAACTATTGTGATAATAGATGATATAGTCTGAACTTATAATAAAAAATTATAGTTAACATAATTGAAAATTCCGAGTGTCCTTTATAATAATATAGAGGCTAGAGTTTTGTCAACTATGAGAGACTCTAGAAAATACTTTAAATTGCTGGAAAATTTACATCATATAATTTCTCCGCTCTTGATATTAAAACCTATGAGCGGAAAGTAATATGATGAGGAATAATCAGCAAAAAGGATATAGTAATAAAATCCTTTCTCAACGACTATAGTAAGTACTTAGATAATATAGTCTTCCTTAATAGAGTATATTAACGAATCAGAGATGGAATTACAACTCGGAAATATCGCTCACAAATTACACGATCTTGTAGATAATTATAAGAAAACAAAAACAGGGCAGAAGAAGATAAAACCTCTTCTTGAAACATACTACCCAGGACGTTTTACTAGTATGGATGTAGAAGAAATTATAGAACGTCATAATACTAGTAAAATCGAGGATATGTATTATTTCAATGTTGGCTGCTTCTCTACTAAATTTACTCCAGAACTTGTAAATCAATGGGCTGAAGATTTAGGTGTAGAAAGTCAGAGTAAAATTCTTATGCCTGAGACTGAATTAACAGATCTCGATGAATTAAAAGAAAATCTAGAACCAGAAGAATATGATAAATTAGTTTCTGGAATGTCTGGTAAGTTTAGAGAAGTAGATAAACCTTTGCAGGCGGGATTCATGACCCTTGAAGAGTTATACCATATACCATCATATAGTAATAAGGTTACATCAAGTCTATATGGCGTAGATATTAATGCTAAACGAGATGAACCTATACTTGGAAAGGGACGCTATAGACAGACAGGACAGAAAATTGGTGAGATGGAATTGGCCGTATTACTTTCTAGAAATGCGGATCAATTTATCAGCGGTGCTAGAAAAGACACTGCGAAGGAAGATAATCAAATGTTCCTTAATAACTTATTAGGTCTAGGATTAACCGTAGTAGATGATAAGGGATTTAACCAAGGTGGGTCAAGTCTGAAAAAAGAATTGAACGACTTAAAGATTAAATTCCGTCGTAAGAATAACCTATTAAATATGGGAGGTAATTGATATGGAAAATAATAGCTGTTTAATGCTAAATTGCTCGCTTTATCTTCCAGTATCTCTATCTGCTATATTTAGTAGAGAAGATCTTAAAGATACTGGAATTGAGAATGAATCACATATAACATTATTATATGCTCAAGGAAAAGAAATTCCCAGGATGAATATTTTAGGGGATATTGAAACTATTCTTGGAGAACCGGAATTTGATGATTTTATTGAATATATAAAATCTGAAAATACTGAGAGAATCTTGGATAATTTTGAAATCGGATCTTTTGAGAATGATAGTGATTATATAGTGTTGAAAATGAAACAAACTAGTGAATTATACAAGACACTTGGATTAATCAATAAAGGATTAAGAATGAAGTATGAAGTTGCTTCTGAATATTCTTATACACCTCATATATCTCTTGCCGAACTTCAACCAGGAACAGCAAAAAAATACCTTGAGGATCCTAGGATTGAATTAATTCTAAATGAAAGTTTTGTATCATTCGAAGATCTTGTTATATCTTATGGACCTAGTAATACGCCTGTAGATAGATTGAGATATAATCTAACTACATTTAATGCAATTGATTACTTCTTTCATACAGAAAATATGAGAAAAGAAAATTCAGAATTAGATTAAAAAAAATTAAATAACCCTAGTATTCTTTATACCTAAACTTCGATAGAGGTATTTGTTTTACTAGGGTTTATTTAACTTAAGGAAATAGAGCGAATCAAATCCTTATAAATGTAGTAATAAACAAAATATTAATATTATGGAATCATCAGAAATTAAATTACCAAAGAAAGGGATTGTTATTGGAGTTGAGTTAGATAATCTTTATGAATTTTTTAATCGAACTCAACATTCAATAGGAAATATGGGAAAATTTGAGATCTTAGCTGAACTTGAGAAAAAAGTAAAGGGAGAAAAGATACGACACTTAACTAAATATGTTTCTATAGTATATAAACAACCTTCAGTAAGTATTGTATTTAGAATTTCTCGTTATATAAAAGGAGAGAATCAAGAAGAATATATAGTTTATTACAAGTTTGAAGGATTTATTTCCTAGAACAAAAATTAAAAGAGAGGAATATTTGAGTCCTCTCTTATTTTTTTTATTTGCTTTCCACTAATTCTTTTGTTGCCTTTCTATGATAACCTTTCTTCTCAAATGCTTCAATAAAAATTCTTTTATGTATTGGATTTCCGGCCACATCTTTTCCGTAGTATTGATTTCTCCAATGACCTCTTACACCAAAGGGACAATCTATATTTATTTCAGTATCGTATAGTTTATCTACTATAATTACTCCTTGATTTCTTCGGCCAGTATTAGGATCTTCAAATTGTGTAGGTTTATTTTTTACTTTTCCAGATAACACAGATTCAAATGTTTCAGTTTTAATTTCAGAAGTCATCAAAAATATAAAACTTTTAAATAATTCATAGATAAATCTGTATTTTATGCTAAATGATTCCTTAGCTTCAACCGAATATAAAGTTTGATTATAATTATTTTTAAAATATTTAATAAGATCATCTATAGTTTTATTATTTGATAATAAATCTTCTTGACTATCTATTACCTCTTTATAGTAATCTTCTAATGTATCTGACCATCCTAATGAGGTAAACTCATTCATCATTTTTGAAGGAATACTTTTAAAAAATTTATCCAAACAATTAAACTGTTTACAAAGTTTGTATGAGTTAACAAATTCATCCATGCTATATAAACAACCTTCTAAGTTTAATTCAGAAAAATTTAATAAATCACTCTTTTTTATTACTACACTTCCTAATGAATTAAATGTTTTTTTATCATTGCCCATAATACACTTTCCAATAAATGCATATAGTATAATATATTCACTTGTTATACAAAAAATAGAGTGGGCATTATAGTCTGTTTCCTGTTTATCTTTCGTACTAGAATTATATATCAATCCAAACTTAGCTTTCTTTTCTGAATTTCTAAATAAGTTTTCTAAGTTCTTTTTACTGACTATATCTCTTAATTTGTTAGAAAATAGCCGTTCTTTATTAAGTGAATAAAATCGAATATAGTTTTGTATATTACTTGAAATTTTATATTTTCTTATAGGTCTGGGTTCTTTACTTGCAACTTCAAAAAATACATTTTCAAATTCAGTAATATGTTTACGGTTCCTTCTAAATTTTTCTAAGCCTTCTTTTTGTAAAACATATTTTACTGCAAATAATTTCTCGTAATCTTTTTCCATAATTTTTCTTTCTTTTAGTTTTTATTACATTAATAAGGATTTTGAGGAAATAAAAAAAGAATATCCAAATTAATGAATATTCTTTAAATAGTGGGCCCAGCCAGGCTTGAACTGACGACCTTCTGATTATGAGTCAGCTTCTCTAACCAACTGAGATATGGGCCCTGTTATAATTATGTCTAGTATCGGGAGGGGAGCTCGAATCCCCACGGGTCTTATTTTTCTGCCCAAAACATTTTAAGTGTTTCTTGTCTACCTATTCCAACATCCCGACATCCTTTTTAGTTGTTATTGTGTCTTGATAGATTTTTTATTTTATTTCAGAATTTCTTCCTCCATAAAATTGATTTCCAGATTCTATAAATAATATCTTTCAATCTTTTCTATCATATATAAGAATTTCAGGGTTTCTGAGATTCCTCTTTTTCCTCAAGTTTAAAATTTCCTGCAGTACCATGTCCTAATGATAATACTAATTCTACAGCCTCAGGACCTCTCATGTAATAACATCCATCTGGTGCAGGTTTTCCAGAGTTAAGGTATTTATTTGTAGTTTTTTTATTAAATCCTATAGAGTTAATAAAAAGATATACTCCAAGAATTTTAGATTTATCCTTCGAAAATTTATATATTATATTTTCCATCTTTTTATAGAGGGTTTCACTATCTCCGACTTCAATAACTATATACTTTCCCCTCACTATAATAGACTTGTAGAATGTACTACTATTTCTTCCTAATTCAACAGCTGCATCCACTTTAGATTTATAAAATGTTATTAAATTTCCTAATAAATTGCACAAGATAACAGGTTTAGATAACTTTATTTGTGTATTAGGATTTCTCATATTTCCAGAATGATTTGTTAGTTTTAAATTAGAAAAGCTATTATCATAAGTTATAGTATTAATATGGTCAACTTCTTCTTCTTCTTTTAGATTTCTTTTTAATATATATTCCATAATAACTCTATGTAAGTAATATTTACTAACTTTTACATACCCACTACTATTAATAAATCCTAGTAATTTGTTAGTTTTATTTGATTTAGCAAAGCCTTCTTTACATATAGACATCCATGAGTACTTCCAATGTTCATGCCATTCATAATCATCTATATTTCCAGAAAATCCTATTACTTTATAAAATTTCTTTTTGCCTTGAGAATCTATAGATTTCCAAAAATATCCATGATATCTACTGTTTCTAGATATAGCTGAAGTAATCATTTTTAGATTATATCCTTTACTATTTCGAGAATTTATTGTAAATAATTCATTTCCTAGATCATCCATTGCAATATAAGTATTTAAATACTTTTCATTAATGGATGAACGTCTTTCTGGACTATTATTTTCTTTTATAGTAACCCATTCTAGATTAGATAGGTCATTATTACTTGGATTGTGATCAATATGATTAATTATGTTATACTTTTCAGGCTCTGAATTATTATAAAAAATATTTGCCATTAGTACATGAATTTTAAAAGTTCTATTTTTATTATTAGATAAGTATAAACTAACATTAACATAACCTCCTACCAGAAATTGTGTTAAGAGTTTTTTAGTATTCTTATTTCGGACTTCTTGAAGTTTATTAATTTCATAAATATCCTTAACACCTGGATACACTAATGGAATAAATTCATGGTCGGGGAGATCTGGGTATTTTTGATCTTGGCGATTAAATGGTTTTTCTTTACACATAACAAAATATTTCTTAAATTAAACATCTTTTTCATCATATATAAGATTAAAGACCTAGATTTCGCGCGTTTTATAAATTTCAAGCATTAATAATGTAAAATTTAAATGAAGAAATTATGAAAATACAAACAATTATTGACCCAAAACAGCTTGGACGAACATCTCAAGAATTAATAGAGATATTTTTGAAAGATAAAGTTTGATTATATACAGCTAGATTCTTCAGCGGAAAATATCAAGTATCCATCTCAAGGCTCTAAGATATTTATTCCTAGCCTTACGGGAAAAATCTTGATTACTTATCCGCTGGGTGTTTTAGCTGTAGTAAGTGTGGAGGAAATACAAAATAGAGATCAACTTATAAAAGAAATTGTAGAAGCTTATTATGAAATTTATAAACTAGACAAAGATTCAGAACAGAGAATAGGAACTGGAATATTTAGAATCTGGGGTCATAGTCTTAGAGATTTAGTACTCCATACTATAAATATTTACGAACAAGGAATTATAACCCTTGGAATAGATAGTTAGGGGAAGAAATAAAAAGAGAGGTTTTTGACTAATTAAAAGTCAAGTTTCCTCTCTTATTTTTTTACATAAAAATATCTTGACCATTGATCTGTATTCTTATGTTTCCGAAGGGATTGCCTCCGATTATGCCGCTAGTTCCAGGGATTTCTTCAGGGATCACCTCTTCTATGACATCTTCATCATTAGTAATGATAGTTGGTAATTTTTCTTCGTCGACTGATTCTATTATTTCCTCTTCCATAATTTATTCTCTATTAAAACAATCCAAGTAAGTTAGTAATATCTCCTATATCTGTATTACTAATTTTTGTTCCTTCTACTTCTACTACTTCACCTTCTTGATTTACATATCTAGTGCCAGGGAAAACTATTTCTTTTTTCTGAATTGCTGCCTTGTATTCATAATTTTCAGTAGATTCTTTAAGTTTTTTTACCCAGTATTTAGCATAATCACCTTCTACTGCATCAGGATCATATGGTTCTTCAAATAATCCTTCTTTTGGTTGAGGGCATTCTATTTTTACTTTAATAACTGAGTCTTCATTTTCAGTATCAGTCATTTCATATTCCCAGTAAAAGTAGTTTTTCTTTTTATTACTTTTATATGTACCTTCTGTTTTAAGGTCATCCCATATATTTTTAATAAGCTCCACAATATTAGTAGTACTTGCTTGTCCTGGAGTTAATAAAATTTGTTCTTGAACTAAAGCATTTTCAATAATAAATGCTTGTCCTTTAATTATTTTTGATTTACTCATTGTTTTTATTATTTATTTTAGGTTCAAATTCCCAAGCTTTTCCATAACCTTGAGACAATATTAATTCAACTGCTTTATCTCCTATAGAGGATTCTATAGCTTTGTTTTCTGAGTTTGATAAATTACTTTTCATTATTTTTATGAATAAAACCTCATTTATTATAATTCTTTTGAAAAGGGATCTCGGGAATAATAAAGTTTGCAACCTCTATTACTTCCTACATCCCTAAAAAATTATAATGAAAAGTAAAAAGAACATTAGATCGATCTATAAATATTTCTTTTATAAATTTTTCTAATGTTCTTTCATATATTAGGTTTTTAACCTTTTTCTAAGTGCATTTTTATCATTTCATATTATCACTAGCTACTTTTTCAGCTAATCTCAAGTATGATATGCAATTATAATATTCTGAGTCTTCTTCTGGATATACTATTTCAGATACACTAAATATTTTATCCACTTCTTTTTCTACTTCAGGATCATGAAGATATTTTTTCATAAAATAACTTAATCCTCCCAAAACAATAATACCGTCATCTAGAGCATCAAGTACCTCTCCATAATTTTTATCTAAATATTGAAAAACTTCGATAATATATTTTTTTGAAAACTCTTCAACTTGTCTAGATAGATCTATTGTTTTTCCTCTGCGTTTTAAAACTCCAGTATCTAAAATTACCTGTCCTTCTTTAATTGAAATTGATATTGAGTAATTTTTATATAGATAATCAACAAGATCGTAAACTATTCTAATTACGCCAGAATCTTTTACTCCTACAGCAGCACCAGCTGAAGAGGTACCATTGATAATACTACAGAAATCTAAAGTTTCAAATCCTCCATCAAGTATTAATGCATTTCTTAATTTGACATCATTACGTCTAGAAGCTTCACGAACATTTAGCCCATATTCATTATAGGTATATTTACACGATAAGCCTTGGCAAAAACAATATATATAATCTTCTTTATTTATATTTAATGTTTCATATAAATAATCTAATAACTCATCTACGTTATCGTTGGTATTAAAAGCCATTGATAAACCAATAGCTAATTTATCAAATGCATTTATTCCTTCATCTCCACCATATTTTTTTATTAAATATGACAACCATGGAGCATAAACTGCTTTTAAATCTTCAAAAGTTTCAAGCTTAAGTAAATAAGATCTAGGTACTTTTAACGCTGCAGGTCCTAATACATAATAATCTCCTCCTAATGGAAATACCATATCATCATCACTTTCAAGTGGTTTTTCAGGGAGTTTTGCTGTTGCACTAATAAACTTTTCAAATTTTATTAAACCGTTGGAATCCTTAAAAGAACACTTAATAGCAGAAAAACCAACATCAACACTTAAAATTCTCAAATTGCTCATCTTTTATAATTTTCTAAAATTTGTTCGTAAGCCTTTATTATATTCTTATCAACTTTATACTTCTTGAGATCCCCTAGAACAGTACTGGTTAAGAAATTAAATGGTACATGTGGGAGAAGTGCAGTATATCCAGATGTAACCATACCAACTGAAAAGTGTTCTGTTGGTTGATTAAGTGCTACTACGACGATCTGAGTTAATCCTAACTCTCCCGTAGTATCTTTATAAGCAAATACTAAATCTCCAGCGAGTAATGAACTATGAATACTAGCCCATAAATCATTTGCTACAGACATTGCATTATCCCATCCCCATACTCTTCTTTTCTCTAGAAGTTCATAATCTTTTCCCGACATTTTTTCACTCTCCATCGGATTCGAGTTTTTCTTTGTCTTTTCCATCACTTAAAATATAAATTAGTATATAATAATAATCTGCTTCTTCACAATCAACTTCTTGAATTCCAACTACATCAATATTAGAATAATCTCCCCAGATCTTTACTACTTTTGACAATGACCCTAGAATATGTGCTAAATATTCAGGAGTATCTTGATATTTTCTGGCTTCGAATAGAATATTATAATAAATCCATTCACCAGCTTCTCGATTTCTTTTCTTTGTTTCTAAAAATCTCAATCCTATTCCTGGAGTTTTATCTGTATAATCATATTCTAAGATTCGTTGGGTTAATTGATTTTGAACCTCTAATCGAGTATTTCCTTTTAATCCAAGAAGTCGTTTTATATCGTTATTGTATTCCGGAACTGCCATAACCTGATCCTCCTCGTTCTGTTTCATCAAGTTTATTAACTTCCTCTAATTCCATATGAGTTACTTCTGCACAAACCATCTGAGCAATTCTTTCTCCGTGTTCTACAGTTACCTCTACAGGACTAAGATTAACTAAAACTACTCCAATTTCTCCTCTATAGTTTGAATCTATAGTGGCTGGTCCATTTAAAACTCCTAATCCTTTTTTTAAGGCTTCTCCAGATCTAGCTCTAACTTGGATTTCAGTTCTAGGGGGAAGTTGAACATATATGCCTGTAGGAACTAATTTTCTCTCTAACGGTTTTAATGTAAATTCTTCACCGATATTTCTAAGGTCCATTCCAGAATCTCCAGGTTTTGCATAACTTGGAAGGGGATAACCCGATTTATTAATAATTTTTACAACCATGATACTGTATTACTATAAAATGTTTTATTACCTATACCTAAAAAATGTTTTTGTTCACGAGAATCAGTATATACATTTAAATCCCCAATAAAATCTTCAATAATTGTATAACACCAATCTCCATATTCTACTAAAAAATCTGGCTTATATTTTAAAACTTCGTCAAGATAAAATACTCCAAAAGTTCCAGAATCTACACAATATCTTCCAATAGTTTCCCTTTGATTAACTAATTTTTCAAGATTAATCTGATTTTCAATTGAAGGATTATCGTAAAGATTATAGTAAGCTTCTTCAATATTATCTACGAATTTTTCAAGCTCAAGTAAACCAAGAATATCTTTTAGTTTTGATACTTTCCATCTTCCATCTCCAACTCCAGTATCTTCCCAAATATAATTATCAGAGAATCCTACTTCTTCAGAGATAGTCATATTATCATAATTAAATCCGTTTCCCCAATCCTTGTTTTCTGCAATATAGCAAGGATCTGTGATAATAATCGTTCCGTTAAAATTCATAATTTATACTTTTTTCTTGTTCTAAACTTAAATAACCAGGATGTTCCAGAAATAAACTTTACTTGTCCAATTACATCTGGTCCTTTGTACATTTCATTAATATTAGTTGAATAAACATTGAATCCATAGTTTTCAGGGCCAAGACAAGTTCTAGGTTTTATCAATTCTCCAGATGCTATTAAAGACTGAAGAGTTGACATTAGATAATCGTAATCTTCTGGTAATAGATAAGTTGGTTTTTCTAAGTCTTCCAGTGCTAAACAATAATAGACTGGGAGACCTAGATATACCGTTTTACCTTTCTGTTCAAATATAAGTAATCTAGATTCTTTTTCATATCTTACTTTAATTGGAATCGGAAAGTTTGTTTTTATCGTATTATCAGAAAACTCTACTAAGGAATTATATATTTCTAGAATATCATTTTGTAGAGTAGTCATTGTAATTAATCTTCAGAAGTTGCACAAAATACCTTAATACCCATCTGATCTAAAAGGTTATAAATCTGAGTAGTAATAGCTGGTGATACGGATCCAGTAGTGTTCTTAATTTTATCCATATTATTTAATAATAATGTAAATGGATTTTTAACACCACTTAATTTATTAGGATCAAACAAACCAGACTGTTCTACAATTTGTCTGAGAATAGCTGGAATTTCGAGACCTTCACCAGGAATAATTTTAGTTGCAGTTGGGTAATCATATTGCATAAAATTGTAATCGATCACATTCCACTCTACCACATCACCTGTCGGAATACCAGATGCATTTTCTTCATCATCAGCTACATTTTGGATTTGAACAAGATAACCAACTTGAGCTAACCAATAATTAATGCAAGAAAAATCCTTAGTACTCATTGTAGTTTCTGAATTAATAAAGCTTACTAATTCAGCATTACCAATACTATTTTCGAAATTTGCTAAATTATTCTTTAAAAAACCCTTAACAAATTCCATAACACTTACGCCCATACCTTCTTTATCAAAACGGCTACGAGCAACACAACGGCCTACCATAGAATTCATTTCTTGGGCCGGAATAGAATACAAATTTACTTCAATCATTTTAATGTTATTTTATATAATATTTAATTCGGGACTATCAACTAGTAAGAAAATAGCCCATAAACGCTCTTCAACTAAACCTGATTCAAACAATTCTTTTTCAGACGTAGTAAAATCTCCAACAGTTAAAATAGCTTTATATATCTCTATAAAGTCTATTTCCTTACCATTTTTCCAAGATATATACTGATCAACTAACCAAGATTCGAAGGGTGCATTATTCATTTGCTGATAATCAAGAATAATAAATTCATTAATTCCAAATGCATCCTTAAGGAGTTGAAAAATATCTGAAATTCTTGCTCGGTAGGAATATTTAGATACTAAGATTTTATATACTGCTTTCACTGTATCAGTATAATCTGTATCATTTCTTGTTTTTATATAATTTTTTCTTTGCTCTAAATCAAACATTTTCTATCTCTACTTCTAATGGAAATAATCTCTTAATTTCAAACAGTTTTAAATATTTATCATTATATTGATCCATAAAATCTTTCACTTCTTTATAATGATCAAATACCCAATTTCCATTAAGACTATTTAATACCTTTGATTTATCTTCAAGTTGAAATAGGTAAGTTTCAATAGTAATATCATTTCCTGAACCGTGATAGGATTTAGGAGTACTACTTATCCTTTCAATATCAAATATATCTCCCCAAATTGGATCTCTCCAATCTATATCGAGTACGTAAAATATTAATTCTCGAAGAAAAGATAATTCGAATAATTTATTAAATGAGTTTCCTGATCCTTTCCATTCATACTTAAAAGAGTTAACTTTATCTTCCAAGCCCCAAGATTTTATTAAGTCTAAGAGTTCAAGATAAAGTCTATTCCATTCTTCTTTTGGTTTTTCTACAATTATTGCTTCTTGTTTAAATTCCAATAGACTTTTCATAATAACTTCTTAAGATTGTATAACTTGCTTTCCAAACTAAATCTAAATTTCTCACTTGTAAATCTGTTTTAAGGTAAGATCTTAATTGATTATAGTAACTATTAGGATCATTTCTTTCAACACTTCCCAACAATTGATCTATATTAATCCCAGTACTTTCCCACTTAAATCGATCTATAACAAGTAATTTATTAAGATCTAGTTGTTGTTTAATATTACTAAGAGATCCTATATAATTATTCATTCGATCTAGTCTTTCAGTACACATAGGATTTCCACATTTCAAAAGACTTCCATAAACATCTTTTTCTGACATATTATAACCACAGCTACAAGTTGGCCACATAAAATCTCCATTACCTTCAGTAAAAGAATCCCCTACCATTGGAATAGTTGAATTAGCCATAATAATACTTACTATTGCTCCAGGGGTAATTTTCTTTTTTACCATTTTTCCCACACTTCCAGCACTTGGTTTTCTTACTGTACATCCTTTTACTTGAATTGGATCGATTAGAATATTAGCTGACCAAGAATCTTTTCCTTTAGCTACTTGAGAATTCCATTGTATACCTCTTACTGTAGTTTTTAAAGCTTCAGTTCCTGATCCAGCACCAGCAAATTTTAAGGCGCCGAGACATATTCCAAATTCATCATATACTACCCAACCATCATTTAAGAAGTAACCAGTTGAAGTAACTGTTTTATCTGTTTCTGTATATTCTTTATTTCCGGCGCTCATAAGTTCTTCTATAGTCCATACATCGGCAGGGGAAAATAAGATATGTCCATCAGTTTTTGAACATACAGTTTCAAACATTTTTAAAACTTCACGATAGTCTGTTTTTCTTAGTATTTGTCCTTCTATTGAATCATCAGTATAATATCTATAAGCTCTAAGAGTTAATAAATTATTTACCTCAGATTCACAATACTTAGAATTTATTAGTCCATTGGCTCTTTGTCTAGCAGTTTCAGGATCAGTATCAGAAAGTCGATTAATGTCAACTAATGCCTCTGCCTGAATTGCTACTATACCTTTCGGAAATCTTTTTGGAAGGAAGTTTATTAATTTCCAAGTTTGATCTACCCCATAGTTATCCAAATTTAAATTTCCGACTGTAACTATTCTTTTTGGAATACCAGTTGAAGAATCTAAATAAATTGCTATACTAGATCCATCATACTTTAGATCACAGTATTTTCCAGAGTTTTCATTCATAAACTCTGAAAGAGCACTTAACATAGTTTTTTCTTCAACTTTTTTCTTTTTAATTTTTTCTATATAAGAATTTTTTGTCTTAGTTCCTTTTAAGTATGTTTGATAAACATAATCTCTGACAAAAAATCCATCTTCTTGCGCTGCTCTAGCTTCTAACATATCATATACAGCATCATCCATTCCAGTAGGTACTGAATCAATATAATAGTTTTTACATGCAAGAATAAGGTCTTTCCATTTTTCTAATGATTTTTCTGTAATATTATTTGTAACGCACATAAGTTTATTTATTTTTTAATAGCCATCCAATCATTATATCTTGGACTTCTGAGTCAAACATTTCTTTAATATTACTAAAGTCATCTTCTGGTATAAAAGATGAATTAGGTTTTATTGCAACTTCATATTCAACTTCTCGACGATCAGAATATCTAGTAATTATCTTATATCCAAGTTTTACTAAAAATTCTTTCATTTTATCATAATCCCAGTGTATTCCGAAAGGTTTAGACATCATCATATTACTAATAACTAAATCAGTAAGAGGACAATCTGGTAAATCTTCCGGTTCAAAATCGAAATCATCTTCTTGTTCGTCAAAATTAATATTTCCTTCCTCCCCATCATAGAGAGGAAAGTCATTATCATCTTCTTTTTTCATAATTTTTTTATTTTATTTAACCTCATTAATTAGAAAATCAAGCTTTCTCGGCTGCGTATTAAGCATATAATTTATAATATAACTCACTCCAAAACGATCGATCATATCATCTTTTGTTTTTGATAATATATTTTCTATAAAATCAGGAAAACTTATAGAAATTTTATCGGTTAATTCATAAGCTCCTTGAATTGTTCTATAGTAATATATCTCAGATTCAGAAGAAATTCCATTAAAGTTGTATAAATCACTTTTTAAAAATTTATTAACAAATTCCACTCCAATTCTTTTATAATTATCTCCATGAGTAATTGTATAAAATAATTTCTCTCTTTTAGCTTCAAACCTATAACCTCTTAGGGAATCTTGAGAATTAATTAATTTTAGAATTTTCTCAAAATTTGGAAGTTTTGAAGTATTTGATCTATATTTTTCTCGATAAAGATATGCTAATCTAGATATATAACCTTGATATCTACCATCTGCTAAAGACATATATAACCATTCGTCACTAAATCCAATTGAAACTGAATGGGTATCACTAATTATTATCTTTGTCATAAAATAATGAAACCCCACCCTGGAAATGAAAATCAAAACCAGGATGAGGTGTAGTATATTATGTTTATTAACCTTCTACTTTAGTTTCGGAAATATTATCATCAATGATTGTACAATCAATTAAGAGAATCATTGACGCTGCTGAAATAGAATTTTCAAGAGCTACTCGAAGAGATTTAGAACTATCTAAGATCCCCTCCTCAAGTAAATTACCATACTTTCGAGTCTTAGCATTATATCCAATTCCTGGTTTAGATGATTTAACCTTTTCTAGAACTACTTCTCCAGAAACTCCTGAATTGTCTGCAATTGTTTTAAGAATTACTGGAAGACTTGAGAATACAATTTCTGCACCCTCTACTTCATCTCCAACTAAAGATTTCCAGAATGTCTTATCTTTCTTCACTTCTAATGATCCTTTGTAATAGATATAACCACTTCCTAAAGAACATCCTTCAGCAATAGCACTTTTAGATGCTAGAATAGAATCTTCAATAGTTTGTTTAAGGTTCTGTTTTTCAGTTTCAGAAGCTCCTCCAGCTCTCACTACTGCAATACCTCCACTAAGATTTGCTACTCGTTTCGCAAATTTAGTTTTATCATAATCTGATATTCCAGGATCTGTAAGTTTGGTGCTAAGAATTTCTACCCTTTCAGCAATCTCTTTAGAATCACCACCACCTTCATAGATAATACATGAATCTCTAGAAATTACAACTTTCTTAGCTACTCCAAGATCCTCTTTTGTTGCTTGTGTGACTGATAATCCGTTCTCAGGAGAAATATATTTACCGCCAGTTAAAATTGAAATATCTGCCATAATATTTTTCCTTGAATCTCCGAAATCAATATCTTTTACAACACAACATCTAATTGCACCTTGAAGAGTATTCATAACAAGAGTTGTATTTACTACTTCATCAATATCATCTACTATAAATAAGAATGGGCGTCCAGTAGGTACAAGCTGTTCCATTAACGGAAGAATTTGCTGTACACTAGATAATCTTTCTCCTACTACAATTACATAAGGATCTTCCATTACACAAGTTCCATCAGTAGGATTTGTAACATACTGTGGAGAAGCCCAACCACGATCGAGTTTCATTCCAGTAGTTACATCAATAGTAGTTTCAAGACCACTAGAAAAATCAGCTGTAATAATACCAAGCATTCCAACTTTCTCCATACATTCAACTACCAGATTTCCAATGGCCGGATCATTATTGGCTGAAATAGTTGCCACTTTTCTGATCTTTTCCATATCATCATTTACTGGAATTGAATTATTTTTGATATACTCAGCCATCCATTTTCCGGCCTTAAGCATACCAGATTTCACCTCATTTACATTAGCTCCAGTTCGTAATGCTTTTTGTCCTTTTTCACACATTTCTTTGATTAATAGTGAAGTTGAACTTGTACCGTCACCTGCTAATCTTTCTGTTTGAGCGGCAGCATTTTTTACAAAGATAGCTCCTGTATTCTGAAGTTGATTCTTAAATGAAATCGACTTAGCAACAGTAGCTCCATCTCTTGACACCTCTGGACCTGTAAATCCTGAAATACATACGGCTTTACCTGACGGGCCGAGTGTTTTCTTAATTGCCTCTACTGATTTTTTTACACCTTCAATAATTTCGGCCTGAGTTTCAAAGCCGTGATTAATAATTTTTCCTTCTGACATGTTTCGTTTTAATTAAAGTACTACAATAATTTCATTTAAAGTTATAACACGATATTCTGTTCCATCTTGAGTAAATGATTTTCCTGTGTTTGGATAAATCAAGATAGTATCACCAGGTTTTAATACTCCCTCGCTAACTTCTTCACCTACTCCAATAACCTCAGCTTTTTCACATTCACTCGCAGGAACAACAAAATTTCCTATCTTTTGAGTCATAGTATCTTTTTTATCTACTATGACCAATACTTTAGATTGAATTACTTTCATTTTTATTAATTTTATTTTAAATTTTTACTCATATATAAGAAAATCACCCTTAGAAATCACCCTTTTTATTGATTTGGAGGAGAAAAAAGAGCCCAACCCACTATAATTACTACAGGAGGTTGGGATTAATTTTATTATGAATTTATTAAATTTATTGCCTATTAACCAATTGGAGTTAATAGAAGAAATGAAATTTATTTTTGCTCTTGTTGTTTGTAATATTCTTCAAGTTTATCAGGATATTTTTCTTTAAAGTCTGAAAATTTAAACCAATATGAATTATTATATAAGGATTCAGTATTTAATTTTTTATCTTTATTTAAGATTCTCCATACATTCTGGTGAAATAACCCATCTTCTCTAACATTTCCAATACTTTTATATATTTTTATAATCTCATGATTCCGATTAGTTCTTATTATTTCATTTCTAAATAACTTAACAACTAACTTTGGTAAATTATTTGTTTCTTTATTAAGATAGTATTCATCTAATTTATCTGGATATTCCCATTCATCTAGGCTAGTCCAATAATAATCAAAGTATTTACCTATAGCAGAATAAGATGTCCTTGTTTTATTACGATTTACTGCAGCAGATACTGAAGATTCAGAAAATCCATCTTTTATAACATCTTTTACTGAATCATAGATTTTATATATTAAATAGTCTTTATCATGACAAATAATCTTTTTACTTCTCTTAGTTTCTATAGGAATATATTTTATTATATTAGAAATTGCTCCTTTTTCATAAAATTTTTGAATACTATTCGAATATAAATTAATAGCATCGTTGTAATACATCCAGTAATATTCTCCATATAATGTTTTATTCTCTATACTCCTTCTAAGATACTCTGGATTAAATCCATCTATTTTAATAGAGGATATTGTATTATATATTTTACAAACATTGAAGTTTTTATCAAAACATACTATCTTTGTTCCGGAATCATTATATTCTAATACAGTATTTCTTTCTAAAGGTGTTAAATTTAATTTTGGTAGATCTTTTAATGAATAAAATTCATTTAATTTTTCTGGATAATTAATTTTAAAATCTTCTAATAAAGAAAATTTATATCCTCTAGAAGTATTGTAATCTCCTTTTACAGTACTACTAACAGAAGTGTGATTAAAACCATCCATTTCAGTTTCTGAAATACTACTATATACTCTATAAACTTTATTATTTAAATCATGACAAACAACAGGATATGAGATAGAACGTATATATTTTTCTCTTAACTCAGCAGAAAGGGTAATATTATATTTCTCTATTACTAATTTTCGCTCGGATGTATATACTGAATTTACATTAATCATACAAAATAGAGCAGATAATATTTTATTATTATCTGATTGAATTCTATATAATAAAACGTGTGCTATTATATGTTCTAAAGCAGAAAGAAGTACGTAATTATAGTTCTCATCTTCACCTGACATACACCTAGGTAAAATATGATGTTTCTCTGTATAAAATTCGATTTTTCCTCGTTTTAATCCTCTCTGAAGGGCTTGATCTATTAATTTACAGTAATCTTCTAGATATTCCTCTTCAGTTCTCCCATCTAGAATCATCTCATTAAAATCTTTTTCATCTAGGTAACTACTATACTTCATCCCTGGATTTTCGGTAGATTTTATACCTTCTATTGGTTTAGATTTCATAATTAAAAAATATTTAAAATAATTATAAACCTCATAAGAATTTTACTAAAGGGAAATTTCAGGTCAATAAAGTTTGCAACCTTTACTAATCTTACTTTTTCCCTATTCTTATGAAATCTAAATAAAAAGAACACTAGATTAATTTATAATTTTATTTATAAATTTTTCTAATGTTCTTCATATATTAGGTTTTAATCTTCCTTAAAACGCAAAAATTCACTTTAAGGTCTATTAAATGGAGTTAGTCCAGAAACAGTCTGTTGTATATTAATATTGTTTCCTTGTTGTAGCCCACTTCCATGTTTGTATATACTCTGTTGAGCTTGATTATATTGAATATTATAGTTATTAATCATTAAATCTATATCTGCCTCAGAAAAACATCTTTTCTCTTGAATCATTCTTATATCGTCATATACTTTCTTTGGTAAACTTCTAAATCTACCATTCTGAAGTCTTATATTATAATCAATTATATTTGTTTCTCCACGTCGATTTTTCGTAATTGTTGATATTCCTAGGTTGTTAGGGTTGGGTTTCTCACCGCCCTTAGAGCGTGTTATAATAAAATCTACCACATCAACCTTATGGCTAGACCCAGCTATATAAGACATATCTAATACTTCTTGACTATATGCTCCAATTTTTAACTGAGACAATATAAATACTAACTTTCCCATTGCAGTTAACTCTGTAAGCTTATCATAAATATCTCCGAAAGATTTATACATAGATCCATCCTCTCCACCGTGAGCGTTTTTAAATCCCGCATCATACATTACTAAATTTAATATGGTATTAAATTATTAGACTATATCATCTATTTTTCATAGTTATACATTTAGTCGTTGAACAAGTAACTAATATTCCTTGATGCTGATTTATGTCTTACATTTTCCAGCATTTTAGTATAATTTTCTTAAATTTTATTATTTAAGCGACTAAGCAATTAATCGATAAACAGGATTTTATAATCTTTGGTTTTCATGAATTCTATATATTCATCTACTGAAATTTTTCCAGCTGGTAGTATAGTTATACTAAGATTATCTCCAATCATTTGACACATACTATTGTATATAGGTCCTATGTTTTGAGATACTTCATTAAATGACAATCCTGTAAATTGAGCTCCTAATCTGATAATCATTATAAATTTAATTTTCATTAAACTATTAGACTATATCATCTATATTTTTATAGTTCTATATTTAGTCGTTGAACTCTATCTCTTAGATAAAAGATAGAGATGCTAATTCTATTTTATTCTAATAGTTCTAGCATTTTAATAGAATTTTCATAGATTCTTATATCTATGCTTCATTCGTTTAAAGTCTTTCATTTTAAGATCTCCAAGAGCTAAATAATGTACTTTATAACCTTGTAAACTCATGTTCAATGCCTCCTGCATGGATAAAAGAGACTTTCCAACTCCTGGAGGCATTGCGATAAGTCCGAGTTGTCCAAATTCATAAGCTCCGCATGAAAAGCAATTATTTATCCATTCAAATTTACTAGGTACACCACCTTCTGCCTGTTCAGCGATGATTGAATTAATATCTATTTGTGTAAATCCAATCTCACTAAAATTATCTAGATCAGCAGTAGTTTTAACATTTATATTTTTCACAAACTTAACATATTCTTCTGGATTTTGAGAATAGAGTCTGTTTGCTTTTTGAAGATTAACTGAATATATTACATCAGTTAAAATCTTTCTGGCTGGTTCAATTTGACTTTTTGTATATCTTTTCCATTTTATAATTTCATTCATCACCTCTTGGGTCTCTTGTGGAGTTTTCTGAGATCTAAATAAGATACTCCTAAATAAAGGCTCATCTATATTTTCTAGAGGATAAGTCTTTATAGCATCCACGAGTTGAGAGACCATACCATTTCCGGCTGTTTGTGGATTAGTCTGAAAATAATATTGAAGATCTAATATATTATTTTTAGCATCCTGAAATAAATATTGATTAAAACAGCTAAAAATCAAATCAAATACACTACCATTATCCATACTATATTTTTAAAGATTTTCTTCATTAATAACTATATCTTGAATATCACAATACTTATAGTAGTTATGTAATAGTTCATCTCTTTGTTCGAATCCTTTTGTATATACCGGGATTCTTTTCGGTATTTTAGGTTTTAGTGCAAGAACGTTCATATTAGTTCCTCTTGCTGTTCGTCCTAGTTGTTGAAGAACCGATCCAGCGTTGATATTAGAAACTAGTAATATATTTTCTAATCCAGGAAGGTCTAGTGCTCTAAATCCTGCGGCGGTACTAGGAATTATATCTACCATTCCATTTTTAATATATTCGCATGATTGTTGAAGATCTAGGTTTGTTTTATTTCCAGACAAGTCATAATAAATATATCCTTCGCCGCAAATTAAGAGCACTCTAAATACTCCAATAAAAAAGTTATCTATCCAAGTTGAAATAATATTATTTAAATTATTTATTGGGATATATAATTTAGGATATTTTTTTGCTATCTTTACAATCAATTCACATACTCCAGGATCAACCCAAATTTTTGACATTATTGTATTATAGACATTATTATCCTCATTAAAATCCTCTTCTGTAAATTTAATATTATTTAAAGCGATAGTATTTATGTGGATACTATTTATTTTCAGACTAGTAGGCATTCTATAAACTAATGCTGGTCCGAAATATTTAATTAAGTCCTTGTTTCTTACTACTGTTTCCGTAATTCCCTGTGCAAATGTGATCATAACTCCTGAATCTCGATCTGCAGTTCCAGAAAATCCGTACATAACTTCAGCATTCACTAGTCTATCATATATCCATTCACCAGAAGGATTAATAGTATATTCTACTTCATCTACTAGAACCCAATCGAATTTCTTAAGTTTCTCTTCCTCTAAGATACACAAATCCGGATCTTTTATTTTCTTTTGATTTAGAAACCCTGAAGTAATTATACATCCAAGATCTCCATCTATTGAAGTTGGCAATTTACCCCCACCAAATCTAGATTCGTATCTTTTAACAATTTCATCTTTTGCTTTTTTTCCTGGAGTTATAACTAATACTTTCTTTCCGAGTTCATTATGTGCATAGTTTATAAGAGTTGCTATAGTTTCAGTTTTCATTTTGTTATCTCATAAGTTTTTTATCTTATAATTCTTATTTTATTTAAATAAGATCGGCATATATATTCTTCTAATTAATAGAAGTAGGACACTCATGGGAAGATTATCTCACCTCCTATGCTCTACACTACAAAATTTATATTTGTAGATCGGTATTAGATTTAACCCATCCTTCACCGAATTTGTCCTATAATAAAATTAAGTATTTTTACTTAACTCGGCAAATTTTTTATATTTTCTCTCTAAATAAACAGTTGCATTTTTATATAATAAATTTCCTACATCAACGGCTTTACTACATTCACTAACTATTTGATAATTATTAATTCCTTTCTTAGATGATCTCGTTGATAATAATTTTCCAAACTTATTTTTAAAAATATCCTGAATTTTAGATAGAAATTCTTTTGTTCCTAAAATATCTATCCTTAATTTATTTCTACTAGTATTCGTAATACTTCCGTCTCCATCTATACATCCCCTAATAAATGAATATACTAAATCATTATTAGAAAATATTTTTAATGATGGGAATACTAATATTAACGATTTATTAGGTACACAACCTAATTCAATTAATCTATCGTGAAAATGTTTGTCAGTTATTATACATCTACATCTAAAATACTCTTTATTATTTATAGAAGCCGCTTTACTTACCGTTATAGATCTTTTATTTTTAAGGAATTTATTAAATTTCTCTAAATGTTCTTTATCACTAGCTTTTAATGATAACTCTACTGAATTATTATATTTACTATTAACAAATCCATCTGCATATAAAAATCCTAACCAATAGGCTTTTTCATCAGAATCTATATTATCAAATACTGTATTATCAAAATATAATTCTTCTTTTGGAATTGTTAATTTATATTTTCTTAAATAATTATATAAAGTACTTTTAGAAACATTTAATTCTTTAAGAAGATCTTTACATCTATAACCTTTTTCAATCAAAGAAGTAAGATCTTCTATTTTTAACTGTTTTGATTTTGTCATGTTATTTAGATTTAAAATTATTTACCATATCCTGTATTAGTTTGAATAATCGCTCTCTTATATTTTAACACATGCAACATATCTTCATTTTGATAATCTCTGAGATTTGGAAATGGATAGGTTCGATAATAATCTGCAAATATTGTTCTAAGAATTGTATTATAATCTGTATCACTTAAGATAGGTTTAAATACATTAGCAATATAAGCTGCCCATCCCATTCCTAAGATAAAAGTATATATTCCTTTCTTAGGTCCGCATGATCTAGGGTTATCATAAAGTTTTGCTATTTCTTCAGTTGTATTCCAAGATTTCAACCAAGGGGAATACTTAGTTACTTTTCTTTTAAATTCTAAAAGACATTTTACACTAGGGTCATCAGTTTTTATTACTATTTTATTTATAGTATTATCTATCGATGCTGTTATCATTTTATTTAATCCATTGTAAATTATTTCCAGCCCTAAGTTTTCGTTTCATACACTCTTCTGGATCTTCTCCATTAGATTTTATGATATTAATAGGGCAATAATCTATTCTTTTTCTTATTTTTTTAGCTACACCCATAGATTTTTCAGTATCATCTAAGTAACATAAGATTTTTTCTGGAACGTACTCACTAAGAAAATCTAATTGATAATCTGATATAGAACTTCCCAAAACTGCAAAAGGTATATAATCAGGTGCCATAATTAAAGCAGCTATAGCATCATATACCCCTTCTACTACTATTATATTTCTTAGACCTTGACCATGATCTATTACATAAGGAGGTTTTGCTGATATTTGTGGGAAAAGATATCTAATTTTCGTTTTTCCAGAAAATCTAATCTGGTAATAAAATACTTCCCCATGATATTTAAATGGCATTACTACATTTCCGTCAACAAATTTAAAGTCTAGGAGTTTATAGATGTCGTTCATAAAAGGATGTCTACTCATTAGATAATCATAGCCCCTTTGATCAAAACTATCAAATTCATTCCAGTACTTATCTAATGTCCATATAGGATCTTCTGTAAGTTTAACTACATTTGGATGACCTGAATATCCATAATACAATGACATAAAATCAGGTACTTTAAATGATGTATCAACTTCATCAGACACATGTATATAGGCTCGATTACATACAAAACAAGTACCAACAGTTAAGTCAGTTTTTATATATAATTTATGTTTTGTATGTCCAGAATCTCTACAAAATGGACAATGAATAATATAGTGTCCTGTTGAATTTGCATGAGGTTCTACTTCTTCCATACTAGATACTCCATAAAAATCTTTAAGAAGTTCTTCGAAGTTACAAAACACTAATACACGTCCATCTTTTAATTTTACTTCTTTATAGTCTACCATAATTTTTATAATGAAACTGACATGATAAAATACTTTCCTTTCTCAGTCCATCTTCTTTGATTGTGAGGTTTTCCATCTTTTCCTGCAATCATTATATCTTTTGTTAATCCAAGAGTATCATAAGGGGCTTTAAGAAACCATTTATTACCTTGATGAAATATTATATTTTTTGATTCTAGAATATTATATATGTCTTTACTAGATTTACATAAGTTTAGCCCTTTTGTAATTTCTGTCATCGTATATAAATTCTCAGATGTGGAGATAACTAGGTTTGCAAAATTTACTAAATCCTTTTGAGTATCTAATGTATTCTTTAAGTAGATTATCTCATTATTAGATTCAATTAATTTTTGCTGAATATCTGTATAGGCTTTCTCAAAAGATTCTCTATTTGAATTAATTACAGAATAACCATTAATTATTATTTCTTTTATTCTCTTATTACACCAAATAGCGAATATAGGATTTAACCATCTAGCAAATTCTAGGGCAACATCTTCATGTAACCAGGTACCTTGTTTTATTCCATTTCCATAATTACCTTTAATTACTACTACTAATTGTGATATGGGAATTCCCATATCACTTTCTAATGCTTTTAGAAATTCTTTCGTTGATTTTTGTCTATACCAATCTGCAAATAATTTTCCAAAGGGTTTAGCCATTTCGGTTGCATTAATCATAGTTCCATTACCATCTCCTCTTAATGAAAAATTGATTTCATTATTATCAAATTTAAATATAAAATTTTTATCTTCCATAAAAAATTATACTCTTGAAATAAAAATGGAATCCCTTAGATAAAATTCTATGAGATTCCAATAGTTTATAATACTTTATTTATTTTTTTCCTCTTTAGTTTCAGGTACTGATTTTTCTTTCTCTTTTTCAGCCGGTTTTGTTGGAGTTGCTGCCGGTTTTTTATCTACTGGCTGCGGTTCTTTTTCTTTTTCCTTATTACAAACACAAGGATCTTGATTACACTTCGGACATTCTTTTGGTGCAAAACGTTCAATAGCTTCATCAAGGGATTGAACTACAAAACCTACTGATCCTGATACTCCTGCACACATATTTATTTCAAATGGTCCTGATACAATTAATGCTAGTTCATTGTAATCATAAGAACTTACTAGTAAACTTAGAAATTCATTACTAGGCATAATATCACCAGAAACAGAATGTGCTGGGATAGTAATTCGTTGAGTACCTGATAAAGGTAAATTAATTTGTGATTTTGTTCCGTTATAAACTCTCATAATTTTTATTTATTAATGTTTTCTATTTTATTTTCCGGGGTACACAACTAACTCCGGATTTTCTCAATTATTAGGGTTTGAGTTCTCAAGGACTGTGTTTTTATCATCAGGCTCTTCTATAAATACTGGAAGATCAATTTTAGGAAGTGCACAAAGAAAATGTTTAGATTCAGTTTTTTGAGAATTTTTCTTTTTAAAGAATCTTTTCTTTTTTTCTTCGATTACTCTATGCACTAAAATTCCAGAGATTAGTTTTCCCGTATTTACTATATGAATATTCCATCCATCAGTTTCCGGAAATTTCATTCGAAGAGCTGATAAAACTTGATACCTTACTATAGCATATTTAGATTGAAGAGTAGCATCTTTCGGAAATTCTGTAACCTCCAAAAGATCATCCACAAACATTTCTAATTCCGTTCTTAATTTCGGATCAACTCCATCAACAATATTTACTGGAGAACCTAGATTTATATTAATATCTTCTAAAGGAAATAAATACTCAGGAGAATCTACACTTAAAACTAGATTCTTATTAAATATTAATGAAGTATCCACAACTTTCTTAAGTGGTTTATGAAGTCTAGACACATTCTTTTTAAGGGAAAATTTACTAGAACATTCAGATCCAATTATATTATCCTTTATATACAACATTGATTCTTTGGATAAAATCAAATCACGTCCAGATAAGAATATAACAGAACAATAATTTCCAGCAAAACCAAGAAGATAAGGAATAGTAAAGCTAGAGATTACAGATGCTGAGTTAATATATCCGCCGAGAGGATTAAAGCCAAGTAAATCTATTGCATTTTCCTTACAGTAATTAACAATATCATAATTAAAATTCAAAGGACATAAATCAAGAGAGACGAATTTAATTTTCTCTTCAATAGCTTTTTCTATGGCTTTGAGATCTTCGGCGGTCTTTGGATTCTTTACCCCAAACTCTCCAATTATTTTATATTCCCTAAGTTGTTTAATAGTTTCTTTAATAGTTTCCAGATTTTTAAGAACTACTTCAGAATCTATCAATAACAAGTCGACTTTCTTTCTTCCAAGTTCAAGAAGATGCCCAAGGAGTGCTCTTTCAGGATTATCTAAAAAATCAATAGAAGTGATTAAGCTACTTTCTGAAAAACTCTTTATAAATTCAGAAATCAAAAAATCATTATTAGCTGAGATAGATGTATGAAAATAATCAAAAGAGTATTCATCTTCAGGATCTACCCACGGTTTAATGGTCATATTCGAAGTATCTAACCCTACCCCTTGTACTTTAAATTTTGTTGATGTTGTTGTCATAAAATAGATATATTAATTATGTTATTAGATAATGTTTCATTTTTCTCAGGGAGCCAAGAGATATTAATTATTGGTTCTTTTTCAGAATTTAAATTAATACTGTTCTTAAGAAATACTGAATCCTTAAATACTTTACAAGCTCCAAGTAATTCTAAGAAAATAGAAAATACAAATCTCATATAATTCTTATTTCTTAGAAGAATTAATTTTATTATAGTATAATCTTGATAACTTATTTCTTTTAGATTTACTGGCTCTTCTGTTTTAGTATCAATAACTTTAAATATTGATTTTGTATCATAACCTTGAGTATTGAAAAACTTAACACAATTAGGAGAATTATCTAATTTTAATCTTTTTGTTTTTCTATTAGAATTTAGATTAAGAATATTATATCTACTAAAATGTTGTTTATCGTAAGGAACGATTTCAGGGAAAAGAATTTTATAATTATTAATCTCTATATTATTCTTTCCTGATACTATTCTATATTTCTCTGATAGATTTACTATTTTTATACCAGTCAAATTCGGAATAGATATAATTTTTGGATATCCTGGTACCCAATCTAAAAACCATATATCATTTCGATTTGGGAGATCTAGTTTACTTAGGACTTTTTTAAATTCCAAGTAATCATGAGAATAAGTAGCTAAATGGTAAATGCTATCAATTAAGAATAGTTGTAAATATCTATCACTAAGAATATAATCATAAAAAGATTTTATATTCTTTATAATAGTCTTAATTAATTCTTGTTTTTCTGTTTTCTTTGTAATAGAGTTACTACATATTCTACAAGGAAGATAATAAAAATCTTTAATTAATGTAGATAATGGACCTCTATATTTATTACATCTAAAGCAAAAATTATCAAGATCTTTTTGATGTGTTAACTCAATTTCACAATACTCTTGATAACTTAAAAAATGCTCTTCGGATAGATGTTTTTCAAATTCTATTGGATCATTACTTTTGAATCCACACCAAATACATTCCATTTATTTTAAATTATATAATCCTGTATCAATAAATTGTTGCTTTAAATCATTTGCTAAAACTTGCATATCTGGATGAGCATCTTTAGCACACCTTAATGAAAAGAATCCAGCTTTTTCAGGAGTATCTTCAGAAGGAATATATGTAAAATCCTCAATATAACCAGTCATACATAATTCGGTTTTTATATCATTTGGAAGTAATCCTCTAGCTTCTTCTGGTTTTAGTTTTTCTCCTTCATCAGTGGAAGTTACATATAAATAATCGATCTCTATATTCCTCCATGATCTATCAAAAGCTGCAATAGTTCTATCCCACACTGTAAGATCTTCCCATAATTCCTGCCCATCTAGGTCATGAATATAACTTCGAGATAATCCTGTTTGAGAATCTATAGATGATGCAATATCTTTTCTAACTCTATATATCCACTGAGGAAGAATAAAGGTAAGTTCCTTTCCGAATCTATCTTTTGAATAATTTACATAACGTTGAGATTCTTGGAGAAATGAAAACGCTCTATGCCGAACAAGTTCATGAGATATACCTCTACTACAGATCCATCTAGTTGTGACTCTGTGATAATGGTTTTCAGTAGGTTCACACCAATATTTTTTCATAACTCCTTCTAGATTATGTTGATAAATAATTCTTAGATCTGTGGTGATCTCATAAGTTCCAGTTACTGAGTTATGATACCATCTAGTGTAAGGAGCAGTTTTGAAAAAGATCTCCAAGTAGTATCTATCCTCCTCTGGAATACTGAGATATACAGTTCCTGAGTTAAAAACCGCCCAATGACCCCTAGAAAAAAGCATGTTGTCAAACCTTTCCCATGAATCTTCTGTAATTTTATCTTCAGATTTATAAGCCAATCTTCCAATTTTCTCTACATGTTTCATTAATCCATCCACCCCAGGTCGTTGAGGGAGAATGGATACACTTGATTTTACGATTTTCATATTGTTTTATTGTTTAATAATTACATCTATAAGTTCTTTAAGGTTCTAGAAGAGCAAAAAGAAGACCTAACACCTATTTCTAAGTGCTAAGTCTTCTGAGTTTTTAACCTTGGTTATTACTCAATTCTGTTGTTACTTTTTGAATTTTCTCCTTAATAATTTTCTTGTAATGATAGTCAGGGAATCTCATACTTGTAATCTGAGTACCTCCCTTTTTTGTAGTGGATATAACAGCAACTGGTTCCATATATCTTGTCATTACATCGATACATTGTTTGTAAACACCAATTAATTTCTTCTTTGCCTGTTTTTCTTTTCTACTCAATTTCATTTTTATAAATTTTTTAGGTTATTATTACACTTATAAGATTTTGAAGGTTTTGAAAGAAATCAATAATGCTTTTAGATTTCCCCTGAAATTCTTATATATGATATTATTAATAAAATAAATTTAAATAAGAAAAAAAAATTATGGATCCTTTATTTGGAATGATTTTTTATTTTAGTATAGCTATAACAATTAGCTTTATTTGTAGTGTTCTTGAGGCGACGTTATTAAGCACACCAACTTCTTTTATTCAGTCTAAAATCGATTCTGGTTCTAAGGCAGCAATAAAATTTATGAAGCTTAAAAATGAAAGAGTGGATGATGCTATTTCTGCTATTCTAACACTAAATACTGCTGCTCATGCAGTAGGTACGAGTTTAGCTAGTATAGAGGCAGTTGAAATTTTTGGGATGAAAAATTTTGCAATTATTTCTGGAATAATGACTTTTTTGATATTAGTACTTAGTGAATTAATACCAAAATCACTCGGAGCACATTATTGGAAAAGAATGACCTCAATTACAGCTAATATATTAACTTGGATGATTTATATAACATATCCTATAGTCTGGATATCAAGATATGTAATGGCTATATTCTCACCAAAAACAGAAGAAGCAACTGTTTCTCGAGAAGAAATATCTAGTATGGCAACAATTGGAGAACGAGAGAAAATATTTACAGGGAGAGAAAGTAAAATAATTAAAAATCTACTTGCTCTTGATAAATTAACTGTTGGAAATATAATGACTCCTAGAACTGTTGTAAAATCTTTCGATGCTAATACTTTTCTTAAGGACTTTCCAGATGAATTTGAATTTTCTAGAATACCAATATGGGAAGATACTGAAGATAATATAATTGGAATAGCATATAAGTCAGACATATATCAAGATTATGATGTTTATCTGCTAGGGTTAACAATAAAACATACAGATTACGATTCTGATATTATATTTATTCCGGACTCATCTAGTGTTAATGTATTGTTTGAAAAATTTCTTAAAACTAAACAACATCTAGCAATAGTAGTAGATGAGTATGGAACATTTGTCGGAGTAGCTAGTTTTGAAGATGTTATAGAAAACTTACTTGGAATAGAAATAGTAGATGAAACTGATACTGTTGAAGATTTACAAAAATTAGCAAAAGAAAAATGGGAAGAGCGAAAAAGATCTATGAATGGTTGAAAAATGTATTATGGATAATAAATCGCCAGAAAGATAAGGATTATATTAAAATCAATGAAAAGATTAATATCATCAAGAAAAATATATCAACTGGAGAGGTTGATTTTTATCCACAAATAACCTATAGGATTGGTACTAAAGTTAAAGTATATATTCCTATAAATGATGCTTGGATGTTTGATTGTGCTGAATTTATTGGGACAGTACTTGGATCTTATATTTCTAGTAAGAAAGAAGCAATGTCTGATAACGATATAACGTACTTAATTTATGCAGAGTATTATGAAGTTGCTGGACGTCGTAAATACTTGAATAAAGTTTTTCAGATTAGTTCTCAAGATTGTACAATTTGTGGAATCAATGAAGAAAAGAAGAAAAAAGGAATATATACAGTAAAAGATATGTATAATGATATAAAAACATTTTGTAATAATAGTTGCATTTTATCTGATGAATGTAGCGAAGATTGTCCATTCTACCATTATGAAGCAAATAAAACTAGGAAGAAACATTTATCCTGATATTGAGTTATCTGAAGTTGATAAGTTCTTATTTCAGTATGGAATAAAAATGGGATTCTTATTTGATGATGGAGTAGAATTCTTTATTCCAGATCATATAATGACCAAAAATTATCCAGGGGACTTATCATTTTATCGGGAAGGTTTTAATAATCCAGATCTAATATTTGTAATATCTTTTGGAGAATTATTATTTCTGGATGGGGTTACAGAAAAAGAATTATTTAAAATACCAATATATGATTAGTAAATGGTTTGAAGTTAGTGTTGATTTATTTAATATAATTTTTGATACTTACTGGAAAAATAAAAAATCTTGGACATATGATAATATTATAGAAATTCAAAATCCAAGATCTATCCTAAGTGATCAACCATCTGAAAGATTATACTTAGGATATAAAATAAATATAGAAGATTACAAAAATGTTTTCACTAATTTTCTTAAGATACATACTATAGAAGCTCTTAAGGAATCAGGTTGTACAGTTCCTAATACTTACATGTCTATATGTATGATAACTAGTTTAGGACCTGATATTATACCTCTTCAACATGTAGATAAACATTATAAGATTATACTAGATACATGTTATGGAGAAGATCCACATCGTCAATTGGAAAGTTTCTTACAAAGACCATTAACGTCTTGGTATGTAAAAAAGAATGATAAATATATAATTGGAGGAGAATATCCAGTAAAAGATAGATTTATAAGATTTAGGTTAATTGATTATACATCGTGGAAAGAAATGATAGAGAAATATCAAAAAGAAGATGTATTATCCTATCTTTATCCAGAAGATGATATTCCTAAAAAATTATTAATGTCATCAGATCAGAATCCTTCAAAGCCTTATATGTGAAAAGATAATAGATCATAAGTGAAATGTCTACTCGAAGAAAAACTCGGGTAGACTTTTTGTTTAAAAAATAATAAGAATATGAAAAAAATTATTAGAAAAATTAAATTACAGTTAAAAGCAACAATAACTAGATTTATTTGTTGGCTAAGCTATGGAATTGGGTGTTATAGAAATATTACAGGCACCTTGAAAATTTACAAAAACTATACTATAAAAGATCTAGAGAAAGAATTATATATATTAATAAACATAAGCGACTCTACTGGATTAGACTGTGATTATCTTAAAAAAATGGTATCTGTTAGACTAAGTGCAGGAATACTTAGATTATTGGAGATAGGTGGATATAAGAAAATTGAAATAACTTCGACTCCAGGTGAACTAAAAAAAATAATCGAAGAAAATCTTAAAATTGAAATAACAGAAACTGATTATGGTAAGTACAGACATACTATAGAGCAGAAAAATAATATTCTTTCAAGTAGCATTGATTGTGACAATGGTAATAGAAGAAGATTTGAGTTATATAATATAGTTTTGTCATCAATAAAAGAGGGAAATTAATTTCCCTCTCTTTTTTCTTCTTCCCTTGAGATTCTTATATATGATGTATAATATTAACAAAATAAATTATGGTAACAAAACAAGTAACAGGAATAGTAGTGGATAAATCTATTGAGGATATTGATAGCATAATCCATGAATGTACTGAGAAATTATCAACCAATGATATAATTTCTAAAAGTCAAATAATTTCAATGCTTCGGAAAATTAGATCTTTTGAAATTCCGGATGAAGTATTTGATGATAAATCTTTAGCTGAACATTATGCAGAAGAATTACTTAAGATTGATTTTCTAGAGAATATTAAACAAATCTTTAGAACAATTTTTAATAAACCTAATTTTTCTACTCTCGATCTTAGTAATATCCGAATGGAAATGGAATTCTCATGTTTTAAGATTAATTCACTTGGAAAAATTTTAAAAGAGCGAGAGATTAATATATGGGGTGGTTCTTATCCTGCTATAAAAATTGATTTTATTTCTGAAAATGGTAATTATATAGTTAAATAAATTTATTATATTATGATTATTGAAGTATTAGCACAGAAATATCGCTGTGGTTGTGAGAAAGGAATGGCTGATTTAGTTATCCCTGGAATCTTGGTAAAACTTAATGCAGTAATAGAATGGGATTTTTGCAGATTTCCAGAAGAGATTAAACACGGGAAAAAAGATCCGGCCGACGAAAACTCAGAAGAAATTGAAGTAAGAACTGAGCTTAGAGATTTCTTAGGTGAAGATCCTGAATTAAAACCTGGAAATTGTTTCTTATATAAAGGTCAAGTGATAGCAGTTGATTCGGCCGATAGATTAATTCTCGTGGTTTCTGAAACTGGTTATGGAGCTCTTGATCGAATATATGAGGAAAACTTCAAGACGGAATTCGAAATGATCTTTAATGATTATGAGATTGAAGATGTTAAATGGGAGGTAAATGATACAGGAGAAGTTCCAACTGAATATGATGAAACCTATAAAGTTCCGTATAATCTTTATAACATCTGGAAAGAGAGATTTGTTTCGGGTAGAGGGTTCATTTCTCCAGGACTATGTTTGAAAGTAGTAATGAATTCAGACAGTTTCATTATGCCTCTTGAGTTTTATATGCTTGATTGGTCGATAAGGTATAAATCATCTCAACTTGAACCGGATGAAGTAGAGTATGCAACAAAACAACTTTTATCCTGGTTTTATGATAATTATAAAAGAGTTAAACCATTAGAAAGGAGAAAAGATGAACAAGAAGAGATCAATTGATTTTATATTAATAATTTTCATCTTAGGATTATTATTGATTTTTGGAGGATGTAGTAAATCTCCTGAGAGAAGAAAAACTTGGACAACTACTTCAGATTCACTTCCAAAGAAACCAACACAAGGACAAATTTTTCGTGATCGAGATAATAATTCTTGGGCTTATAATGCAGCACTTGGAGCATGGGTATTGGGTTCTGGAGGATATAGATATTACCCTGAAACAAATTCTTATACAGATGGATCAGGAAAAAACAGTGATTCCACCTAGATCTATAAGTTCAGGTATTTCAGAAGGAGTAAAAGCTAGAGTGTCTCCTAAAAAGAAAGTAGTTTTAACAAAAGAACCACAAATTAAAGAGACATCAAAAAAGAAGTATACTAGGAAGAAATCTAGAGCTCATAGGATACATAGAATGCGCAGAAGATAATAATAAAAAAGTCCTCAAGGATAGTAAAATATTCTTGGGGATTTAATTTTACAAAGATGAAAGTATATTTAGTACGTAAATTTTATTCTTTCGGACAACCTAAGTTCATTATTTACTTCTATGCAAAATGTGGAGATCTAAAACATGTTAATCTAGATCTTATAAAAAATAATGAAGATATTGATAATTATTTCAAATCTTATTATGGAGAACTTAATGATACTATTCAGATTGCAATATCACTTATTTCCTCTCCTTATAAAAGACTTGGGAAATCTATTAGATTCTCGGAATCATATAATGTGAGGTCGGAACGAACAGGACAGCATTTTGAAGACTATAATAGTTCTTATGTTAAGGTTATAGATATTCCTTCTGAAATTCTTTTAGAGAAATTTAAAGCAAAGAATTTATCTCCAGAACACATACAAATTTTTGCTAAGAAGAATCAATTTAAATTATTAAAATATATGAGATATAAATGGATAGAGAAGAATGGATTAGAAATTATGGATCCAAAGGATTGAAAGGTGATATCTTAGTTAGAGTTTCTTATACTGACAGTAATGAAGAATATTGGGTATCTAAATTTTTAGAAATCAAGAATCTTCCAGTTTATAATTTAGCTCTTGTCGATAAAGAATTAATTTCTGAGAAAAATTTCAAGGATGAGCTGGAACTAAGAAATATTGACGATTATCTGAAGGAAAAGTATAAGGATTGTCTAAAAACAGAATCTGTATATTTTCTAATTGATCCTGGAACAAAATTTCTGAAAAAGCGCACATCTGATAAAGGCTTGTGCTTATTCTATGAAGTTAAATTTGATTCTGAAATAAATTTGAGAGATCTTGACAATACTAGGATAATATCAGAAAATATTAGAATTTCTAAGAATAAACTCAAAGATTTTACAATGGATTTAATGTTTGAGCTTGCGGGAGAGGCTGGTTTATTTTATGATAAGGATTATTCTCCAAGTTTATGCACTAAATTATGTTATTTTAATATTCTTAATATATTTAGATGCTTAGAAGAAACTCTGGATCTAGTATAAAATTTTTAAGTAAAAGGGAATAAATTTTCCCTTTTATTTTTCTCCTTAAGATAACCGACAAATCCTTATTAATGTAACAATAAAACATTGATAATTATGAAAACAAACATTTATGAAAGAAAATTAAATTATGGAGAACAAGAAGCCATATTTAATAAGATGGTTGAAAAGACCGAAAAATATGTGATAGATAATAATATAAGAGCATTAATTCTTGGTATCTCAGGAGGAGCAGATAGTACTCTTATGGCTGCTGTATGTAATGAAGTTAGAAATAGATCTGGAATTCCTTTTTACGGATATTCACTTCCAATAAAGAATAAACCAGATGAACTTACTTCGTCTGATCTAACAGGAAATGCTTTTTGTGTTAAAACTTTTTATAGAGAAGTTGCACAGTATGATTTCTATAAAAGTTATATAGAAAATCTCTATAACTACGATTATTGTGATAATGATCGAGATATTCTTTGTGATTTATCTGGAAAAAGTATATCCGAGATAGAGGGGATGATGCCAGAACAAACAAAAATAGCCAACGGAAATATTATGGCACGTCTTAGAATGATGTACCTATATAATCAAGCTGGTATTAAGAAAGGTATTGTAATTGATACTGATAACTTAACTGAACATTATCTTGGATTTTGGACTATTCACGGAGATGAAGGAGATTTTAATCCTATGGGTGGTCTCTGGAAAACAGAAGTATACTCTATTCTTAAGTGGTTACATGCGAAGTATTATTCAGAATCTTATTTAGATACTGAAATCATAAATAAAAATTCGTACGATAAGATGGTAGCTCTAGAGAAAGCTATTAATATTACACCCACTGATGGTAATGGAATTTCTAGTTCTGATCTTGAACAAATTGGAGGAAAGGATTATACTGAAGTAAATAAAATTTTGATTCCTTTGATTTGTAAAGGTTCGGGAGCTATTTCAGAATTATCTAAAATTCATGGGATGGATACTGTAATGAAGATTTGGAATAGAGTTCAAGGATCAGAATTTAAAAGAAGAACTTCCAGAGTAATAAAAGTGTCACGAGAAGAATTATTTGAAGGATTATGATAGAATTCAAAAGAGATCCAAGATTTTTCAGAGCAGTCATTAGAAGAGAAAAAGAAGATGAAGATCCAGCTTTTAGTTATTTTATGATGGAAGATACTTTTACTAATATAAAAGATAAATATGATATTAGTAGGATTGAGAAATTTCAAATAACTAGAAAAAATTATGTAGTCTTTGGATTAATAACTGATCTTGAAAATATTACAGAAGATGATCTAATTTCTGAAACAAAATGCAGCACAATTAATAGTTCTTACATTCATTCGCTATACTTTAAAGAACATCAATATATTGAAAAAGATGATCTCAAGGAAATAACTATTAAGATTTCTGCCGAGTATATTGGAGATTTAATGTTTTCTGCTAATGATTATGTTAATGAATATCATTGGGAAATTTGTTTGAGAGATGAAAAGATATTTAGAGATAATGAAGATATAATAAGAACAATTTTAAAATCAGAATTAAATTATGGAAGAAAAAGAAAAAAGTCTATTACTGATAATAGACCCACAGTATGATTTTTGTAACCCCAAAGGAACTCTCTATGTTCCTGGAGCAGAGAAAGCAACGAAAGAATTGTGTAAATGGATATCTGGGAAACGAAAAATCTTGGAAAAAATCATAGTTACACAAGATACTCATATGTCTTATCATATTGGGCATTCTATGTATTGGGAACAAACTCCTGAAGCATTTACAACTATTACTTCAGGGATGGTAAAATCGGGAAAATATACTCCAGCTTTTTATAATAAAGAAAATACTATCGCCTACCTTGAAGAATTAGAGAAGACAGGAAAAGTTCATACTATTTGGCCTGAACATTGTATCGCTGGTTCTTGGGGATGGAGTTTGCCCAAAAATCTAGTTGAGGAATTAAATTTATGGTCCCTCAGTAATCATGGCGCCGAATATGAGCTAATTCAGAAGGGAAGAAATCCACACTTAGAGATGTTTTCTGCCTTTTCTTATGCAAACGGCGCTAAAAAATCTGAGGGATATGAATTCCTAGATAAAATTGCTAGAGAAGATTATACCAAAGTTTATATAGCTGGTTTTGCAAAGGATTATTGTGTAGCAGAGTCGGTGAAAGATATGATGAAGGAACAAAGATTATCAGGAAAATTAGTGTTCCTAAATAAATGTATGGCTTCGATTGATAAAAATTCTGAATCTTTGAAAGTATATGAAGATGCTGTTAAAGATTTCGGTGCGATAATCGAAGAATAAAGGAAGAATAAAAAAAAGATAGGATTTAACTTGACTTTTAATTAGTCAAGACCTATCTTTTTATTTTTTTTATTCGCCGATAATATCAAGTATTTTCACATAATTCTTTGATATATCTTCAAATAATATTTTTTCTTTTACTTCTATATCTGGATCATCCGGTAATATTTCTACAACTTCAGCACCTCTAGATTCATAATGTTGCTTAATGATATCATAAGATGAGTATTTTTCTTGTTTAGAGAAAAAGTTAACTATTGCTTTCTGTAAGGAATAATTATCTTTATTATTAACTGGAAGTCCGGAAGTCTCACAATCTAAGAGAATCATTTCTCTATTTTCGATATCAATCATCATTGCTGCTATCGAATCAGTCTTAGATGTAACGGGAACTGTTAATTCAACCTTTTGCGGATGCCAAGTTTTATCACCTTCCTGTAATTTTTCTCTAGTACAATACCCCAACCATACAGGAAGAGTATCCATTCCTCGACCTTTATAATTGCAAACATCCATCACCACATATTTATATCCATTCTTTTTGCACTTATCTAGATCAACGTCTACATACTCTGCACAATCTCCTGGACGGTTTAATACATCACCAGAATGAACAGCAACATTAGAATTAAGTGAAGTATTCCATCCTATATTGCTAATATCATCATTAGACTTATATAAGAATGCATGAAGATCTAAGTCTTCATCTCTATCTTTCTGAATCCAATGAACAAAAAACCTAACAATATTTCCAGAGATTTTATATCTTGTTCCTTTGGGGATAGATATATTTTGATTTCTCATACCCTTCGGAATAGGTATTCTCTTAATTTCTGGATCGATATATACAATCTCGTTTACTAAATCTTTCTCAGTAATTCTAGAATCTATGTTGAGAAATATTTTTCTGATAATATTATCTTTTATAGTTTCTAAGAATCCAGGGTTAATTGGTTTTAATCCATCTAGTATATATAAACCTTTTCCAGGAATATTTACCACTCTAGGAGTACTTTCTGATTGATCTCTTATATCGTAGTAGCTAAGAATTTCTAAGAGTGTTTTATTTTTCATCCCTGAAGTATTTATAAAGATATCCATTATATCAGATTCTTTACCTTCTTCAAGAGCTCTTCTTAAGAGAGAATCAAATTTTCTAATAAATTCCCCTGGATGAGTAGAAATAAATTTAGCTATTTCTAGAATATCTTTACCAGTATCATACATATTCTGTACTTGAGAATTAAATGTACGATATTCTTTTGATAAACCCTTACTCTTAAGTTTTACAAAGAAATCAGCACACTCAGGATAATTTACTACATATTCCTTCGGATGTACACGTTCTGATAGTAATATCCAATGTCCATAGAAAAGTTTTGCATCTCGTATACAGTTTTCTACTCCTTTAGCCTCAATTATTTTTTCTATTCTTCCACAAATTTCTCTACGTTTTGATCTAGGAAGAGTATCTAATTTTCTCCATTCAGGATTATCAGTTTTTTTATTAGACCAAGAGCTAACTTGTATTTTCTTTGGAACATGTGGAAGACTTGGATCAGCTCCCATTAAGTACAAACTATATCTCAGAACATCATTAATCTCGGCAATTTTATATTCCGGCCGATGTTTAGCTACTATACACATTGTTTCTTTAAATGGTATACGTTCTGGGATGCTAAGTTCTGGATAATTCTCTAAGAACCATGCCAACTCTTCCCTAGTTTCTCCTGTTAGTGAATTTCCGGCCGACATCATTTGCCGAGGAATATCCATAAATTCAGAAGGAGTCATAATCTTAAGCTGTCGATCTGGCTCTTCATCAATTATTTCCTTTTCTTCTTTAGTTGTCCAAGGATTATCTCTTAAGAATCCTTCAAGATCACCAGAATAAACTCTTTCTTGATTTAACCACAATTCTGAGTTATCCTTAGAAATTACTTGTTCTGGAAATCCTGGATATAAAGGTTTAAATTTTTCCCCAGAATGATATAATTCGTGGATGTATGGAAGTAGATTTGTATGAAGATTTTCCATATCACTAACTGTCATCCTACATATTGCTTCAGGAGAAAGAAAATATCTATATCTCTTTAATTCTTGAAGAAGTGAGATTAATATCCTCTTACTCTTTTCTTCTGTGTTTCTAGGATCTACTAACTCTTTGTTCTCTACCAATACGCATCCTCTATGGAATGCAATAATTTCCTTGTTTAATTTCATTTCTGCCATATTTTTTTTTGGTTTATAAATTAAATTTTCATCCACTTTTTTGCTCTCTCGAATTGTTTTATGAGATCATCTATCCAAGTACTAGCCGTACAATCTTTCTCAACTAATATCCATGAACTTGGAATGTCTGCTGAGTGATTCATAATAATAGAAAAACTAGTATCTTTTCTATCTTTCCCATCACCATCTAAGAAAAGTATTACCCCAAAAACACTCCCAAAGAAATATATCCTTGGAAGATGAGGTTGTTTTGATAGGTCCAGTTTATCATAATGATTTTTCCATGATCTATCTTTCAAATCATTTTTAATTAATTCATTTATTTCATCCATTTTTCTATTTTTCTATTTGTTTATTTTTCTACACTTATAAGAGTTTCCCGCCTTCTACAGTTATGGTCCTATGTTTCTTTTGTAGTTCGTCAAGTAATTTTCTTTTTAGTGTTCCAGGGAGAGGAATTTGTGGAAACAGCAACGTCTCACTTCTATGTTTCCAAAGCCACTCATCTATCTCTTCGAAGGATTGCTCAAAGACTTCAAAAACTGGTTGCTCATCATAAAACCATTCATCTAAGAATTCAACTTTAAAATCATATAGTCTAAGGTGAAGTCTAAGTTCGTCTAATTCTGAACCCTCTCGTGTAGATATTATTTCTCCAAGAGGATTATGAAGACGATATTGATTTTTTCGTTTTTCTAAGTCTCCGGTATATCCAATTTTTACAACCTTCCTTATTCCTTTCCATGCGCCAGATCCAAATAAATATAACATTTTATAATTTACTCCTTTTTCTTCTTACCTTTAATAATTCCAGCAACCCTATCTCCTGCCGCATCCTCTATCTTATTCCGCTGCTTCTTAAGGTTATTTTGATATCCATAGGTTGCACCAAGAATAGCTCCTGCAATCGGAATGGCAGCTGCTGCAATTTCATCATGGGATAAATATGTAAAATCATCAAGTGACCTATGTGTACCATAGGTAGTCAATGTTTCAGCACTTGCCATTCTTGCTTTCTTTGCAGCTTCTTCTACTGTCTGTTTCATAACTTATTCGGATTTGTTTTACAATAATTTTCATTCTCTTTCAGTTTTAAAATATTATTCAAATGTTCGTCTGAAAGCAGATGCTTATTACTAAAATTACCCAACATTATACGAGGTTCAATATTTTCATCTCTCATAAATTTCTGTAGTTCGTATATATGAAAAAGCAAACCTTCACAATCTACTGCGTAGTATTCAACGCCATCGTCATTGTTGGCAGATACTTCATAACCAATCCATCCACCGTTACCCGTATAAGTATTTATCTCAATATTACGGCAAAAGCCATAACTGATAAGTAATAGCCTTAGTACATCTTTCCCACTCATACACATTTCGATTTATCAATTTGTCCTATACGCTGTCTTTCAAATCCCTCTATCTGTGCGTCAGTAAGGTTGTTCAGCCATTCATCAGCATACTTTCTGTACTTGGCATGATTGCATTTATAAAACTCCAATCTAAGCCATTCAATAGTTATGTCCTTTTGTTCCATAATCATCTGGTTATAGTAGTTCTTTTATTAAATAAAACCATAAGTATCAAGGCAAAGGCGACTTTCAATAATCGCTTTTTACCAACAATTACAATGTTGTCTTTGGTTATTCCACTATCAGTTGTTATGCTGTACCATTTACTATATGGTGGTAAGCACCTATAAATATGAATTTTAGAAAATGTATATTTCATAATTACCTCCTATGTGTTTTATGGTTCTTGTTCATTCAACATAATTTTATCTCCTTCTCTTTTAAGGCTTATATCAATTGCCATAAATTCAGGAAATTGAGATATATAAACATAAAACTCAGTCTTACGTTTATCCTTTAATTGTTTTTCTGTTGGTGGATTCTTATATTAATCCACACAAGATATTGCTTTAGAAATTAATTTACCTAATTCCATAATTAACACACCTCCTTTCTACTTAATAGTTCATAACCCTTTGTTTGTTTCTTTTTTCCAGTAGTCTCATCTAAAATAGATATATAAATTAATTTAACCTCAAAATAACTTTCTAAATCTTTTGCTTTAGGGGTTTTATCATAATTAATACTAGAATACAAATATCCTAACTTATCTTTTATTCCAGATAATATTAATTTATCCCCTACTTTAAATTCATTATAGATAGTAGCTTCTAATAATTCATCTGAAAAAGTAATTATTCCTAAAGCTTTTTTTATTTTAGTAATATGATAACCCATACCCTTTAATCTTTGAGGACCCAATGTAATATAGTAAGATTTAACCTCATCTGAATCAGATATCTGCCCTAATACTATATCAATAGCGTCTTCAGACAAACCATATTCACAAATAAGTTTTAATTTATCATACATAGTAGTTAAACTAGTATATACCTTTAAAAAATTTGATACCTCCTGATTCACTATATCATCTCTGGTTAACATATTATGTACCGTACTAAACACTGTAAATCTATCTTTATAGTCTATCTGTTGTATTTTAAAAGCTCTAATCTCATTTACTAGTACTAGATTATTAGGAACTGGTTTAAGAATAATATTTCCTTCAGAAGTATGAATCTTATTTACTGCTACATAATCATCCTTATAATTAGAAGCTTTGGCATCTTTCTGATACTTCTTAGCTAATGCAAATTTATCTTTTATAGAAATAGCAATATTATAAGTTCTTAATAAACTTTCTGTCATTTCTTGTTTAGTTTTTATTATTTTCTGAAAATCTTCAGCCTTCATTTCTCTATAATTAGCAGTAGATCTATAATAAAAAGTGGCTGAATTTTTCCAAGGATTATCAAATAATCTTTGCCTTCCTAATATCTGGGGCAAATCTTCTGATATATCTACAGCCAAGGAATCTATATTACTATCACTGAATATAAATGATCTAGCACATAAACTATAAAAGTCAGCTCCAAGATATACAGTTCTTGTACAAAAAGTAAACATTTTAGGTTTTACTCCCTTTAACGGTACTTCACCTATCTTAAAAGACTTACCTAACCTCCTTTGAATTTTCTTTAAATTATCTTCTGTGTATGAACATAAGATATTACATTGCTCTGAGGTAAGATTATTCTTTTTAATGATAGATGTAATATGATTAACACTATTAACATAGAATACAGCCTCATCTGATACTACTTTTGTTGGAATTCCATCTCTCATTACTACTATTTCCTCAAACTCTCCTGAAAGATACTTTTGAATTACTTCAGAAGTTTTTTCACCAACAGATCTCATTACAAAGACATCTAAATCTGGTTGAATAACTCTACTAGGATCCGCAGATCCCCAATCTAATTCATAATATGGGAGATCCTTAAATTCATCTAACATTTCTAAATATTCATCCATCATAGGAGTTGCACTAACAAAGTATGCTGTTGGAGATTGTTTAAGATATTCTAGAAATTTTAATTCAGTATCACTCTTAAATCTAGAATCATGAAGAATACTTTGAAATTCATCTACTATTGTATAAAATGTATAAAATCTATCTAATTTCTCTAGGATATCTTTTACTATTCTATATGAATCATAAGTAACAAGGATTTTACAAGGTAATCCATTAATACTCCTAGATATACAGTATTCCTCTATTTCTCTATATAATCTTTTATAGATATCTGAATTATCTAATGATTCTGAATCAATTGATAAGTCTGCTAAAATATTTTTATCAATCTTAGATAAGTCTTTATCAATATTAGACTCCTTATCCATTTCATTTACGACCAGATAAACATCAAATTCATGTTGATCCTTTTTATTCTTAAGTAGCATCTTTCTGGGACTACATAAAATAATATTTTCATTACTCCTAATACAATATTCAGTAAAACCACATCCAGGTAATTGTTTATTAATAATACATTTACTTGGAAATTTATTAAAATTAAATTCATTCCATTCTGAAATAAATCTAATTTCAGATGGTACTATTATCTTCTCTCTAATCATATTTAAATTATATTTTTATTGTTACAAAATAATATTTAAACTCAATACAGAGTTCAGTTAGTTAAAATTGAAGACTAAGGATACCCTTAACTTCATTAATTAGAATTTGAGGTTAATAGAAGAGCAAAATACAACTTTACTAATACATTTTCACCTACATGTAGTATATAAATTTAATTCGGATAGAAAAGTTGTAGTGGTTCTTCTATAAGAGCGAACATAGTGAGAGACTCACCTCCCGAAGGGAGGAGGTGATGTCGTCTCTTATAGGAGGTTCACGATAAATAGAAAATAATAGATTAATTATTATATATCTATTATATGGAAATGAACCTTAAAAGAGTACCGTCCACCCGCTCCCTGTAAGGGGAGCGAGGACTCTCACTAACGTTCGTACTTTTTAAGAACCATTAAATAATTATATTTTCTATTCAATTCTAACTAATATTTATTTAATTCTTTTTTATTCTCTATATATCTTTTCAGTTTCTTGAAGGCCCGAATGAACATAGTGAATGAAGGATATAGATTCTGGTATCCCTAGTCTTTGAAAAAATATTACAAAAAATATAAAAGATAGGTTTTGACTAATTTTAAAGTCAAATTAAATCCTATCTTTTATATTTTTTATTATATGAAATTTAATCTTTTCTGATAAATATTAAATACAAGATTTGATGCATTATCTAAATATAATTTCTCTAATGACATTTGTTTAAGTTTATTATATGGAGTACCAGATATTTTATTAGAGAATTTATATAATTGTTTTAAATTTATAGTTAATGATCTTTTTAGAAAGAATTCATTAAGTCCAATAAAATTTATAATAATATCTATAAATTCTAATACTTTTTTATTATCTCTTATAAAATTTCCAATAATTGTTTTTGAATAGTTTATTGGAATTTCTACCATAGGTAAATTATTAGTTCTAAAATAGTTTATTATATTATTAGTTATTTTATTAAACAAGTTTATATAAGGAATTGTGTGTTCATCATTACTTCCAAATTCATAATATCTATGAATAATTATTCCATAAACACGCTCTACATAGATATCTCTTGCTTTATCATAGATTATTTTTGCTTTATGATATTTAGAATCTATTTCTACGGCTATTCCTAAATAAGGAAAGAAATAATCTAGTAAAAAGTATCTTGTATTTCTGATACTATCATCCAATCTAACAGAGAAAGAATTTAAAATATTATTCCATAAACTTGTATTCTCAATTATTATTGGAAATTCCTCAATATAATTATAATATCCTTTAATATTGTAATTATTATCAATAAGATTTTTAAAATTAATAGAATAACTACTCTTATCGTTTAAAATTGCTTTTTCACGATTAAATACTACATCTATTAATTTATTATTGATTTTTACTTTTCTTGGAACAAAATACATTCCTATATAAGCTGTATAAAATTTATCTCTTATTACGTAATTTCTAATCAAATTTAAATCCATATTACATATTTGTTATTTATGTCAAAAGGTTAAAAAAAACAAAGTAGCAAGGGTCTCTCAACCTCCTACTACCTCTACCTAATATTGCCTTAAAGCCTTGTCCGAATACTCGACCCTTATCTTTATCGACTTCTTATCTGTTAACCATATACAACAAGGTAGCTACTTAGGATCTAGAATATTAGTAAGTAGCAATCTAATATTAATAAGATTCTGCAGTTAATCTTATATCCCTATCATATATAAGAATTTCCCAGTTTCTCAGACGGTTAAAAATAAGTTTTTGCGTTTTCTATAGAGTAAAAACCTTATATATGCAAGAAAAATATTAGAAAAATTTTATAAAGTAAAATTTATGAATTGATTTTAATATTTTTCTTTTTGTTTATCCATTAATTTATATTAAAATCTATTATGAGCAATAAAAAAGAAATTAAGGTAGTAGTACAAATTAAAAAAAGATTTGTCAGTGTTAACTCTCTGTATAAAGCAAGAATTATGTATGTAGGAGGTAGACCAGTCCCCAGTACTTATAAAAATCCGAGAGCAGTAGAAATTGAGAGAGAAATTAGAGATCAACTCAGGGCAATCGATTTTTCTGATTATCTAGAATGGCTCCGAACCACCCCCGGATTCAAACTTCATATTCAATTTATCTTTAAGAAAAATATAACTAACTCTGATACATCCAATTAAAAAGTAGTTGCCTAAATGATACTATGTTGTTTAGGAAAATCTTATTAAAATGCTGGAAAATTACATCACATATATTTTCCGCCCATAATATAAAGGGAGGTTATAAAAAGTGATGGAGAATAAATCAGCAGAAATTATACTAAGATATAATTTTTCAACGACTAAATATAAGACTAAGGGGAAGTTCCTTAGATGATATAGTCTATTTTTTATATTAAATATATAGATATTCAGTACTATAAGAATATAGAGGATATTTGGACCAGATTTGTTAAAGAGGATCTGGGTATTGAGAGATATGACGACAATCTTCATGTTGAGATTTCTGCAGTTAAAAGTATTATCCCTAAATCTACTTCAGAATATGCATGTTTATACTTAACTGAATCTACTTTTAACGTAAGACTTGATCAAGAAGATAAGCCTAAACGTATTTTCTTGGGAGGTACTTGTGGTGGATCGGCCTGGAGAGACGAGCTTATTCCAGAACTTGATAATCTTGGTCTTGAATATTTTAATCCTGTTGTACCTTCTTGGACTCCTGAATGTATTGAAATCGAAAACCAAGAGAAAAACGAACTTTGTAATACACATCTTTATATTATAACCCCAGAGATGAGTGGTGTATACAGTATTGCAGAGATGGTTAATTCGGTATGGGAATGCTTATCGAAGGGATCTGGTTTTGTATGGATTGGAATTCTTGACCCCGAAGATAAACCATGGGAATCACATCAACGAAAATCTTTGGAGGCAACTTTGGGATTAATTAATAATATCGCCCAAGGAAATTCTAGGATAAAGGCGAAGTTTATAAAATCCCCAAAAGAAATATTAACGTGATGAGAGTAAAAAGAATAATATTGTAGCAGTAAGAGTTTTTACTGGCAGAGATTTAATTGAAAAACTATACTCTGAAGGTTGGGAAGTAGAACAACGAGAATATGGATTACTTTCTGGAGTAAAAAAGTTATCAAAAGGAGCAATTAATGCTATTAGTGATTTAGGAGATAATTTAATAGTAAAGCCGATTAGTAGGTCGAAAATGGGAAAGAAAATTATCGATAAAACGCAAGATTCTATTGAAGATTCGTTAGATAAAAGAATTAAATTGGATAGAGAGATTAAGGAATTAGATAAATCCATTAAAGATCTATCTTTATCTAATGAAGATTCAGCAAAATCTATCAAAAATAATTTAAAAAATGAAGCTGCTAAAAATAAAGCATATATACTTGAAGATAAAAGCAATACTTCAGGAAAATCTTTTGAAAATGGAACTATTGATATAAGAAATCCAGAAATAAAGAAAGCTGTTAGAAAAAAGCTTAAATTCGATGGTCGAAAAGATATGGAACATTTTAATAATAGTAATGATTTAATTTTATTTAAAGAATCTTCAGGTAATCCAGCTTTAGCTCATGAGATTGGACATGTAATAAATAGAAATTCTAAAGGAAAGGCCGCAAAAATAGATAGAGAGGCTGAAAATATAATAGAAGAATTTCATAAACCAGCAGATTCTCCAGGAGGAAGAGATAATTCTAAAGGTCTGTGGAAATCAGTAGAAAGATTTTTCAAAGGTAAGAAAGTAGTAAATAATGAAAAGAATGCCTCTGAAAATGCTATTAAGCTATTGAAGGAATCTGGAGCAAGTGAGAATGAACTGAAACTTGCAAAAGAGAGTTTAGATAAATCCCTGGAGAGTTACAAAGAAGAACATAAAATGTATTATAAGTCTCCATTTATTAATAAACTTCAATCATTTAGGAAAAATAAGGAGAAATAATCATGTTTGGTTGGAAAAGAAAGAAGGAAAAGGATCTAATGTATCAATCTTTGGAAGAGGAAATTAGATTCATCGGAAAAGATCTTGGAATTTATAACTATGGAGACTATAAGGTAGAAACATCTTATAAAGAAGCTACTGAGTTTGAAGATTTATTAAAGGAAGTTAGACATAAATTTTTCTATCTTGAAGAAAAATATAAAAACTATGAATTAAGTATATCACTTAGATCTTATTCATCCGCTAATCTTGTAGATTTAGATGAAATAGAGAATCGAATTTTGAAAGATCATGAAGCAAGAGATATTTTTCTAGACTATATTGGGAGATATAAAAATAATGAGTTAAAATTAATGGATATAAATTTTAACTTACTATATGATTTATCTATGAGATATGCTTATGATGTATTAAGGGCGTTAAACAGAATTGCAGAATCTGATTCAGATAAACTAATATTGTCAGATTGGGAAGAAAATTTATCTCGTGTTGTAAAAAAACCTTATTATTATTCAAGTAATTATAGTGCAGAGGATCTTATGCCATATCTAGGACCTTACTTCATTGATCAAGAAGCAAGAGATTCGTTATATGAGTTTATTAGATGTAGAAGATAATAATAATGAGTAATTCTAGAAATTATACAATATCTTTAGAGAAAAAATTAGGGATATTTAATCATAAGTTATTTTATTTAAAAGATTATGTAAAAAGACTTGAAAGATTAGTAGAGAATTTAGATAATGTAACTTTTCATACTATTCCGGAAACTGGTAGGGAAGTGGATGAAGTTGTTGAAAAAATTAAAAATGAAAATCTGAATAGAGATATTATATATTCTCATATAATTAATAATGATTTTAACTTCGATCAAGAAACTCTGAATAAGTGTGGTTATAATTTTATTAGAAGTATAGAATATTTAATCGAATTAATTAATGAAAAAGATAATTTATTTCTATGTTGTAATAGAGATAATAAATTTTATACTAATCATTATCTTATAGATAATCTTTCAGATATTATATATAATGAGGAATATCAAAAAGCTTTAAAACTAGAAAATATAGAGCCAAATCTAAATCAATGGACTAAATTTTTATACAAAAATTAGTATGTTTTACGTGTCCCAGAAGCTGTAAGACTCGTACTCAGTCTAGGACATGGAACAGCAGGAGATTTTAAACCAGAAGAATAAATAAAATAGATTATGACAAAAATATTATTAATACCAGCGCATCATAAAACTACTCCAGGAAAAAGAAGTCCTGATGGGATTTTACGAGAGTATTCTTATTCTCGAGAAATTATTAGTGAGATGATAGAAAGATTGGGAGGCTTAGGATATGAAGCTATTAATCCTATACCTGAAACAGAAAAAGAATTATCTCTTAGTGAACAATGTAGAATAATTAATAAAATCTACGATGAATGTTCTGGGGATTGCTTCTGTATTTCGCCTCACTTAAATGCAGCAGGAAATGGTTCTGAATGGATGAATGCTAAAGGATGGAGTGCGTTTATTTATAGAGGAGCTGGACAGAAAACAAAAGAACTTGCTGGATGTTTAACGAAAGCGGCTGAAAAAGAAGGGATTAGAGTGCGTTATGAGTATCCTGGAGTTCCTTATTGGACTAGTGGATTTTATATTTGTAAGAACACTAAACCAAGTACAGTTTTGACAGAAAATCTCTTCCAAGATAACCGCGAAGATGTGGATTTCTTGTTATCAACCGAAGGAAAAGAAGCAATAGTTAATCTTCATGTCCAAGGAATTTTAGATTATATAAGTAAAATAAAAGAACAATGAAATTATATAGTAAAACAGATTACATTGAGTATAAAACAAATCCACAGCCAGGAGATTACTTGGGGAAAATCTTATCTGAATGTTTTGAAAATTTCTTAGAATCGGATAAGGAAGTTAGAGTATCAATCTTAGAAAATATACTTAAATACAAACTAACCCTAGAAGATACGACTGAGGATTATCAAGCATGTTCTGTAGTGTTATCTGAGAATTTCGAAAACATAACTTACACATGGATAGCTGAACAATTCGGATATACTCTCATTTCAAATCCTAGGAAAATTACAACACTCGGAACACTTCTTGGATTTGAACTAGATATTGCTCATGGAAATTTACTGCCTGAAGAGAGTTATACTGGGGAATACCTAAGTTGTGCCTATGAATCTTTAAGACGTAGGTTAATTATGAACTCTATAGGATGGGGTTGTACAGTGAGCAAGGAATTAGAGGATGCTAAGAAATGTATGGAAAAGCGAATGAAAGTTTTTGAGAGATATTTTAGTGGGAATATTAAGTTTCCAGTATTTTCTCAACCTTTTATGAACTCTTCTTGGGATCCTGACTTCTATGGATTTTGTTATGGAGATGGAACTTACGGCGAATGGAACTACTCTTGGGCCGGCTTTATCGGGAGAGAATATCATGATTGGACAAGAGAAGATCAGATTTATTTCTCATGTCTCTACGAAGCCACTGATCAATATTTGGAACATCATTTAAATATGCTCCCGACAATGATACGGCCCGAACTTTTATACTTCGCCGATCTAAGTCTCTATTGTGGATGTTCTGGAATATGGGCATTTATGAATAGAGATATTTCTGGAGATGAAAAGAACTCCGAATTAAATAAACTTTACACCAGATTAACAGCTCTAGGAAAAATTGAAGGAGCTGGAATGGAAGTATATAAAGAAATGGCAGAATCTTTAGGAAAACATGCTGCCAATTATTATGACCTAGATGAGATACAGGAAATAATAGGTTATAGAATTTATTTGTAATAATTTAAAAACGTTTTTGATTATGATTAATGATGCATTATTAAGTGGATCTGCCGCAGATGGTGGACCCCAAGCTGGTCTTCCTGTTACGGAAGTAGTTAAAAGTCTTGATATTAAGAAGGATGCTACTATTCCTCAACCTCTTCCGACTGATGAAGAGATTAATATCAAGGAATCAGAAAGTATTAAATTTGTAGTTGGTGAGTCTCTTGAAATGAAAATCGGGGAAGTTAAGTTTTTAGAACTTCGTCAGGAGCCATTTATTTCAAATCTCCCTTATGTAACTTATGAATCTAGTAATCTTAGGGTAGCTAGATTTATTGAAGATGGAGTTATTCTTGTTTGTTGTCCTGGAACAGTTAAAGTAACTGCAACAACTAGTGAAGATGTTAATAATCCACTAGTAGCTACTCTTACAATTACAGTAGTTGATCCTAATGCTCCTAAAGCAAGAAAGGGAAAAAAGTAAAGTAGAACGTTATAACCAAGCAGGAGGACTTATAAATCTTCTTGTTTGGTTTTTGTAGAATAGATGGCAAAAAAGAAAGAAAATAATATAAATCACTTAGAGACATTTTACTTCTCAGATATTCCAACTCAACCTTATCCGGTGTATTCAATATCAGAATCTGGAAACTTATACTCTCTGAAAAATATAGTATATCCAGGAAAATCAGCTAAAAAATTTACTCGTGCAAAACAATTAAAATGGAGATCTCAACAAGCTAGATTAGTAGATTTCTTAATAAACATAGATTATTTTTATCCATTAACTGTTTATAGGGAATTTCTAGTACCTATTCAAAATTCTCTTAGACTTCCTGGCATTTCTGGAGGTTTTTTCTTATTGGATTTTTATTTTTATGAATTATCCTTAGCATTAGAGTTGGATTCTGACTATCATAATCTAGACGCCGATAACCTTAGGGACGAATACTTGGAACAGCTTGGAATAGAAGTCTTCAGAATATATAACTTAGAGAAAATTACAACACAGAAGGGTAAGTTTAAAGAATTTATAGCTCTTCTCAAATCTAAAGTTCCTGTTCAAAATCCACGTCCCTTTGATTTCCTCGGCGACTTAAGAAAAAGAGAACAGGGAGGAGATAGTTCAGGGTTATGGAAAATCGATTAAACGCTTCCTAGTACCCTCGAGAATCTTATTATTGATAGTATATAATAAAATAGAAACTTTATTAAATTAACAGATCATGAAAATTCAAAGAGGAGTAAACCCAGAAAGTAGAATGATACAAATTACAGTTACTACACCATTATTAGCTGAATATTATAACAATTTTAGTGGTATGATTCGGAATAATAGTAGTAGTATTTCTGAGGGGGTTAATGTTGAAAGAGTAAACACCGATTCAGCTATGGTATCTTTTCCACTTCCATCAGATTCTCAAATGATAAATCATGGAGATAAAGCATTAGTTTCTATGCCTCCAGAGGTTGTAGATAAATTAAATGATGTAATAAATAAGTTTGTTAATTGTGGACTTCGGAAAACATTAAAAACAGTAGAATTCCTTCCACTTAACAACTATGAATTATCAGGACTTCAGGAAGATATTAAATCTGCAATAGAGAATAAACGAAACTTTTGCATTCTCAGAGATTATAAAGAGTATCAAAAAATGTCGGAGGAGAGAAAGTATCAATTTACCCAAAAACTAATCAAATACGGTACCTCAGAATATGCAGATGTAGCTCTTCTAATTAATTCTGGAAAAATGGATGAACTTAGAAGATGGTTAGATCCGCAGTTGAGTTATTGTGAATGGATTTAAATGATTATTAACTCTATAGTGTTTCCTCCAGGTTTTATATCAGAGGAACACTTTTTTATTTAATGATTTATTATAATATATGGAACAAATTAGTAATAATGTAATGGTACTGAATGTAGGAGATCAGATTCCTCCAGGTACCGAGGATGCACTAAAAATACTATTGTTAGGTAGTATTGACTTAGGTCCTACAGGCGAGATGAATTGGCAGTCCAAATTTGTAGCTGGATTAGCTAATGCAGTAGATCCACAAAAAGGATTAATGAATCTATTTACAAAATATAATTACATAATTCTTAATAACTGGTATTCCCCACAAAACAAAGAAGCTAGTATTTTTAATCAAGAAATGGCTAATAAGTTTCAGTGGGAAAGAATGGCAATGGCTGCTGCAGACTGCATCTTTATAAACTTCTTGGGGAGATCTCAGAGTCCTATTCCTCTTTATCAGTTGGGATATTTAAATAATTCATCTAAACTTATCGTAAGATGTCCAGAGAATTATAAATACTATTCTTTAGTTAGAATGGCTTGTGATGCTAGTTCAGTTCCTCTAGTTGGTAGTAAGATGGGAACTGTAAATCAAATTCTTAGTCTTATGTTTAGTTTTATCCCTAAATTTCAAGAAGTAGGAAAAAATACATTACCAGAATAAAAAAAATGAAAACACTTATTATTTTAAAGGGATTAGCAAAAAGTGAAAAGCTTGAATGGGTTAAATCTCAAGGTCTAGAAAATTTCTTTCTAGATTATTCTATTTTCAAGAGATTATATAGTATGCCTGAGTTAGATCGAGATAAAACAACTGATATCTTGGGAAGAACGAATATTAATCTCATCTTTAAGTCATGGTTTGAAGCAATTAATAATAAGCTCGAATCTGGATGTCTAGTTGTTATCGATTATGATCAGGAGAAAACAAAGATTTTGGAAGATATGGGTATGATTTATGGTTATACTTGTTTCTATAAAATCTTTAATATCCCTCACGACTATACATCAAATCCAGAAAAATATAGTCCAGTAGGGTTTAAAAAGAAGACGAAAGAAGAATTAGAGGCAGAAGTTATTACATTTTTAAATCTTCAGCTTGGATATACAAAGAAAATTGGAGGATACTCTGATGTTATGGATTACTGGAAGAAGAAAGAAGTAATTCTAGATATTCCAAGAAAAGAGACGATGTATTTTTTCTCTGATCTTCATTCCAATTATTCTCTCTATCAAAAAATTAATCTCCCTTCTGGAACAATAAGAGTACATTTGGGAGATTATATTGATGGTCCAGAAGAAGGTGGATCTAGAAAACTTATAGAAATGATTTTTAAGAATGCATCATACTATAATATATTCTTAGAGGGAAATCATGAACGTAGACTTAGAAAATTTTTATTCTGGAGAAGGGCTGCAAGTAGTAACTCAAGAGGAAGTAGAGCTATTATTGCCGAAATGCTTTATAACTCACTTCCAACAGATTTTTTAACAACAACAGCTGACGAATTTAGATCTTTAACTCCAGGAGAAGCATTGACATGGTTAAATAGATTAAATGATATCTTGAAAACCCATATAATTATTAAAAAAGATGATACTGTTTTTTATTGTACACACGCTGGAATTAAATATCTTGAACAACTTAGTCCTAAATTTATAGGAAATGTTATCTATGGAAATCGAGATATGGATATTTATGATAAATGTTTCTCAAAAACTATATGGAAACCTACAGGAAGATGGTCGGTTCATGCTCATTGTAAGTATCCAGATGGCGTTGATTTCCTTAAATATGATGGAGTAGTTAATCTAGATCCATCATGTGAAAAAGAAATAGTTTATATGGAAAATAACATTAAAAATTTTTTACCATGCATCGTACAGTAATATTAACAGTAAAAAGTAAAGACTTAGGAAAAGTATTAAGTTCTTTAGAGATGAATAAAGACTTCGAAGAGAATACTACATTAACTCTTAGTATTGATATTGAAGATACAAAGAAAAATTATCAAGTTCTTTGTGGATCTCCTGAAGTTTTGGAATGGGACTTTATTGAGGAAGATAAATCAGAGGATGATGAAGTCGTACAGGAAACAAAAGATAATTACAAAAAGTCAGTAAATCCTGTAACTGATATAGAAGAAGCGATAAAAACTGTTAAGGAGAGTCTTAATAAGGAAAAGTCTTTATGGCCTGATAATATATATTCAGTTGCCGTAAATACAGGAAAAACTCTTGGGTATCTTGAAGAATATATTAAAACTTATGACGACATAATTGAATTTATCTTAATATCTTGGAGATTATCAAAAAAATTTCCCAAGTATTCAGTAGATTTTGTTCAAGAATATATCCTCCCAGCAATTATCCAAAATCAAACAGATATTTCAGAAGTATCAAGCTTAGATCGAAAAATTCCTCTCCTAATTACATCTTATTATTCTGGAGTTAAAACAACAAAAGAAGTACTTAAAGATGTGATTAGAAAAGTTCAAGAATCATGGGAGATTATGAAAGAAACTGAAGATGTAGTTTCTTTAGTTACATTATTGTTTAGTGGTAAAAAAATAGTAATGTCATGACGGAAGAAATACTTAAAGATATAAAAACTAGTTTAGGTTTAGATGATGTTGATGAAGCTATTCCTTATATCAATCAATGTATTCAAGCTAGAGATAGGATTTTATCAGACGAATATTCTGATTTTAAACCAGGAAGCTTAGTTCTTGATACTAGAGATAATGAAATTGGTTTTGTAATTGGACCAATCAATATGTATGGAGATATTAATACGGATAGTTTTGTTAAATTATCACACAATGCTAAAGTAAGTAAAGAAAATACTACAATGTTAGTAGTAACTCGAGTAATTGGAGGTTTAGAGAATGAAAGGCGTTCTAATTTTAGAGTTAGATACGTTAAACGAAATTACCTAACACCATTAAAGATAGAGGAGAATAATCTCAACTATTCAACTAATAGTGTATCAGATCTTGATACTTTTTGTGGAAGTCAGTGTATTATGGAATGTACATCTGAGTGTAAATTATATAAATATAGAAGGAAAAAGTAATTAAAAAACAATGAATACTAGGAGGGAAACCTCTTAGTATTTTTTATCAAAGAATTATGAGTAAAAAATGGTTACATGGAGCTATACCTGCTCTACTAATTCATGGCTGTATAGGAACTGTTTATTGTTGGTCCTTGTTGTATGATTATATAAAAGAATCTATTACTGGTAATTGTACTTGGGCATTTTCCTTAGCCATATTTTTCTTAGGGATTTCTGCAGCTTTTTTCGGTCCCTTAGTAGAAAAGAATGTAAAGAAAGCTGCAACTATAAGTTCTATCCTCTTTGGTTCGGGAATGATCTTATCTGGAGTAGCATGTTATATAAATTCTATGCCACTTCTTTATCTTAGTTATGGAGCAATTATGGGTACTGGAGTTGGAATTGGATATATCACTCCAGTAAAAACTCTAATGATGTGGTTCAAGAATAATAAAGGTCTTGCTACTGGACTTGCTATTATGGGATTTGGATTAGCGAAAGTAATAGCAACACCTCTTCTTAATTGGAGTATAGAAAGATGTGGAATATACTGTACTTTCTTCTCTTTTGGGGTTTGGTATACTTTGATTATGTTACTTGCTGCAATACTTCTTAAAAAACCAATAGAAGAAGGAAAAATAGAGAATACATCAAGACCCAAATTTAAATCACTTAAGGAATGGTTTGATAGGAAAAAACAACTCCTAAATCTACCAGCAATTACTACTATATGGTTGATTTTTTATTTAAATATCTCTTCTGGATTAGCAATTATAAGTTATGAGAAATATTACTATGAAACAGCTGGAATTGGAATAGTTCTAGGATTAGTATTTTCAGCTATTTTTAATTCTCTAGGTCGTTTTGGAGTTGCTTGGTGGTCTGATTATTTTAAAAATCGTGGAAAACTTTTTGGAATAATCTTAACATTCTCTGTTCTTTCGGGAATTACAGCTTTTATGGCTCCAGGTTTTATTCCAGTATCTGTACTTTTATGTAATGCTGGGTATGGGGCAATGTTTTCAATAATGCCTTCTGTTCTAGCTGATAGGTATGGAATGAAAGACGTATCTGAGATTCATGGATTAATACTTAGTGCTTGGGCTTTTGCTGGTCTTTCTGGAAATCAGTTTGCTAATCTTTTAGTAGGTATTCCAGAGAGTTCATATAAAACATTAATTCTTGGAAGTGTTGGGTTATATTGTATTGCTCTATCTTTAAGTGCTAAATTGTGGAATAAAGACTAAAAACCTTATATATGATATAATAAATAAGAAGTTATGAAAAGTAATAGAGCGTTTGAAATTTTATCTACATTAAGCTATGAACCGTGTTATTGTGAAGTAGATGAATCTATAATTGATTATAGTAATGCAGTTAGAGCAGTAGAAGAGGCTGAAAATGAAGTAATAGATCTGCTTAAGGAAAGTATATTAGCGAAATTTCAAAATGGGTCTACAAAAGATACTATAAAGATTATACTTGAAGAAACTATAAAAGAGTTTAAGGATGAAAAGTAAAGAAGGAGATAAATATTTAGGAAAACACCTGAATAGTATAAATGACTTATTAGAAGAAGGTCATGATCCGAAAGTTAGAGATCTGGTAGTTTATGAAGATGCAAAAATACTATCTGATATTTCTTATTTTGAGGGTTATGATGCTGGGGTGTCGGATGAAAGAAATAAGGAAGATTATGAAGTATGGATGGTCGAGTTATTCAAGAAAATCGCTGTAGATGGATTACCAAAAGAATATAAAGGCGGCCATTCTAAGATATGTGTTTGTTTTGTTCCGGCCGTTAATGGAGAACTTGACAGATATGTTATTGGATACTATAATTATAAAAAGAAAGGTTGGATGACTTGTTTATGTGAAGGATGTCAAGAATGTTTCCGGCCGACTCATTATCTAGAACTTCCGGCCGCTCATAAAATCAGAAAAGAATATGATGTAATTGGGCAAACTAGATCAACAAATTCATTTCCTGAAGTTCCTGATGGTGTATATCAAGGAAAATTCGGTGGACATGTTGGAATGATAGAGTATTTAGGAAAGGTCTATAACTTCACATTCTTAAAAGGTATCGTTCAAGAAAATATTCCAAAAACAATAACAGTAATAGATGGATATGGATGGACTCTACTAAAAGATGGACCGATTGTACCAACCGTTTGAAACTATAACAAATTAAAAATAAAAAATTATGAAGAAAGAAAAATCAGAAGAAAAAGAAACATCAGAAGTTAACAAATTAATAACTAAGAAAGAAAAAATCAAGGATAATATTGTAGATATTATCGATATTGATGACGAAGAGACAGAGGAGTTTAAATTCTCTGGTGGAAAATTGGTAATAGATGACTCACTGAATGTAATTGGAAAGTGGGAATCTAAGAATTATACATCATTAGGAGATGGTGTTTATATGGGGTTTGTAAATAGCGGAGAACATGAAATAACGCTAATGGAAAGCAAGAAAAAGCACTCCAACATATTTGATTTTGGATTAGAGAATGGATATATCGCTATAAATAGAACTACACTCAAAGTAATCGTAAAGAATAAAAAAGGTTATATCGACTGTAGACATCTAACTCTAATCTGTGATTACCTGAAAAAATCTATCAATTCCAAAGAAAAAGAAATTAAATCTTTGGAAAATAGTATATCAAGAATTGAGTCACATCAAGCAACATTTTCTAGTGAAGAATCTAGGGGAACAGTATTAAAATCTCAGAAAGAGATATTATGTGAGCTCAATGAAAAATTACCCTCACAAAAGAAATTATATGAGGAACTTTCAATGAAGAGAGCCAAATTACTGCAAGAAGTTCAAGAAGAATATGAAAATTGCTTGAAATCTTCTAGTGAAATGGAAAAAGTCATGGAAGAACGGAAAAAATCTTATGATGCAGAGTTAGTTAAGTGTTATGGAAAAGAACATCCTACATCAGAAGATAAGAAAAATAAACACAAATCAGAAGAACTCGCCCTTCTCGAAAAATTATTGAAAGAAGGAAGAAAAACGATAGCTCTTATTAATTATAGAATTCCTAACTATGAAGATATGTTAGAAATTCTTAGCGGTAAGTCTATTAAAAGAAAATCAAAAAGAAAGGACGACGATGATTAAACTACTAAGATTACACAAGTTAATTTGGGGAATTCTAGTTATTATAGGAATTCTTCTTGAGATGGTAATTGTAGTACCAATCGTGTTTTTAGTGTTTATTTATAATTTTAGATTTAATCCAAGAAAAGTATGGGAAGCAATACATAGCGCAGACCTAGATTTTCAGAATAATTGGGGAGGTTATGCCTATCGTGATCATACTCCTTGGGATACGTTCAAAAGAAGATATAAATATACATTTAATCATATAGAGAACGAATCTAAAAGACAATAAAAAAGATAAAGTAGTAAGACATCAAAGCTTACTACTTTTATTTTCTATGTAAAAAAAAGGGAATCTCAGAAACCCCGAAATCCTTATTAATGTATGAAAAAGAATTTTAAAGAAAAAGATGATTTTATATTTTTAAATAAAGAACGAGTTCGGCTTACAATGTTAGTTACTACTAATTATTATATGGAATGCAAGATTATTACTGCATTGATCTCCGAACTTTAAATTTAAATACGTGGCGGCTCATGTTATTAGTTACTACTAAATTATAGATTTGTAAACTATGCGATTTACTGTAACGATCACCGCCACGTAATTTAAAAAATATAAATAATTCTAAACTACAAGAGAAATCCTGTAGTTTTATTTTTTCTTCTCTGATACAAATAAAAAAAAGAACCTAGATTTTACTCTAAGTTCTTATTATTTTTCTATTCATTTACAGGAGGAAAGTCATCATTAATAACTTCTTCATTATCAATTAAACCCGCCTCTTTGTAGCAATTTCTTTTATTCTCCTTCATCCAGGCTACTAAACATCCTATTAAACCGAGAATAATTGCGATAAATCCTAATATCTTTTTCATAGTTTTCTTATTTATTTTTCATATATAAGATTTTTAAGCGGATTCTGTGTTATTTTTATCAATATATCTTTTTATTTCTGTTATTAAGTCTTCTTCGGTTGAAATTATTGGTGCAAAATAACTATCTAACATTTCTTCAATAGCTGAAAAATGTTTTGTTGAGTCTCTACCTTCTCTTTTTAATATTTTAGGAATTGCAAAATAAATTATATCAACTCCATGTTCTTTACACAAATTATACTTTATTAAATCTCGTTGTCTATGATTTTTAAATCCTTTCTCTCCTCCCATATAATTTACAGGAACAAAATGTTGTACTCCATGACCTTCTATTGCTAAGTTTAATTCTGGAATATAAAAATCTAATTCTAAATTCCTTTTATAAACTAACCAATCTAATGTATGACATCTTGGAATAAATTCTATTCCTAAAGATTCTAAAATTTTCCTAATAATAGTTTCTATAGTAGATTCTTTTCGTTCTGGATAAATTAATTTAGATAAATACCCTTCATTACTAGCTTTGTGATACTCCTGTGGAAAATTAATTAAAAATTCAGTAGGACTTTGAATATTGTTATTATCTATAAATTCTTGCATTTCTTCCGGAGTTTTATATTTGTCACCCCAATTAACAATACTTGCTTTATATTTCAATTGCGTTCTGATTCCTAAAGTTTTTGCTCTTCCATAAATTTTTGGATAAGTTCTTTCAAAAGACTTGGCAGAATATATATCTGGATGTGTATCAATAAACTCTTGAATATCTTCTACTGTATCGAATTTACCCGTTAAATTGTTCTTAATTCTATTCGGATATATTACCTTACTTCTTAATCCTAATTTGGATAGTTTAGCATATCCACTTAAAAATCGATTTCTAAAATCTTCAGGATTTTGAATTTCATTATCATCTATAAATTTCTGAGCTGATTCTAAATCATATATAGAATCCCAATTATTTATATTAGTATGTAATCTATTAGGATATACTACAGATCCAGCAAATTTATTTTTTAATAATTTTCGATAAATTCCACTAAATCTTTTCTTAAAATCAGTAGGATTCTGTATTTCATTATTATCTATAAATTTTTGATAATAATCAACAAATTCTTCTGGATTTGTTCTTTCTGGAAATATTAATTTAGAAATAATTCTTAAATTACTTGCCTTGTTATGTATAATTGGATAGTTAATTTTTAAATCAGAGGATGATATAATTTGATTATCTTCAATGAATTTATTAATCCTTTCTAGAGAATTTACATCTCTATATAATAAACTAGTTCTTCTATTCGGATAATTTACTTTATCGGCAAACTTCTTTCTAACTAAACGATTATAAATACTTGGATATCCTTTTTTAAAATCTAATGGTCTAGTAATTTTATTTTTATCTATAAACTGTTGAAAATCCTCAACAGTATTAAAGTCTTTTAAATCTAACGAATTACTATTATTCATTCCCGATTCAACGACAGACTTTTCTTCGCTTTGAGATTTAGGTAAGTTATTCATTTTTATTATATTTTTTTACTATTCATCTTAGACATCACAAGAAGGGAATTTCGGAGATAATAAAGTTTCCGGATCTCTATTATTTCCTACTTTTCCCTAAATCTAAAATGAATAACTAACAATAAAAGAAACACTAGATTAACTTATAATTTTATATAAATTTTTCTAATGTTCTTTCATGTATTAGGGTTTAACTTTCTTTGAGAAGCAAAAGAAAGACTTAGGATATTTCACCTAAGTCTTATATTATTTTTTACTTATTTACTTTTTCTTTCTCGATATCTAATTCCATCATTACAGAATCAGATACAATTATCTCAGAATTATTCCCTAAATCAAGATTAATGATATTTCCTGAAATTTCTCCATTTACCATTGCAAGAGCTAACTTATCCTCTACATATTTTGAAATATTTTTTGATAAATCTCGAGCTCCATACTTAGTATCTACTTGATCAATGATAAATTCTTTTAACTTCTCAGATATATTAAGTTTATATCCTTTTTTAGATAAACGATCGTTAAGTTTTTTAATTTCAAGATCAAATATCTTCATCATTTCAGGTCTTCCAAGTTCATTGAATATTACTATATTGCTAAGTCGTCCAATGAATTCAGGTCTAAAGAATTTTTCCATAGCTTTCATTACTATAGATCTATTACCTTTATTTTTTTCATCTTGACTTTGTTTATTGAATCCAAGTCCATTTCCTTTTTCAGATAACTGCTTACTTCCAATATTCGAACTTAGGAGGATAATGCAGTTCTTAAAACTTACCTCAAGGCCATTACTTAAATTGGCTCTACCTGTATCCAAAATTCCTAATAGTAAATCATAAACATCTTTGTGAGCCTTTTCAATCTCATCAAATACTACTACCATATTAGGATTAGTTCTTACTTTTTCAAAAACTGCTGTATCTGAATCAGACCCTACATATCCTGGGGCACTTCCAAGTAATCGGGATATAGAATAACTTTCAGTATATTCTCCCATATTAATAAGTAGTAGATTTTTTTCAACACTTTCAAAGAAAAGTTCTGCTATCTTCTTGGATATCAGTGTCTTACCTGAGCCTGTAGGCCCTACAAGAAATGCTGTACAAATAGGTTTATTTGGATCTTGTATATCGAGGATAGACTTTTGAATTGCAGTAACCATAGTATCAACTGCATCCTGCTGTCCAATAACCTCTTTTTCCAAAACTTTTTTCATATTTCTGATCTTAGTTGCTTCAGAATCCTTCATTTTATTTACTGGAACGTTAGAGATCTTAGAAACTACCATCAGAACATCATCTTCAGTTACTTCAGGCCATCTAGTAGAATCATTAATTTCACAATCAATTTTAGATTTTTCTTTTCTAAGTTCCTCTTTTAATAATATTTCAGTATCTCTTCTTTTCTGAGCTTCGTCAAAATCTTGTTTTTCTACTAGTTCAATTTTCTCTTTAACAACATTATCAATTGCCTTTTCAAGATTATCAATAGAACTAGTATCAACATTTTTCCTAAGTTTTGTTGCACTTGCTGCAATATCAATACAATCTATTGCTTTATCAGGAAAATGTCTATCATAAATATATCTTCCACTAAGCTCTACACAAAGTTTTAAAATATCATCTGTATATTTCACTTTATGATATTCCTCATATCTTCCTTTAAGTGTTTTCAATATTTCTAGAGTTTCTTCTTTATTAGGTTCATCTACTGTAACCGTCTGAAATCTTCTTTTAAGAGCACTATCCTTTTCAATATATTTCTTAAATTCCCTAGTTGTTGTAGACCCAAGACACCTAAATTTTCCTCTAGCTAATGGACCCTTAAGGATATTTGCACCATCTCCTTTACCATCATTTGAACCATTTCCTACAAGATTATGTATTTCATCAATATAGATAATTATTTCTGGATTATTTTCTACTTCTTTAATTATAGCATCTAAACGCTCTTCATATTGCATTATGTTAACTATATGAAAATATTTCTCATATAGATCAGTATATGATTTCAAGTTTATAAATATCTAAACTTGGCAAGTCTTTATACGTTACACTAAAGAATTATTATCTTTAGCTCGGCATTAAATTACTCAACTAAAAGCGTAAGTAGTTAAGGTTATTCGCCGAATTTACTAGCTTATAATTTAGAAAATCACTTTCCTAAACGGCCATTTTGTAATCACAACCTCTGAATTGGCAACCAGCCACTAAAGCGTTTAAATCTAACGAGAAGATCCTTTTATCTATCAATTCTCTAGGAACTTCTTTATTTACTATTTTCTGACACAATCCTTCAATAATCGCGGTCTTTCCACAACCAGCTTCAGCTAATAATATCCCGTTATTTTTCTTTCTACATGATAGAATCTCAATAATCTGTGAAATTTCCTTATCTCTACCTACAATTGGATCATATTCTCCGTTTTTTGCAGCTAAAGTCATATCAGTAGAGAATTTATCAAGGAAAGGAGTTCTAGAATTTGGATCTAGGTTTTCGGGTTCATTACTTCCTTGTCCAGCCATTTCAAATTCTCGATCTTCCTTTTCGCGACGTTTTTCAGAGTCTTCGTCGCCTTGGTTATAATCGAGAGTTTTTTCTTTAAGTTCGCCGCCGTTATTTTCCTCACAATTATCTTCTTGGTCTTTTATTCCAAGTTTCGTATCGAAGTCATTTATCTTCCAAAATAAACTCGTGAGGTCTCTTGCATCGGCGTCTAATTCATTTACAAGATACTTAGCAATCTTACTGAACTCTGCTTCTGGGAGTGAACACATAAGGAAAGCTAGTGTATCAATATCATCAGTCATCTCAGATTTTAAATTTATATCTGTCAGTTTATCCAAGATATAATTAACGGCCGGAGACAAGACAATCGAATCAGCGCCAGTATACAATTCAGAAGGCGCTGTGAATTTATTGTCTTCTCTAATTTCGGCCATTACATCCATTACAAACTCTCTAAGATCTTCTTCTGTACTAGGTTTTCCGATAAACAGATCTTTTAGGTAATCTCTTAGTTCTGGAATATCACCTTCATTATCTAGATAAGTTATAACTATCTGAGAAACTATATGATCTAGCGATATTTCTTTTCCCATAAACGAAACTACTTCTTCATGAGCTCTCTCGAAAAACTTTTTTAACTCTTGGGATAATTCAAATTTTGATGAATCTTTCATTTTTCTATTTGTTTAATTTTTATTATGTTTATCATCACATTATTAAGGAAATCATCGGTAAATTTTATATCTATTTTTTGCTTCAGAGATATAATCATTAATATCTTCTTGAGTAATAGTTATATCTTTTATGTTTTTAAATTTGTTAGCCCAATCACTACACCAACTTCTCCAACTAGTATCACCTTCAAGTTCTTTTATGTACTCAAGAATTTCTCCTTCTCCTTTAAT